TATAAAACAAAAAAGCCTTAACTATAGTTAAGGCTTTTTTGTTTTATATAACTTTATTCTAACACCATTAAGGTATTCACTATTATTTAATGACATTCCCCAAGATTCATTTATAACTGGTTTCTTATTGGGGGATATTAATAAGAAGTAATCACAAACACAAGACAATTGATATATGATTTGTGGTAACTTACTTTTATCAACTAAATGTAATGCATAACTACAAATAATAATGTTATATTGTTTTGTTAGTTTCCCATGCATGATATCATCAAACGATAAACGCATACAGGGCTTACCTGTGTTCTTCATATAAGATTGGTAGGTATATGGGTCACAACCTTCATTACAATTCAGTATAGACGTTATTTCACCAGAGCCAGCACACAAATCTAAAGAATTAGACGTATCTAAATCCCATAATTCTTTAATTGAAGTTAAAGAAGAAATTAAACGCTCTAAATGTGGGTTAACATAATCATTACCGTGAATACGATAATACTCATCAACACCCAACTTAGAATACTTATTTCTTATTGCTTCCATCTAGGAGTTTTATAAGCATTATTTTTTCTTCTTTGGATTCTGATAATAAATTACAATATTCGGTAATTTTACTTTCGTCTACATTATGACCACTACCTAATTGAAACCCCCAAGTAATTCTAGCATAGGTTTCTTTAGCTAAAGCAACAGTATATAGTCCTATCCACTTCATTTTTATTTTATCATCAGTAATTTCTAATTGATTTAATAATATTTGTAAATCCAACATTTCGGCTGATTCAATATAAAGACTACTAAGTATTGAATCTGGTAAATCAACTGGTAAACCCATTTGGTTACCAGATTCGTTTAAAAATGAACCAAACTTATGTCTGATACGCTCAAACAATAGTCTTTTATGTTCAGCATATTCAATTAAACCTGTTGAAATATCAGACATTATTTTACATTTGTAAAATAATGCTTAGTTACCTTATGATTTTTGTGGTTACTAAGGTAATGAGCCATGAATGCTAAACCTTCCGATTCACTAGCTACTTCTTGTGCAACAGTGTTTAGACATATTTTCTTTTTGATGTAGTCGTAACTACCATCACTATTTTTAACTTTTCTTTCAGTTAAGATTGGTTTAACACCACTTAAATGCATTGTAATTCTTTTCATATCTTATGTGTTTAAAAATTTTTCAAATAATTCTAAAGCTGTTATATCATTATTATATGGTTGTAAATGCTCCACCATCTTACGAATCCCACTCTCATTATATTGTTTCATAACATCAACAGACATACCACCCTCAGTTGGTCCGTATTGAATCCACACAAAAGTATCATCCCCAAGATTAATAATCTTAACAGCTGTGTCATCTAAATAATGACTGAAAACTAATTCGTTTTTAAAACCTACGTTTGCCATGCGACAAATTTACAGAAAAAAATGGGAACCTACAAGAGATTCCCATTTTAATATCGTGATTGAATGATTTTAATTAAACTCTAGTTCCACAGTTTGGACAGAATTTATTATTTGGTTTTTGTTTGCTACCACATTCAACGCAGTATTTAGCCACCTTAGTGTCTTTAACTGTATTAATTTTTTGTGATACTGGTAACATTTTATATGTAACCGTATGGAATGAAAATGAATCAAAATTATAACTAACTGTTGTTAATTCTTGTTTTGATGTTGTACCCATTTCAACTCTACCTGTTTCTATAGATTTTTTGGACTTCTTTTTTAGTCTTCTTGGTTTAGAACGTAACGAATTAGAGATGTTAGTTGTTTGGATATCTCCTAGGTCTAACGAATCTAGTGTTACTTCACCAGCTGACCCACATATACCACTTGTAGAACAATTAACTTCACCGCTCCAACCACCAGCACTAGAACCCCCATAAATTGGTTGATTAGTAAGTGGCTGATTAAATTGTGGTTGGTTATAATATGTTCTGGTCCAAGTTGGGTGGAAGTCCATAATAGGTCTAACCACTTGTTCTTTAAAGAACTCTACTTTAAAATCACCATTATCTTTAATGGCTTCTTTTACCTCAGAAGTATTAGCTACTTCATAAGTGTCGAATTTGAATTTCTTAGCAACATCAATATAACGGTCAAGAAATACACGTTGACCTGGTTTTAATACTAGACCACCTTGTGAGATTGCTTTATTGTTTAATGATATCTTAGCTAAGATAATATTACTTGTTGGGTTAAATAGTTCGATTTGGAACTCTTGACCTTTCTGTAAATAGTAGGTCGGAATATCGCTTTTTTTATCGTATACCTTCATTCTGCTTTTATTTATAGCGATATTAGCAGATGGCATTTCTTGCTTTACTTGTTTCATAATTTAATTTTTAATAAGCATGTTATTATGTACCAATCTTTTTGCTTCCTAAAAAACTCTAAAGCCGAATAAACGACTCAAGACCAATACGTGTATCAATCACGATGGTGTTAGTATAATAAAAAAAACCACTATGTAAAGTGGTTTTTTAATATTTCTTCAAAATAATCAATTTATATTATTGACTATCCCTTAATTCAACTTGATTAACTATCTCAAATTTAAGTACGTTTGGTACTGTTCTAACCTCATAGTTAGATGTTACTTTAATGTCTAAGTAGTAAGTATTTGGTATCAAACTAGCAGTATCTAATAAGAAATAATTTCCGTTAAAGGCTCTATTCACATCTTGAAAATCAATTACATTGTAATCTGCGTTACCTTCTTTCACATATAACCTATATTGTAGATTATCGATAACTTGTGTTTGATTAACAGTGTATGGTATTCTAGCAGAAATATTTACTCTCCTAATATCACCACGCTTAATTCTTTCATCACTATTAATACCAGTTACAGTAAATCCATATTTCTTTGGTGCCTCACTACTATCACCAATATTATAATATTCAGAAGCATCTTTTGCGATAAATTCTAATTCAACATCTGGTAATGAAACCCCATTAACGTTGATATCACCCCAAGTGTCCTCAAATGTTACACAATCGGTATAACCAGAAGAAGGTATTAATACCTCAGCACAGTATACCCCACAACTAACTTGTGTAACAGTAAAGCCTGTTAATACATCACCCATTTGGTCAGTAATATTAAGGGTTGGTAGATTATCTAAAGTTGTTGGTACACCACCCACATTAGAATATAAATATATTTTGTTTATTTTATCCAAATAAAAATTACCTCTATCGTCTTTAATTGGGTTGTCATATATTGTCTCTAGGAATGGTTCATAGAATGTTTGGGTGTGTCTAGTGAAGAAACCAACGTATTGTAGGTCAAGTGTTGGTGTGGCCTCTAATAATGATGTGTACGCTAATCCTAAACCATAATTTGTATCACCAGTTAAAACCCCATTAACATAGTCAGTTACATCAATTTCAATATTTTCATTACCTTGTTCAAAGTGTTGTGTTCCTACAGTATTACCACTAGTTGCGGCACTATAAGTACCATTACCATCAAGCCAAGGTGTTTGTGTTTCAGCTTCCATCCAGTTAGATGGGCATGAACTATTTACGGAACCACACCCAGTACTAAGGTATCCACAAGAACCGTAATCATAACCATTACCTTCGTCCCATTCTTGATTGATTTTAAATACGTTTAAATCAAATGAACAAGACCTTGATTTACCACCACATGTGTTTTTACTTAAAAGGTCAGTATCGAACGCACCAGTATTGGTCATTCTAAGTATGTGTTTTACTTTGGATAAATCACCAAATCCACCACAGGCATGGATTTCTTTTAATCTAGCTTCATCAAAATGAAACAAAAATCTACTATATATTTCTTCACCTACTGAACCACCATAAAATAGTTCGGCAACTGGGTTTCTACCTGTATTAGTTAAATCATTATAAATGATTGTGTTATTTCTATCGAAAAATGTACGTATTACCATGATATTCTTTTATAATAAATATCATGAAAACTTAATTTGTACGGACGTTCTTAGATAACATTGAATCTAAGTCATAGTCTAGGTAAGTGTCAATATCATCTGACCCAGAAAGGTCTTCTGGTTTTTTACCATGATACCTATGTACGTGATTACTAAAGGCAGCTCTTTGTAGTTTAAGGTATTCAACTAATTTATCACCAAATACCAATTGATGTGCATCTTCAAGTATTTTTAATAACTCATCTTCTGGAATCAAACTATCTTGATTATCTAATGTGAATCGTGGTGTACCATCTTTATGTGTTAATAAATTAATTTTAGATGCAACAATATTTGTCACACTACCCAGTACATCATCTTTACCGTCTTCCTTTTTAATAATAGCATCGTGTTTTAATTGGATATATGCTGGATTAATTTTATTAAACTTAGGTATTTCACCATTCTCAATAGTAACAAATTTACCAGCTCTAATTCTAACTTCATTATCTCTAAAGATAATATCGGTATTTTGTCTACCTTGTAAAGCAACTTCTTTTTTATTTGGATAAACCCCCTTGTTTTCTGGGATACTTGATGCAGCTGGAGCTGGGTCCTTATGACCACTATCCAATAAAGACCTAGATGAATACAATTCTGGGTCATAAAATAATCTTTGGTGTTGTGATATAATTGGTCCAACATAAACCCTATCAACATTAGGGTTTTTTGGGTCTGGGGTAAATATCATTACTGTTTCACCTATTCTTGGCACTGAATGGAAAAACTTTTGAATCATAGGGAATGCAAAAGGTATTTCGGTTGATGATTTAGAATCATCAACACCTTTAATCCTAGCTTTAATCCTACTACCATCAAATGGGTCGTTTGTAGATTCTACAGTTGCAAAGTAAAAAACCTTTAAGTTTTCACTATCCCTATCGTATATACTATTTCCTTTATAATTATATTTATTACTCATTTGTTTGCCCTTTAATTCTACTAGCCAATATAAGGTTAGCATCGTTAAACTGTTTTTCCACAGCCTCTAATTTATCCATTTCTTTTAGGATTCTAATTTTAATTGCTTCATGTTCAGCTTGTAATGATACAATCTCTGTCATGATTTGGTTATTACCCATATTTTTATAATCACTCATATTACCTTACAATTCCATCTCCACTCACAATATTAGTGTTCATACCTGTAGATGTGACAGGTGCACCAAAATTACCAATACCAAGTGATGTTGTTTGTATTGAACCTGGTGCTACAGTCATTTCAACCTTAGCTTCTGTAAGGATTGCATTAGTTATCTCTTGTACTCTAATAGTCTCTAATGCTTCTGAAATGTTATTCCCCTCAGAAAAGATATCACCCGCTGGAGCTCCCGCTTCTGATTGTCTAGAAATAATTCTAGATGCTATATTACGTGCCGATAAACCAGGTCTTAATTTTGCACCAATCATTAATAATGGTGGTGGAATTGGGGTTACTGGTGTACTCTGTAATTTAAAAGCGGCACCTAATATTTTCAATACATTTGTAATTGAACTTAAATTAAGTTTACCACTACTTTGTCCTTTTTTGGTGCCTCTACATCCAACACCACCGTCTTCACATGCCATAATTTAATGTTTTTATCCTAATCCTTGAATCATACGTAAAACATCCTGTGGTACACCAACCAAACTAGCTAATTGTGCTGCTTGTGATTTAGCGTATTCAATAACAACTTGTTGTGCCGCACATTTTACGATATTCTTTATGTTCTTTATTGCTTCTTCTAAAAGAATTTTAATGATTGTTTCTCTAATCGCAGTGATTATTGCATTCATTAAAATTTTATTCAACCTCATCCAGTCGATTGGGTTGTCTAAATCTGTACCATATACAATAGCGTGGTTAACTGCGAATATTGATATAATCTTAGGTGATAGAATCACATTACCCATTTTAATCATTAGCTTTCTAATTGCACCATCTATGAAATTTAATTTAGCTGTTATCTTATCTTTTTCACCCACCTGTTCAGCGGCATTATCCGCAATTTGGTTAATACCAGAAGATATGATTTCAGCAGTCTCACCAACAGTTGTTGCTGACATAATACCCATTGTTATACCAGTTAGTGTACTAGTTGGCACTGCGCTAGCTACGTTACCACAATTCTCTAAAACTTTAATACCTTTTTCCCTACTATTTGCTTCTTCTTCTTGAATTCTAACTGATTCATTTGAAAACTCAAAAAATGAATCATCTACAATGGTTGTGTCATCTGTATTTAAGAAACATTCAATAATATGTTCTACCTCAATTTCTTTTTTAATTTGTTCTTTAGTCTTTTGTAATTCAAAACTTACTGAACCGAATATACTATCGACTAATGCATTAATCATTAACCCAGAACCAAATAAACTAACACTATCAATGAAATCATTGTTTAAATCAGTTAATTTCTTATTATTTGTTGGGTTACTGTAAAATTCACTAGCTTTAATATTAACAATATTATTTGGTGGACCTACTGAATTAAATTCAATTGATAAAACATCATTACCAATAGTCGATGACCCCCAATCGGTTTGTGTACCGTCTAATTGGATGGTTTCAAATAAGTATGTGTGGAAATCTGTACTAGCTAAACCACCACTAGTGTCTTCATATGTTAATAAACCAGCGTTTGTGTTTGGGTCTACTAACATAACGCCCATATAATCTACCTTTCTTAAATCTAAATTAATACCCGTTGATAGTGGGTTTACATTTTGATGTAAGAAAAAATCTGGAATAGATGGATTTACACCACAACTAACTAAGCTCTTAAGTTCTTTCTTAAGGGCTTTTTTAATTTCAATTTCAATTTTACCTAAATCGTATGTTAATGTATTTGTTAGTATAGAACTCAGTTTTTCAAAACCAATGGTGACTTTAAGTAAATCAATTAAAAAATCTAATGGATTTGTTGAATTATCAATAGAACACATGGAGTTATTTAACTGAAACTTTGGGAACCCCTCACAAGAGGTTCTTAAAGCCGCAATTTGTCCAAAAACTTCGTTCTTATCATCTATTAGTGACATGTGGTAAATGTATTAGTACTCAACTTCGTTATCATCATTACCAGCATTCTTAATCATGTTTCTCAATTCCTTGAAATCATCTAATGATGGTGCACCACTAGAGGTTCTAGATTGATTTACATCCTCTAAATTACCATTATGTTTAATAATATCAGCTTGTAATTTAGCTACCTCTAATTTAATCTTAACCCCAGAGTCTTTAATCTTCTGAGCATTAGATTTTTCCCTAGCAATTTTAGTTGCATCGTCAACATCCTCAGCGGTAGTTGAATTGGTTAATTCATTAATAGTTCTTTGAGCATCATTAATTTGTGAGCAAGCATCATTATAGACCTCTTGCATTAAACCCTCAAGACTCGTTGAGTTATTAACCTTTATTTGTTGTTTTTTCTTTCTAGGCATAGCTTTTCGTTTAATAATAAATATTTAATAGTTTAGTTTTCTACAAATAACCTTCATCTATCTTATCTTCCTTGATAAGTGCATAAAGTTTCTTAAACCTACGCATAGCGACACGTATATCCTTAGTGGTAAGGTTTGTGTAATCTCTAATAGTAGCCAATACCGTATTTTTGTTGTATTTAGAACCACCTTCCATATTTTCAAATATAAATTCCCAATTATCTAAAATATCAATTAGTGCTTCACCAACTCTACGTTCATTTTCTGTTATCTTCTTCTTAGAATCATCTTGCTCTTTGAGTTCTTCGTTAATCTCATCTGACAATGTTTTAATGAAGTCAGCAAGTGCATAATCAGTATCACTCAAATGGTATGTCAAATCATCTCTATCTTGGATACTACTAAAAGTATCCTCAAATGATGCGTTTTGTTTCATTCCCTTATCATCTTTGATTAATAACATCAAAATATAGTTCTTACAAATGGTTCCAAAATAAGAATAAGCCTTTTTACCCTTGGTATGGTCAAATTTTTCTGCTTTAGTGATTAAAAATGATAAAGTATCACTATGAAGGTCTTCAAATGAATAAGTTTTTCTATATAACTTATATCTTCTAATGATACTCTCAATCATCTTATCAAATGGTGCTCTCAACCATTGGTTATAAATCCTATTTCTTTCAATAGGGTCTTCACATGTTAAAAATTCTACAACGGCTTTCTCTTCATCTGGACCAAAGTACAAATCATTTTTCCTTTTACGTCCTCTTTTCTCAGCCATTTATTCTCCTTTATCGTATGTTATCTTTCTATCATCATGGTGGTAACTCTCCTTTTTAGCAGTTGCCATCCACCATCTTGCTTCATCAGCTGATAATTCACTTCTATATGTGTGGAATAACCCACCAACTCTTTGATTGACGTGTTTATAACCAAATCTTGGGATAATCATTACTCTACTTGAGAAGTGTGTAATTCTTAAAAGAAATTCATAAATAAATGTAAGTTTCATTGATGGTTTCATACCACCCATATCTTCATAAGTTTCTTTCTTCATGACCATACCATCAAAATTAAAATTTTGATAAGCCAATAATGCTGTATTATCAAGGATACCCATCTCATCAGAGAATTCAGCAGCCCAAACAGCTTCATTAGTTAACCCTAAGAATGCACCCTTCTCATCAACATCTACGATGATTGGTAGAAACATATCAACATCAGTATAGATGTTTTTATATTGGTCAGCATTTTTAATCCAAATCTTTGAAAATTCGTCATCATATTCTAGTAAACTAAACCAAGTTGTTTTAACTTCTGAGACACCTAAATTTAATTGAGAGGCAAAATCGGTTTCACCTTTATTCTCAACAACCGTTACGATATCTTTTAAGTCACCAAAATCAAAATTATCGACCACCTTCTTAATTGAAGATGCAGCGACAATCATTAATGATTCTGGTCTAGTAAATTGGTCAGCTACACTTTGTACAGCGTTAGCAAATAATTTTTCTGTAGCCTCTGTCAAATCGTGGACAGGGATAATTACTGTAATGTCTGTTTTATTTGTTTTATTCTTAGTCATTATTTTTGTGTATTTTCTTCATGTGATTTTAACATAGCTTCAAATTCAGATTTTCTATTGGTAATAATGTTACCATAAACTTCTTCAATTTTAGCTACTTGGTTTTCCTCAGAATGATTACCTTTAGTATTCGCCATACCAGATAATAAATCCTCTGGAACTGAATCTTCTAACCATACTTTCATATAGGTTGCAATTAATTCTGGGATATTAAGGAAATTATTCGTCCAAACACCATTATTAGTGATTGTGATTTCACCTTCTTTTTCTGTTGGTGCCTCCATCCATTCTGGAACCAATGTTGGTATTTTACCAATTACTGGTGTATCACATTCAATAGCTTCAAGTGGGAATGTACCATATCCAGCAACATCATCCACCCAAATAGCTAAACATGACTTACCTAACTCTTCTGCAAAAGTTTTTCTTGGTAACCCTCTAAGTTCTTTGAATGTGACCCATTTGTATGTTGGGTATTGTAAGTAAAATGATTTAACGATTTTAAGAGCATCAGATTGCTCTCTAGAAACAATTGTGATAACTGGCTCTTTCATTAATTTCGTTGGTTTGAAATATTTTGGAATTCCTACTGGAATAACGTGTGTGTTTAAGTTTGGGAACAAGTGTGAAAAATATGTCGCTTGTTTTTCGGATGTTGTGATTACATCAAAAAATCCGAAGTCACCCCATCTTTTACCGATTGGTAATAATTCTAAGGCGTAGTGATATGATTGTGAAAATACAATCTTCTTACATGGGAAACCTTTTACTTGGTCCATCACATTCGCAAATATTTCTGGAATCACAATAAAGTCAGTACCAGATACATTTAATTCTTGTGATTCGATAGATACGTGTGGTAAATTAGCATATTCTTCACCTAACCAATCTTTCACTCCGAAATAATCATTTTTCTCATGTAATATTGTGGCTTTATACCCTAAATTATTTAAAACCTTTACGTGTTCATATATATTAGCAATTCCCGCAGTTGGGTTACCTTTGGTATCTAAAGTAAAGAAATAAAAACCGAAGTCTTTATTATCTAATCTTTCGATAGCTCCCGTAATTTTTTCAATTTGTTGTTTTTCTTTGTCTTCCATTTTTGAAACTATTTTTAATTTTTTATTCTTCTTCTGTGGCTACTAACACACCATAATGTGTTAATGTATTGAATGCAATTTTCCAATTTAATGGTTGTGCACTAAAACCTCTTTCAATACCTAATGTGTCATCAATATCAACATCAGTATTCATTATAATTTGTAACATCATTCCCATGCAGTCATATCTTGCACCGTCAATTTCTTTACTCTTTGGGTAAGTCTTAGTGGTTTTATCACTACTAACTTTTTTACCCTCTTCATCAAAATATTCTTTTATTTCAATATCCGTCACATCTTGTGCCTTTAAACTATCATCTGTGGCGATGAGTTTATCTAATGCCTCAAAATTGATGTGATAATTAATTCCTCCAACGTCAATCATATTAATCTATTTCTTCGTATTTTGTTATTTTAGTGTTTAGGATTTTTTCTCTAATCGATTCATCCATAAATTCCATGATATTATCAATCTCAAAATCAGCCTCAACATTTTTATTATATGATGCATTTACCTTAACTGAAATCTTACCTTCTGGTTTAGATTCTAATGCTTTAGGATTTGCAGTAACTAGTACATCAATACCATCCCACTTACTTTCGTATTGTGAAACCCATTTATATTCTTTTGCTCGACAACCTAATTTAGATAAGAAAAATAAAGTAGCTGGAATACTTTTAATTGCCTCACGACTAACTAAAATTATTTCGTGTTCTTCATCGTCCTCAATCTCCATAAGGAATGCATTGAATAAACTCATAACGTTTTCATGTAATTGGTCAGCATGACCAAAGATTTCTAAAGAAGACTCAGAATAAAGAAACTTATTTAATTCATCAACATTATCAAAAGGGAAATGTTTAATCAAATCAAAACTCGTTACCTCGTCTTCTTTAAGACCAGTTTCAGTAATGTACTTATCGTATGTATAAGCGAACTGACCGATAAAGTCTCTTAAGACTTCATTTAATGTAATACCAATTTTCATAAAATATATTCTTTATAAAACAAGAATATTAACAAATGGTGGAATGTAAACCTTAAAGCAAAAAAAAAACCACCCTAGGGTGGTTTTTTCTTATTTCTAATATATTTACCATTTGAAATTTTTCCTAATCCATGCTCTAAATCTAGAGTATTTATTGGTTCCTTTTTTTTCATAGGTTTTTGGTTTCTTAACCTTTTTTGGTTCTTCTGAAACTTCAACCTTATAGTTAGATAGGATTTTACAAATTAATGGGTTTCTTACAATGTCTTTTATTTCGAATTGAATAAACCCAATTTCTTCAACATTTTTATGTCTATGTAATACATCATACAATCCAGATTGGTTGACATACTTAAATCTATCTGATTGGTCAAGGTCACCAGATATAATAAACTTAGAGTTTTCACCAATTCTAGTTAGTAATGTTTTCAACTCAAATGGTGATGTGTTTTGTGCCTCTTCCATTAATAAAATTGTATTATCAATTGATGCACCCCTAACATATGTTAATGGTGCCAATATTAATATTTCCGCCTCTTCTAATTCAAGTCGTTTCTTTTTACCAATGATTTTATCAAAAATACTAATAACTGGTCCCATTTCTGGTTCCATCTTTTCACGCAAAGTACCTGGTATAAATCCACGGTCTTTACCAACACCTTCTCCAGAACTAGTGATTATGATTTTATTATAACTATTTGTTTTGTTTTGTAGTAGTTCGATAGCCCTAGCTACTGCTACATAAGATTTACCAACTCCAGCTGGTCCAGCTGCCACAACTATTTCTTTGTTGGTGATAAGATTAGCAAAATCTTTCTGAACGTGATTTTTGCACTTCAACCTATATCTTGTTGGGAGAATGAGGTTTATTGTATCATTTACGCTCTTTTTAACTTCTTGCTTTCTAGCCATATATTGTTTTAGTTATAAATATCTTACCTTAGTGGTAAACCACCAGTAAGTTTATTAATTTGTGACTCTTTGTTTGGACCCAAAGCCACTACTGTCCTAGTGGGTCCCTTAAATTCAGTGTGTCCAGCATCCGTAATTAAGTGAGCCTCAAGACCCTTGTTTTTCGCATCTTGAAATATCTCCAATAATTCCTTCTCAGAATTAACTGAAACACAAATCTTTGTTTGTCCAGTTTGATACCATTCAATCGCTTCTTTTGTTGGTTTACCACCGTTAAGGTATGTCTTAACCATAAATGCTTGTGAGGCGTGTGAACACTGTGCATTTTCCTTACCACGTCTCATTTTCAAATCTTTTCGTACAACTAGTACTTGTTTCATCCTATCACTCATCTTTTATTACGTATTTTTCATAATATTTAAAACCCTTATCATAGTCAAAAAATAGGTGTATGATTGCTGAAATTAATCTATGCAAGTTTTTAATCATTATCAATTTCTTTAATATTGTATTCTTCTTTGTATTTTTCAATAAAAGATTCACCCCAACCAATCTCAATAAGTTCATACTCATGAGGAATTGGTGGCTTCCTTTTCTTCGTGTCAATAATATCTTCTAGGTTCATGTATAAAACTTTTAGAAAGTGTTTCCTACCTCTAGGTCTTTTATACACAACTACAAATGGTTGTTTTCCCATTATTTTGCTTCCTTATTCTTGTAACGTTCATCCAATTCTAATTCACGAAACTTATCAATGATATTTTCACCATTGGTTGTTACATTAGCTTTGAATTTAATTACGTAATGACCATCATATTTGATAATCTTATGTATCCCAGTAATTTCATATTCATATAATTCATAATCACTAGCACCCATTGTATTTGCAGTAACATAGTTAACACTTTGTATATCTAATGAGTCACAGGCTCTTGGGTTATTCATAGCTCTTTTCAATTCACTTAAAAAGAATCTAGATTTTCGATTATATTCATCTGGGTAAATGGAAACATAAAACTCCAAAAGTCTTTCATCACCATTAATCTCCCTCACAACCATTTTTTTGGTGTAATTTTCAATATCAAATTTAACCCTAATTTCCCTAACAACCTTAATTGGTCTATCGGATTTATTACTTGATTCGTGGGTGTTTCTAGATATTTCACCAATAGTGGCTTGACCCTCATCTTTACCAGTAATTTCATTTTTTTTGATTTCGATTGTTTCAGATATTTCTTCTGGACTTAGTTCTTCAACATTATCTAAGAATGCACCCATAGATACCTCAGAATTATCCACAACCATTATTGGTTTGTATATGTCTTCTGAATCGACTTTAATATTTTTAAGGTGTCTTTTTTTCGACTTTTCTTTGATTTCAACAATTGGCATACCATGTTCATCATATCCAGTGATTGTTGCGGTAACACCATCTGTAGCTTTCATTACCTTATACATTCTCCACCTAAGTTCTTTAACCTCTTGGGTGATTTCCCCTCTTTGTAAAGCATCCGATAAACGACCTTGATTGATTCTTTGGTATGAACCAATACCACCCTCAACACCTTGTCCAGATTGTGATAGTGTATCTCCTTCAACCTTAGCCATAGCTAAGGCTACAGTAGCTATTTTATTTTTTACCCATTTTACTATACCCATACTACCAATATATGAAATAATTTAATAATAGGCAAGGTTATCGCTTCTTTATTTGAATACTACTTGATGAATCATTTACAATGTTAATTATCTTATCGGTCTCTGTCTCCCGTTTGTAAATGTCTTTTTTTTTTTAAGGTGTTGTACTTCACTAATGAATTTTTTCTTTGATTCAGTTGTATTACCCTTAACCTCAATATGTTTTGGTTCCCTATTTTTTGCATCCGAAGCAGCCTTAGCTAGTGTTAATTTTCTTTGCGCTAACAATTTAGCTTCTTTTTCCCTTCTTTTTTTCTCTTTAAGGTTTTTTGGTGGTGGTAGTACTTGTGGTCTGTATATATCCCATTCTTTATTATCATCAATGTAATTGGTGATAAATACTGGTGATTTTTTTCTATCTTCTGGATGCATTGTGGAATCAGTGTGACCTAGATGGTCAACAAATGAATACTTTGGGTAATAAACTGGTGCCATTATTGTATCCATTCTTCTTGTGAAATCTCTCCAAACACCAGATGATGGTACAACCTTTGTTTGTTGACCAACTAATGGTTTATCAAGCTTACTTAACATCTCGTGATTGATGGCAAATGCACCATCTACCCAATATCGATATCCCCAATTAGTGTAGATTCTATCTTGAAATAAAAAGAAATTGATAATTTTATGTCCTTTATCAAATAAATCTGAAATATATGGTATAAAATTTTTAGATAAAGCCAAATCATCTGCTAAAAATACATAATGTTTTGCTTGATTATTTTTAGATTCTTCAAATAACTTATTAATGGTTGTTACGAATCCTAGCTTACCCAAATTAGTAGGGTTAGATTTATAGATAACATTTGGGTATTCGATACCCAAATTATTATATCTATAATCTTTTGAACAGTCGTCCATGACTGCAATTTTATATTCCATACCCTCACATTGTTCATTAATTTGGTTAATTAAATCAACTAACATGTCATATCTTTCATATGTTGGTATCAAAAATAAATAATCTAATATATTAGTATTGTGTTCCACTTACTTTATAAATATTATCAATTAGTTCAATAACGTTAATACTTTCAGTAAGTTTAAATTTTTCTAAGTTAGCATACAACGTTGGATGATTAGGGCATGAGCCTAAATATGAGCCATATGAGTTAGGTTCTGTAGTAAATGGGTTATCTTTAAGCAGTTTATCAAACTTTTTTTGTGCACCATTACTTAAAAATGTTCCACTCTCAATAATATTTAAAGCCTTACCACCAACTTTAATGTAACCATTTGAACCAAGTAATGTGATTGAAGCTTCAATGTTTTTTGGTTCAGCAGCAATCGTACACTCAACTGTACCACCAAAATCACCATAATCTAAAATAGAATAAACAGTATCTTCGATTACAGCATCAGTATGTTTTGTGGTATAGCATTTGGTCGATAAAACTTCTTTAGGTGGTCCAACTAAAAGTTGTAAAATATCTAAATAATGGATACCAACTTCATAAAGTATTCCACCCCCAATATTTGGTTCACCTCTCCAACCAGAAAAATATTCTAAAGGTCTTTGCCATCTTTGTGTAAAACTAAAACCTCTAAGATTACCTAATAATCCTTCATTAAGTATTTCTTGAACAATTTTAACTGTCTTGTTTAGTCTAACTTGTAATACACAATAAGCTTCTTTATTATTTTTATCTGCGTGTTTTTGGATTTCCATTAACGTTTCTTTATTAAAAGAAACTGGTTTTTCAATTAATACATCACAACCACTCTGTAATGCCATCATAGCGTGTTCTTTATGTAAATCGTTTGGCGTTGCTACAACTACGAAATCAATATCATCTCTTAATACCATTTCTAAATAATTTGTATAATAATCAACTGATAACCTTTCACCGATACTTTTAGCTAATCCCTCATTTATGTCACACACTGCTTTAAGTGTGAACCCCTCATTTCCTTCAATACCTTCTAGATGTCTTTGGAAGATTGCACCGCAACCTATAATACCTACATTCCTCATTTTTATTTTTGTTTATATACAAAACCCAATTGTTTATCTATTGCTCTTGGGTTCCATTCTAATAATTCTAAATTATTATTTTCTATTATTCTTTTATAATCTCTAGTAAAACAATGGCTATTTTGTATAGTTTCACCACTATCAAACCATGTGTTTACAATAACCTTATTACTAATCCTAGCTAGTTCATTCATAACATCAATAATTTCATCTTCTGGAACATGAAGCAATACTTCTGAACATACTAATACATCAAATTGGTTATCATCAAACTCAGTTTTAATTTTACCAGTTTTATCGATAATATAATTGTCAATAATTATATCATTTTCTTCACATAATTGAATTAATTGGTTTTTATATTTAGAACTAATATCGTAAAAATTAACATTTTCGAAATTTCTATAAAAGCCAATTAATCTACCAACACCAGGTCCATAATCTAACATTGTTTTATCTTCAACATTAATTTGTTCAACCATCCAATTAATTTGAGTACCAGTAATTGACCTACTATATGAGTTGTTTGGGTCAACCCTACCGTTCCAATATTTTATTTTATTATATGACATATTAATAAATATATCATCGAATGCCTTTAATCACAAATGGGTTACCAAATCCTATTGAACCATCTGGTATATCTTTAGTTACTACTGAACCAGCACCAACTAAACAATTTTTACCAATTGTGTTTCCACATACAATTACTGAATTTGCACCAATACAAGCACCGTCCTCAAATATTGTTTTCCTAAATCTATCTGGGGATTCTTTCCACATACCATCCATCATTGGTTTAAAATCATTTGTAGTAACAGTATTAGGACCAAAAAACACGTTATTATGTAGAATAACACCTTCATAAACTAGTGAATGATTCTGTATTTTACAATTATCACCTATTACCACATTAGGTCCAATATGAACACCTTCCCCAATAACGCAATTTTTTCCTATTTTCGCACCGTTTGATACGTGAGAGAAAGCCCAAATCTTAGTCCCTTCACCTATTTCAACATTATCATCAATTAATGCTGTTTCATGTTTAAAGTAATTTTCCATCATTGTTACTCATTTTTGCTGGGCAACCTAAAAAAGTTTTACCAGTCTCTTTGTAATTTTTGTTTAGGAAACTATTTGCGCCAACTGTTGTACCATTTGGGACTTTGATTCCTTCTTTAATTGTTGATTGAACCCCCATTGTTACATCATCACCCAAAACTGATGAACCACATAATGTACATTTAACTGTTAATAAACAGTTCTTACCAACAACCACATTATGTCCAATATTTGTATATGAACCAATCTTACAACCATCACCGATAATTGTATTATCTAAGGCTGCACGTTTAATATCACAGTGAGTACCAATTTCAACATTGTTACCAATTATAACACCACCAATTTGTGGGAACCTAAATAATTCACCATCTGGTAGTTTTTCAAACCCCAAACCACTAGTACCAATTACAGTATTTTCACAAATCACAACATTGTCACCAATGGTGACATTTGAATGGATTATAACATTATTTTTTAGGGTGACGTTTTTACCTAAAGTGACATTCTCTCCAATGTGAACATTACTACCAATTTTACTTGACCATTTATTTTCAAATCGTTCTAAATGTTCGTTGGTTAGGTGTGAATACTTATCGGTAAGAATTGTAGCAAATATTAGTCTAGGTGACTTATCTGTCACAATATAATATATGGAACTATTGTAATTTTCATTTGTTTTTAGTTCATTATAAACATCTTTACCTATGACAACAACCCCTTCTGTAATTTTAAGACAATTTTTAACTGAATTAACCCAATATAGTTTATATGATTTAAAGTCTTTTAAACTACTTGGGAATAGCTGAACTGTTTCATCGATAATCCCATTACCAATATGGTCACCATATTCCTTTAAATGTGTTATATTAACCTTCATTTTTCTTGTAAAATTTAGCTGGACTACCTAACCAAATTTCATTACTTGGGATATCCTTTGAAACAAATGACATCGCACCAGTAACTACATTATCACCAATAGTTATTCCGTGTTGTAATACTGTGTTAGTCCCAATAAAGCAGTTCTTACCTACAGTAGCCCCACCAATTTTTCCTTTACCACTATCTAAGTTGTTTGTCATGACTCTAGGGCAGATATAACTACCATCACCAATATTACAACCCCTAGCAATGATTGTATCGTAACGTAGAGTTACCCCATCACCAATCACACACTCACCAGAAGATGTTACTCTAGAATCCAAATAACAGTCTTTACCAACCTTAGTATTCTTTCTTAACTCAACATAATTCTTTATAACTGTGTTATCACCGATAACCACACCTTCGTCAATAATAACAAATTTACCAATAGTAACATTTTTACCAATAGTGGCTTTTTCTGAAATAAAATTTCCCATATTAATAATTTTCTAATGGTGTCTTTTCAAACCACCATAACGGGTGAGTATTCACATATAAATCATCAACCCAATCGTTATTTATAAATTCATACATTGTCCCTTCCCTCCATCTGGCTCCAGAATCAGAAATATATTTGTACGAATCCATTAATGACCTACCATAAGCTTCATAGTCAATTGGTAAGTTATTTATATTTTCATCTGTGATTAAATAACCACATCTAGAAGGTTCATGTGTTGCAGCACCAACAATATTAATACCCAACATATCTTCTAATATTCTAACCTCTTTACTAAACTGTTCAAGTGGTTCATAATCAAAATGCTTGTAAAAATCTGGTTCAAAATGCAACCCAATTTCATGACCTTTACTTAGAATATATTTTAACCTTCCCACATTGTCAAGTGTGAATGGGTGATAATTTTTAGCATGTAATCTAATAAAGTATGTTGATTGAATCCCTAAATCAGATTCAATATCACACATATTGACCGCATTCTCTAATGTAAAATCAACATCATGCCTTAAGACAATATTTTTTTTTCCTATAACTTTTTTCGTGTGCTCACAACACTTTAAAAAGTTATATCCCTTATCCTTTGCTAATTGTAGGCTTTCCCTATAATGTTTAAATGTAAAATCAGTCATCTAATAAATTTTTTTCTAAATATGTCATCACATTTGGTCCATAATAATGTTCCTTCAAATAATTAATGTTATCTTGAAACATAGCCTCAAGTGATTCATCGTCTAAATTTATCACTTGATTTATCACTTTTTTAAATGTTTCTGCATCAGTACCAGCATGTTGAATTGGTAATCTACTTTGTGAATTTAATTGCCCTAACCCTTCTTTTGCTTTATCTATTTTACAAATGACAATATTGCCAGCAATAATTGATTCAATTGTAGCAACCCCAAATGAACCAACATCATTAAATTGGTCAATATAAAATGTTGCATTTTCCTTAGCTCTCATAACTACATCATTTGGTGCACCAGTTATGTATTCAAATTTGAATTTATTTGAGTCTAGTTTACTGTCCGTAATTAATTTTTGAATCAATGCGGTCCCCTTTTTACTTGGGTTAGATGGACAATGTAAAATAGTTTTAACACCTTGCTTTATCTTAGCTCTAGCGTTATCCATATATTTATCGAAATCAACATCAAAATTTTTAAATGGTAATAGTACAATATCTTTATTTGTTTTAGGTGAAGCTGGATATAAATCTAACGCATATATTCTTCTATGTAATTTGGAATTAAATGGATTTGCATTGAAGTTGCTAGCACCCTTTCTGTAGTTAGAGCCTGGGTGCCAAACACTAATTTTCTTATCATTTATATTAATTTTAAACTTATCAATAAATGTAGTAAGGGTATTATATTGTCCAAGACCCATTTCTTCACCAAAAATGATGTGTTCACTATCACCAACCCATTTCAAAGCTTCACCAACTTTGTTTGTTGTATTCAAGTCATAATCATGTTGTAAACTATAATTGAATGGGTGCTTAGTTAAACATATTACTTTAGACTCATACTTATCTGAATATGTGTTAATAACATTCGAATATTCAGTTAATACGTTTGCATAATCACAATATGCAAGAAAAGCAATTTTTTTCATCTTAAACTTTTAAATCTATTTTATTTCCAGAACCAGGTATTGGTGCATTAACATAAAGCTTATTTATGAATTTGTGTTTTGGTATTCCCTTGTATAACCTATCTATAACCCTAAAGTCAGAACACTTCCAAGAATCCCATTCAGCCAAATCTTTATGTTTAATATGGAATGCCATACAACTACCACCAATCCCACCAATTCTTGGTGGGTACTCATCTGAGAATGCTTTGGGTAGAATTAATGAGGTACCTAATTTAAACTTCCACACTAATAATGTATCATTATCAACTTTATTAATCTCCTTAACAATTTGTTGAATCACCATACTATGTACGAATGTGTCATCATCATCTAGATAAATCACCCAACCATCTTCAACTTCTTTAATCATTTCATTGAAGTACATATTGTGAGGTGAATATTTACCTGTTTTTGGGTCTACGAATGTGTCATTATCAATTAAATTTTGTCTATCAATCTTAACCACTGTAAGATTATCGTAATTATTAATGTATTCTAAATCTGAATCATTATCATAAGCAACAATATGTTTAATATTATCATATGTTTGTCCATGAACACTTTTATAATTTATATCGAAACCATTTGGTCTATTCGAAGTTCTAGTTAATATATTTATTACTGGTTTATCCATTATATGTGTCAATAAATAACTGCTTGTAATTTTCAGCTGTCTTTTCCATATCAACATATGTATCCGAACTAGTATCAACTATTTTACATTCTGGGTACATTCCCTTATATGAGTTAATTAAATCAGAATTATTTGTGAAAATAACATCATATTCGGATTGCTGAACCTTATATAGTTTGTTTGGTTCGGTTATAATTGGACCATTTTGTGTCTGGATACCAAACTTACCATCACCCAATCTAAAACTTGGTGGTTGTTGTAATGTAAATGCTTTTATATTAGCTCTAGTACAAGCCATTGTTGTACTACGATTAAATGTACTAACGACCCCAACTGATACACCTAATTTAGATAAATCAGAACCTAATTCAATTACTTTACTTAAAGAGTCATTTTCATCAACATGTGGAATCATAACTTTTAATTTTCTAGAACCACTAAAATTTTCAATCATCCTTAATGGTAATATTTCCTTATATTTTTCAGCAAAAATTACTCTATTCGCTTCCCACTCATCATTGGTTTCACCAATTGACATATGATTAACCCTAATTTTGGTTGTAACTGCCACACCACAACCAGCTAAATGATTTGAAAATGAAAAATCAACATCATAAAAATGGAATCCTTCAACAGATTCATCAAATCCTTTTTTAATTCTATCTTTATGAATAGCAAACCAAACACCATCAACATTAAGAACTGACACTAAATCAGTTCCTTGGTCTGGACTATATGAGGATAACCATGATTTACCATTATGGGTGTGTTTAACACGACCATACATTGTTTTCCTATCATCCCACCATCTCCCAGTAGTATTCATGAATTTAGAACCAGCAACACCAATAATTCCAATATGCTCATTAGCATCAAACTGTTTTAGTAATTTTTTACCCCATTGTTTAGTCTCAATAATGATATCATCATGACAAAATACCACAATGTCATTTTTAGCTTGTTTTAAACCACGATTATAACACTTAGTTAGTGATTCACCATTATTAATGATTTCTATCACCTCAAGATACTTATGTAAACCAGAAGACTTAATTAAGTGCTCACTATGTTTTGGCTTTGATTCTTTTGTACAATATACAACTGTTAACATATTAATTATTTTTAAGTCTATTTAATCTTCCCATCAAAATTTTTATTTCTTTCTTCATACCATTTAATGTCCACCCATCATAATAGTTTCCCATAGTTATTTCAATACTAAGTTGTTTTATTCTAATTTCTATTTCATCAATGGTATTTAACATTATTTTTTAAACCTATTTAATGCATTATCTGTTATTCTAATCATTTCAACTTCTCCACAAAATTCCTTAAGTGTTCTTGCGTTGGTATAACTCATTGCTGAACGTAGATATGATTCAAAATTTTCAACCCAACCACTAATTGTGTATTCTACTTTAACTAATTTACTAATACCTTCTGATGTTTTTAATTTAGTTGCACCCCAGCTTTTTTGAACTTCTTTAGTTGACATACCTCTAAAACTTTTATAAACATCCCTACCATTTTTAAATAATATTTCGGCTTGTTTTTTAGTACACTTTTGATGTTTACTGTTGGTATATCCCTCATAAAAGTCACCAACAGAATCAATTGACTTACTTAATATACTACCTAACATAACATAATCAGCACCTAATGCTAGTGCTTTAATTATATCTGAATAGTCTTTCATACCACCATCAGCAACTATTTTAGCTGGATTATCTAAAGTCATACTTAAATCATAACATTCTTTAATTAAAGACCCCATAGGGTAGCCAACCCCTAATTGTTGTGTGGTTAAACAACCACCACCATTACCAATACCTACTCTAATAAAATCAGCACCAGCATCCGATAGTAAACCATATGTTATTGGGTTAGCAACATTCCCTACCATTAATATCATATCTGGATATCTCTCTTTAGCCAACTTAGTTGTCTCAATTAATTCACCCATATGACCATTAGCCATATCAATTAATATTTTTGATTCAATCATAACATCATCTTGGTCAATAAATTTAGCGTTGAATTGTGCTAAAGAATAAGACGTGAAACCATCTATACCAGAATTAATACCTCTAGGTTGACAAGGAATTATTTTATTTTCAAAAAATATTTGTTGGTTTTCAGCATTAATAACTGTATCCATAGGTGCAGTTATTAACGGTAAAGACCCAAACTCATCGAATGGGTCAATCTCACTTCTTGATTTGATATCAGTAGTTGGTACTGGCTTAATTAGTACATCATTAAAATCAAATTTAATATCTTTCATATCTTTTTTTATTTCGTACCAGTATGACCGAAGCCTCCAGCACCACGTTCGGTATTATCGTTTATTGATTCAACCCTATTTAAATTAACAATTGCCTTAGACATAACTGTTGCAATTACCGCTTGTGCAATTCTCTCACCGTGTTCTACTACAAATTCTTCTTGACCATGATTAATTAAAATCACACCAACATCACCACGGTAATCGGCATCAACAGTACCTGGTGAATTTAACACTGTTACACCTTTTTTATATGCCAAACCACTTCTTGGTCTAACTTGTATTTCAAAGTTAGGTGGTATTTGGAAGTGTAAACCAGTTGGGATTAGAGCTCTTTCACCAACACCAAGTGTTATTGGTTCTTTTAAATTAGCTCTCAAATCAAATCCAGATGACCCATCAGTTGCATATTCTGGGTCTAAATTATTTGAGTTATTAACAAACTTGAATTCAATTTTCATGTGGTCTGAATTTTCAACAATTGTTTGGTTACCACCAAATTCTTTCATAAATTCCTCATGGGTATATTCATTAGTTGGGTCTAAAGCCTCAGCTAATTTTGTTTTCATTAATGACATTAACTCATCTGTTTTCAATTCAGCCATATTACTTTCCTTTTTCTTCCATTATTGCAAGCTCATTTGCTTGCCTTAATATAACAGCAAGTGTGTTAGAATGCCATTTGGCTTGTTTGTCATCATCTGTTTTATCGTGATTAACAATTGCTTGATATTCATCTTCTGATAATTCAACCCCACAACTCATTGCCATATGTGCAGAACGTTCACCAACATGCATAGATACTAGTGAATCATTAAACTCATACATCATACCTCTATCATTGTGCCATTTTGATTCATTAGGTACATAAAGATTTGTTTTACCAATTTGGTGTAAACAACATACTTTAACTAAAGAACCTAAATCGATTTTATTTCCATTTGGTACGATTGGTTGTAACTTTACCGCATACTTAGTAACGGTTAATAGGTGTTTAACTAAACCACCTTCGAATGCATTATGTAAATCAGTTCTAGTTGATGCGGGAGCACCAATAAAAGCTGCTCCTAACTTGTTTTGTAAAAGTTCAGTCATAAACCCATACTTTTCGCCACTTTCAAAATACTTTTTAGCATTTTTAATAGTTTCTTCTTTTGTAATAGACATTTAAAAAAAAATTAAGTCTTCGTTATTTTTTTTTGTATTTCAAGTCCATTTCGGTTCTAATTAACTTATTTTTGTCTTTCACCTCTTCATCTAAAATTAACCCCTTTAATTTAGGATTATTTTTAATTAAATCTTTCTCACGTAATTTATTAGACTCAATATCTTTAGCATCATTATAGGCTTTTGCACTCGATTTCAAATCCCTAACATATCTATCTGAGAATATTTTTCCACCTTTAGCCGAAATACCATCATGATATTCCATGATTTCTAAGCTTCTTTTTAATCTAGTAGATACTTTATCTTCTACAATGACATCTTCATCTATATTTACTTCTTCTTCTTTTGTTTTTTTAGTAAATAGATTTCTAAAATAAGTTAATATCCCTTTAAAGACCTTTTTCATACTTTACAAAGTTAGGTTTTTTTTATCTTACTCACAAGGTCTAGATAATATTTTCTTCTATTTTGTGTAGTAGTTTCTAATGAATAAGTTTTATTAATTGTATCATGAAGATTTTTTGCTAGTAAATCAATCTTACTTGGTTCATTAATTAATGTCTTCAAGTGTTTATACCAATCTTTATGATTTTTTCTAGATTCAATTAAATAAGAATTTGCATTTTCATTAAAAGTTGGTTGCTCTTTCTTACTTTTTGGTTTTTCATAGGCACCAACTAAATCAAGTTGATATGGTCCAAAATCTTGTGCAATAATTGCTTTTTTATGGAAACCAGCTTCAATCACTTTCAATTGACTCTTCATTTTGTTAAATTTATTTTCCTCAAGTGGTGCTAATGAAATATCAAATAAATTATAATTAGATGCGTAACTATTAATGTTTTTAGTCCAAACCCTTCTATATGGTTCATTTTCAATACCATCAAACTCTTCCTTAGTAAATCTCAATAAATGTTCCTTATATTCTGGACTAACGATATCATAATTATTAGTAAATATTTGTTCATACTTATACCAAACAGATTCTTTAGGTTGAATCTTTCTTTGAGTTTGTTGCCCTGTTTTTTGGTCAATCATAGTTACTTGTCCTCTAAGGTCAAAACCACAAAGTACAAACTGTACTTTATCAATTAATCCATCAGACTTAAGTTTACTAACTAAACCTTTTAAAATCTCCAAATCTTTCAAGTGAGAAGAACCACCAAGCCAACCGATTCTAATTCTATCAGATTTTTCTGGATTAGGAACAAATTGTTTTTCTTTTGGGTCTATTGCGTTAGGTAATACGTGAACATTACTATTTAACTTACTCAATTCTTCTGCGAATAATGGGGTAGTAGTGGTTACATTTTCAGCAACCTTAAGATTACTAACAATTTTCTTATCCAATTGGTTTGTTTTAATAATTAAATGCGCTGGGTGATGCGGACCAGGTGCCCAGTAATCATCTAAATCCATAACACTAACAATTCCAAGACCTTTCAATCTTTCAACTAATGCTTCCATCTTATCATATGGTCCTAATGTTCTGTGGTAATGCACAACATCATATTGTTTTAACCACTCATCATTATCCAATTGTGGTGTGTAATCAATATCTACGTGAAACTCTTCTGGGAACATTTGTTCTAAATACAAATGTGGTTTAGTACTTCTAAAAAATGATACACCTGTTCTATCACTAGGTACTACTAAAACTTTAATCTTTTTGCTCATAATAAAACTATTTTATTTTAAGGATATGAAACAAAATCTATTTGTAAACAAAAAAAGCTCACATTTCTGTGAGCTTTTTAAAAATATTGTGTAAGTATTAACCATTAACTGGTTTCTTAGTTTTCAACTTCCCTTCTTTTATTAGGGTATTTATGGTCCTTTTGATTGCTTGTTCAGTTAATTTTTTTGTGAAAGTTTCTGACATAAATTCTAATAATTCATCTTTAACAACATCTTTAATTATTCCTCTCAATGCAGTTTCACTTACAGTAAATGAATCATTACTATTTTTTCTAATTGCTTGGTGCTGTTCTTGTATTTGAGCTGGTCTTTTTGGATTTTGAATTTTGGTTGGCATTGGTTTCTCAACCAAATCACCCATATCTTCTAATGAAAAAGTATTACCCGCCAAACTCATTTGTGGAATAGGATTATTCTGCATTGCTTCTTTAATAAAACTTGGCATTTTAGATGTCTCCATATTCTTATAATGTGCTTGTCCATTCACCAATTTTGGTGCTGGGTTATTTGTTGGGTTACTCATTTGTTGTGGGACCCCTTCTTGTGGTATTTGGTGACTTTCAATTAAATTGTTCCCAGCAACACTAGTGTCTAGACTTACATTACCTGTTTCATAATTACCACCTTCAGTTTTATTTATAATAGCTTTAGCATTACCAAGAATATTCCTAAGTTTACTTAAGTCTGCTGGTGGTAGTGGATTTTGATTACTCATATTTTTTATTTTAAAATTTTGCATTATACACGGAACCTACCATACTTCCATCACCGTTTGGGTTGTATTTCCCAATGCTTGGGTCTCTATCTGATATTGGACCATAAAATTTAAAATTTTGTGGTTCCCATCTAGAGATTCTATCAACCCTAAATAACTTCCATTGCGGTATTACGGTCTTTGTATCACCAAAAACTTGGTAAGCCCTTATCACTTGGTTTCCACCTATGGACATTCCATATGCGTATACCTCAATAGTACGCTTACCAGCCGCAGTATTATCATCACCTTCGTAATAGATTGACACACGATAATGATTATCGATAGCATCTATTATGGAGTTACGTGCTGTATTTTCCATTATAAGCTCTTTATATAGTTTGTAAAGCTTCATTTAGAAATATTATATTGATACTTGACCAACGTTACCAGATGTATCTGGAGCCGTATAACCATTATCACCATCATATTGGTTAATTACTTGATTTTGAATTCTACCAGAACCGACAATGTTCGGATTACCATTAATATCAAAATCACCACCACCATTATATGTGTCTAAATGAATTCCAGTACCCTTACCTTTTAAATCACCATCTGACAATGCATTTACGTGACTTGGATTGTAATTTTGTGATACATCAGAACTATTATACCCATTTAAAGGGATTAGTGCTGCTCTTTGCAACAATGCTGCTTCTTCTAATTTATTACTTGCCATAATTATAATTGTTTTTTATTGTTATCCATGTACTCTATTAAATATCTAATTTCTGATAATTCATCAGAAATTGATTCATATTGTACTTTATTCGTCATTATTTGTCTACTAGCTTTACCTTTATGTATTTTAGGCATTCTAACCCTAGTCGGATTTGCGTTATCTCTATCCTTGCTATGTGTATCTTTAAATGCGTTACCACCAGCTTTATCACCTTGACCCTCCGTATCCATAGTTATTCGTTTTGGGGCTTCAACTGCATCAATTTGTGTTTTTAATGATTTCTCAATCCACCTCAAAGCTTTGTCATCGTTTGAATTCTTATCTTTTTTATTATCCAATTCTGATTTAACCTTATTCATATATTCATATGAAACTGATGTATTACCTCCAAAATAACTACTAACAGTATTATCGACTTTAAAATGTTGTTTTTTTAAATCTAAATTTGGCATTATAGGTTCCCTTTTAATAAGTTTTTATAATCCTGTGGGATATCACTTAAATCAATATTTGATAAAATGTAATTGATAACAATCCCAATTTCTTCACCATTTAATCTATTCATATCAAATGTTGCTAAAAGTGCTTGTGCTTTTTTAGCAACGATTGGTTTTTTATATGTTGTCGCTAATTCCTCCAAGTCGGGGATTTCATTTCTGTTAACATCAGTATCTTTATATCTTTTAACCATATCACGGTCTTGACCCTTATTAGTCAAATCTTCAATAATTTTTTTCATCTTAGTTTCAGCTATTCTATCTTCAACTGATTCACCTTGCACACGATGTCCATGACTATAAGCTGTACCACCGAAACCATAAAAATAACGGTTTGGTTGAATTGCATTCTTTGCGTGGTCATCAGTAGTCCCTTGTGGAGATGTTTCTATTTCACTGTTACTTATTGGGTTCCTATCACTACCTTCACCATCACCAATAGGTGAACCATCAGTATCAACCAATTCATCCAACTCTTCTTTATTAGATTTTTTAGTCTTTGGTTTGTAGTTTTTTAAATCCTTCTTTTTAAACGTTGACATAATTATTACTTTACTAATAAATATACTGAAATTCGCAATATTTATATAAAAACATTAATTATGTCCTTTAGAACTAAAATAAACTTACAAGATAATAGACAACACCATCTTCCAACTAGAGAATCACAAGATTTCTCTGGCACTACAGTATTCGGTATACCATTTAGTGCAATGACAAGTGGTCCAGACCCAATTAACTCTGGTACAACAGGTTCAATTCTTAATATAGTTAGTACATTCTCTGGTAATACAGGTACTACAATATTCAATTTTGGTGATTCAAGAATGAATATTGCACAAGGTGTGTTTTCAGCTTTAACATCAACTAATAGTGCAACCACCCAGAATAGTGGTAATATATTTGTGGGTAATACATCCCAAATTATTGATGGTAATTCATCTTATTTGGATTATACGGGTACATCATTTGATTTTGAAGTGACATCAATAAATGAAATATCGCCAGGTCTTTTTACTGGTTCTGGTGTATCAGATGATGTTTTCTTTTTAACAGCTAATACATTAGATTTTACTGGTAGAACAATATGGAATGATACAGTTGGTATTAGTAGAACAAAAAAATTGATTGTATCAGATGGTGCAACTGCTGGTTATGTACTCACCTCTGATTCAGAAGGTATGGGAACATGGCAACCTAGTGGTGGTAATGGTGGACTTAATACATTTATAACTGGTAGTAGTGTTGATTGTGATACTTTTAATATATCATTATTCAATAACGATAACAGTAGTATTAATACAGATATTAGTTGTTTATTTAGTGGTATAACTGGTGATACTTTTTGGTTAGCTGGTGATGGAGTTGGTTCATTTAAATCAGCTTATGGTGATGGTTTATTAGTGAATGGTACACATTCATTTGTTAGTGGAGGTGATAATTTAGTAATTAGTGGAAGTAATAGGTCATTAATAATTGGTGGTGAATCAAATAGTATTACTCGTAATGGTAATGGTGGTTCAACTGATTTATCAATAATTGGTGGTGAATCAAATAGTATTGATAGTAAAAGTGGATTTCAATTTAGAAACAATATTACGGGTGGTATATCAAATAGTATGGAAGGTAGGGTCACTAATTCATCAATAATTGGTGGTCAAAATAATAAAATAACAAATGGTAATAATGTGGTTATACTTGGTGGTCGTAATATTACTGGGACAACATCTGATATGGTATATGTTCCAGATTTAGTTATTGATGGTTTAATATCAACCGACCCAATCGCTACTGATGCTAATGGTAAAATTGTTGCTGGGGCATCCGATAGAAGACTTAAAGAAAAAATTAATAACTTAAATGGTGCATTAGATAAAATAAAATCTTTAAGGGGTGTTTCATATGAGTGGACCAAAGAATCTAAAATGGGTGAGGGTGTAACCAAATATGGTCTTATTGCACAAGAGGTTCAAGAAGTTATACCAGATATGGTTAGATTAAGGTCTAAAGGTGATGGTATGCTTACTCTTAGTTATACTGAAATAGTCCCTTGGTTAATTGAAGCAATAAAAGAATTATCAAATACAGGTGTTAAAACAAATAATACTGTATTAAATACACAAACAATTGCTTCCGAAGATAATAATATTGAATTAAATTATAATGGAAATCACGATACTGCATTAAATGGTGGTTTAACATTATTACATGGTGTTTCTGATGGTGTTCATTCAGAAATTAAAATCGATGAAAATGGTAGGTGGGATATTTCATCGATTACTACTGATGAAATATCCTTACCAGAATATACCCCAACATCTAGTCGTGATACTTATGGTAAAGTAGGTGATACGGTATGGGGGGATAAATACTTATATATTAAGACCAATTTTGGTTGGAGAAGAAGTAGACTAAAAATATTTTAATTAAATGGCTGGAAATATATTAAATTTTAATTCAAAAAAAATACAACTTAGATTAAGTGATAGTGATTATCATGATTTCTACCTTGCTAAAGATGAATCATGTGTACCACAGACAAACTCACTTGATGGTGGTAGTGATTGTCTTGTGGCACACTATGATTTTAATGAAAGTGCTATATTTTCAACTGGAACAACATCAGCTAACACAATTTATAGTTTGGCAACATGGAGTGGAGCAACAAATACTGGTTATACCTTAGATACTATAGGGTTAACTGGGATTGATAATGGTTTAATCACTTTTAACAAAATTTCTGCTGACACTGAAAATATCGCTCTATTGTCAGCATTAACTAGGAGTGCGTTAGTGATACCATCTGGGGAAACAAGATTATGTTTAAATAGGGTAACTGGTATGACTGGTGATATTACATATCCAATGGAATTAATATCTGATACAACACCACTAGGTAACTATATGAATTTATGTGGTGGATTTTATCAAGGTTATTATAAAATTGATGGTACAACATATGAAGTATTACCTAATCGAGTTCCAAAGGCTTGGACTGCTGAGTTCTGGTTAAATAAATCAGATATTATTTGTTCTGGTATAACAGGTACAACATTAAATGATTTATATCCTAATAATAAAGGTATTTTCTTTTATATGGGTACTAGAGCAGAAAATAAATTTTGGAGTGAATTTGAGGGGTTAAATACTGGAACAACTTCTGGGTGTACTTCTGGTGCTACAGAATGGTGCACAGTACCAAAAGAAACTGATATTAGTATTATTGATGACGATAGTGGTGAGGCTTTCCCATTAAATCCACCATTGATTACTATAACTGAAATAACTAATCAATTTTTAATTTATGGTAGGGCACATAATGGTAGTTCTAATTGTAATTCATTTTGTAACACAACTGGGACTGGTTTAGGAACTAAATTAGCATGCAATTTTACTGGGACTTCGATATTTGTAACTAGTATTAAAGAAGAACAAACTGATTTTAGAAACCCATTTTTAATATATAGTAGAAGTAAAGTTGGTAATTCTGGTTGTTCACCTTGTAATTCTGGTGGTACAAATGGTGTACAAGCTTGTAACTATTCTGGAAATAGTGCACCAATAACTGAATTAGATTGGAAAAATGATGTTGAAGATAATGCATTGGGATTTATTATTAAGGATGATGGTAGTATTGGATACAGGTTATTAACTGTTAGTCCTTGCTCTGGGGATACTAAACTAAGCGGGTGTCAAATACAAGAATCATTTTCAGCTAGTGGTATGGTTGAAGATAATGAATGGACGAATATATCAATTAGATTCGTATCTAATCAAACATTAGGTGAATGTGAACTAAAAACAGAAGGACCAAGAAGTGGTAAACTAATGTTTTATGTTAACTGTAAATTAAAACATGTTGCACCATTTGATGAATTCATTGCTAAAAGGCTAGGTATGGATTGTGAGCACTGGAAGAAACAAGTGGGTGTACCATATAATATTAGTTTAGGTGGTGGTTCACAAGGTTTATTAGAGAGTATGACTTTTGATGGTCAAGACCCAAATGATTTAGGTCTTTGTATACAAGAAAATTTCGCTGGAACATTCATTGGTAGTATATCACAGTTCAGATTTCATATATGTGATTTGAATTGGTGTGATTTAAAAGCAAATTGTGCCGAAGAATGTGAAAGGTATGGGACTTGTACTGGTTGTAGACCATAATAAAAAATAAAAGGGTAAACGAATTACCCTTTTTTATTGTCTTAAACTATTTATAACTAAAGAACAAATCAAATGAACTACAAATTAATACTTAGAAGTAAAAATAGTCCATTTACTGGACAATTTACAGATACCAATCTAGGTTCTGTACTTTCGCATGCAGATTTGGATAATAATTTCATTAATGTTAAGGGTAATTTAGTATATACAGCTAATACCTCTGGAACTACCCTTACAATGTATAAAGTAAATGGTGATGAAATACCAGTAGACCTTAGTGGTTTGGTTTCATCTGGTGACACATTTGTATCTGGTGGTACATTAAGTGGTAACACGTTGATACTAACTAGAACTGATGGTAATGATGTTTTTGTTGAATTATCTGGATTAAGTAACGATGTTTTCTATACTAATAGTGCCGCAACCCCAACAACAATAGGGGGTATTGGTGCTGGTTCAACATTTAGTGCACAAACAATGCAACAAATGTGGGATGCATTATTATATCCATATCAATACCCAGCATTTACTGCATTTAATAGAACAAATATGAATAGTATCTATGAATTGGGGGATACTTTAATTGGTGGGTCTGAATCATTTACTTGGTCAATTTCCAATGGTACAAATGTCTCGCCTAATACAATACAAATAGTCGAAAACCATACGGCAACTACTTTATTATCTGGTGGTGCTAATGATGGTAGTGAATTATTAGGAACAACCTCTTATAGTAGAAATACTGCTGGAACAACACTTATATACACTATTAGTGCACAAAATACACAAAGTGGTACGATATCAACAACTATTTCTAAAAATTGGAGGGGTAGATGGTATTATGGTATGAATTCTAATACTAGTATTACTAATAATGATATTACTGGTGGAACTATGACAACAACATTAACAACTGGTGTGGTAAATAATTATATTACTTGGACCCCTAGTGGTGCAGAATATGGTTATTTAATTATTCCAAATTATTTAGCACAACCATCTGATTTAAAAGATTCAGTTGCTGGGTGTTTTGGTACTAACATACCATTCGTGAGTTTAGGTACAACTACCTTCAATAATGCCTTTGGTGTCTCACAAACTTATAACGTATATAGAACAGTCAATGCATTTAACAGTCCTGTTACTGCTTGGTTATGTTCATAAAAATTGATTTATGGCAGATTTTGGACCTTTAGGTGGTGTTAAAATAACGGGGTTTATATCCCCAACTGATACTAATGATTCATATGCGGTTATAGACCCGTTATATGGGATTGGTGGATTTAGAGTTTTAAGTGGTGGTACAACTGATTTAGATGTTATACCACAACTTAGGAGAAGAGACGGTATGGTCGTTGGTGTTAGTGGTGGAACTAGTTACTATAAATTATTACCAGAAGGTGGTGGTTGGTCTTTCACTAGTGCTGATTGGGAATTAGTTCCTTTTGGTGCTGACACTAATTTTGCAAATACTAATTTAACTTTTGATAATAATAGATTACATGATTTATCTGGTTATACACTAACGTTTAGTGGTGGTAATATTGGTGTTGATAAATTAGTTCCTACTGAAAAATTAGATATAGATTCTGGTAATATTCAATTGAATAATAACTTTGGTCTTAAGATTGGTACTAACGTTATCGATGGTGGGTCTGGTTTCTTCGGTCCAGTTAATTATTTACAAATGAGAACCGCAGCAAATTATTCAGAACCTTGGTTCTTTATGAATGGTGATGGTGGTACATCATTTGGTAAATTCATCCAATTTGCATTAGGTACACAAAATAATGATATTGGAACCACATTTATGAAGCCAGGTGTAAATGGTGGTGGTGTTACATCAAATAACCAATTAGCTATATTAGATAATGAAGGGTTATACACTAACTCAAATTCAATGCAAAGGGAAAATGCAACTGCATTTTTATTGGCTAATGGTTCCACATCTTCACCAGTAACTGGTTCTGTTGCGGTAGCAGCTAGTGCAGTTACGATGAGTCAAGATTGGACGTTACATACTTCTAGATTAAATATTATTGAAACACCAGTGTTAAATCCAAGTATAACTGAAATTTTGGGTAGGAATTCATCAACTGGTAATATTGAATACATAAATGCTGGTAATATTACTAGTGATACATTTATTAGTGGTATGACATTTAACGCCAGTAATTATGATTTAACCATACATAGAAACGATGGTGCTAATTTTACTGAAAGTTTATCAATTTTATCTAGTGATATGGTTGTTACTGGTGGTACCTACAATATATTAACTGGTGTTGTCACATTTACTAATAATTCTGGTGGTACATTTAATGTTAGTGGGTTTACTAGTGGTATGACTGATTCATTTACATCTACTGCTTATACTATTGGTAATGAAATAAGGTTCGATAATAATGTTCAAGGTTCAAATCTATATAGTGTTGATTTAACACCAATATTAAGTGGTACTCCTTATGAATATTCTGGTAGTACTGATATACAACCAAAATTAGGTAATAACTCTACTGGTGGAGGTGGTGGTTATTCCGTTATTAGTGGTGGATTTAATAATACTATGAACCCATTAGCCTCATCTCATTTTATTGGTGGTGGTGGTTATAACACAATAAATGATACTACTGGTACTGGTTATGCAGTAATTAGTGGTGGTTATCGAAATACCGCTAATGGTGGATATTCATTTATTGGTGCTGGTAATAATAATTTAATTTCTGGAAGTAGTAGTTATAACTCAGCCATTATTGGTGGTAGAAGTAATAAAATTTATTCAAATGAATCAGCAATAATTGTTGGTTCAGATAATATCATAAATGGTAGACGTTCAATTATTGGTGGTGGTTATGGTCATACAATTAGTGGTAGTAATTCATTTATTGGTGCTGGTGGTAGTAGAAGTGGTGGTAATAATATTACTAGTAATGAATCATTTATTGGTGCTGGTGGAATTAATACAATTAGTGGCGATACTTCATTTATTGGTGCTGGTAATAGTAATCAAATTGGTGGGTCTGAATCATTTATTGGTGCTGGGTCTAGTAATTTACTTAATAGTAGACGTTCATCTATTATTGGTGGAAATCAAAATAATATATTAGAATTAGGTGATAATTCATTTATTGGTGGAGGACAGGCTAATAATATTAATTCTAATTCTGTGTCAATAGTAGGTGGATTCCGAAATACAATCAGTGGACAAACTTATTATTCATTTATTGGTGCTGGTAGAGATAACACAATAAATGGTAATGGGTATTTTAGTTTTATTGGTGGAGGACAGGCTAATAATATTAATTCATCACCCCATTCATCTATTATCGGTGGTAATAATAACACAATTAGTGGTCATAGTAATTCACATATCATTGGTTCAAATATTACGTCAATTAGTGCTAATACTACACACGTTGAAAGGTTAAATATTGGTTTAGCTGATAGTGGATTAACAACTGATATGTTATTAGTTTTGTCTACTGATGGTATGGTTAAAACCATTAATTCTATTGGGGCTAATTTTGGTAATACATATTTTGTTGCACCAGAGGGTGATGATATTAGTGGTACTAGAGGTGATATACTTAGACCATTTCAAACACTTAGTGCTGCTAGAAATAAAGCAGTTGATGAAATTACTGGGAATACCGTCAGTGGTGATACCTTAATATATGTATTCCCAGGTTCATATATTGATGAGGAAATACAATATGATAATGGGAATTATTATTTTTCACCAGGTGCAGAAGTTACTGCAATTGCTAGAGATAGTAGTGCTTCTGGGATTAGTGGTACTACATCATTATTCCACATTGGGTCTACACCACCTCATTACCCACAATATTCTGCAACAACATGTAATATATTTGGTCAAGGAACGTTTAAAATGCCAATTAGTTTAGATAATGACTGGAATGGTACTTTATGTCTAGTTAATGGTAGCGGTGAAACATATTTTGAATGCCATGAGATGTTTATCCAACAAGGTGTTGGTGTTGGTCTTAGGGGATTTGGTAAAGCAACATTTAGGGGTAATTTCCTAGGGGTTGAAGAATCTGGTTATGTTGCAACTGTTAGGGATTCTTCAAGTAGTGTTTTTGACTTTAGAAGAATATACGATAATGGTATTGGTTGGCCTTTCTTTATTAGACATGGTGACCAAGATGGTTTTTATGGTGATTGTGTTGTTAATGCCGATAGAATAACTGCGGCTAGTGGTTGGCAACCAATTGCTGCACTTAGGTTAAGACCTGGTTCATCGCTTATAGTTAATTGTCCAAATATTATTTCGGAAGATAATTATGCGTTAAATCACCAACAATCAACTGGTGGTGATATAATAATTAATGGTAATTTATTTGGTAATAAAGCATTAATATCTAATAGTAATTTGGGTGGTACTTTAACTATTAATGGTAATTCTGAATGTGTAAGTACCGCAATTGAAATGAATTCAGCAAATGATTTAAATACTAAGGTCATAATTAATGGTGATATTAAAATATTAAGTGGTGCAACACAAGCAATTGCGTTAAATGATGGTATATTAAGATTAAATGGTTCTATTGAAAACTATGATTCTTCTGGGTCTGGTACAACATATAATGGGATTAATATTACTGGTGTTGGTAGGTTAATAATAGACACTTGTAAAATAATTACTGATAATGAATCAATTACTTCTAGTGCACCTAGAGATATTAAGGTAATACATTCATTAGCCTCAAATAAAGGACTTAATACAAATATAACGAACCTAATAACTGGTTCCAACATAATAATAGACTCAGACGTAGAATAATGGAAGAAAATTGTACACAAGATATGTTAGATATCTATAACGACTTAATGAACAATCAATAAGAATGGGGATTTATAGGAATACTGTAACGGTATCTACGGATACTATTTTAACATCACTTAATGAAAATATTAAGGTAGATGTGACTGCTGGTGCAATAGAACTTATGTTACCTATTGGTACTGGTGATTCTAGGGTGAATGATGTTATTAAAATAACACATAATACTGGTGACATTACATCTAATAATATTACTATTGTACCACATACTGGTGGTACGGCAACAATATTAGGTGGACCAATAACTATTGATTCTACTAATGGTATTTCATTTTTAGAATTAACGGATAATAACACTTGGGTTAGTTTAGGTGGTTCTTCAAACACTGGTGGTAGTACTGGTAGTACGTCACCATTTGAATATTCACTTATCACTGCAATACAACCAGTATTAGGGTCAAATAATTCTGATTCAGACTATGCATTTGTTGGTAATGGGTCTGGTAATACAATAACTAATGGTTCTAAATTTTCATTTATTGGTACTGGTAAGGATAATACTATAAGTAGTTCATTCTATTCATCAATCATTGGTGGTATAGGGAATATGGTTGATAGCGGTTCATCAAATGCATTTATTGGTGGTGGTATGGGGAATAATTTTACTAATGGTTCATTAAATTCATTTATTGGTGGTGGGTCTGGTAATACAATAACTAACGCTTCATTAAATGCATTTATTGGTGCTGGTAAGGATAATTCAATTATTACATCATCTCATTCATCAATCATTGGTGGGTCTGGTAATACGATTAATAGTGATTCATTAAATGCATTTATTGGTGCTGGTAAAAATAATACTATAAATATTTTATCACCATACTCATCAATCATTGGTGGGTCTGGTAATACGATTAATCATAATAATTCACATATAATTGGTTCTAATATCACATCATTATCAGCTGATACAACACATGTTGAAAAATTAAATATTAAACAACTTAATGGTACTACACCAATTATTCCTCTAGCTTTAGATGTAAATGGTATGGTTGTTAGTGCATCCACAACTAGTGGTCCAACCAAATTTTCTTTAACAACTGGGTTTACTGGTAGTGTTATACAGACAATAACACATAATTTAAATACAGATGAAATAATAGCACAGGTGTGGAATTCATCTAATAATCAAGTTACCCCAACAATAAGTATTAATGGTTTAAATTCAATAGATATAATTGTTGGTAATACTGGAAATTATAAAGTAGTAATAATAGGATAATGAGTAGAATAATAGAAAGTAATTTAGATATTGTTGGTTTAACTGGTGAAACGTTTTCACTTAGAGTTAATTCTGATAAATTGTTTATTGAAAATAACGGTAATATTGGTATTGGTACCAATAACCCTATTGGTAACTTACATATTGAAGATATTGGTATTATGAATACCTCATCTGGTCATACAATGAAAATAAATACTATCATTACTGATAAACTTAGTGGTGGTGATGGGGTAACCGCAAATCAATTCAGTGCATCATATCAAGGTACTACATCATCTAACCACTATAGAACTATAAATGCGGTTGCACCGACATACACAAACAGTCCACCAAATTTTTATAGGTATGCAATTAGTGGTGATGGTTATGGTAATGCATCTAACGATAGGGGTGTAGGTGTTTATGGTCGTAGTGGTAATGGACTAACTAGGAATATTGGTACATATGGTGCATTAATTGGGTCGGCTGGTTCAGTAGAGAATTATGGTATATTTGGTTATTCAAGAATGTCTTCTGGTGTTGGGGACCAATATGCTGGTCGATTTATTAATGCGGTTAATAATGCTTCTAATTCTGGTGACTTATTTGGTATTAGGGTTACTGTTAGTAATTCTGGTGCAGCTATTAATCGTAATGATTTAATAGCTGGTTATTTTGAAGCATTAAATGGTGCAACAAATTATTCAATTATTGTTCCACCAAATGGTGGTAGTGTTGGTATTGGTACGGTAGCACCAACTACTGATTTCCATATTGTTGGTACAACAAAAACACAAGGAGGTAGAATTAGAAATATTACAACTGGTTCTTCAACATATAGTGCAATAACTACTGATAATGTAATTTCTATAAATGGTAATAGTGATATTATCATTAATAGTGATAATTTTGAAATTGGTACTGAATTTATTTTAACCAAAATGAGTGGTGGGTTAGTTAAAATAAATTTAATTGGTGGTACAATAACCGTTACTGGTGGTGTTAATGGGTTAACTACTTATGATTGGGGTGGTGCCGTTCAATTTAGTAGGGGTACAATAATAAAATTAAATGAGAGTATTTGGCTCTTTGATTCAAATCATTAAAAATATAATATTATGGCTTTATTTACAATAGAGGAAGCAAATTTATGTGTGATACACACAAACACTAGGAAAGTTTATATAAATAATGAATTCAAATATTGGGTTATTGCTGTTATTGATAGTGATAACCAATATTATGATTGGAAAGATAAAAATTTAATTGAAAACCCAACAGATGAAATTATTAAATCAACAATTCATACTTTTTTGATAACGAATTGTGAAAAAAAAATAATGAATAAAATAGTAAAAACACCATTGACTGGTGATATTGTTGGTTCCTATATTAGTTAATTTACTTTATAATAAAATTATTTATTTCTAATATCCAAAATGCTTTTTAACTTTACAAAAAACAATATTGTTTTATATTTTATACATGAAGAAATTACATTTAATATCGGGAATGCCTAGAAGTGGTTCAACACTACTTTGTAATCTATTAAATATGAATGATAGATTTCATGCGACCGCAACATCTCCAGTAATAGATGTTTTACACAATATGAGAAGTACCTTTTCTCATAACCCAACATTTAAAACAAATGATAGAATAACCCAATATGAAGGTATGAGAAAAGGTATGGAAGGTTTTATAAATGGTTTTTATTATGATAAAGAAGTTGTTTTTGATAAGTGTAGGGGCTGGACAAATAATCTACCTATGTTAGATGCAATATTGGGTCATACTAACACAAAAGTAATATGGACATATAGGAATCCCGTTGATGTTGTATCCAGCATTGAAAAACACTATCAAAAAACAATTCTATTAGAGAATCCAGATGAAGCTAGTGGTGGTGATTTTAGTACAATTGGTTCAAGGGTTGATAATTTCATAAATGATGGTGGGATTGTTGCTAGACCAGTGTGGTTATTAAACGATGCACATGAGATGGGGTATGCCGATAGGGTTTTATTTATTAGGTATTGGGATTTGACTAATAAACCACAAGAGACTTTAAATAAAATTCATGATTTTCTTGGTGAGGATAAATATCAGTATGATACAAATAACTTCACTGATTTAAAACAAACAACCAGTGAGTTTGATGGAATGTATAATTTTAAATTCCCACACAATATTAAAGAAGGTGAACTTAAGTACGTTAAACATAGGGTAAACCTTCCAGAACATATTATTGAAAAAATTAACCATAGGTTCACTTGGGTTAACGATTTAGCTAGTAAGTGATATTTATAATAAAACGATATTATGAATTTCTTTATAAACAAAAATGCTACATTACCAATTCTTAAATTGGAATTAATCAAGGATGGTCGTAATGACTATAAAAAATTCCATGAAATGATTCAGAACTCAACAATCACCTTTAGTATGTCTGAGGTAGAAACTGGTATTAAAAAAATTGGTAAAAAACCAGCCTTATGTATCGTTAAAGAACCAGACAGTGATTGTACAGGTGAAGAATATTATTTAGCATATCAGTTTTCAAATAAGGAAACTAAAAAATCTGGGACATTTGCTGGACAATTTACCATTGAATTTGATGATGGTTCTGGTACATTAATAGTTCCAATCAGAGAAGAATTATTTATCCATATATTAGAAGGGTCAATTAAAAAATAATTAACAAAAACCTTGTGGGTATGGTTTTTTTTATGTTTTTTCGCTTAAGCTTTTAGACAAGCTTAATAATATTAAACATTTATGCCACAAGAAACAATTAAAAATACAGTTGATAGTGCTCTAATTGAGCAATTCCTTGAAGGACGAGACCCACAGAAATATATTGTGGGTATTGAGGCTAGCTATAGTAGTAACAAAGTATCATTAATCATTAACGACCCAGAACACGGTAAGTATATTGAAGAACACAAGTTCAAACCATTTATGTGGATGAAAGAGAGTGTTGCTGGTAGACTTTATGGTGGTAATAAGGCTAATCGTAGAGCTGCAATGGCTAGACATAAGGTTAGTATTAAAAAGTTATCAACCACAAATGAGCGAGGTGAAGAGCCAGATAGAATGGCTAGGGGTTTCAAATATATTGCTACATGTAACGGTACCCCAAATGATTTACAAAATTTCTTTAAATTTGGTGGGGTAGAAACTTATGGTGGTAAGGGTAAAGAGCGTTTATTTATGTCTATGAGACCAGAAGAACAATTTTTAATGCAAACTGGTAAACGACTATTTAAAGGTATGGATGATTATGATGATATCCATAGATTTCAGTTTGACCTTGAAACAATGGGTTTAGATGCACGTAGACACCCAATATTCCAAATTGGTATGAAGGATAATCGTGGATTTGAAAGAATTATTGAAATAAAGGGTGAGACAGAACAAGAAAGAAGAGATTCTGAACGTGAGGCTATAAAAGAATTTTTCAAAGTAATTGATGCAATTAAACCAGATACTATAACTGGATATAATTCAGAAAATTTTGACTGGGATTATTTTTATAAAAGATGTGAAGTTTTATACCTAAATATTGAAGCATTAGCTAAAACGTTAAATTCAAAAGTTAACATCAAGAGAAAGTCATCAACACTTAAATTAGGTCAAGAGACTGAATATTTTGAACAAACAATGCTATGGGGATATAATATTCTTGATATCATACATGCTGTTCGTAAAGCCCAAGCTATTAATTCTAATATAAAAAAAGCTGGTTTAAAATATATCACACAATTTTCTAAAGTAGCTAAAAAGAATAGGGTATATGTTGAAGGAGATAAATTACATTCAACATGGTCAAGTAAAGCAAATTTTTATCTTAATGACAAAAATGGGGATTGGTTTGAATACGATGATGAAAACCCTAATCCAGAACATTTAGAAAAGATTTCTGGTGCTAATACACCATATGTTAGATGTAATGGTGACTATATTGTTCAACGTTATTTATTAGATGATTTATGGGAGACTGAACAAGTTGATGCTATTTATAATCAAGCATCGTTCCTACTTTCTAAAATTCTACCAACATCATTTATGCGTTCATCCACAATGGGTACTGCGGGTACTTGGACATTAATTATGTCAGCTTGGTCATTGGAAAATAATTTAGCTATTCCAGATTTTGAACCAAAAAGAGAATTTACTGGTGGTCTTGCAAGATTACTTGAGGTTGGATTTGCAAAGAGGGTGATTAAATTAGATTATGCTGCACTATATCCAAAAACACAATTAACACATGGTATTTTTCCAAAATTAGATATTTCTGGTGTAATGGAAGGTTTATTAACATATGTTGTTGATACTCGTGATGAATTTAAGTTTAAGACTGGTGATGAAAAGAAATTGGCTAAAAAATTACAAGAAGAACTTGATAGTAAGCGAGATACATTAAATGTTGAAGAAATTAAAGCTTTTGAAGTTGAAATTAAAAAACATCAACGTCAATCTTCGGATTATGATAAAAAACAACTACCTTTGAAAATTTTGGCTAACTCATTCTTTGGTTCATTTGGTGCACCATATTTATTTCCTTGGGGTGATATGGATTCGGCAGAAGAAATTACGTGTAGAGGTCGTCAGTATTTAAGGTTGATGGTTAAGCACTTTACTGAAAAACATGGGTTTAGACCACTAGTTGGTGATACCGATGGTTTCAACTTTGCTATTCCAGACCACGTAGATGATGTTAAATACATTTGTACTGCTAGTCACTGGAAAACATCTAAATACACTGCTGGTCAAGAACTTACTGGTCTTGAGGCTGTATTAGCTGAATTCAATGAAGTTTATATGGAAGGTAGAATGGGTCTAGATATTGATGATATTTGTGAATCTACTATCAACTTTAGACGTAAAAATTATGCCAACTTAATTGATGGTAAAGTTAAGTTGGTTGGTAATTCAATTAAATCTAAAGCCATGCCAATTTATATTGAAGAATTTATTGATAAAGGTGTTAGAATGCTTTTAGATGGTAAAGGTAAAGAATTTGTTGAGTACTATTATGAGTATGTCGATGATATCTATAATTGTAGAATTCCATTAGTTAAAATTGCAACTAAGAAGAGAGTTAAAATGTCAGTTGATGATTACAAAAATGTTTATATTAAAACTAAGACTAAGGCTGGTACTCTAAAGGCTAGACAAGCACATATGGAGTTAGCCATTAAACATAATTTACATGTTGATAATGGTGATACAATTTATTATGTTAATGTTGGTAATGTAAAATCAACTGGTGATATAAAAAAAGTAACTGATAAAGAAACTGGTAGGGAGACGGTTAATCTTAACTGTAAGTTGATACCAAATGAACAAATTGAGAAGAATCCAGAATTAACAACGGATGAATATAATGTCCCTAAATATCTTGAAGCATTCAATAAAAGGATTCATTCATTATTGGTGTGTTTTAATCCAGAAATTAGAGAACAGATTTTAATTGGTGTTGAGAAAATTAAAATCAAGGGTGTTAAAGCTAAAGACTTAGAATGGTCTTTAGAGGAAAGAAGTCAATTTACAACTAAACAATGTGATATGCATTCTGGTACACCATTCGAGGAATCTGACCAAGATTCTTATGATGACCTTATGATTATGGAAGATAAAGAAATTAGATTCTGGTCTTCTGTTAATCAACTTCCAAACCAAATGGAAATGGAAGAATGGTTACCACTTGAGGCTGACTGGAAAGAAAGAAAGAGACAAGCTAGAATTGATGGGATTAGAGATGAGAAAATTCAATTAGATGAATTATTTAAGAGACTTGAAAAAGATGAGATTTCTTTAATTGAAGTGACTGGTGAGTTACCTAAACAAATTTTAGCCATAGCACATCCAACAATGCACTCAGAACATGGTTATTCATTCCATTCTGAAAAGTGGGATATTTGGTTATGTAAGTTAGTTGACTTGTATAAATATAAAGAGTTAGCATCTGAGAGAGATGCATATTATTTGGCTAATCCAGATTTGTTTAAAAAACTTAAACGTGGTCAAACTAAGTATGATATTTGGGAGACTCAAATGGTTATTGAAAGGGAAGAAAATGGTTTATCCAGTTCGGAAAGATTTAATCCAAACTGCACACAAAAACTTTGTTGTTCAGAAGAGTGGGATGGGATGTGTCCTTGTTATGAACAATTTGATGGTGATAAAGATAAATTGAATGCTTACCTTGAAGAACAAAAACAAATTGTTAAAGGGGTACAACTTGAATTAGATTTAGGTGAACCTAAGATTGGTACGTGTAAAACTTGTGTTGATGAGCAGAAATCTTGTGAATGTTCAACAAAAGAACCAGCACCAATGTCAAAGATTGGTGAAACTGAGAAAAGATTTAAAGAATACCAAGATAAGGTTGATATTGATGTGGCTAAAGCCGAAGCGGATGTTTTGAAATATCAAGAAGAAAGGTTGAACACTAAAAGTGGTTTACCACCAGACCATGTGGAACCAGAAGAGAAATCGATTACTATGGATGATGTGTTGAAGTTTGATGAGGACGAAGACGATGATTTATGGAACTTCTAGATAAACAAAAAGGCGAGCATTGCTCGCCTTTTTTATTCTTAAATTTTAGATTGTGGTTTAGTAGAAATAAAAACCTAGCGGTCTATATTTTAAGTGTCTATTTAGATTTTCAGATTCGTTAGCCGCTCTTTCAACTTGTTTGTCACTACTCAACCTAGCTAGTCTTTCATCAAGTCTTTCTAATACCGCTTTACGCTCTTCATTACCCTCAGATATTAATGATTCGTAGTTCATTGTTCTTTCAGCCTCTGGTGGACCTACGATTCCCCCAAATTTACCTTGTGTCCTACCAAGAGCTCTTTTTGCCTCAGCGACAAATAATTGTCTCACTAGAGTTTTGGTTGGTTCATTAAAGTCTTTAAAATCTAATTTAGATAATGGAACTTCATTTGGGAGTTTGATAATATCTGGATTATCTGCTCTACATTTGTCCGCATTACCATTAGTGTCATAGTAGTGATACCACACCTTACAGCCTTGTAAACCAATTCCACTTCCACCAGTTGCACCGTGAGCACCACCTTGACCAAAAGTAAGTTTAGAGCCTGGAGTACTTAATAAATGCAATAACCTAGTGCCATCTGGTCCAGCGGTTAATTTATATACCATTTCACTTCTTAATAACCTATTCTTTAAGTTCATATCTTGAGCTGTTAATAATACATCAAAGGCTGGTGCGATATAATAACCACCAGCACCACCTTGACCATAACCACCTTGTGCCCCCATGCCGACTCCACCACCCATTTGTGCGAAACCACCACCAAAACCACCATCAAAACCACCCATATGACCATATAATGCATGGTCAGTAGAATTTGGTGTCAACCAAAGTACTTCATTAACTTCTCTACCAGCTGGAATTTGATATACTTGTCTACCTAGTTCAATATCAATGAAATCTTTTTTCAATTCCCAAGGACCACGAGCTTGTAATCCAACTTGCTTAGAATATGCATATGTATATTGGGTCATAAAATCAAAATTTCTTACGGACATAGCGAATGCCATATCAGTTGTATCAACATTCTGACCTAATAATGATTGCCATTGATGTTCAATTAACCATTCTTGTACATATTGGGCATAATCTTCTACGGCTATTTCCAAAAATGTACATAGCTGGTCATCATCCAATTCCACTTGTCTGTGTGGTGCACCCATAGAGTGTCTAAACTGTCTGAATATTTTTTCTTTTTCGTCTTCACTTACTGCCATAGTTCTTTTCGTTTATTATAAATATTTATTAATGATGGAAACGAAGAAATTAATAAAAGAAAAGCTTGAACTTCATAAAAGACAAACAGTTACTTATGAGATTATGAACAAGGCTGCGAACAACTTATTCAACGCATATAGAGAAATGGAAATGGCTATTCAATATTGTGATAACCCAGAAATTAGAGAACGCCTTGAATCAATAAAAGAATTATTAGGTAGGGGTGCAGATACCTCTGGTTCAATGGAAAACACTGAACCAACAATAATATCTCATTTACAAAAACTAATGGCAGATTACTCTAGTAAAGGATAATTACTCATTTTCATTTTTTTCAATATATTGGATTAGCTCAAAAGCTTGTTCAATACTATTGAAGTTAATATCTGGTGCTAATAAGTGTTTACCAACAGTAATCATAGGTACAGAATCACTTCCAGATAATTCCATAAATTTTTCAAATGTTGATTCATGTTCATCATCATAGATATTATGTTCACTGTATGTCATATCAGCATCATCTAATAAGCCCTTCAATTTAATACAGAAAGGGCATTCTGGTATTGTATATATATTAATCTCCATTTACATCAATTAATTCATCTATTATTCTTCTTTCTATTTCCTCTTCATCAAGGTCTTTTTCACCAATGATTGTAGAAATAACATCTTTCTTCTTTTTAAGGGTCCACCACATTTTTGTTGATATTGTATCTTTAAATAATTGATATTTAACAGTTACATGATTTTTTTGACCAATACGGTATGCCCTATCTTCTGCTTGTTCATTATTACCTGGTACCCAATCAAATGAATTGAAAATAACATACTCAGCCGCAGTAAGGGTAATCCCCACACCAGCAGACCTAATGTTACCAATAAATACTTTCACATTATCATTATTTTGGAAAGTATCAACACTATGTTGTTTTGCTACTGGGGACATCTTACCATTGTGTATTACACATTTATTACCAAAATGGTCAGCTAATTCATTTATTTCATCAGTAAAACTAGTAAAGATAATAACCTTTTGCCCTTGAGCTATAGCATTCTCAGCTTCTTCTATTGTGTAAGGGATTGCAGCCATAGCAATAAATTGTCTAAGAAGGATAAGTTCAACTAAATCCTTATCTGGTGTCCCCCTTTTTTTCTCTTTAGCTCGCTTAACCAAATACTCTTCCCAAAGGTCATCATATTGTCTCCATTGTTTTTTAGTTAGTTCTTGATAAACAGACCCAACTAATTTGTCTGGCATATCTAATACATCAACTTTCTTTCGCCTTAAAATAATATTACGGGTCTTAATTGATAATTCACCAAGATTTGATGCCCCATCAGTAAGCCATATTTGTCTTCTACGACCATTTTTAAGTGTTTTATAGAATCTTCTACCTTCACAGTACCTCTGTGCAAAGAATTTCCAGTTATCAGCTATTGGGGCTTTAATTAGCTTTAATAGGTTGTAGAAATCCATAGGTCTATTTGCAATTGGGGTTCCTGTTAGTAGCCAAACTTTATCAATCTTATGTTTAACACAAAGGTCTACCATTATTTCTCCACGAATTGATTTGTGATTTTTAAGATAATGTGCTTCATCGATAATACATAAATCAAAATTAGAATTAACCATTTCACGATTGAATTCAATTATATGCCCATCATCATTTTTCTTACCATCACCAATTGTATGGAAATTTTTTAAGATATCATAATTGATTATTGTGAATTTACTTCTAGCCCATTTTCTACCATTGACAATTGCAGTATCATCACAGAAATCATTAATTTCTCTTTCCCAGTTAATTTTAACTGCTGACGGACAAACTACTAAAATACGTTCAGCACCACTTTCTAATGCAGCAATAATTGATTGATAGGTTTTACCAAGTCCCATATCATCAGCAAGTATACAACCATTCCTAGCTAATAAAAATTTAATACCTTCTTTTTGATGTTCATAGGGTACCCTACTTTTTTTATCTATTGTAACATATTTATCAAAATCTACATCAATATTTACCTCTTCAAAATATGGGTCATCCATAACTTGTGTTTTTGGTAACCAGTACATTTTTGATTTTGTTTGGTTTCTTTTTAACTTCCCATATATGTGGAATGTTTTTTCTGTATCGGCTAACATGAACTCAATTAGTATCCTTTCTGGTGTGAAGGTTAAATCATGTTGTTTTTTAAGTTCTTCACCAAGATAATCACTAACATTAACAACCTTGTTAATTAGTTGTGGTTCTTTATCATGGAAGTCTACAATATATCTTGATTGGTTTTCAGTTAATCTAATATTACTATTTTTCAAGTATTCTTTCTTCATTTTACGTAAATAAGGGTTCTTACCATCATACGCTTTTAGAAGAGTAATTGCAGAGCGACTTTTAAGGTCATTCAAATCTATCACAATTTGTTGGTTTTTCTTCTTTTTATTATTTAATTAATTATAATCATTTTTGTTGAAAAAATCAATAGTTACGCACTATTTATCTTATAGTAAATATTTATCTAAAAAAACATATGTCAGAACAAAGAAAAATACCAATCACTAGAATTAACAAATTTTTTGGTCATGAAGATTTCAGACTTGAAGTCGAAATGGGTCGAGAAGCAATTGAAGGCGATGGAAATTTTGTAGTAATACTTTACAGGGTTGACAGAGAAGCAACTGCGGCTGATGATGTATATAGTGAAGCTGGGAAAGATGATATTAGATATTTCCCACCAATTGAATTAAGGGTGATACCAATTATGAGTACACCTGTGAATAAAGCCTATAACCAAAATGCTGGTTCATTAAGGTATCTGGAAGATGGTCAATTAACATTTGGTATCTATGAAGAACAACTATCTGAATTGAATACTGATATTGGTTTTGGTGATTACATTGGGTTTCCTGTTACGGAAACTGAGATTAGGTATTTCTCTGTTGTTAATGACGGTAGAAAAAACTATGATAACGCACACACAATTATGGGTTATAGGGGAGCATTTAGAACGGTTTTATGTGCACCAACAGACCCAAGTGAATTTAGAGGATTATAATTATGCCATTACCAAAAGGATTTATAAAAAATATTAAACTTAAAAGACCAAAGATTGGTCCAGAGAGAAGACAAGAAATGTTGGATGAGATTGATAACCAAGGTACGTTTCTTCCAAGAGGTGTAGGTTATGAGGATATGGATAAAGCTTTCATTGATTCAATCAATAATGATTTCCATATTACTATAGATGGTGAAAAAGTCCCAGTTATATTCCTTACAATTCAAAGGTGGGCTGAGTTCTCTAAAACTTGGCAACATTCGGATGAGTTTAAAGATATTAAATTACCATTCATAACTATAGTAAGGAGACCAGATGTACAAGTTGGTACTAATCAAGCTGGAAATTGGAATATACCACAAGGTCATAGGTCATATACATATGTGAAAGTACCAACATGGGAAAATGGTAGAAAAGGTGTTGATTTATATAAAATACCGCAACCAACTTCTGTTGATGTAACATATGAGGTTAGATTATTCTGTAATAGAATGAGAGACCTAAATAAATTACATAAAGTTGTTCAAGAAACATTTAATGCTAGACAACATTATGTTTCACCTAATGGACACCCAATGCCAATTCATTTAGAATCTGTTGGGGATGAAAGTCCTATTGATGATTTTGAAAATAGAAGATTTTATGTTCAATTATTTGAAATGAAATTACTTGGTTATTTATTGTGTGAAGATAAATTTGAAGTTGTACCAACAGTTAATAGAGCATTGGTCGTTACTGAGATTATGGAAAATACACCTAAACCTAGAATTAAACTTACAACTGATAAGGAAGCTAATTTATTAAATTATAGTTTTATTTTCAAACCTAGGTCGGAAAGTCATGTTACGTTTAAAGCTGATTATGATATTAAATTCACAGAAATTAATAACCAAATTGATATAACAAGTATGATTATTGAAGTAAATGGAACTAGAGTTAATACACCATTTGTAGTTACAGCTGGTGACACTATATTTATTGATATAGGGAAGGACTTTTTTAAAACTGGTAGTTTCTTATTAACTGGAAATTTAATATAAAATGAGCTGTACTAATAACACATCAAATATTAATAAGACGTTCATAATTGAACCTCAATCTGTAACAGGTGATACACCAACGTTAACAGCTTGTACTGCAATATACACTAATGAAGTTGTTAGTTGTAGTGGTGATACTACAATATCATTAACTGATGGGGCTACAATATTTAATACTGACATAGTACCACTTGATGACGACAATATATCGCTTGGTCAAATTGGTAAAAGATTTAGAAATATAAATTCAATTAGTGGTTCAACGTCAGTTTGGGTAGCAACCACTCGTATTGAAACACCAGAAATACGATTAGGTATTGATTCATCTGGTAATACACGAACAATAACCGCAAATAATTCAATTATTCAAGATGATTGCTTATTTGGTGGAACTTATTAATATTAAATAATATTTATATAAAAAGAATTTAAAAATGGCAATAAGAAAAACACAATTTATAACTAAGAATAGTGATATTGTAAATAGACCGTTACCCTCATCATTAAAAGCTGGTGAAGCAATTGTAAACACAGCTGATGGTATTGTATGGTATTCTGGTGTTACATCATCTACAAATGAATGGACACCAGCTGGAACTGGAGCTACAGCAAATTATTTTGAAGTTGGTTCAAATCTTTATGATTTACAATTAAGAAATCAAATAACATCATATCAAGATATTAATGGTGCTGGTTTAGTTGGTAAATTTCTATCTGGTACAACTAGTGGATTTGTATTAGCTGATATCACTGATATTGCTGATTCTACTGATTCATTTGTTACTGGTGGTACTTATAATCCATCAACTGATGAAATTACTTTAGACCTTAGTTTGGGTAGACCATCGGTTACAATTACTGGAATCACAGATACGTTTGTAACAGGGGTTACTTGGAGTCCTAATACTTTAACTATAAATAGTGATGATGGTTCTAGTGTGACAACTACAATTGACACATTTGATGATTTAACCGTTACTAATGGTTTAAATGCACTAGGTGGAATTACTGCAACAACAATTGATTCAACTAGTATTAACTCAAGTAGTATTTTAAGTGGTGGTACCGATTTAATCACAATAATTGATGATAGGGATAATTATACTACTGGTGCGACATTATTTGGTTCTACATTATATTTTAACACTATTGATTCATTAAGTGCTTATACCGCAGATTTATCATCATTAGATATTAATGATACATTTGTTACTGGTGTAACATATTCTAATAGTTTATTAACAGTTAGTAGAAATGAGGGTCAACCAGATATAACAACAGTAATTGATACAGTTAGTGGTTTAACAATTAGTAATTTAACAGCTGGTAGAGTTGTTTATGTAGGTGCTGGTGGTGAATTAGTTGATGAAGCTGGATTTGAATATAATGATACCACAGATACTTTACTAGCTGGAAACATTAATACATCTGCGGCTGGAACAGCATTTGTTGGTACAGGTGGTTTAACTGTTGGTTCTGGTGGGTCTGTTAATACTTCTGGTACAGGTGATGTTGTTATTCATGGTAATTTAACGGTATTTGGTGATGCAATTACTGCATCAACAAGTGAGCTTTATATTGAAGATAACAATATTATTCTTAATTTTAATCCAACTACAGATACATCACCTAGTTCAGTTGGTGCTGGTTTAACTATACAGGATGGTAATGGTATTGCATCTGGTAATGTAACATTAGATGTTAGGGCTATGAATGGTTTTACTGGTTTAACTGCAACTGATATTCCAGATATAACTGAATATACTGGACCAACAGGTTATGAAAATAGAGCGTGGGTTACACAATTAAATGATATCGTTATCAGAAGTTCAGATACTAACACACCAAATGGGGTTAGAGTTCTAGCTGAATTTGATTGTTTAGATGGTGGTACCTATTAAATTAAAAATATTTTTAAATAAAAATAAATATCCCCAATCTTTAATTAGGCTGGGGATATTTATTTTAAAATGGTTATATAACCATATACAATAAGTTCTATATAGAATAAAAATTAAAATAGTCATAAATATGGCAGAAAGACAAATTAAACAACTTTTTAAGCGTTCTAATGTTGCTGGTAAAGTACCAAGTAGTGGTGATTTACTTTTGGGAGAAATAGCTTTAAATACCGCAGATGTTATTATGTATGCATCTGGAACAACAACAAATGAGATATTACCAATTGGTTGGGATAGAATTAGTAGAACTGGTGATACAATGACTGGTTTATTAGTTTCACCATCTTTTTCAGCAACAACATATTCTGGTGGAACATACTTTGGTGATGGTTCTAACTTAACTGGAATTAACGATTTTTATGTTACAGGTGGAACATACGTACAATCAGCGAGTACAATTACTTTAACTAGAAATGATAATGTTGATATTCAAATTACTGGTATTACTAGTAATATAGATAGACAAATTTTAGATATTTATCAAGTAGGTACAACCACCACCACTGGTGCGGCATATTCAGATATTACTTGGGATACTGTCGTAATCAATGATTCTGATTATACACAAACTGGTGCTGAAATAACTTTTAATAGTACTGGATATTATGAAGTGACTTATAGTATTTCAGCTGATGTTAATAGTGGTGGTAGAAAAACTAGTAGGGCTAGATTAGTATTAGATACTGGTGGTGGTTTTAATGAAATAATTAGGAGTGGTTCACACGGATACCATAGAAGTGGTGCCCAAGGGGATGGTTCATTAAATAAAACTATTAGACAATTATTTAATACAGGTGATATTATTAAAACACAATTATCTAGATTAACTGGTGGTGGTACATTAGTAACTATTAGTAATGATTCTAATATAACAATAAATAAAATTTCATCATAATGGGTATTATATTAAGTGCAAATACAAATCAATTTATTAATGATTTAATATTACCAAGTGGTACAACATTTAGTGCTGGTACTACAGAATTAATCGCCCCAGATGGTCCATTCACAATTGAAGATATAAGGGCATCAGTTGAATTACAAAATAAGATAGATAGTGGTGATATTGTTTTATCAGTAAATGGGGAAATAATTTTAAATAATTCAACAATTGGTATAAATAGTATACCGACATTTGGTACCACAATTAGTGGTGGGACACCTAGTTCAATAATTAATAATCAAAATTTTTATAGAACAACAAATAATTTACAAACAAATATTAATTCTTCAACAGCTTGGAACCCTGTTAATTTTAAAACAATACCAACAATTAATAGTGACACGAATATTTTTGAGGGGGTGACTAATGGTGTTTTACTAAAAAAGGATTTAACATATAAAATTAGTTCTAATGTGTTTTATACCGCAACATCAGCTAGGGTTAATAACCCAATAAGTATTGCATTAGATGGTGTAGTTCAAGATATTGAAGGAGCCAGTGGATATGTTAGAAATGCTAGTGGACATAATACGGCATCAGTACATGTGTCAGATATTTTTGAATTAAGTGCTGGTACTGTTGTAACTATTGTTAGTAGACGAGAAGGGGCTGCTGGTACATCAACACATACACTAGATAAAAGTAATTTAGTTATTGAATGTTTTGATAGTACAAGTGGTGAAACTGCTTTCTTTCCTAAACCAATAATTACCGAAGTTAGAGGTGGTACAATTAGTTCTGGAACGACACAAACAATTACCCTAAATGGTGGTTATATAACAGAAACAACAACAATTTCAGTACCATCAACAACTGTTGGTAATGTAGTGGTTATTGATGATGACTCATTAACTTTCGACATAAGTGGAACAACATTAGGTTTTTTCGATATAATAGTAACATCAGAAGGTGGTACAACCACAATTACTAATGGTATTGAAGTGGTGAATAATACATGGATTGATTTATCAAGTTCGGGACCATCATTTACCAATGGTAATGGTGCTGGGAATGATATTAGGTACCAATCAAGTATGGGGATTGTTAGAGATGCAAATGGTATGAATTTTACTGGTGCCAACCCTTGGACTTCGTGGGTTAAATTTGAAATATATCCTTGGACTAGGGGTGATAACAGAACATTAGAATGGATTTTAACCCCCCCGACTGCTGCAATGATGATTGGGATAGGTTCTGATGCAACTAATGAAACATCAACAGCACAGTATGCACAAGCTGAATGTGAAGCATATATTAATAGTACCACTAATTTTTGGGGATTGTATGGTAATAATGGTACTATTGGTAGTGCTGGTAATCAAAATGTTAATACCAGTATTGCTGGGTGGGCTGCAATAAAGGTTAAATTCGAAGGTGATGGCTCACAAGGTGAGTTATTCACATTATATGGTTTAAATACCACTGGTTTAGGTGATTGGAACGATGAAAGTAATGTATTAGCCACTTTTACTGTTGGTGGGACTTTAAATCCAGATGAAAGTAATTTATTTCCATTTATCATACCTAGAGATAGTACACAAAGAATAATAGCAATGAGATTAATTTAAAAAAATGGAACTAAAAAAAGAAACTTATAATGATATCACCACAAATAGTGAATTGAGAATATATGATTATTTATTAACCCATGTAAATTCTGATGATATTGTAATTGAACATATGGATTACACGACAATGGGGATTAAATCATTATCACCTAAATACAAAAATGGTGGTGTTAAATGGTATTGTGATTATGTTATGGATGACTCAGATGATAATATTGTTATTAGAAAAGAATTTGAATATGTGGATAATGGTGCTTGGATAAAGCATACATGGTTTAAACACGATGGTACTATTGGTATATATAAAACTGAATTTAAGCCATTAAACCCAATTGAAATAGGTAAGATAAAGAAAAATAATCGAGAACGTGCAATCAATTTTCTAATGGTTAATGGTGACCAAATGAGGGCAACAGCTGATTCATTAATTTTAGATATGTTTTCATCTGAGGCTGAATTGAATTTTTTCAAAAATGTTTACATTGATATCGCTGATAGTATTGACATTCTTTTAAATTTTTTCAAATATGAAATTGATGTTTTTATTTTAAGGGGTTCAACAATATTTTATGATAAAATAAATGATATTATTGATGGTACAATTGTTAATTCTGATATACAAACTAGATTATTAAAATATGTTGAATCAGCACCATCAGCAGAGTACCCAACAGTTAAAAGGGTTAAAGACTCTATCTTTGAACAAATAACAGATAATTATTAATATAACATCTAACTAACTATTATACTATGAAAGAATTGATTACAGGAATTGTAACATTAATAGGTTCATTACTAACATTTACATTGGTGATTATAATTGGCTTATTATATGCGCTATTCCACTCAATAATATTACCGATACAAACTAAAAATTATAAAGATTTTTTTAGAGTGTGGTGGAAATTAATTGATGGTACACTAGCAACGATTGGTAATATGTTCAAAGACATTGCAATATCTTATGATGAATTAGGTAATGTTTATGGTGAGTGGGTTGAGGATTCAATTACAATGGAAGATGATACACCATTAGGTGATAAGAACACAACAATATCCGCATCTATTGGTTATTTGGAACATGAGAATAAACATATGTTCAATAGGGGTAAAAAATTAAGTAAAATTTTAAATATTGTGTTCAGACAAAAAAAACATGCTCTTGGGTCTTGGTTGACTAAAATAGCCAAAGAAGCCATAGATGCTGAGAATTATTACGAATCAATTAATAAGAAGAAATAATGAAAAAAGCAATAGTAATTAGTGGCGGTGGGTCCAAGGGTGCATTTGCTGGTGGTATAGTTGATTACCTTATCACTAAGGAAAAGAAAGACTATGATATGTATGTTTCTTCTTCTACTGGTACATTAGTACAATTACTAGCTTCTACTGGTAATATCCCAAAACTTAAAGAAGCCTATACAACCGTCAATAATGAAGATATATGGAAGGTAAACCCATTTAAAGTAGTGACAAATAATAATGGTAAAATTAAAACTGAATTAAATTGGTTTAATGTCCTTAAAAATTTGGCACCATCATTTAAACTTGTTAGGAAAGATAAATTCCCTTGGATTAAATTAGAAAAAAAAGATGGAGCAATTTCTTTCGGTGATTCAAGTAATTTAATTAATCTTATTAAAAAATTCATGGGTCAGAAAGAATACCTTAGAGTTAAAGAAGAACTAGAAAAAGAATTAATTGTTTGTGTAGTTAACGCAACATTAAAACAAGTTGAATATAAATCATCATTAAATTGGGGGTATGATGATTTCTGTGAGTGGACACAAGCTTCTTGTAGTGCATATCCATTTATGAGTCCTGTTTTAAAAAATGATTACCAATATATTGATGGTGGTATATTAGAAACCACACCTATTCAAGAAGCTGTAAATAGGGGTGCAACTGAAATTGATATTATTATATTAAAAGAAGAGAATCCTAAATTTGAGGTTGAATATATGAGAAATTTATTTCACGGTATTTTAACTGAAATTGATATGATGCATAACGAACTTGGTAAAGATGATGTATTAATTGGGAAATTAAAAGGTAGGGAAGAAGAGGTAATACTTAACTTTTATTACACACCTAGGAAACTAACAAATAATAGTCTAATATTTGATAAGAAAATTATGGAAGATTGGTGGGAAGAAGGTTATAAATATGCGAAAGAAAAGAGTTTCAAATCGTATAAAGTAGTTAAGGGTAGGAAGGCTAGATTAATCAAAAAAGATTAATCATCACCATAAATATCTTTAGGTTTAACACACTTCTCTTTAATTAGTTTTTCAACAAAAGCGAACATCTTTAGACCATTATCTTCACAATAATCTTTTAATATTTTGTGAGTTGCTGGTGTTATTTTCAAGTTTTTACTACGTTTTACAGACATTATATAATAGTTTTATATATAAGTATGACGAAAGTATGAAAAAAATCATACTAATTATGGAGTATTCTACTCCATAAAATTTCTTTTGCAAATTTTGAATATATTTATTGTTAAGAACAGAAAATAATACATTAAAAAAAACAAAAGTAAATGGCTTCTTCAAATAGAGTATTCGTCTCACCAGGTGTTTACACATCCGAAAGGGATTTATCATTCGTAACACGTAACGTTGGTGTGACAACTTTAGGTTTAGTTGGGGAGACTGTAAAAGGTCCAGCATTCCAACCAATCTTCGTTAGTAACTACGATGAATTTAAATCTTTCTTCGGTGGATTAAATCCAGCAAAAGTAAAAGATACTGGTGCAGCAAAGTATGAATTACCATACATAGCAAAATCATATTTATCTCAATCTAACCAATTGTTTGTATCAAGAATTTTAGGATTCTCTGGATATGATGCTGGTATGGCTTGGGGGATAACATTAGATGCGGCATTGGACATCGATACTGTGGTGCCAACAACTGCTGAGGTTGATTACAACCCATTGATTACATATACTGCTTCAACAGCTGGAACATTAACAACTGTTGTAATCGCAAATCCAGAATTACAACAACTTTACGATGATGGTTTGGTAAGTTTAACTTTCCTACCAACAGCTATAATTGGTGATTCGGCTTCTTATGAACCAACATATAATAAAATTTCAGAAACTGGGTGTGACTTCTACGGGGTATCATTCGATACTGAGATTATTGCAACTAGTACTGATGTTAGTGGTAACACAATTGGTGTTGCTAGTGGTGCAACCATTAATTACTCTGGTGCATGTCATACTGGTGTTGAGAATAAGGTTGTTGCATTACTTAGGTCTAGAGGTAAGTACGATGGTAATGAGTTTTTGACTTTCGATTGTACTGGTGGGACTACAGATATTGGTATTTCAACAACTGGTGGAACAGCACAGACAAACCCATTAGGTACGTTTACAATTACTGGTACATCATTTTTCCAAGGTGGATTTAATTATTCATTATCTTTTGATAGAACTAAAAAGAATTATATTACAAGAGTACTTGGTAGAGGTGCACAAGATAATACTACCGCATTATTCGTTGAAGAAATTTACGAAAATATGTTAGAAGATTTAATTGCTGATAATAAAGTTAGAGGAATTAATATGTCATTAATTGATTACGGTAGAGAATTTGATGATAATCTTGAAGAATTTCAACCAGCAGTTACACCACACGTTGTGTCTGAGGTTAGGGGTAATAAAGTATTAAGATTATTTAGATTCTGGACAATTTCAGATGGTAACGCAGCAAATAAAGAATTTAAAATTTCAATCACTAACATTAGACCAGATGATAGATTGTTTGATGTTGAAATTAGAAGCTATGCGGATACTGATGCTAATAAATTAGTGTTGGAGAAATTTGTTAAGTGTAATATGGACCCAACATCTGATAGGTTTATTGGTAGAAGAATTGGGACATTGGATGGTGAGTTTGTATCTAGGTCTAACTATGTTTTAGTTGATGTAGAAGAAGATTCAGATGGTAGTGATGCATTCCCAGCTGGTTTCGTTGGTTATCCAGTAAGAGATTACAATACTAATGGAAACACTGGTGTACAAAACCCAAGTATTTCATATAAGAAAACATATAATACATTTGAGAAGAAAAGGAAATTTTACTTAGGTCTTTCTGATACAGTTGGTATCGACCAAGACTTCTTTGATTATAAAGGAAAACCAGATAGTTCAACACTAAATATGTGGACTGGTCTTACAAAAGGTTTCCACATGGATATTGAAGCTTCTGCGGTAACAATTGATAATGTTGAGGTTGTAATTAATACAACTGGAGGTACTTACTCACCAACATTTGAATTTGAAACTGGTAATGCTGAATTCAAAAATGATTTTGATATCGTTGGAACGGATTACGAAAAAACTTATGCACGTAAGTTCACATTTGCACCATATGGTGGATTTGATGGTTGGGATATCTATAGAACTAGAAGAACAAATCAAGATACTTACCAAATTAATGGGGCTAAGGGTTCTGTAGCACTTACTTCTGGTGTGTTCTCAAATAGAGCATTAACTAATGGTGAGAACGGAATTAACTCTGATTATTACGCATATTTTGAAGGTATGAGAACATTTGCTAACCCAGAGGCAATTAACATTAATGTGTTTGCCACACCAGGTATCGATATGATTGACCACCCTTCATTAATTGATGAAACAATCGAAATGATTGAAACTGAAAGAGCTGATTCAATCTATATTACAACTCTTCCAGATACTGATGGTAGTGGTGGTGCTATGACTGCTGAGGATGCTGTTGATAACATTGATGATGCATATGATAGTAATTATACTGCTACATACTGGCCTTGGATTCAAGTTCAAGATTCTGAAAATAGTCAACTTATTTGGTTACCACCAACAAGAGATGTTGTTAGGAATATTGCTTTGACTGATAATATTGCTTTCCCTTGGTTCGCAGCAGCGGGTGTACAGAGAGGTGATGTTAATGCTATCAAAGCTAGAAAGAAGTTAACTCTAGAAGAAAGAGATATACTTTACGAAGGTAGGATTAATCCTATCGCAACATTTGCAAGTGAAGGTATTAAAATCTGGGGTAACAAGACACTTCAAGTTAAAGAATCTGCATTAGATAGAATTAACGTTAGAAGATTATTGTTACAAGCTAGAAAACTTATTTCTGCTGTATCGATTAGATTATTATTCGAACAAAACGATGATATCGTAAGAAACCAATTCTTAGGATTAGTTAACCCAATCTTAGACAACATTAGAACTGAGAGGGGATTAACTGACTTTAGAGTACAGTTGGATAATGACCCAGAAGCGATTGATAGAAATGAGCTTTGCGGTAGAATATTCATTAAACCTACAAGGGCTTTAGAGTTTATCTGCGTAGAATTCAACATCATGAATACTGGTGCATCATTTGATGATATCTAAGATTATATAACTATAAGCAAAAAGGACCTAATAGGTCCTTTTTTGCGTTTATAGAATATTTATTATAAAACAAAGTTATGACTAAGAAACTTATTGTGACCGAAAAACAACTACAAATTATCACACAACATATTAATGAAAGTAATGATACTCTAAATAAATTATTATCAGAAGGTATAATTGAAGAAGGGTTCAAAGATATTGCACTTGGTTTATTAATGTTAGCTGGTGCAACTTTAACTGGTCAAAATAAAGCCATAGCACAAAAGGCTTTAGAAAACCAAGAGATTGTCCAAAAGATTGATGCGACACTTTCTGATACTAGTGAACTAAATAAAGTTATTAATAGAATTGATTCAAAAATGCCAAATGCTGGTCAAATGATTCAACAAAATGCAGATAAAATTAAATCAACGATTAGTTATATTAATGATAAAAATGCTAAAAAACCAAAAGTTGGTCAAAGTGTTGTTTATTCAAAAACATCTAGCCCATCTGTATTAAGGACTAGGTTAAAACAAGGTTATGCACTTTCTGATGTTAAAATAACTAGAGATACCATATTACCACCTAAAACTATTGTAACAGTACAGGATACGATAGATTTTAAATGGTCATCAGATAATTTTTTTGAATCGGGAACATTCCAAATGAATCAAAACTCATCTGATTCTATTTCCACAGTAGTAAATGAAATAAATGCACAAGGTGGTCGAATTATTGGTGTTTATATCGAATCATCAACTGATAAAGAACCAATTAGAATGGGTAATACAAAATTAGCCCAACTAAGAGCAAATAGTGTTGAACAATTTATGCAAACATTAAATATTGGTGAAGCTAAATTTGAGGTTACTACAAGTCCAGATAGTGGTCCAGAAATATATGTTGCTGGTATGTCTAAAGAAGATAGATTAGATGCCCGTATTAAAACCGCCCCATATAGATTCGTGAATATAAGATTAATCGTTGTATTTGATGAAGAAGTCAAAAAAGGTGAAACTGCTCCACAAGTAATTGAAAGACATAGATACGAGTTAGTTAAAGTAAACACACTCATTTATAAAAAAGTAAAAATTAGGTATAAGAAAGGTAAAAATAAAACATCTTGTAAAAAAATTAAGACTAAAAATAAAAAACGTGGGGTAAGTACTACTTCATGTGAAATGTTTGGTGGGTCTGGTCTTAGTTGGGCACAATAATTTGTTAATCCAAAAATTTTTCGTATATTTGCTAGATAATCTAGTTCTTATGAAGAAAAATAAAAGAATTTATGTATTTGATTGGGATGATAATATTATCCACATGCCCACCACAATTAGATTAGAACGAAATGTTGGTGGTGTGTGGATTACGGAAGAAGTATCAACCATGAAATATGCGATAATTAGAGATAGTGATGAATATCGATATCCACTAGGTGTAGCTGACCCTTATCTAAATTTTTCGAATAATCCACAATTTATTTCAGATTTATCAATTGCCCTTGAAGACAAAAGATTTGGACCATCATTTTCTAAATTTAAAGAATGTTTAATGTATGGTAATGATTTCGCAATAATAACCGCTAGAGGTCAATCAAAACATGTAATATTAGCTGGTATCATTATGATTATTGGTAAAACATTTTTTAATGATGAAATGAACATAATGTTAAATAATGTTGGTGATTTAAATGAATATTTATCTAGACAAGTAATTTGTCCAGTAACCTCTGATGAAATGGATTTTACTGAATTAAAGGAAAGTAATGCCGAAGATAAAGATGAAGAGAATATCCAATTACGTAAAGTAATTGCACTTGATAGGTATATTGAAAACAAAATAAATACCACTGATTTCATTGAATTTGATGGTAAATTTAGTGTTGGTTTTAGTGATGATGATGAAAAGAACGTAAAAACTATAAAAGATTTTATAGATTCAGCATTAAAACCAAGATATCCTAATTTACATTTCGTTGTTTATGATACATCTAACCCCGAAAATGTGGTGAAAAACCAGATTTAACACCTCACTATTAATTAAGTTTAAAAAAAGTTTGTCAAAAAGCAAATCTCTATATATTTATTATTAAATAAAGAGAACTTTAAAACTTAATTAAAATGGCTGATTTGTTAATGAAAATGCCCGTACCGTACGAACCAAAGAAAAAAAATCGTTGGTTAATTAGATTCCCATCTGATTTGGGGATTCAAGAATGGTGGCTACAAAGTGCTTCAAGACCTTCTATTACTCAAAATGAAGTTGAGATTCCATTTCTTAACACGTCAACTTGGGTAATCGGTAGATTTACTTGGGAGCCAATAACTGTTACATTTAGAGACCCTATTGGTCCATCTGCTTCACAAGCAATTATGGAGTGGGTTAGATTACACTCTGAATCTATCACAGGTAGACAAGGTTATGCTGCTGGATACAAAAAAGATGTTGAAGTAGAAATGCTTGACCCAACTGGTGTTGTGATTGAAAAGTGGGTACTACAAGGTACGATGACCACGAATGTTAGTTTCGGTGACTTAGCGATGGACGATGACTCTATTGCAGATATCACGGTTGACTTAAGATTTGATAGGGCAATCCTAGTATTCTAATAGATACAGATAAAAAATTAAAAGACTATCCAAACGGATGGTCTTTTTTTTTGTTTATAGAAAACTTTACTCTTAGTATTTATATAATAGATTAGAATAATAATATACTTAAAAAGTTTTAACATTATGCCAGAGAACAAACCAAGCGTAATACCAACACAAGACCAAATCCTTAAGATGAATGAGGAAATGGCTGATAAACCAGATATGAGTATGATTGAGCAAGCTAATGCTACAGGTACTGAAATTGCTAATCAATTCGAAAAGGAACAAGAAATTAAATTCAATAGTGAAGTACCTTTGGGTGAACAAGCCGCTGCGGAAGCTATGCGTTTAAAAACCCAAGAACAAATTGCTGAAAGAGAAAGATTACTTCAACAACAAAAAGATAGGGCTGCGTTACTAGACCAAGAGAGGGCTAAGATGATGAATCAAAAACCACCTCAAAGACCACCAGTACAACCACCAGTTCCTCCTACCCCACCAGTTCCACCATCAAATCCGTCTGGATACGATATGCCAGAAAGGGCACCAGAACCTGTGGATAAATATTATGCTATTAGTCAACCTCAAATGAATGCTTCATTTGATGTTATTCCACTACCTTCTGAGGGTAGACTATACAAAAATGGTAAAAAGTCTATTAAAGTGGCTTATTTGACCGCTGCTGATGAAAATATACTTACTAACCCAAACCTTATGGAAAGTGGTGAGTTTTTGGAGATTTTATTGAATAGAAAAATTTTAGAACCAGAATTAAGATATAAGGACCTACATGTGGGTGATAGAAATGCTATTATGATTTGGCTTAGAGCAACAGGTTATGGGCATGAGTACCCAATTACTGTTTATGACCCAGAAACAGCAGAACCATTTGAACATATTGTAGATTTATCTGAATTGAAAACAATTAATTTAAATGTTGAAACTGATAAAGAGGGGTTAATTGATTTTGAATTACCATTAACTAAAGCTAAATTAAAAATAAAGTTATTAACAGTTGGTGATGTTGCTGATATTGAAGAGCATGTGGGTGAGAAAATGGGTCTTAATGATGGTTCGGTTGACACAGTAACTTACACATTAGAAAAACAAATTGTTGACATTAACGGAAACAGAGATAAAGCGTATATAAAGGATTTTATTCAATCTATGAGGGTTGGAGATTCCAACGCTGTTAGAAAGTATATTGACCAAATTGATAGTGGAATTGACATGAAGCTAGAAATCGGGACTCCTGGGGGTGGGTCCCTCGACACGTTTCTTCCCATTAACTTCAAGTTTTTTTGGCCTAACTTATAACTATAAAAAGCCGTTTCTACAAGAGGTCTATATTTGTATGAAACACCTAGGTTTCCAATATAGTGAAGTAATGTCAATGCCAGTTTATGAAAGGAGATTCTACATTGAAATGTTTAAAGATGAAATGGAAATGCAGAAAGAAAGAATGGATGATGCACGAAAAAATGCAACATCTGGTGGAAAAGGAACCCGTAGTAAAACAGTATCTGGTGAGGCTTTAAAATCACAAATGAGAAATAATCAAATCCCTAACCAATAAAAGTTAGGGATTTTTGGTATATAATGATATTTATTACTAAACAACAATATGAAATTGAGAGTAGAACATACAAGATTAAGGTCACTTATTACTGAGGCGACATATCAAGATGCGTTCGCCCAAATTAAAAGGGGAGACACATTAGTTGTTAAAAGTGGTAAACAAGTATATAAATCAGAGATTATCAGTAAGTTCAGTAATCAAGTTACTTTTGAATGGGAAGGGGAATATTACATTATAACTGATAATTCGTACAATGGTAAAAACCTTGATACTATGAGGATGGTTATTGGAGATGATGGTAAGAAAAAAAGAACTGTTAAAGGACCAACAATTAAAGGTGTTTATAATATTATAATTAAAAGGGGTGATAAAATTGTTACTGGTGTAACACCAGATAATGGTAGACCAAAAGATAAAGAACAAGACCAAGAAAAAGCAAAATCACAATTTGAAAGAAGACGTGAGGATATATTTTCAGAATTTAATAATTTAGATACTGGTGATGTGATTGAAATTACAACTGGTAAAGTAATAACTAAAGGTGCTGATAAAGGTTCATTAGCGAAAAATTCAATTACAACAATTAAATTAAAGTCAGAAGGTGAAATGGGTAAATGGATTAAAATGTCACCAGTTGATTTTACTGGTGCTGAGGCTTCTAAATATTCAGAATATGATAACACATATTTCTTTTTTGATATCGGTTCAATTAAAACAACAAAAGAAGGTATAATTTTAATCCCAACAACTAAAAATTTAACGACTGGTGATACTGGTAAATTACAAATAAAAAATGTATTTGGAGTTGAGAATATTGGGTCACACGTAAAAGAACCAGAATATACTGTTGCTGATATTATGAAATCACCAGCAATGAGAAATATGATGCAAAAATCACCAAGTTTACTTAATAAAATTTTAGGTAGAACTAAATCAACTGGTATTGTACCATTAGAAAAAAAATTATCTTCTATAGGGTTAAATAGTAAACCAAAAAAAGGTAAAAGAGTTAAATATGAATTTACTGGTGCTGATATTAGACCAGACAAGGCATTTAATTTTAAAAATGGTAAAACATATATTGGTAAATTTACTAAGCAAAATGTTATTAGAAGGACAGGTGATAACAGAAGAGAGTCGATGTATTTAACAATGGGTAATAAAAATGATGATGGAACCTATAATGTAACCGTAGATTACGTTAAAACTGTTAACAATGAGCCACAACGTGAGCAAATTGGTAAGGGTAAAATAAAAATTATTGAATTAACAAACTAATAAATGGCAAACGAAGGTTTTAATCCAGACGACTTTAGAGAGTATGAAGAGAGGTTAGCTAAGATTTTGGAGTTACAGAATCGTGCAACTGATGGTCTTAAAGGTTATAATTCCATATTGAAAGATATTAAGGAAGTAGCTAGAAATTTGAAAACCATCAAAGAGCAAGAAGCTAGGTTATTAAATGAAATTGAAAGTAGGGAAAAGAAAAGGCAAAGGTTAATAGCTAAAGCTGGAACTTTACAAGGTAAAAATAAGAAACTTGTTGAAGCCGAAGTAAAAGAACTTGAAAAAGAAATAGCTGCAAGAAAAGAAGGTTTAAAGTATGCCAAACAAAAGACTGCTACTTTAAAAGAAAATGCAGCCATATTAGCTGATTCAGCTAATTCTGGTAATTTATTATCAGCATCATTCGTATCAATTGGTAGAGGTGCTGTCGGTGCACTTAAAACACTTAAAGGTATGTCAAAAGAAATGCTAAAAGAAATGAAAGCAGTTCAAATGACAGAACAAAGTATGGGTATTCTAAATAAAAATGCCGATGCATTTAGAATGAACATGTATAAAGCTGCTGGAACGACAAATCAATTGGGTGTTAATGCTGGTGATTTAGCAAAAATGCAAGGTGCTTATTCGGAACAAATAGGTAAAAGTGTTGTTTTAAGTGAACAAGGTTTAATTGCTATGGCTGAAATGGCTAAAGGGACTATGTTGGGAGTTGAAGGAACTGCTGAAATGGTCGCTAATTTAGAGAATTTCGGTATATCCGCAATGGGTTCACATAAAATAATGGAAGAAATGATGAATACATCTACTAAAATGGGTGTTAATTCAGTTAAAGTCACCGCTAATTTAAAGAAAAATTTACAATTAGCAAATAAATTTCACTTTAAAGATGGTGTTAAAGGTATGATGAGACTTGCCGCTAGTGCTGCTAAAGTTAGAATTAATATGGATGGTATTGCAAGTATGGCTGATAAGGTATTTAGACCAGAAGGTGCAGTAGAAATGGCTTCAAGACTTCAAACTATGGGTGGTGAATTTGCTAAATTAGCTGACCCATTCACACTTATGTTTAAAGCTAGAAATGATTTTGAAGGTTTTACTAATGATATAATTGATGCATCAAAAGAATTTGCTAAGTTTAATAATGAAACTGGTGAATTTGAAATTTCTGGTCTTGGGTATGATAGGATTAAAGAAATTGCTGATATTACAGGTATGGCAGCATCAGATGTCGCACAAATGTCAAAAGATGCTGCTAAATTAGACCAAATTGAAATGAATATTGGTGGTGGTGTAACTGATGAACAAAATAAAGAATTCATTTCATCAATAGCTAGTTTTAATCAAGCAACTAAAGAATATGAGGTTACTATTGGTAATCAACAAATTGGTATAAATAAATTAACTGATTCACAAGTTAGTGCTATGAGAGATGAGAAAGAATCATTAAAAGAGAGGGCTAAACAAGCACAAACATTTGATGAAACTTGGAAAAACTTACAAAATACATTTAAAACATTATTATTCCCAATACTAAATGGTTTATCAGAAGGACTTAAAGAACCATTAGCCCAATTTATGGAATGGGCTCAAGAGAGTGGTGGATTTGATAGGTTATTTGAAGCATCAAAAAAAGTTGGAAAACAAATTGGTTCTTTTTTAAAAGGTGCGACTGAATTAGCTACATCAATTTTAGAGTTTGTTGGTGATAATCCAATAACGAGTGGAATCATGGCATTAATTGGTAGTGCAGCCCTTTGGGTTGCAAGAGGTATGTCTCTTGGAATGGGCTTCAATATGACCGCATCACCTGGTGGAATGATGAGTGGAATGATGGGTGGTCGTGGTGGTGGTAGACGTGGTGGTCTAGGTGGAATGATGGGTATGGGTAACCCATTTAAATCGGCTAAAGCTGGTTATCGTGGTGCTGGAATGAAAGGAAAAGGTTTCGGTGGTAAGATGATGGGTGGAATGAAAGGTTTCGGAAAAGGTATGGGCGGAATGGGTATGGGATTACTCGGAATGGGTACTAGTATGGGGTTGGATTACCTTAGAAGTGGTATGGATGACCCAAATAGTACTGGTGGTAAAGCAATGGGTGTTGGTAGCTCAGCATTAATGGGTGCTGGTACTGGAGCAATGTTTGGACCTTGGGGGGCACTAATTGGTGGACTAATTGGTGGACTAATTGGGGCTGGTTATGGTACATTTAATGAATTCTTTACCGAAGGTGGTAAAGGCGGACCAATTGGGAGGCAGAGTGCCACACAGAGCTTTGATGATGTTATTATGCGTAGTGGACAAGCTCCGATTGGGATTAATCCAGCTGATGATATTATGTCAGTTAAAAAAGATGGACCAGTTGATAAAGCATTGGATAAGGGTAATGCATCTGGTGATATTAGGGTTTCATTTGGGAACACTATGAAGATTGAAGGTAATTTAACTTTAAATAATGGTGATGGTTCAGCAGATATTACATTGGATGACCCAGTATTATTAAGAGATTTAAGTAGCCTTATACAACAAGAGTTAAGCAAAGCAATTAATGGAGGTAAAATGTCTCCAAATCCAGCATAAACATTGGGTAATATAAAATAAATTAAAAATAAATGGGAAAAAGCTTGCATATTTAAAGTTTATTCCCTTTTTTATATATAGTTAATATGTAATATTAACCCATATATATTATTTATATTAATATACATATGGCCTATATAGTATATTATATATATTGAAATTCCCCAAACGGCTATTTATTTTCTTAGAAAACCCATTAGATTGGTATTTATATAGAAACGAAGTTATTATGCCAAATGGAATCAACGATATTTCACCAGACTTAAGAGACTGGTTATTAAACAAGAACCTTATTTTAGCTGACTCAATCACTGATGGTGGTTTAGCTGGGTTAGCTGTGGGATTAGGACAAGTAGCCCAAGTGGAAACATTACCAAATGCGGTGCAACCATCAACTAGTATTGTTGATAATGGTCAATTCTATAGAGATTTAAACCTTTTATCAAACCCATATAAATCATTAAATGGTAATGAAGAAATTGATATTAATACAAATACAATCATTAATATTGGTAATTTACCACCAGGTTCTTTACCTCTAGGTTATCAACAAAATATAGGGTCAGATAATCCAACATCACCTTTTAATATTGAAGCTGATGAAGCTAGAGAACAAATGTTGAAAAATAAGTACTTTGATGCTGAATTTCTATATAAGGTTAATCTTAACACAGTATTTGTTTCACCAGAATCTGATGGTGTTTATAAAATTAAGGAATCAATAATAGCTAGGACTATTGATACAGCATTAAATGCAGTTAATTTAGGTGGTGTGGCACAACAAGTTGGTGTTATCGGTGATGATACACCGTTAGGTACTATTGGTGACCAAGAACTTGTTAAACATTTCGGATATAACGCAGCATTTGGTTTAGCACAAGAAACATTAGGTCATATAAATGCAAACCCACTTAGTCTTTTACAAGGTAATGATATTTTTGTACCTAATTTTGCAATTACTGTTGCTAAGGGTGATACTGCTGGTGTTGGTGATTTCGCTTCTAGGGTATTAGGTTTTGAATTACCAGTTAGTTTATTAGACACATCTTCATCACCATTTTCTTCTGAAAATCCAGTAGATAATATTAGAAGGGCTCAAGCTATGGTTGAGAATACTGGTAAAGGTCAAGTTTTGGCTATGATTGATAATTTAAACCAAAATAAATATAGACCAACTATAACTGATAATAGAAAAAGAGAAAATATTACTAAGGGTGATACTGGAACTAATGGTGATTTATATGCCTTTGAAGCTGCCGAAAAAGGTCGAATTACCGAATTATTAAATATGCCCCCACGAGATGAAAATTCAACTGAAACAGTTTCTAATGAAGAATTTGAAACAACATACGGTAAAATTACATCCGAATTAGATGGTGGTTTTAATAGTGAATTTGATGATTTAACTAATAAAGCAACGAGTTTCAATGATGTCGATGATAGGGGTAATGGTGAATGGGCAACAACTAAATTTACTTGGACTGATGATAAAAATAAAAAAGGTGAGGAATTAGGTGTTTTCAGTAGAACTGATATGAAAAACCCTAAAAGTTTATTATATAAAACCCAAGCTCTTTTTAATTCCAATAAAACCAGAAATTTAATTACAGCACAAGGTGATATACAAATTTCACCTAGTGAAATAGAAACGGCTGTATCAGTAGGGTCTAATACTTTTATTTCTAAAGGTTCTGGAGTTAAATCATTATCAGCCATTGAGGGTACTGCTATAGAACCAGATGATGTGTTTTGTAGAGTATGGACAACATTTGATAGGTACAATCAAGTTCATGATTTACAAAAGAATGATGGTTTAAATAATCAATCTGGTTTAAGACTTAAAAATAGAACTGAATCTTCATTATTAGATAGTGGTTCAAATGGATTTGTTAAGGTTGCACCATATGCTAGTGAACCAAATGTTAAAAAATTCATGTTATCATTAGAAAATTTAGCTTGGGATGGTCCATTATTTTCTGACTTACCAGAGTGTGAGCAAGGACTTGGTGACCCAGTTACTGGAACTCGTGGTAGGTTAATGTGGTTTCCACCATATGATTTACAATTTACAGATACCACATCAGTTAATTGGGATTCTACCAACTTTATTGGTAGAGGTGAACCAATTTACACATATAACAATACTGAAAGAACAGGTACTTTAGGATTTAAGGTTATTGTTGATTATGCCACATACATGAATGATATGAGAGTATTGAATTCTGATAATGATTTGTATAATAGTATTGCTGCTGGTTGTATTGATTTTGATAGAGAAGTTGTTAAACAATTATCTAAGAGTGAAAAAGATAAAATTGATGTAGAAAATGCTGAAAAACCGCAAATTATTGAAGCTGAGATAACTGGTGAAGCACCAGAACCATTTAAAGTCTATTTCCCAAATGATGCAACAGCTGTACCAACAACATATGAGGATGGTATCGTAGTTGAAAATGCGGTAACGTATAGTGATGGTATAACATTCACTGGTTGTAAACCATTTACACCAGGTAAAAGTACTGCTGGTTGTAATTGTGCACAAAAGAATAGTACTGATTTTGGATTAAATGTACAACCACTTAAATTACCATCTGATGCAGAAATTACAGATTTCCCAACAGGTTGGCAAGGTGGTGCATATTTGATTGCTTTAGCTGAATATATCGTAAATAAAGCCCCATCAGTTAGGATATACATTGATGGTTGGGCTAGTTCGGATGGTACAGCTAGTGCAAATGCAACATTATCCCAAAGTAGGGCGAATAATGTTAAACAAAGATTAGAATCACAATTAATTGCTGCTGGTGACCCATTGGGGGGTAGGAGATTTGGTCAACAACCAAAAGGTAAGGGTGTTGCAAATGCAACTAGTTGTAAACCAAAAACAATTAAAAGTTGTGACCCACAACCAGGTGTTCCAGATGTAGATGCTAAGTGTAAGAAGGAATCTAGGGTAACAACGATATCATTCAAAAAAGACCCAGCACTTCAACAACAAATTGATGATGCAATTAAAGTCAAAGAGAAGAGTGAAAGATTAAATGAATTATCAAGGGAAATTAAATCTAGATTTATTGATGAATGTAGTTATTTTGAAAAGATGGAGCAAGATTCACCATTTATATATGATAGGATAAGTGAAAAAATCGCCTTCTTCCACCCAGCATTTCACTCTACAACACCAGAAGGATTTAACTCTAGGTTGAACTTTTTAATGCAATGTACTAGACAGGGACCAACACCTAATTCAAGTAATGACCCATCTAATTTAGCATTTGGTAAGGCACCAGTTTGTATTTTAAGATTGGGAGATTTTTATAATACTAAGATTGTTATAGATAATGTTGATTTGTCGTTTGACCCACTTGTTTGGGATTTAAACCCAGAGGGTGTTGGTGTTCAACCAATGATTGCTAACGTAATGTTATCATTTAAATTTATTGGTGGTTCTAGTCTTAGTGGTCCGATTAATAGATTACAGAATGCTGTTTCATTTAATTATTTTGCTAATACTGAAATTTATGAAACTAGGTCTGATTATATTGAAGATGGTGAGTATAGGAATGGATTTGCCCCAACTGATGATGATGCCCTTAGAGAATTTTTAAATGAATCGGAACAAGAAGGTTTAGGCACAAATAATAATGTTCCAGTTAATAATCAATTGTCTGAGGCTGAAAGAGCAAATTCTAATGAAGAAAATCAACCAGAAGACCTTGGTAGTAAGAATTTTACTTTTGTAAATTATGAAATTGGTATTGGATTACCACCAAATAGTGAATTGGATGGAACAACTCCAGTACCAGTTAGTGTTAGATTTACTATTTCATCAGATGAAGAATTAAATAAAGATGAATACCCTTTCGATATAATTTTAGTTGATTCAAATACTGGTGACCCAGTTAGTGGACCATTTAAGTACATTTATTCAAAAGATAATGAAACTAGTACGGCTAATTGGGTTTTACCATTAAAGGGTAACATTAATGATATAAAAAGAAATTATGGTTTAAAGGGAATTGGAATAGATGGATACCCTATGACAATAATAAGTGGATAAAATATTAAATAATGTCAGAATATTACGATAGATACGAAAGATTTAAAGCAGATGGAACAGTAAAGCCAATACCAGGTCTTTTTGTTGATAATAAGCCATCAGATAAGAAAATAGTTTATAAAATGGGTAGCTCAAGACTTGACAAATTGTCTCAAGAGTATTATGGTAACCCATATCATGGTTGGTTAATATTATCAGCTAATCCACAATTTGGTGGGTTAGAATTTAATATACCAGACCAAGAAGTTATAAGAGTACCATTTCCTTTCGACTCAGCATTGGAAAGGTATTTAGAGCAAGTTAATAGACACATAGCATTATATGGGGAATAGAAAATCAAATATTAATCCAGCTAGTTACGAAGGTGGTAAAGTGATATTAGTAGACCCAAACCCAGAAAATAGGGAAATAGTTACACCAGAGGATTTAAGTATCTCTGTTAAATTGAGAACAATAAAAAGGGAGAGGTCATCAATAGTTGTAGATTCATCTACTGATGCGAGTATTGCTACAGTTAAAACTGGTGATAATGGTGGTGTAATTAATTTTATTGGTGGTAGTAAAACTGGTGATGATAGGTCATTGACCACACACTATACTGAATTAAATACTGATTTCAATAAGACCAATGGTGATTTAGAGACCCTTGGAATTACTGGAATTAAAATCGATTTTAATTCCTCATATGCACCATTAATCACAATTAACTTTACTGATATTAGGGGTAAATTATTTGAGATGGGTAATGATTCACCTTATAGTGTATTTTTCAATCTTCCATACCCAATATTTGAATTAACAATTAAAGGTTATTATGGTAAGGCAGTGACATATTGCTTACATTTAACTAAATTTAATGGTAAATTAAATGATAAGACTGGTAACTATGAAATATCTACACAATTTGTTGGTTATACTTTCGCATTCTTAGCGGATATGTTAATGGGTTATCTTAGGGCCGTACCATATACACCATGTGGTTTAGACCAAATTGAAAAGAAGAATCTTGAAACGGTAACAACCGCTAATGGTGTATATACTAATACATTTTTTACTTTTGATGAATTACAAGATGGGATTCTAAATTTGAATATTGAATTACTTAAATTAAAACACGATGACCCAAAAATAGCTGCATTAGCTTTGGCTGAAAATACTATAGTTTCTCTAGAAACATTAAAAGAAACAATTCGTGATTTATTAAATAATGTAACTAAAGATACTAAAATAATTAGGACATATGGTAATTTTGTCATTTCAGCTAAGAAACCAAGTGGTACAACAACACAAAAAGTCACTAATGCTGAAAATGCGTTTAATAGAACTATTAAACTTAGAATTAGTGAAATTAATGATACACTAACTACAAAATACCAATTAAACGAAAACACTTATAAAATTATTAATAATCAAACTAAGTTTAATAGGGTGAAGCAAAGTGATTTTGGTAGTAATGAATATGATGCCTATATCTTACTAATGGAGGAAGCACAAAATGTTGAAAGACAGATTCCAAAATTAATGGATGAAAAAGAGGAAGGTGCTGATGAATATGACAAATTTAAAGATTTTGTTAAGGCAACACCCGAAACTAATGATGAATTTGTTATCTATGATATGTCTAGAGCACTTGATGATTTAACAGAAAAAATCACCTCATTAAAAAACGATACATCTGCAACTAAGGAAGAAGTAGCGGATGAATTTGGTGAAGTAATAGCAGACACATTAGGTAAAACAGACGAATATGGGGACCCAATACTACCATTTGAACCAACTGTTTTAAATTTCTTTAAAATATTATCTGACCATGTTGATATTTTTATGACATGTCTTAGAGATTTAGCTAGTAGTATTGAACTGGACCCGAATAAGAGAAAAAAAGATTTAGAAAAAGTTGTTGGTGGATTAGATATTGTTAAAGGTGATACTAATATTGAAAACCTAAAGCCGTGGCCAGATTATAAAGAAAAGGATGATAAAGTTAATGGATATGTAGATAAGTGGATTGGCAATAAAGCACCAACAATGCCAGAGGTGCAATTTGTTGAAGATATGTTATCTGGTTTACTTAAGGCTAAGCAACGAGATAATGAATTTTTAAATAAATTAGATTTAGGATTCCCAAATTGGTATCCAGTAAATCCCTTTGATACCTCATTATTTACATCATTTGAGAATCCTTGGAAATCGGTTGAGGATAAGGATGATGCTGAGGTTATTAGACTTATGTTACTTAGAGGTATCACATTTATTGGTTTCTCACATAGGGGTGGATTAACTGATAAAGAGATTAGGGCTATGGCTAGAATTGAAGCTAATAATGCCTATACAAGTATTAAGAATCAAGAAATTAAAGATTCCATTAGATATTATAATGAAAAAAATGATGTTCGTGATATTGTTGATGAAGTTGTTAACGAAGCATTGTTTGGTAAAACTGAGTGGAAAAATTATGCTAAGGCATTAAATGGTAATTCAATTTTAAATAAGGAGTACACTACGTATACCCCACAAGTTGCTGGTTTTAATGTCGATATATCTTTATTTGGTTACCAAATAGCTGGTGGTACACAAACAATTAGATTCCATGAATATATTTATGTACCATCATTTGAATCTTATACGACAGTTGATGCCGCAGTACAAGCACAAGAAGATGCTAAGATATTTGAACCAATATGGGATAAAGATGAAATTGCACAATTTATCCCATTATATAACCCAAATAATGATAATAGATTATATGGGGGTGGTTATCTTGCGGTTAAAAGTTCTGAGGATGCATATTGGGGTGACCAATCTGATAATAATACATTGGTAACTAACGCTGAACGTATAAAGCTTAGGGATGATGAAGGTGCAATATTTTTCAGTAATTACCTAGGTGGTAATGGTGGTGGTACTGATGGTAGAGAGGATGATGGTTCAACTTGGTTCGAAATATTAGATGGATTTGGTAATGATAGTGATTACTATCGTCAACCAGATTTAAATTTCCCAAGCTATGGTGATAGGATATTAGAAGAAGAAGGGTTATCAAGGTCACCAGTAGCAACACTTGAAAACTCATATGGTTTTTTATGGAATTCTGATAATGTATCGGAAAATACATCTGTTTTTGGTGGTTTACATAAAACTCACGAATTTATTAATGCAAAAGTTGATGGTGAATATATGGTTGCTGGTCAAACTGATATACCAGCAGCATTGATGTTTTATACAAACACCACTTCTGGTAGACCAATATTTACTGGTTCAAGAACATTAGGTGTTGGTGGTGTTAAAGTTGCATATAGTCAATATGATATACAATTCGATAGTGAGATTGTTAATGGTGAAAAGGTCATAACAAAAATTTATCCAGACACTAGGTCTACACTAAGTTTTGGTAAAATTCAAGCTTGTAATAGGTTTGATGAACAAGATAGTATATTAACAAAAAGGGTTAGTTCGAATGAAGATTCAGAATTAGGTGCTAATAAATCAGCTATTTACCAATCATTAACTGATAGAGTGAATGTTAGTACACCATTCCTTGGATTTAAAGTATATGAACAAGTTCCATTAACTGATGAAGAAGATGCATTTAGTTCATTTGGGGCTTTCGAACATTTCTCAACGTTTGGTAGTGACTTATACTATTCTCAAGATAATGAATACGCAAAGGCATACTTATTCTTACATAGTATACCATTTGATGGTATGGCATTTAATCTTGAAGGTACTTTTGGGACATTAGGTAACTTATTTGATAGTAGTAATAGAGCCAATGGTTTATTTAGTAAATCAGTTCAATCATTCTTTAACCAGAGGGCTGGCTTTATTGAAATACCACATTCTTGGTTATTATTTTTAGGTGCAGTTATAAAAAGACAATGGAATTCTGGCATTGGTGGTGGTGAGTACGTTAAATTCCTTGATGATACTGATGGTTATTCATTAATACCATATATACCATCTGATGGACCTATACCAGCTAATAATGAATATTGTTTACCAGATTTAGCAACAAATGAGGTATTCGGTTTTCAAAACAAACAAGGTGGTGTTGGTATTATTGGTGGAACAACTAGTGATTTTACTGAGGTTGAAAGAACAATTAGATTTTTACCTTGGAACATTAAAAGAACTTTGGTTGATTATTTTGAAGATTGGGTTGAAGATGAAAGTACATCACTAGGTTGGGGTGCCATAAGAAATGAATTACAGTTATTTAATAATAGTACAACAAAATTAGATAGAATTGATTATTGGCAAACTTTCAGAACTAGATTAAGTAATGACCCTTTAGATTTATACACAGACCCAATAGTAAATCCTAAAGCGGTATTTAATTATATTGTAATATCAAAAGATGAAAAACACCAAGATAGGTCATATTTACCAGGTGATGGTGGACAATTGATTACTGATGTTAATTTAGCAAGTACTTCAACAATTGCTAGTACAGTAACAAAAAATGCAAATATGGGTACACCATTTAATTTTTTCTTAGAAATGAGAGATGAGAGTGATGCTGTTAATAAAATGTTTGATTTTTTAACAGCAACTAGAATTTGTGCAAATGCAAGTTGGAGACCTTGGGCGATGGATGCTGAGGTTCCAGTACCAGGGATTAGACACCCATTTAGATTTGATAGGGATAAATTAGGAACATATGTTACTGGCTTCATAAAGGAGTTCATTGATTTACATACTGAGGATGATTCAGTCGATAAAGACTTGAAGTTAAAACAAGAGTTATTCCAATCAATTAATAATGATGATATTAAATTAAATATTTATAAAAACCTAAAATCAATTCACGATAAATGGATTGCTGGTGGTATTAGTAGTTGTGGTGTAACTAGATTAATTGACCATTTTAAATTTATTGATAGGTCATATAGGGATATTAGTGATGAATTCAAAGTAAACCCATCTAATATGATGGAATATATGGTTAGAGATTATAACCAAAGTTTTTATGAATACACTGCTAGGGTTCTTACAGATAATAATTTTGATTTCATACCACTACCTAGTTGGGTTGATTATAATAGTAAGAAAGAGATTGAGAATGTATTTAATACTTATTCTTATGTTGACACACCTAAAAGTAGTGGTCCACAATTTATTTGTATGTATATTGGTGAAAGGTCTAATAAGTTAGATTTAGGTAACCAAAGTCAATATGATAATGATGGTTTTGATTTCAAAATAAAAGATGGTGGTGTTGATGTATCAATTTTACCAGAAGACTTAACTTCACCAAAATCTGGTGATAGAAGTAAGGTACCAGTATTTTTAGTTAAATACAGTGACCCAAATCAAAGTGTTTTTAAAGGGTTCAAATTAGACCAAAGTGAATTTACTGAGACAGATGAATCATTACAAGTTATTGATGATATAGCTAATAAAGGTGGTCCTAATCAAGCTTCTGGTGTTGGTCAAAATTTATTTGATATTTACAATACTAGGTCTTATTCAGCTGAAATAGAAATGATGGGTAACGCACAAATTCAACCATTGATGTATTTCCAATTGAGTAGTGTACCTATGTTCCACGGAGCATATACAATTATTAAGGTTTCACACGTTATTAAACCAAATACGATGTCTACAACATTTAAGGGTGTTAGAATACGTCACGTAAAGACTAAGATGGTTGATGACACTACAATATTTATGAATTTAATTGGTTCATTAACAGATGTTCAATTTAGTTCAGCCGATTTAGATGATTTAAGTAAATCAGTTGATGAGGATGCTGGAAAAGGTGGTGTATCAAATACTCAAGGTGGTGTTAGATTATCTGAGCATAGAAATTTAACTGGCACAGGTGGTCCAGGTCAGCCAGATTGGTCTGGTTGTATAACTTATCCATTAAAACAAGGAAATGGTGTTAAAGTACAAGATAAATTTAAATTAAATCGTGCATTAAACGGTAAAAAAAGTGGTATAATTTCACCATATTGTCTTGAAGAAGTTGGTAAATATATTGAGAAAGTTGGTTCAATGTGGAATAGTCGTAGTAAAAACAAAACACATGGTGATACAATTTGGTTTAATGATTTATCATTATATGGTGGTGGCGATATTGTTGGGCATTCAACACATGAAACAGGTTTAAGTATTGATATAAGACAAGTTAGGGTTGATAAAGAAAATAAAGGTGTTTATGTTTTTAGTAAATATACTAGTGGAAGTTGCCCAAAACCAACTACCACAACATTACACCCAAAATATGATAGAGCTGCAACAATAGAATTTATTGAATTATTATTAGATGAAGCTTTGGTCACCAATGGTTTTAGAGACCCAAATAAACAAATTGTTAGGATAATTTATTTTAATGACCCAGAGGTTATAAATCATTTCAAGAACTATAAAGGTTATAATAGAAATATGGTTAAAGAAAGTTGTGGTCACCACCACCACTTACATGTTGAATTTAATTTACCAGATAGGATAGCTGATGATGAAGTAAATGATTATATTATTTGTAAAGAACAATTACCTGTATCACCAAGTACTGCTGATGATGGTATGGTTGGTCATTTGAATGATATGCCAGATATATTAACAAGTTTGGGTTATCAAAAAGGTGGAATTGTGCATGAGATGGCTATGATTATTGCTAGAAAAGAAGGTTATGGTTCAAAAAATGAAGGTAATAGACCAAGAAGGAATAATAATCCAGGTAATCTAGTTGGAACTAACTTCAAAGACATCGACCCAAATGTAAGTATAGAGGTAGCATCTAAACCAATATTTGCTAAATTTAGTAAGAAAGAATTAGGTGTTCAAGCATTAACTGATAAGAAAATTATACAATGGGCAAATGGTGGATATCCATCAACCAAAACAAATGGTAGTAGTTCTAATGCTAAAGCATTCCAAAACAAATATAATGTCCCACAAGGTGTTAGAGGTATTGGTGGCTCTGGTAAACCAATGACTATTGAGCAGTTTATGTACACATACGCTCCACCAAACGAAAATAATACTGAAAGATATGTTAAGAGTGTTGTAGATGCATTAAATGCAAATGGTTTAGGGGTAAATAGGACATCAGTAATAAAAGATTATATCACATAATTTTTGTATAAAATTTTAATTTTTAGTATCTTTGTAGATATGAAGATTGGAAATATAGTTTCAAACACCCCTTTAAAGGTGGGTGAAGAGTTTAATTTAGTGAATTCCCTTGATGAAGTAATCAAGGGAATTCCGACTCTTATTGTTGGTTATTCAATAGTTAAAGAAAATTTTGGTGATGATTTAGATTTTATAGAAAGGGAAGTTAATGGTATCCATTGGACATTTACAAAAGAAGAACAAAAGAAATATCATATCCCAGATTTAAATAGGTTTATTGATTATTGTTTCTATAGATGTGTAGAAGATGTAACATACATTTTTGTTGACCCAATTCAATACTCTCGTAATAAAATGAAAAAAATAATCAACAAGATTAATTCAATTAAAAATCCTATAACATATGTGACTGAAAAGAATATGTTATATGTTTTTGGTGAAAATTTAATATTTGGTATTGACTTAAAACTGATTAACTACATCGGAATCGATGATGTTAAAATTAAATCTCGTTTAAAGTTAACATCTAAAGCGTTTTTGCAAGGAAATGAAATACTTATAGAATATAAAGAATATTTGGAAAGGTTAAAAAACCAACACAAGTATATCCCCCTTTTATACTCTATAAGCAAAGATGAATAAAACAATACTATTAGCAACATTTATTTTCCCAGAGAGGTTAGAATGGTTTCTAGATTATCTGGAAAATAAATTTAATATTCCTAAAGAAAAAGTGTTTATATTTCAAAATCTGGATGATGAGTCTAAAGTTATTGTTACATTCAAGTTAGTTCTGATTAATGGAAAGAGAATCAACCTAAAGAAATACTTCCCAAATGCTATCCCTATCCATAAGAAGGGTACAGCTATTTATACAATTAATGCACTTAATAAGTTAATTGAGAAAGAGACTGGACTAGAAGCTGGTAATATTGATTATAAAAATCATAGAATAGAATGGGATAAATATCAAGATAGTTTAATACTGAACAATAACAACAAACTTACTATTTATAGGATTAAGCGTGTTTTTCTGTAATTTCTTAATATTTATTAGTATAACAACTACTAGTAAAACAAATGTTATGAATGACGATAAAAAGAAAAAAGACCTTGATAAAAAATTAGATTCATTTTTACAAGGGCAACCAGATGTGGATTGCACAGGTGACGAGTGTGTTATTAAAACAGATAAAAGCTTAGTCGAAAGAATCAATAAGAAAATAATCACCGATGATGGTACGGGTAGAGAATTATTAATGTAATCAAATGAAGAAGAAATTTAATAAAGAACTTCTAAATGAGGAATTGAAAAGATTCAATCAAATCAATGAGTATGATTTTTATATTGGGGAAGATGAAGAAGAGTACAATGATTCAGATAATTTAATCCTAGGTGAAGAAGGTGATGAAGAAGAATTACCAGATGACCTACCAGCAGATGATTCACAAACAGCAGATGCTGGTGGTGATGATATTTCAGATTTAGAGGGTAACGATGAAATGAGTGACCTAGATACTGGTGAAGAATTACCAGCAGATGATATGAGTGGTGAGGAAATTCCAGCAGATGGAATGGAACCAGCAGATGGAATGGAACCAGCAGATGGATTTGGCGATGAAGAACTACCAGATGAACCAGTAGAAGATGAGGTTGAATTAGATGTAACCGAATTAGTAAGTGGTACAGAAGAGGCAAAACAAAGTGCTGACATGGCAAACCAAAAGTTAGACCAACTTATGGGTGCATTAGACCAATTAGACCAAAAAATGGCATCAATGGATGGTATCACACATAAAATTGATAATTTAGAAAATGAATTAGAAAAGAGAGCCCCAACTCCAGATGAAAAATTAGAGATGAGGTCATTAGATTCATACCCATACAATCTTAAGCTTACAGATTTTTGGTCTGAAAAAGAAGGTCAATACGATGTTATGGGTGTTAATGATGAAAGTCAAGAAGAAGCTGAACCTAAAGAATATACGCTAACCCAAGATGATGTTAATAGCGATTATAATGAATCATCTATTAAATCAACTTTTAATGATGATTCCGAATATGAGGAAGAAGACATTATGTAATTAATAATATAAAATAATTTAAAAGACACAATTAGAGATGATTGTGTCTTTTTTTTGTTATAAAAATAAATTTTTTAATTAAAAACCTTGTGTAATAGAAAAAAACCCAGTTATTTTGCAGTAAATCAATTGGGATAAAAAGAACTAAATTTTTATTTAAAAAAGTTCTAAAATCACTTGACATTTTACCGTTTTTTATTATAATTGAGATATAACAAGTTATACTTAAAAACAAACCAAAAAGTAAAACAAATAATAAGATAGTTAAACTAAAAACAAACCAAACTATGAGTAATTTAGATGCGATATTGAAACAATATCAAAATAACACAAGCAATGCTTCAAAAAGAATGACGAATGAGGAAAGACTTAAACAGTACTTCACAACTTTCCTACCAGATGGTGTCAATAGCTTAGTGAAAAAAGTTAGAATCCTACCAGTTGGAGAAAATGAATCTCCTTTTGTGGAAATCATGGGTCATAAAGCTCAAGTTAATGGGCAATGGAGAACATTCATTTGTCCTAAACACGAGAAAGATGAAGATTGTCCATTTTGTGAAGCACGTAGTGCATTATTAGCAACAGGGGATGATGCGGACAAACAACTAGCTAAGAATTATTCGGCTAGAAAAATGTACGTAGTTAAAGTAATTGATAGAGCACATGAGGATGAAGGTCCAAAGTTCTGGAGATTCAACCACGATTACAGAAAGACTGGAATATTTGATAAAATTTTCGGTGTATTACAAGCAATTTCTGATTCGACAGCTCCAAATATTATGGATGCTCAGAACGGTAGAGACTTGGTAATTACAATCGCTAGAGACCAAAACGGAAGACCAACTGTTAACTCTATTGTACAAGGGGACCCATCACCATTACATTCAGATGCTGAAACTGCAACTAACTGGATTAATAATGATAAATCTTGGGAAGATGTGTACAGTGTTAAACCTTATTCTTACTTAGAAATCATCGTTAAAGGTGGTGAACCAACATGGAAGAAGAATGCTAACGGTGAAGGTGGAGAATGGGTTGATAAGAATGCCACACCAGAGGATGTTGTTGATGATTCAGCGGATGAATTAACAATTGGTGCTGATGTTGCTAAAGAAGATTCCCCTTCTGCTGAAACAACTACAGAAGAACCAGCTACAACAGGTAGTGGTGAAGCATCAACTTCTACGGAAGAAGATGATGATTTACCATTTTAATTAAAGAGAAAATATGGGTGGGTCTTTTAGATACCACCCTTATTTTTTTTTGTCTGAAAAATAATATATAATAATAACCAATAATGATGGCGAAAAAAGGACCAAAAAAAACAATTAAAAAAGATGACTTCGATTTAGATGCATTTTTAACTGGTGAGGGTTTAGATTCTGAACCAAATGATAAACCACTTTCATGGATACCACTAAAAAAGCCGTGGTTTGATGCACTAAACATACCTGGTTTTCCTAGAGGTTTTGTTAGTTTGGTTAGAGGGTATTCTAATACTGGAAAATCAACTGCATTTTATGAAACAATTGCTGGGGCACAAAAGATAGGGGATTTTCCAATTGTTATAGAAACAGAAGGTAACTGGAACTGGAAACATGCACAGCAATGTGGTGTTAAATTTAAAGAAGTTGTTGATGAAACAACGGGTGAAGTAACAGTTAAACCAGATGGTTTCATGTTAATGAGGAATCATGATTTATACCAAAGATATAAGAATTATGACCACAAGGATTGTAAAATGACTTCAAAGGCAACTAGAGGTGAACCAGTTATTGAAGATGTGTCATTATTCATTAGTGAGATGATTCAAAAACAAGAAGATGGACAATTCCCAAGAAATTTAGTTTTCGTATGGGATTCAATCGGAACACTAAATTGTTATAAATCTGCGGTTTCCAACGCAAGTAATAATATGTGGAATGCTGGGGCAATGGGTGCCTTCCAAGCAATTGTTAACTTTAAAATACCATCAAGTAGGAGTGTAGATAATGAATTTACTAATTCATTTATTTGTGTACAAAAGGTTTGGTTAGATAGTATGAATGGTACTGTAATTAAACACAAAGGTGGGGAATTTATGTACTTCAACTCTAGAATTATTGTACACTTAGGTGGTATATTAACACATGGGACTAAGAATTTGAAAGCAACATCATTAGGGCAAAATTTCCAATACGGAATTGAAACTAAAGCGAAATGTGTTAAGAACCATATTAATGGTATTGAAAAAGAGGGTAAATTAGCCTCAACCCCATTTGGATTTGCTAATCCAGATGAATTAGGTGAGTGGAAAAAAGAACATCGTGACTTTATCCATCAATCTTTAAGCGTACCTTACGATGCTGTAATTGATTATACAGAAGAAGAAGGTAAAATGGGTGATGAGGATATCAAAGAATAATTCACCACAGTAAGTAAAATTTAGTATTAACCCTTTAAATGGGATAGAATGAATAGGAGACCACCAAAAAGTGGAACAAAGACAAAGGAGATAAATACATTAGTAGTTGACGGAAATGCACTATTTAAGACTGGTTTCCACGGTGCTAATAACGAATTCAATCGTAATGGACAACATATCGGTGGTATTTATCAATTCATAACAATTATCAGAAAGCTATTAAATGAGAATTTATATCAGAAAGTTTTCGTCTTTTGGGACGGGACCTTTTCTGGTAAGCTTCGTTATGATATTTATCCAGATTACAAAAGTGCTCGTGGGAAAGATTACATTAATGGTACCAAACCAGATGACCCAAATCAAATAATAGAGAGAGCGAAGGTTCAACAATATCTTGAGGATTTATTTATCAGACAAATTAGAAATGAGAATATAGTTGAGGGTGATGATTTTATCGCTTATTACTGTAAACATAAACAACCAAATGAGAAGATAACCATCACAACAAATGATATGGATATTTGTCAATTGGTTTCGAAAGATGTACAAGTTTATTTATTAGGAAAAGGTAAGAAATTTTATGTTACTGATTACAATTATACACAAATATTTGACCACCACCAAGAGAATTTGGTATTAATTAAAACAATTTGTGGTGATGTAAGTGACTCAATTAAAGGGGTTAAAGGTTTAGGGGAAAAAAGTTTATTGAAATATTTCCCAATTATTAAGGAAAGACCTGTAACTTTGTATGAAATACTTAAGCTAGCTCAAATAATTCAAGATGAAAGGAAAGAAGCTAAAAAGAAGCCTTTACAAGCCTTAACTAACCTTTTAGAAGGTATCACCACAGATAAGACGGGTAAAGAGACTATAGTGTTAGGGGAACAGCTTTATACGAGGAATAAATCATTGGTTGATTTAAGCACCCCTCTTATGACAAAAGAAAGTGTGCGGAAAATAACAGACCTAATGGAGTGTGATATAGACCCAGAAGGTAGAGGAATAAAAGAAGCATATATTAAAATGAAACGTGATGGAATAGATGAAAAGGTTGGGAACACAGGGATTGAGTACCTAATGCCTTTTAAAAAATTAATTGAACGTGAAAAGAGAACCATAATAAATTAAAACAATTAAGGAAATGAAGAAGATTGAAAAACAAAGATTTGAATTTTTACTGTTAATCAACGGTAATATAATTTGTCAGAGATATTTTGACATACGTAACTATAATGAAGATTCTAAAAACTCAATGGAGATGAAAGAATTGGTCGATAATATTGCTGGGACTAACAACACTGGATATGGTTTGTTAGGAATGATTCCAAAATTTTTACAAGATAAATCTAGAGAGTATCTTTGGGGTTATTATAGACCACATACACCACAAAAAACTGAGGATATCAATAGAAGAAATATCTATGATAAAATAGACACATTTGGTTTCCAAATCAAAATTGATGGTGAAGTTGTTGGTGAGACATCATTCAGTGGTAATGTGTTCCCACCAAAAGTTAGATATCAAGTTAATATTAAGGATATTATTCCAGATATTATTTATGAAATTAGACAATCTTTAAGTAAAAAGAGCTATACTGATACGTATGGGGATGTTTCACTAAAATTTCATTCAATTCATCAAGAGTTTAGTGCATAAATTGATATTTATTTAAAACAAGGGTTTTAGTATAATGAGCAAAATTGACAAAGGAAATTTCGGATATTTAGGATTGGAGTATCAAACAAGATTGATAGCCCAATTCCTAACGGACGACAGATTTGCAAACAATATCATGGATATTGTTAATCCAAATTATTTTGAAGACGAAACATTAAGGTTAATCGTTAATGAAATAAAGGAAGCTTATGAAACCGATGAGGTTATCCCAGATGCATCAAGTTTAGAATTTAGGTTAGTAGATAAAATCGGCAATGAATTCACTGCTGGTTTTATCAAAACCCAGATTAAAAAAATAAAAAATGCACCTCTAAAGGATAGTCCACAGGTTCAAAAGATTGCAATGAACTTCTGTAAACAACAGGAGTTGAAAAAATCTATGCGACAAATTCAAAAAATAATTGACAAGGGTAACCTTGATGATTATGACCAATGTGAAGAGATTCTTAAGAAAGCATTAGAAATCGGTGACAACAAAGATGATGCTATTGACGTGTTTGAAAATCTTAAGGATGTATTAGCAGTTGATTTCAGAAAACCAATACCAACGGGTATTAATGGTTTAGATGAGGTTATGGATGGTGGTTTATCCAAAACAGAGTTAGCAATCGTATTAGCACCATTAGGTGTTGGTAAGACAACTATTATGACAAAAATGGCTAATTCAGCACACAGATGTGGGTATAATGTGCTACAAATATTTTTCGAGGATAACCCCAAGGTTATCCAAAGAAAGCACCTTACGTGCTGGATGGACGGTAAATACACACTTAATGAGTTAGCTGAAAATGAAGAAGAGATTCTACATAATGCTGAGGAAATGAAGAAGAGCGGTGGTAGAATTCAATTAAAAAAATTCACCAGTCATGATACAACGATTTCGATGATTAAGCAATATATTAGAAAGGAGATAGCTAGAGGCTTTAAACCAGATATTGTTTTTTTAGATTATATTGATTGTGTAATTCCGTCAAAAAGGGTTGATGATGTTAATGTTGGTGAAGGTGTTGTGATGCGTGAGTTTGAGGCTATGTTATTTGAATTAAACATAGCTGGTTGGACTGCTGTACAATCAAATCGTTCTGGTTTAAATGCAGATACTGTTGATGCGACAATGATGGGTGGGTCTATTAAAAAGGCACAAATTGGTCATTTTGTATTATCTATTGCGAAGGGTTTAGAACAAAAAGATAATGATGTTGCTACAATGGCGATATTGAAATCTAGGTTTGGTAATGATGGTAAGGTATTCGAGGATATCTTATTTAAGAATAGTACGGTACAAATCGATATTACAAAACAGAACATTGGTAGAACAATTTTGGAGACCAAAGATTTGAAAAAAGATAAAGACCAAAATAGAGTCAATTTTATGCTTGAAGCAATACAAAACCTTAAAAATGAGGATAAAGAAACAGAACCTCAAAAATAATAATTTAAAGTATAAAACAAGAACTATGGATATTTCATCAGAAATACTATCAGACATTACTGTCTACATGAAGTACGCTAAGTACTTACCAGAATTACAAAGAAGAGAAACTTGGATTGAACTTGTTACGAGGAACAAGGAAATGCACCAAAGACAATACCCAGCTATTAAAGACGAAATTGAAGAAGTCTATAAAATGGTATATAGTAAGAAAGTACTACCTTCTATGAGAAGTCTACAATTCGGTGGTAAACCAATTGAGATTTCACCCAACAGAGTTTATAACTGTGCATATTTACCAATTGACCATTGGAAATCATTTGGTGAGATTATGTTCTTACTATTAGGTGGAACTGGTGTGGGTTATTCAGTACAAAGACATCACGTTGAAGCATTACCAGATATTAGACAACCAAAAGCTAATAAGACAAGAAGGTATGTGGTTAGTGATAATATCGAAGGGTGGGCAGATGCTATAAAGATTTTAATGAAATCTTATTTGGATATCGCTAACAAGAATACATCAACACCATTATTTGATTATTCAGATATTAGAGCTAAGGGTGCCTTATTAGTTACATCTGGTGGAAAAGCACCAGGTCCTCAACCACTTAAAGATTGTATTCACAACATAACTAAAATTCTATCTAATAAAGAAGATGGTACTAAGTTAACAACTGTTGAAGTACATGATATCGTTTGTTATATTGCTGATGCTGTATTGGCTGGTGGTATTAGGAGAGCAGCATTGATTTCATTATTCTCAATGGATGATGCTGAAATGAGAACATCTAAGTTCGGTGCATGGTGGGAGTTGAACCCACAAAGAGGTAGAGCAAATAATTCAGCAGTTATGCTTAGACATAAAATTACAGAAGAAACATTCTTTGACCTTTGGAAAAAAGTTGAGGAAAGTGGTTCTGGTGAACCAGGCGTTTACTTTTCTAATGATAAAGATTGGGGGACTAATCCATGTTGTGAAATTGCGCTTAGACCTTACCAATTCTGTAACTTAACTGAAATTAATGCCTCCAACATTGAATCACAAGATGACTTAAATAAAAGAGTTAGAGCTGCGGCATTCATTGGGACATTACAAGCTGGATATACTGATTTTCATTATTTAAGAGATGTTTGGAAAAAAACAACCGAGAAAGATGCCTTAGTTGGTGTTGGTATGACTGGAATTGGTTCTGGTGTAGTGCTTGATTATGATTTAGAGGAAGCAGCAAAAGAAGTTTTAGCTGAAAACGCTAGGGTTGCAGCATTGATTAATATTAATAAAGCAGCAAGAACAACAACGGTTAAACCATCTGGAACATCATCATTAGTGTTAGGTACTTCATCTGGAGTTCATGCATGGCATAATGATTATTATATTAGAAGGATTAGAGTTGGTAAGAATGAAGCAATTTATACTTATTTATCTATCCATCACCCAGAATTAATTGAGGATGAATTCTTTAGACCTAATGAGCAAGCGGTTATTCAAATACCACAGAAAGCACCAGAGGGGGCAATCTATAGAGATGAATCCCCAATGGACTTATTAGAGCGTGTAAAACTATTTAATACCAAATGGGTTAGGGGTGGTCACTTAGACGGACAAAACACTCACAATGTGTCTGTAACCGTTTCTGTTAAGAAAGAGGCTGACAAGGTATCTAAAAAGGATGTTAATGGGGTTTCTATTAAAGATGAAGTAGGTAAAGTTATTTTAGAAGATAGAAAGGATGCTGATGGTAATGTAGTTTACAGAACCAACCAATGGGGACCAGTAGGAGAATGGATGTGGCATAATAGGGACACATTTAATGGTATTTCAGTATTACCATATGATGGTGGTACTTATATTCAAGCACCATTTGAAGATTGTACAAAGGAAAAATATGATGAAATGATGAAATCATTAAAAAATGTTGACCTAAGTAAAATAATTGAAATTGAGGATAATACCGACTTAAGTGGAGAAATCGCTTGTGGTGGTGGAGCCTGTGAGGTTGACGTAGACATGAATTCGTTGAAAGCGTAATACCAAATAATATACATTAATTAAAGCCCATTCGAAAGGATGGGCTTTTTTTATTTTCACTATTTAATTTCTAAAATACTTTATTACAATATTTATGATAAAAGCACAGTGTTATGCCAGAAAAATTCATAAATATTAATTTTCCATTCAAGGATAGCCCAAAAGGTTTCTTTGTTGATTTAACGAAAACCGACTCTCAAGCAGTTAAAGCTGATTTAATGCACCTTATATTAACTAATAAAGGTGAAAGATTATACTTGCCAGATTTTGGTACAAACTTAAGGAGATTTATATTTAATCCAAACGATAGTCAGACACATTCTGACATTAGACAAGAAATAAATGATGTCGTTGCAAAATATTTACCAAATTTACAAATAAATGAGGTATTAATTGAGCGTTCAACACAATCAGAATATGCTGCAACCGTTAGAATTGACTATACAATAACAGAGGATGTTTTTGAAACTAAAGACTTCTTATTAATACAATTATAAATTATGGCACGTAAAATAAATTATTACGCAAGAAATTTCGCAGACGTTAGAACAGAATTAATTAACTTTGTGAGACAATACTACCCAGACATACTTAATGACTTTAATGATGCATCTGTGGGTATGATGCTTATCGAATTGAATGCTGCGGTAGGTGATATGTTATCACACCATACTGACCGTATGTTCCAAGAAACACAAATTGATTATGCACAAGAGAGGAAATCAATTATGTCAATGGCAAGAACTTTTGGTTTAAAAGTACCAGGTAAAAGACCATCAGTATCAATAGTTGATTTTTCAGTTATTGTACCCGTTAATGGTGATACTTTCGACCTAGCTTATGCACCAATTATTAGAAGGGGTGCACAAGTATCTGGTGGTGGTAAAGTATTTGAAACAGTTGATGATATTGATTTTTCTTCACCATTCACAACTGGCGGTTTACCAAATAGGTTAATTATACCAAACCAAAACTCAAACAATATTATCACTAGTTATACACTAACAAAAAGAGAATTAGTACTAAATGGTACAACAAAAATATATAAGAGAGTACTAACTGAGGCTGATGTAAAACCATTTTTAGAATTAATATTACCAGATGATGATATATTATCTATTGAATCTATGATAACACTTGAGGGAACTAATTTTTCTAAAAACCCATCATTAGACGAATTCTATGATTTTGATAATAGATGGTTTGAGGTTCCAGCATTAGCTGAAAATAAAGTATTTATTCCAGATACAAATGGAGCTGCTGGGTCAGAGGCTGGAATTCAACCAGGTACTTGGCAAAAAATTGAAAGAAAATTTTTGAGTGAATATACCGATAGGGGATTTACAAGATTAATTCTTGGTGGTGGTAATCAAGATATTAGTTCATTATGTGATTTTGATGAGGACCCAGCAATTATTAATAGAATTGGTGATTTTATAAATAATAACGCATTAGGAGTCACCCCAAGCGCAAATCAAACTATGTTTGTTAGATATAGAGTTGGTGGTGGCGCAACAAGTAATGTTGGTAGTAATACAATTAATACAGTTAGTGCGGTATCAATGTTTGTGAATGGACCAGATAGTGCATTAAATACGAGTGTTCGTAAATCATTAGAGGTAAATAATCCAGTTCCAGCATTAGGTGGTAAAGACGAACCTTCGGTTGAAGAAATTAGGAATTTAGTTAGGTATAATTTCTCATCACAAAACAGAGCGGTAACAATTAAAGATTACCAAGCTAGAATAGCATTAATGCCAGGTGAATTTGGCGTACCTTTTAGGTGTGGTGTATTTGAGGACCAAAACAAAATTTCAGTATCAGTCCTTACCTTAGATAGTAGTGGTAAATTAAGTTCAACGGCAACCAATGTACTTAAAGAAAACATTGCAACATATTTAGCTGATTATAGAATGTTAAATGATTATGTTGAAGTCAATAATGGTAGAACTATTAATTTAGGTTTTGAGGTAGATTTATTTATTGATAAACAATTTCCACAAACACAAATTATTAGTGAAGTTATTGCACAAATTAGTGATTTTATGGATATTAATAAACATGAAATGGGTGAAAACTTATACTTATCACAACTATTAGAGATTGTTAATAATGTTGGTGGTGTGTTAAACGTAATCGATATGAGGGTATATAATAAAGTTGGTGAAGGTAAGTATTCTATGAATGAAATTGCACAACCATATATAAATGAAACAACAAGACAAGTTGATTTATTGGGGGAGTTTACAATTTTTGGTGAACCAACTGGAATGTATGAAGTTAGGTTTCCAGAATCTGATATAAAGGTTAGGGTTAAGTAACCATTTCCTTTTTCGAAAAAATTACTACGTTTAAATAAAAAATTATGAGTGATTGTGGATGTAAAGGTGGTTCTAAACCAACCAAAAAAAATGAAACAAGTATGGCGGCAAACTTTGGTGGGTCGTTTTTTGTAAGAATAATAATATTCTTATTTGCGGTATTAATAGTTGGACTTGCAATGATTCCAATTATTATGCCTTTAATGTTGATTATGTTATTTAATCGTATTGTTCGTCAGAAAGATACTGATGTTACTAAGGGTTTATTGAAATTAGGTAAATTGTTGAGAACCAGTAAAAAGAGGGTGGACGATGATGAAGATGATGAGGGAGACATTAATGATGAAGATATAAATCCAGATGACTATGAGTTAGTGGATGTAGATGTTATAAAATAATTTATGTCGAATAAAGCGATAAAAATAAGGTTAAATACAACCCCAAGTGCTTTTAATGGTAATCTATTAAAAGTTAATCTAGAACAAGATTTTGATTTTCTTGAAATACTTTCATTAAGTATTTCACAAGAGGAAGTTTATAGACGTTTTTGTTCTGATTATGGGGTGGTTGTGGGTAGAGCTATAATGAATAATGGTGTTGGTATCCCTAACGCTAAGGTTTCAATTTTTGTCCCTTTATCTGATGAAGATATTGAAAACGATGAAATTAGTGGTTTATACCCATTTGAATCAATTACAGATAATGATGATGATGGTAAAAGATACAACCTTTTACCAAATTCATCACAATTTGAATGTCATACACCAGTTGGTACGTTGGCAACAAAAAGAGAAATATTAGATAATGACCTTAAGTTAGATATTCATTGTAAATATTATAAATATTCAGCGATTACAAATGCTGCTGGTGATTTTATGATTTTTGGTGTTCCTGTTGGTAGTCATTTTATAAATGTTGATTGTGATTTATCTGACATTGGTGTTTATTCACAAAGACCATATGACTTTATGGCAACAGGACAACCAAGAGAAGCATTTGAATCATCAAATAAATTTAAAAGTGGTGATGACCTTGATAAGTTAAATCAAATTAAATCACAACAAAGTACAATTAATGTTAACCCATTTTGGGGGGATGATGACCAATGTTCGGTTGGTATTACTAGGTATGATATAGATTTAAAACATGAGCTAAAACCATCCGCAATATTCATGGGTGGTATTTTTGGGGATAACGAAAAGAATTCAATTAATAAGGTATGTAGACCTAGAAAAAAATTAGGTAAAATTTGTGAAACAGTTTCTGGACCAGGTACTATTGAAATACTTCGTAAAGATTTAAATGGTAATAATCAAACCTTCTTTGTTGAGGGTGGTAGAGTTATTGATGATAATGGTGCTTGGGCGTTCCAAATACCAATGAATTTAGATTATATGGTAACCAACGAATATGGTGATTTAGTACCAACGGATGACCCAACTAAAGGAATCCCAACTAGGTGTAGTGTTAGACTTAGGGCTGGTATGGATATTTCTGGTGGTGAGGGTAGGCTTAGGACTAGGGCACTACATTTAATACCACATAATCCAGATAGTTATGCTGAAAGTGATTATTCATTTGGTGAAACAACGGGTAGTGGTTTGAATGGACATAAACATTTTAAAGATATGTATTGGAATAAAATTTATTCCGTAAAACAATTCATCCCTAGATTTCAAGCTAGGAAAGGTGTTGATGTGAGAGCAATGATGGGTATTAAAGATGTTGATGATTGTACAGGGACACATAATCCATTTCCATTTAATAGGATGGATTCTGATTTAAACCCATTATTTTTAGTACTTTGTGTAATAATACAGATTATTTCATTTTTAGTTTTATTAATTAATAGTGTTATTTTGACTATATTAAATTTTATTGTTTGGATATTAAATGCTGTTTTATTAATAATATGTGAAGTGGTTTTCTTTATAGGTAAATTAACTTGTGCTTTAAAATATTTAACAAATGCCGACAAACGTAAAGAATGTAGGGTAAAAGCTTGTATAGGAGATTGTAGTGGTGATTGCAAGGATTGTATTTGTAAAGATTTGATACCTTATATCCCATGTATTAAAATGAAATGTCAAAATGAAGAATATGCCCCAGGTTGTTTTAAAGGTGATAAACCCCTTCCTTGGGCTGCAACAGACCAGCCATTCCACTACCCAGGTGATGGACATTCTGGTCATGATGCAAATGAAGGTATCCCACCAGGTGATGCTGGATGGTCATCTTGCGTTACATTAAGTCTTGCTGAGGCATTAGATGTATGGGAATTTGATTTTTATAACGACTGGATTAATGGTTCATTATATTCACCGTTATTAAAATACAAGAAAAAAAGAAAAGGTAAAGAGAAGTTTTGTGAGTACGATTGTAGAGATTTTGGTGGTGGTGTTGATGGTAATGATGATGGTGTTGGTGATAATAGATGCCGTAATAATTGGCTAGTTGATAGTTGTACTGATGATGGTGTGAAAAGTGATGAAGAAGTTCAAATTAGAGATGGTTTAGTTAAATCATTTGATGATGAATTATATTATGCAGCATTTACACATGAAGCTGGGTATAAATTGTTTAGTACTGATATAATTAGTTTAGGTTCAGTGTTTGACTGTGATTGGCAAGGTAGACCAAAAATCCAACAATACTTAGTTGCGACTTCATATAAAACCCCAGAATTATTACCAGAATTTGATGATTCAGACCCATCATTAATGTTAACTAGTGGTTATGATTCAGCAAAAATAGGTAAACAATATTCACTATTCTTTGATGTTAGTTGTTTAGGTTTAAATACGGAAGGTAGAAATTGTATTAATATTAAAAGACAATGTGAAATTGGTGTTGGTTTAAATGAAGATAGACAAGATGAACAAGTTAATATTGGGTGTACACCAGTTGGTTCTGGTGGTGGTGCAACAGGTTCTGGACCAGACTTTGAGAACCCAATTATAGATAACTGTGATATAGATTTTATGTATGTTAGGGATGCATTTATTGATTTGAATAACCCTAGTTCTGGTGTTGTGTATAATAGCCCATTACCATCCCAACACGCAACATTTGGTTCGGGTGCAAACATTGATATTAAGAGTACAACCGCATATGAGAATTATAGAGATATTCAATACGGTAAGACAATTAGGCAACCTTGGGGTGGTTCAATGTATTTTTATTTTGGGTTACAACCAGGTAAAACAGGTTTAGATAAAATGAATCGTAAGTATTTTGAAGAGTGTATTGTGACAGATATAAACGATTTCTTAATACTATGTGATAATATTATTGATGTATCAACGTTTAATGGTACAGATGGTGGTATTGATATTTCAATTATTGGTGGTACTGGACCATATACTTATTTATGGTCCAATGGTGATACAACACAAGATATAAGTGGTGTCCCAGCTGGAACATATACAGTAACAGTTACTGATTCTGAGGGACTACAAGCAACACAATCATGTACAGTCGGTCAACCATTTGCAGTAAATTGTTTCGCATCACCAGTTCCAGTAACATCAAATGGAGCATCTGATGGTGCTATTAATGTAGTTGGTATTGGTGGTGGTACAGGACCATATTCAATTACTGTCACTGGAACTGTACCACCACAAGCTCCAATCACTCATACTGGGGTGATTGGACCTACAGATATTTTTACTGGATTAATTGCTGGTGAATATTCAGTTGTTACAACTGATAGTACGTCACAGAGTTCATCTTGTTCAACAACTGGTGTTACAATTACAACACCACCAGCTTTAGTGGTAACAGCAAACACAATGAATATTGAGTGTCACGGTGGTGGTAATGGTGAAATACAACTTGGGTTTATTAGTGGTGTACCACCATTAACTTGGGCAACAACTAGTCCAGCTTTCCCCCCATTAATTTCACAACCAGTAACCACATCAACAATTACTGGGTTATATGCTGGAACATATACTACCGTTACAACGGATAATATTGGACAAACAAGTACAATTGTTAGTGTGATAACTGAACCACCATTAATAACTGCTTCATTAACCTCTACTAATATATCATGTAATGGTGCTGGTAATGGTTCAATTACAGCAACTGCCGTTGGTGGTACTGGGGCATTATATTATTCTTGGGAAGGACCAACAACAAACCCAATACCAGATACCACACCATTCCTTACAGGAATTGGTTCTGGAGATTTATCAGCTGGAACATATACACTTACAGTTACTGATGATAATAATTGTACAAATGATTTTAATATTAGTGTTCTAGAACCAAACCCATTATTAATATCAGTTACAAATACAACTAATGTTATTTGTAATGGTGATTCAACTGGTACTATTAGTATTGATGTTTCTGGTGGTAATCCAGATATCGGATTTGGTGGTTACCAAGTTAGGATTGATGGTGGTTCATGGATTTCAACATTAACTGGTGTTTACACATTTAGCGGTGTTGATGAAGGTAATCACACAATTGAAGCTAGGGATACAGAATCTAATTGTCTTGCACCAGTTATCACACAATACGTTGGCGAACCAAGTGTGGTTTCATGTAATTTATCTAGTGCTAGTTCAAACATAATAGTTGTAAATGGTTCTGGTGGTAATGGTGGACCATTTACATTTAGAATTAATGGTGGAGCGTGGCAAACTAGTGGGACATTCACTGGTTTAGTGGCTAGTACATCATATAACTTTGAATCTAGAGATACACAAAACTGTATTTCTCCAGTTCAATCATTTAGTACAACAGCATAATGGATAGAAGAATTAAATATAGATTAAACGAAACTGAATCACAAAGAGCAGTAAATGAAGATGGTGTAACTAAAATAGGTATAGAGCAAAGTAATGCACCATTACCTGTTGGTGAATTAAATCGTATCATTAATGTTGGTGACCGATTTAATGAGGAAAGAGAGAATAGTACATGTTATAGAATAAATGGTACTGTTAGTACATTATTCTCTAATGTATTATTCAATACAACTGGACCTAATAGTTATGGTTATATGTTAACTAACCCTTTATTTAGGGATAGGACATACCCATCAAATGGTGTTGATTTTGATGAGGATGAAGATTTGACATATAGGGATGCATTAAAATTTCACCTAAGAGAGATAAATGGTTGGTATGGTTTTTCAGACCCAGATATTTCCAGTCAATCACTATGCTTATGGTCAGACATGGAACCAAGAAGGGAATTATTTGAATTTGTCCCACAGAATAAAAAAAAGAATTGGGAGTTAACAATAACATATCCAGCATTAAGTGGTGACACATTCATGACCCAAGGTGGTCTATTATGTGTTGAGATATTACCAGTTACTATTGCAAATAGAGATATGATTGCAATTGCAACACCAGTTAAGCATGGATTAACACAAGGTGATACCGTTAGGATAAATGGATTATCATCACCATTATATAATGGTGATTACCCAGTAGTTAGATTAGGGTTAGATAATGGAGATATGCAAGATTATTATTTTATTATTGATATTGACCCATCAACTGGTGTTTCTTTAGGTCCAAGCAGTAGAATGACAAGGATGGTTGGTTCCGAACCAACCTCTTATTATTATAGGAAATTCAAAAAAGTTGGTACAGTAACATCACAAGAATTAGAAGATGATGATTATGATATATACCCACTTAATTTTAGTAGGGGTTTATATAATGATATTAATTCACAATTTGTAATAAATGAGGATATTGATATTGGTGGATTAATAGATAATCTTGGTAGACCTTTGAGTGAATTATATTTCACCATTATTAAAACAGATAGTAATCAAGATGATGGGTCTGGTCCAATATTTACACCAATTAAATCTGGTATTGAAATACCATTTATTGGTAATGTTAATTCATTTGAGTCTAGTGTGCCAGATATTAGAAGAATACAAAATGGAACCTCCCCAACACCACACACACCATTAGATACTAATGTTATGATAACTGATACAGATTTTTATGGTGATGTTGCCGCATATAATAGATTCGAAGTTAAAGAAGTAATTCTAGGTGAGGTTAGACACACATTTAACACAATAAATAGGGAGTCTGGTGGGTCAGTTGTTGACCCATCTGGTAATGAACCAACAATTAATATGGGTGAGAGATTTGAGGGTAATTTTTATAAACCACATTGGCAAATCAAACTTAGAGAATATTCTAATTATATTGAGCAAGGCGATTCAACAACAGCTGGAATACCAAACTATGCTGAGGATTTAGGTGACGGTAGATGGCTTTGGAGAGACCAATTAACATTAGGCTTCTCAGATGTTAGTACAACCCCTGTAGATTACCCATTTTTAAATGGATGTCATTATATCCATCAAAACTACTGTGTACCATTAAGGAGACAAGACCCATTCGCCCAGTATGGACTTTATTATGGGAATTTTCCAAGAGACCAATTTGGTGATAGAATGGTTGATAAATTTGTTGTTAAAAAATCTCAAGATGCGTGTTAATAAATTTAAAATAAATCTTAATGATTTAACAGATAGTGGTTCAACGATTAATATACCAATTAAAATGTCATTTCAACCAGTTGACCAAGCTGAGATTGTTGAAACTGATTTTGTTGAAAAAGAAATTGAAAAATCTATTAACCCTGTTACTGATTACGAGAAGGCTAGGTTTATACCTGTTGATAGTAATAATAATCAACTTGATGCAATAACATATAATGTTAATCTATTAACTAGTGGTGGGACATTTCCACCAACAACTATGTATTCTGATGCTGGATTTGTATATGATGATGTTAAGTTTGGTAAAAGCTCATTTAAGAGGTCATTTTTAAGATTGAGTTTTTATGATTCAGATATACCAACCAATCAGAATTTAATGTCATTTATGACGTTATTTTCTAGAATAACAGTTAATGATATTTTACCATTAACAAGTGGGGGGTTACCAGTTATTGGTGGTGGATTACCCAACCCAATTAATACTATACCAATTAGGTTTAGAGTTGAGGACCCAATTCAGTTTCCAGATGGGATTGCTGAGGGCTATAATATTTATCATTTTAAAGATGAAATAACTTCGACACAACCAAAAGAATTATTTATGAGGGCTAGTTGGAATAATGCAAAAACTGGTCAATCTATCCCATTAATTACAGATGGTACACCACAAATGATTGATAATTTAGTTAGTAAATTACATGTTAGGTATTTATTAAAAAGAGATAACACGGGTTGGTGGTATGAAATCGACATGAGTTACTCTTCACCAACTAATATCACATTAGGCTCTGGTGAACAAACATTACAATTATACCAAATTCAAGCACTTTAATGGAGTTGATAAAAAGGAAGATATTATTAGAACATGGAATAAGTAGGAAAAGTGATACCACTTATGGAACTATGACGGCAACAACATTCAATTTCAATATTATGTTAACACAAGATATGGATAATATGGGTTTGTATACTGACTTTCCCTTCTATAATGAAATTCCAGATTATACAATATTAATTGATAAGTTAAATAGTAATGGTTTTTCATTCCCATTTATGAGTGGTGTTACACCACCATCAATAATACTAAGTGGTTTTACCAGATGTATGAGACATGATAACGCAATTGCTGATGATTGGTTTGATGGTGGTACACCAATTTCCGCATATACTAGTTCTAGAATGAATACATTACAATCATATGATAAAAATAATAGGTTTATCCCCAATTTTAATATTACTGATGAACCATATATTAATTATTTGGGTAATTCCGTAAATGGTGTTAGTAGGATAACGAATATTAATACATCATCAACTGGTTCAACACAATACACATTTGATGCAGAAAATGACACTAATATTGGTACTGTAAATCAAACTACAGGTCTTAGATTTACAGATTTCAACTATAGAACATTATGGCCTAGGATTAGGACTAAAAAAATTGTAGGTGAAAGGGCAGAAGTAACTAGAGTATCAAATACTTCGGTATATTATATTGGTGAGGGTTGGAATGATACTAATACCTCTTTATCAGCAATAACCAAAGAAGAATATTTATTTGGTATAATTAATGAGCCAGAAGTGTTTGATGATGTATTTATAGATAGGGGTGCGACCACAGTTATGGAAAAACATTTGAAATTATCTGAGGTTGAAAGTCTAGAACATTTAAAATGGTTTGGAAATGGGTTTTACAAAGTGACAAAGGTGTAGTATAATGAAAAGAGAACTTTATGAAAATTACCTATTGGCTAAATATATTATGATGTCAATGGAACAAATAAATAAATTAGAACCACATGAGAAATCATATTATGTGGGAGAAGTTGAAAAATACTTAAAGAATATATAAATTATGGCAACAGGAACTTACGGAACGGTTAGACCAGCAGATGTTTTATTATCAGATGTTGAAGTCTTTTTACATTACACCCCATCTAGGGGTGAAGCTGGTGATACAGTATTAACACCTCTAGACCCAAACACGGTATTAGCTACGAACCCACACCCAAACGGCTCAACTAATGAAATTTTTGGGGGGATGTATACACTTAAACTACCAACTAGTATTTTTAATGCTAAGGGTTATTATACAATTATGATTAAACCTATTGAAATAAGAACAAAAATTGTTGATTGTGGTGTTTTATCTTCATTACCAAATATCAAAGGTTTAGTTTTTGATATTGCATCATTAGATAATAGATTTTTAAGTAAATTTCAAAATGATAACTTAGTTGGTTATAGGATAGAATATTTGTCAACTGAAAATACCGATAGTGGTGGTAATACTAAAGTGCCTAATTTTTTTAGAATCATTACATCAAATAATAAAGCAGAACCAGTTAATCAAAACCTAACTAATACAAATCAAAAGGCAATTAGGTATCGTTTTAATGATAATTCATCATTAAGTTTTGCAACGGTAACACCTAGTTCAGCATCCAATGTTAAACCAAATGCTTTACCATATATTGGTGAGCCAAATCAAGAGGTTATAATCACAAATACATTCTTCAATCCAGTAATGATTGAAATTGAAATGGTTGAACATGATATAGAGACATTAGCGTATGGGATATTCGGTAATCAATCAAAATCACTTGAAGATGGAATTTATACGATATATAACTTCGATAATGATATTTATAAACAATACAACTTATTTGAAATTAAGGACCAGTTTACTGGTAAACCGTTATTTGAAGTAAGAGAAAATAGAATTAACATTGATTTCTTAAAAGGATTTGATGATATTGCAAATGTTTAATAGATAATGGCTGATAAGGTAAAAGTAGTAGGTTATGCACAAAGAGTATTCTACGATAATGGTATAGAATATAGGAATTTTTCAGATGATTTAGTTGGTAGACAACTAGTTAGTGATGGTGGTAGACCAACATTTACATCTGGTAACTTTGTTGTATCCACAAATCTTGATAGAAAGCCTAGTAAAATATTTAACACAAAAAAGTTTTCAGAATTTGTATGTCTAGAAGACATGAAAAGTGATACCAGTATAATTACAACAATTATACAGAATAGTGTTGAGGTTAAACTTAATTTGAATAAATCTAATTTATGCAATTACGCATACTTTGGTTCATTAATGGAATTCGTTAGAGTTTCTTTAGAGAATATTATTATCACATGGCCAGCTTCATTAAAGTTAGAAAATCTCCACCCAATTGAAGTGGGGGTCACAGGGTATACAATTGAAAATAATATCTATAATTTGATTGAGGATACATCAACTTTTACAGTTCCAACTGATTTATTACGTAATAGTTTTAATATAAATTATCTTACAAATGGTAGTGTTGTTGATACATTTAATGAAACTAATGATTTAAGGAATTTGGCGACATCATATGACCAATATGTAATTAATATTGATGATAATGAATACCAAGTTATTGGTTTTAGTGGTGCAACAAATCCATCTAATGATAATTTAAAGTTTATTGTTAAGGGGGATATTTTATCTGGTGCTAGTGAAACAATTAAAGATATACATATAAAACCAAATAGTTTCAAAGTAGAGGAATTCTTTTTAAATTTACCAGATTTTGAGTCAAATTTATTAAATCGATTCGTATCCCCAAAATATACATCAACATATGAATTTTTTACAGAGGCTGAAAATGGTGCAATTATTAAAACAAATAAGACATTAACTTGGACAACGACTGATGGGTATAATATTGATTTCGATACCCCAGAATATATTAACTTTGTTACTGAACTACTTGAACTTGCTGAGAGTAATGATTTAACAAAAACAGATTTAATGGTTAGACATTTAACTGCTGAATCAATTTCAGATTTTGATACCTTCCCAACCTGTGATGGTAATATTGAAGAGACTGCTGGTCAAAAAATGAATAAATCTTTGAAAATTTATGGTAGAGAGTATGATGAAATAAAAAGATTTGTTGATGGTATTGCATTTGCTAATTCTGTTACATATAATAAAGTTGAAAACACACCAGATGTTTATTTGAAGAACTTAGGTAGAGTTATGGGGTGGGAATTAGTCTCATCAGTATTAGAAAATGATTTACTTAATATGTTCTTAAACCCATCTGATAGCACATATGGTGGTCATAGTAGGGGGTTAACCTCAGCTGAGGCAGAAATAGAACTTTGGAGAAGAATTATTCTTAATACACCTTGGATTTGGAAATCTAAAGGCACTAGAAAGGCTGTTGAATTTTTATTCGACTTTATTGGAACACCTAATGGGTTAGTGGCATTTAACGAATACATTTATAAAGTTAAAAAACCTTTAGATATAACATTATTTAAAGATATTTTAGATGAAACAGTTGGTGACACTAATATTGATGATTTAAATATTGATTCAGATGGTTATCCGAAGTTTTTACCAAACACTTCGGACATGTATTTCCAAAAAGCGGGTCTATGGTTTAGAGAAACAGCTGGAAGCGGGTCAACTATTGATATTTTGCGTGGTAATAACCCACATATCGGACCATATGATGGTGGACAAGCTTGGATAGACCAGCTTGGATGTTTAATACCAGATTTTAGTGCTGTAACCGTATATAATGAGACAATTAGTACTGGTACAACTAATATATTCACTAATTATAATAGTGGTTTAGTTAATAATGCACCAGAAACAGAGGTTTGGGCGGAAATAGTTAATTTAGATAACCTTTCATTAAGTGATTGTTATGAATTAACGGCTGAAATAATAGAAGACCCAAAACCATCAACAGAAATGACTGATTGTGGTTGTGAAACAGGTGAAGGTGATGAATCTATTAAAATATCTGTTAAAAAATTAGATAGTTCAACTGATTCATCACCTTCACCAATAACTTGTGGTTATACAGGGTTTACGTTAGATGAGGGTGGATTTGTGGTCTTCCAATTACCAAATGGTAAGGAAACATTTCAAATAACACAAGAATGTTGTGAGGCAATAGGGTTTACATATCAAACTGGTGAGATAAATTGTTATTGGGGGTCTGATACATCAACACCAAATAGAACATGTAATGGATTTGAGCCAAACGGTGATTACTTACCTAATGGTGTGGTGATTTGGGAAAATAGTGAACTACAAATTGGTGCTACTGAGGTTTCATTAGAATGTTGTGAATCATATGGTTTTACCGCAGTTTTAACTGAAAGTGGTAACTATAATTGTTTTGACAACCAACAAAGGGTGGATTGTGAAAATTATGTTTATACATCGGTTAATTCATCTACAGGTATTATAACTTGGCAAAATCCACCAAATAAATCTTTAACAACAATAATACCTTCTGAGTGTTGTGTTGGATTAGGTTATAGGGTCGGTCCAAATAATGATTGTATAGACCCTAATGCATTAACAAGTGGTGATATAGCAACTAGAAGGGGTGATGAGGTTATTGTTACTGCAACTAAAAGAAGGATTGAGGGTGATAAAATATAAGATAAGATAATTATAGATAATGGCAGATTTTAATTGTGAAGATATTAATGGTTTAAGTGTATCTCAATTCGTATTTAACGAAGATGGGACAGTATCTGGTATTGTATCAACTGGTTCCACAACAAATGACCCACAAACAAACCCAACCCAAACAACATACCCACAAACAAGGGGTGCTTTTACAAGGTCTGAGGGCACAACATTATCACCTATTAGTGAGACATGTTGTAATGCCCTTAATTTTCTTTGGGATAATTCAACTAATACTTGTTATTGGAGTGAAACTTGCGAGCAAGGACCAGATTTTAAAATAACATTAGGTGCTAAAGGTAATGATGGTGCTTGGTTTCAGATTGACGAAAATGAAAGTTGTCACTTAGAAGTTGAGTTCGATTATTTATTTCAATTTGATTGTGATACACTTATGGGTTGTTTACAAGAAGAAGTTCAAGGTGATACAGGTGTTGGTGATTTAGAAAATATAATTAATGAAAGGCAGAATGATATTAATAGAATAAATGAAACTATTACTGAATTAAAAGACCAAATAACTAAACAAGAAGAATTTTGTCAAAATTCTGAAATTAATTACAATACACAACTTAATGAAAAGCAAATCGAGTGTGATAAATATCTTAAAAATATTGATAATTTCGATGCTTTAATTAGAAATTCACAAGGTAGGGAAGAAATAGCCTCTTATGAGGCACAAAAACAAGTTTATACAACAATGTATGATAGGTGTCGTTCTGAAATTAGGTTATTACAAGAAGAGGTATTTAAATCACAATCTGATTGTGATAATCAACTAAAAATATTAAATAGTTCCATATCCAAATATGAAGATACTTTATCATCAACACAAGAAGAATTAGCAATATTTAATGGTAGGTTAGAAGAATTAGCAAGTAGAGCAAATCCAACTAGAGAGGGTGTAGCAAATTGTTTAAGTATATTCTCTGGATTATCAGTGTGTGTTACCTTAGATAAGATTGGAATGAGAGATAGTGATGAACACACCTCATATGAGAACCCAACAACATTAACAACAGTATTCGAAGAACAACTTTACCAAGTGACAGATATTGTTGATTATTTCTCTAATAATTGTAATACTGGTTTATTAGTGACTGGTGACACAAGGTGTATGGAACAGTTGGAACAATGTATTATCTATAATTTAAGTGGTGATTGTGGTGTTTATAGTGCATGTACCTTAGATTCAGATTGGTTACACCATAAATTTACAATTACTGATGAAGAAACACTTTCTGGTATAACAAATGAAAAAGTTAAACTTGGTTTTGTTATTAAAAACTGTGAATGTGATTTTTCAATATTAATTGATAGAATTGAAATAAATAAGGTTTGTACGACAACTGATAGGGAAGATATATACGTATCTAAATGTCCAAGCTTTGAAATTGAAAGGGTTTGTGATAATAAAAAATCTTGGGTTGCTGAGGAAGAAAAACAAGATAGAGACTTCTTCTTCCCAACAAGGGAAACAGATTATGATATTAATCACCATAAATTAGCGGTTAACACTAAAGAAGTTGATTTAGATGTTAGTCCAGCTAATGCCATTGAAACCGATATTTGGTGTTATATTACTGATAATGAAACATTATTAGATTGTTCCACTGGAACCACATCAATCACATGTAGTACAGCATATGATTTTGGTTCAATATTATCAGCACAAACGTTGAGTTGTGATAGTGGATATACTGATACATGTTCTGTAATTAGTAATTGGGGGATTGAAGTTACTCTAGATTGTAAAACTATTTATAGTAATAATACTTTCTATAGTGGGACAACTATTACTGATGCCCCAACTGAGGTAGATTACATATTAGAACTAAGTGGTATTGCAACTACTTTAGGATTAGAATTTACATCTGGTGCAACTGGTGTTATCTTTACGGATTATGTTGATTGTACAGGTATAAGATTTATTAATAATAATTTCAAAGTTGATTTAACTTTGGATATAACAACGGATTGTACTGTAAGTACAAAACAGTTCCAAGATAATGAAATTTTCACATTTCAAAATGGAACTAATTATGACTTTAATTAAAAAAGAATAAAATGGCAATATTAACAGACCAAAACCTATTTAGTGGTACACCATCAGATAATGATTTAATTCATATAGTAGATGTTAGTGACCCAACAGATAACCCGCAAGGTTCATCATTTAAAATACCATTAAGTGGTTTAACTAATTATTTCACACCTAACAATTATTGGGTTTCTGGTTCAACTGGTAATAATTCATTGAAAACATTAAATATCACAGGTACTGATGCAACAGGTCATTATGGTTTTGCTACTGGGGCTGACACACTAGCTAGTGGTATAGCATCAGTTTCAATGAATGATACAACAGTTGCTAGCGGTTCAGCAGCAACATCATTTGGTATAACAACAGTTGCTGGTGGTCAAGCATCTTTAGCTAGTGGTGATGAAACATATGCATTTGGTTATGCAACATTTACAGAAGGTAATAGTACTTATGCTTATGGTTCTTATTCACATTCTGGTGGTCAAGGTTCAATAACTAGTGGTGTAACATCATTTGCACATGGTATTAATCTATTAGTGGATGCAGATGCATCTGCCATATTAGGTGGTAATGGAAATCGTTTAACTAATTTGGCAATTAATTCTGTAATACTTGGTGGAACAAATATTACTGGTGAAACCGCAAATACGGTCTACACACCCAACATTATTAATAATGGTCACATTATTACTGGTGGTCAACAAGTGGCAACTAAAGTTGATACTGGTGGTGTTATTTATTCAGTAACAAATGATGATTATTATCTTAGGTCAACATGTCTTTCAGCAAATAGCACTTATAATTTACCTAGCTCACCACCAGATGGTCAAAAATTAATCATTTACAAAAATGGTGGTACTGCTTTTTCAATATTTGTTAATTCACCATCAGCAAGTAGTATTAAAGCGTGTGGTAATAATTCATCTTATAATACATTACAAATATCTGGTACAAATGCATTAGTTAATTTAATTTATGATTTAGACTTAGGTGCTTGGGTGGTAATAACATCATGTGGTGGTACACTAACATATGGTACAACAATTTAATAAATTATGACAAATTGTAAAAGTGTAATAACGTTATGTGATGAGAATTTTAACTCATGTGGTGATTTAGGTGTTAACATGCAAGAAATGTTGACTACTGATGTTAGTGATATGACCACAGTTAAAGAGTTTGGTAATACTTTGTGTTCGGAATTAATTGATGTGAAAAGTAGAAAGACAATCTCGTCATACCCAACACTTAGGGCATTATATGATAGATATAGGGATGGATTCCAAAGTAACCCAAAAAGTTCAGCTTTCGATTATTATAAAATGGATAATTTTGTTTCATTGGTTGGTGATTATTGGGTTGACTTGATTGAACAAGTGGTCCCATCAACAACAATATGGGGTTCAACAATTAAATATAGGAATACAATATTTGATAAAGATAAATTTAAATATAAGCAATACACATTATTCACTTGCCAGAATGTAGATGGAATCCAATACCCAAGCCCGACCAGTGGATATAACCCAACAGTTGAGGTAATAACTAGGGATATTGGTGTCCCACAATATGTGGGACCAGAATGTTTAGCTCCAACAAGTGAAACAACAATTTGTTCTGGAGTAACAGTACAACAAATTAATTATGGTTCTGAGTTTATTGGTACCGTAACAATTATTGGTGATACAACATCCTCAAATCCAACTGGGACAACAGGTGATATACCAATTGAAATAACTGAATGTGATTTAGTTATTAATAATCTTACATTTAGTACAAATAAAGGTGATGGTACAATTCTAACACCAAATTTTGTTGGTGGTACGGCACCTTATACATACAGTTGGGTAATACCAGTACAACAAGGTCAATTTAGTGATTGGGGATTTGAGAATGGAAATAATACAGGTGCGACAATAACATTAACAGGTACAACCACACCACCAATTAGTGATGAGGATAGAATTTGTATATCGTTAGGTATGACAGATATTAATGGATGTACATACGGGATGAGTCAATGTTTCCCTCAGTAAGATATTTATTATTATGCCAGCATTATTAAGACAAATAGAAGCAAATATTTTAGATAATTTCACTAGTGAAGTCAATATGATGACTATTAGTGGAACTATTGGTATGGAGGATTATATTAAGATAGGTTCATTTGAAGCTATCTTACAAATTTTTTCTAATGCACAAGAATTGGAAATGTACGATACTCCATCAGAATTTGGGTTATTAAGAAATAAAAAAGAAGAGTTTATTGAACTTCAAATATCATATTAATGAGACATCAACAGAAAATATATAACCAAAATGGTAATTTCATGAGAAACAAGAATTCACTAAATGTTAATATGAGTTCTGATGTATGCATTTTTAGTGCACCAACATTTAATATGGGGGGTGCGACTAAGATTGAGACTGGGACAACATCTGCCTCAACTGGTGTTTATATTGTAGAGGATAATTCTGGTGAAATTAGTTTACTATTTAATTTTACTGGTGATACATCATCTTTAGATTCAAAATCTGAGTTTAAATATGAAATTTATAAGTATGATTATAATAAACAAGTATTCTTAGAACCAGCATTAATTAAATCTGGAGATATACCATATAGTGCATTTAGTGCAACATTAATATTAGACCAAACAATATCAATTAGTGAATTGAATCACGATGGTGAATATTTGGTTAAAGGATATTATAGTCATGGGGTGTGTACCGATATACTTAGTAGGCTTGGTGAGAGAGATGACACATCATTTTATAAAAAGGGGTCTTTATATGGGTTATATAACCCATCAACAGATTATAGTTTTGCGGTTATAGAAATGGCTAAGACACCAATATTCACAACAACCACAGGTGCAAATAGTAGACCATTAGGTTCGCTAGTAGTAAAAACACAATTTCCAGAAGATGGTGAAAGAGAATTTCCAATAACTATTGATGTTAATGGGGAATTATTAGTTTACCTAAACGGTATTATGTTAGCTGAGGATTTAGATTACGTATTAACATCTAATGATACTTTACTAAGATTAACTGGTGAAACATTTAGTGGTGATGTATTAACTTATGTTGCAGTATCAGACTCAGAATCAAATGGGTTAGTGGTTGATACGATTGAGGTACAGGACCCAATACCAAGTGGTGTAACGGATGCCCAAGGGTTAAGTAAATATTACTACAACACAACCCAAAGGAAATATGAACTTTACACAGTATTAACACCATTAGATAGTAATAATGTTGTTGTAACATTAAATGGTGCAACATTGGCACCATTTGTTGACTATTACCAATCAACTAGTAATCCTAATAGGATAATTCTTGAGGGTAATTTATTAGATGGTGATATAATAAATGTGGTTTACAATGCTTACCCATCATATGTTGGTGAGGTATTTACAAACACCCCATTAATAATTTGGACAATTCCAGCACCACAATCTGATAATGGTATATTCACAGTTGAGGTTGGTACTGATTCAACATTTAATAAACTTGTCGCTACAGCACAAACTGAATATGTTGCAAATGAAGTTTCTTATTCATCTGAAATAACATTAACTGGTTCAGTTGGGACAAACTTAGTTTATAGGGTTTTAAATGAAAAGAATTACGTTACGTTAGATGGTGATATTATAACAACTAGTGCATATAGTGAGGTGGTACCAATAACAATTATGTCAAATAGTATAAATTCCTACTAATTTTATTGACTTAGTGGTATTTATAATTAAGATAAAGGGATTAAAAAGATATTTATAAGATATGAGTTACATTATTAACAATACAGATGCATACATCAATTCAAAATTGACTGAGCTAGGTAGGCAAAAGCTTGCACAGGGAACACTTAATTTCTCATTCTGGGCAATTGGTGATTCTGAGATTAATTACGATAGGGAAGCGATTTTAGATGCAAATCCAACAGATATTACACTATCAGCCCAAACGAGAATTTTGAGACCTAAAGATAGACAACCAAACATTAAGTCTTGGATACATAGTGGTACAACAACCGATATGGTAAATCCACTACAACCAATGACTGGTGCTAATATTAAAACGATGAAAGTTATCGTTAATAATGAAGCAACTGAGAGAGGGTTCTTTAGTGGTGATTCAACAACTGGTTGGACAACATTGAGTGACACACCTTACACACTTGGTTCTGGAACAATAAGTGATACAGTTATTAGTGGTGGAACTACGTTGGAAATAGGTACAGCAACAACTAGAAACGTTGGTGATAATATTTTAATTAAATTATCTAATAGTACTATTGGTATGGTTGCGACAAATACAAATGTTGAACCAATCCCACATTTGTGGTATAAGATACAATCTACTTCTGGTAGTAGCATCACTGTAGATAGAGAATTACCAAATATGAATGGTTCTGGTGGTACATTAGTCCAATATATTATATATGCTGGTGGTGAGGTAGCCACAGCGTTTGGTTCTGATAGTTCAACATCATATTGGGATTCTGGAACACTTTCATTTGATAGCGCATGTGATATTTCTTGTTCTGATGTCCCAGTATGGAATATGAATAATGTTTGGTGTGAAGACCTTGCTGGTATAACAGCTAGCACCTATGAAGGTCATGAATATTTTGGTTCTTACCCATTTCTTGGACAAAAGAGCCCATTCTTTGAATACACATGTTCTTCATTAGAAGACCCAGACACATCTCTAAAATGTGAAGGGTTAAGTGAAATGGATAATGTAAATAAATCGATTGCAATAATTCACTATACGAATAACACAATATCTAATTTTTATGGTGAGTTTTTCCATATTGATAATGATAATAATAAGACAGTTAAATTACATTTACCAGACCTTATGTACCATAGAAGATATTTTTCTGGTGGTACAGGTGATACAATGGGTATGTCATTTCTTGCAAGTGGTGATACACAATATATTGGTACATCAAACTTAGAATATATCGAATTGATTGAAGATTCATCATTCTTAATGTCTGGCGCAACACCAGCAGTCGTTGGGAAAGTATTCCCAACACTTAAAGTAGTAGTAATTGATGATGAAGAAATTGTTGCGGCAATGTCTTATAAATCAAATAGAAACTGGACATTACCACAATTGGCGGCAACACTTACTAACCCTAGTGGTGGAACATCAACTGGTCTATTAGTTCAAAATGAAACAATGTATGTGACTTATGCTTTAGAGAATGTAACTGGTACTGGTTTAACATCATCATTAGCTTGTCAAAAATATGCTAAGATAACAAACCAAACTTCGGTTGCTAAAGATGTTGAATTTAGAATCGATGGTACTGGATTATTACCTTACATGAGAAAGATTGAGGATTTAGCTTATGATGGTAGGGGATTCTATGGATATGACCTAAAGGTATTATACCAAGTAGTACAAAACGAAGATGATAGACCAGACCCAACAGCTTGGAAGGTTTATGATTATACAACATCTGGTTTAACAACAAACCCAGATGAGACAATTAATCCATTCCAGCTAGAGAACCAAAATCCAGCAACAAATGGTTTTGTGATTAATGAAATTGTTGATTCAATTAGCTCACAATATGATATAACACAAATCTTAGGTATGGCACCAGTCATGACACCAGAGATTTTACAATTCGGTGATGAAAGATTTTTCTATGGGAATTTAGAAACTCACATCGGAGCAACAATATTTAAAACGATATTTGATGTAAGAATTAATTCTGGTCAATTTATCGCAACAACAAATGAAACTAGAAGTACTGACCCTTCAACAAATCCACCAGATATTAGAGTGAGTGAAGTAGGTATTTATGATAGTGATAACGACTTAGTTGTTATTGGAAAGCTTAGTAAACCAATTAAATTGGAAGCTGGGAATACAGTAATGATTGAACTTTCAATGGACTTTTAATTATGGGATTTCAAAGTACGGCAACAACAATTAACCTAACAGCTAAATTAACAGCGTTTGGTAGACAACAACTATTATTAAATAGTTCTAATATTATAACTCATTTTGCATTAGGTGATAGTGATGCGTATTATGGTGCATCAAATGCCCTTAGTACTGGTGAGGTTCCAGCATCTGCTGGTAGTTTAGGTGTGAATGGAAGTAGTAATAGTATTGCTCAAGGTTATGCACCTAAATCTTTATTATATTATAATTCAATTGGACAAAGGAAGAAACTAGTGAAAGAAGGTTCAACAAATGTGGTAAATAATACTGTATTATTAGAACAAAAGACCATTAGTGGTGATACTATCACATTAAATATAATCAATAGGAAAAATTACGAGACAGATTCATTAGTTAATTTGTTTTATTCATTCAGATTACCAATTACAGATGCTGATGATACATTATTTAAAGTAACACCATCAGCAAAGGGTGGTTATGGTGACACCGCAATGAGTGGTTTATCACAAGATGAGATTTTAGCTATTGGTGTTGATTCGATTGAGTATGGTGAAATGTTAGATGGTAAAACCATTAAGGTTGAGTTAACTGATTCAGCATCAACAATATTTAATATTTATAGTTCATTTGAGAAAACGTTAACTAGTGCTAAGAAACTAGATGCACAATATAAAGATACTTCTTTTAATTCAGCAGTAATGGGTGGTAACATAGTTTTTTTATTCAGTGATGATATACAAAGACCAAATGATGATGTAACTAAGAGTTGGGCTACTGGACATTTTTCCACTAAACCATATAGTAAATCTAATAAATCTAGATTTAATATGTTTTCTGATTCTATTACTTCAACTGTGGCAGACAAAATAGTTGGTGTTGCTTATTTGGATAAAGGATTTATAGTAATCACAGACCCAACTATTTTAGCGAATTTCGATACATCACATATAAATGCTAATTTAACAAAAGTATCATTTGATAGTATATCAACTCAAGTATCACAAACTGTAACATGTATTAAAGATAGAGGTGATTTTGGGACGAGTCAAAATCCAACATGGGATGAAGGTGATAAAGTTAGAGTTACGGAAGTATTATTATTAGATAATGCTGATAATGTACTTGCTATTGCTAAAAGTGACAGAGCCTTAGAGCTTACACCATCTCAGTTTATGGCATTATCTGTAACAATTTCAGTTTAACTATTTATCTTTTAAAATTGGTGATTATATTTTGAAAAAACAAGTTTTATGACAACAAGTGAACAAAATGGAAATTATATACTAGGGTTAGATGTATCGACCAAAACAATTGGTATTGCATTATTTGAAGATAGGGGTAATAATGGTGACTTAAAATTGTTAAACCATGTAACACCAAAGGTTAAACCAAACCCAAAGAATAAAATGCAACAACTTTTTGAAAAGGCTAGAATATTTGAAGAAGAATTTTTAAATAATTATAGTGACATTGGAATTAGTAGAGTAATTATTGAAGAACCATTATTACGTTCAAATAATGTCAATACTGTTGCAACACTTCTTAGATTCAATGGTATGATTTCTAGGTCAGTTTATGATACACTTGGTATTGTTCCAGAATTTATATCATCTTACGATGCAAGGAAATATGGTTTTCCAGAGTTGATGGCTAAAAGAGAGATAAAAAAAGATGGAACTCGTTATACCGAAGCCGCAATTGCAAAAAAAACACCAGTATTATTTGGTGCATATGATTTAGGTACAACTGATAAAAAAATGGTTGTGTTTGAGAAAGTGTGTGATTTAGAGCCACAAATTCAATGGTTGTATACTAAAACCAATACACTTAAAACCGAAAACTTTGATATGACCGATGCATATTGCTGTGTTAGGGCAGTTATGAAAAGAGATGGTAATTGGAATTAATTTGGTAATTCATTTTTTATTTCGTACCTTTGTGGTATGTCACTTGTTGTAGATATATTAGAAAGATTTCTGGGAAGTCCTAAAGGGCACAACCCTAGTAGTGGTCAAATGCAATTTGACTGCCCTAGATGTGCTGAGGATGATAAAGGTCATGGTAGGGGTAATTTGGAGGTAAACTATAATAAAGGTTGGTATCATTGCTGGACATGTGGTGAAAGTCACAATATGAAAGGTCGTCTTAATTTTATGATTCGCAAATATGGTGGGAGCAAAGCACTAAAAGATTTTTTAATTGTTAAGCCAGAGTTCATTGAAAAAACTGAACGTGGTGAAACACATGTGCTAAAATTGCCAGATAGCTTTAAATTCCTACATAATTGTAACCCAAATGAATTTAGATATAACGAGGCGATGAACTATTTAAATAGTAGACGGGTTGGCTCCGATATTATTGAACATTCAAAACTTGGTTTTTGTGCTACAGGTAAATATGCTGGACGTATTATTGTACCATCATATAATTCTGACGGTGATTTAAATTTCTTCGTTGGTAGGGCTTGGGATAAATGGAATAAACCAAAAATACTAAATGAAGAAGCGGAGAAAGAATTAATCATTTTCAATGAAGGTTTAATAAATTGGGATGCAACAATATATTTAGTTGAAGGACCATTTGACCACCTAATAACACCTAATTCAATACCATTATTAGGTAAATACGTTTCACCTTATTTATTTTATATGTTACAGATGAATGCAAATGCTAATATTGTGATAGTATTAGATGGTGGTGCATATGAAGATGCAAAACGTATTTACCAAATGTTAAATGTTATGAATTTAAGAAATAAGGTTAAGTTGGTTCAATTAGGTGAAGAATTAGACCCTTCATTTATAAACCAAAAATATGGTAGGAATACATATATTAAAGTATTATCTAACTCAAAAGTAATACCAGAAAGTCGATTATAATTCTTGGGTTTTACAGAAAAAAACTGTATATTTGTGTAAAATATAGACATGAATATAGAAATTGCTAAGAAAGCACTACAATCACGAGACATAGATAATTGGACTATCAAAGGCGAACATCTTTGTTATACCAATGGTGATATTAGATTTCTATTCGATAAAATAGATAGTGGTTTTCTAGGTTTCAGAAAGTTAGTCTTAGTTTCGGATGGTAGAATAGTTAAATTGTCTTTTTTTCAAAAAAAGAGATTATATCCATTAGTTGTTAAAAAGGGGTATAATGTAGAGAAAGATAAAAGAGATGAAGCTTTTCGTAAACTTAGAAATGATAGGGCATATAAAAGTAGCCCACCACCACCACCACCATCTAGACCAAAATCAAAACCAAATAAAATTAATAGTGAAGAAATAATCACCAATTGGACTTCTATGGGTAGTTCAATTAAAGAATTTAATACAATATCTTCATTAATTGGTAATAAAATAAACCCAAATATACCAGACGAAGATGCTTTAAGTAATAAAGTTAAAGATACTAAAACTTCTGTTAGTAAAAAATTAACAGAAGTTGAACGTAGAACCCAACAATTTAAAAATGATGTTGAAAAAGAAAAATTAAGGATTAGAAAACTATTACGTAAAGAAAATTAACCAATATGCCAGTAAATGATAAGGAACTATTACGTATAGGGAATGAAATAAGAGAAATTATAGATAATAGACAAAAGGAAATGTCATTATCATTCGTTGAAGATACACATACTTATTTTATTAAAAATAAGGAAGGTTATATTGTTAGCAATCTACCATCTGTGTCTACTGTAATCACACAATATTATGAACCATTTGATGATATCACAAAATCATTTGAAATGTGTGGTGGGGATTTTATAGAACAAGATAAATTATTAAAAGAATGGAGAGCTACAGCAGACTATGCAAATAATCAAGGTTCTAGAGTTCACTATTTATTGGAATGTGATTTACTTAAGATGTATAAGTATGATAAAGAGGTAAGGAGACCAATATTTAAGTGTGACCCAGAACAAATATTTGTTGGAAATCAAATGATAGATGCTGGACATAATTTTATTAGATTAATGCATAGACGTGGTGCTGTATTACTTGATACTGAAATGGTGTTGGGTAGTATTGAATTAGGGTATACTGGTCAACCAGATAAGGTTTGGTTAATTAGAAATGGTAAGGGTGAGTTAGGTTTTATAATTACTGATTGGAAAACCAACAAACCAAAAAACTTTACCGTACAACACTACACTAGTAAGATGCTACCACCATTTGAGGACCAAAATGATACTGCTTTAGAACATTATAAAATTCAATTACCATTATATGGTAGATTAATATTAGATATGTTAAAAGACACTAAGTATGGTGGTGAAAATTTAAAATTTTTTGGTTGTATAATTGTTCACCTATTACAAAATGGTACTTATAAGGAATATAGGGTTGAAAATACATTTATAAATAGAATATTAAGTGAACCACCATTACCTAGAATTAATGAGGTTTTCGAATATAAGAAGAATCACGCTCGTAGAGAAGAGAATCGAGTTGAGCAAGTAAAACAAATGATAAATGGTTAAGAAAATAATACATATTGCGGACATTCATATTAGAACTTTTAGAATGCATGAAGAATACAAGGAAGTATTTCAAACATTCATAGATAAGTGTAAAAATCTAACTGAAAATTATGAACATGGGGAAGTACGTATAGCCATTGTTGGGGATTTAGTCCATCAGAAAATAACAATATCAAATGAGCAATTGATGTTATGTACATGGTTTTTGTCTGAATTATCTAAAATAGCACCAGTTGTATTAGTTGCTGGGAATCATGATTTATTAGAGAATAACAAGGATAGAATGGATTCACTCAGCCCAATCGTTCAACTATTAGATAATGAAAATATTCGTTATTATAAAGAGAGTAAATGTTATAAAGATGAAAATATTGTTTGGTGTAATTATTCGATATTTGATGAAAATAAAAGACCAGATATCGAATATGGTAGGGTTAATCATGGTGATGATAAACGTTTTATTGGGTTATATCATGCACCACTTATTGGGGCAACTACTGATATTGGATATGAATTTGATGAACACCACACTTCTTTAGAACATTTTGAGGGTTGTGATATAGTTTTATTAGGGGATATACATAAAAGACAAGAGTTTACCCATAAAGGGATTAGAATTGCTTACCCATCCTCGTTAATCCAACAAGGATTTGGTGAAACAGTTGGTAAACACGGATTCTTATTTTGGGATGTACTATCTAGAACATATGAGGAACATGATATATCAACTAGATATGGTTTCTTTCAATTTAAAATTAAATCATTAGATGATTTAGAAGAAGGTATTGAAGAACATACAAATGCATAATGATTAAACCAAATATACTAATAGATATTAAGTCGTATTGTGAAGCCAATGGAATCACTGATATTGATAAACTAATTAACTCAATGTTGAGTCGTGGATTTACAATTGAAAAGTATGGTGAAACACCAACAACATCTCAAGATATTCCAGAGGTAATTGAGAAAGAAGTGATTAAAGAAGTAATCAAGGAAGTACCATTTGAAGTAATTAAGGAGATTGAAGTAATTAAGGAGATTGAGAAAATAATCAATGTTTCTGATGATACTGAAATAAATAAATTACTAGAACAAATTACTACGATGAAGAATGAACATAAAATAACAGTCGATTTACTTAAAAAGGGTAGAATGGAGCAAACCCAAGTGATAATGAGATTGAATAAAGAGAAGGACCAACTAAAAGAAGACTACGAGAAACAGTTGAAAGAGAAGGATAAAGAGATAATAAAGATTAAATCCTCAACGGATTTTTACGGTGAATAATATGGAAGAAATTAAAGAAAATAAAATAGTACAAATCCCACCATACGCAAAGGTTAAGGTATATTGGGATGATAAACCAGAAAATTATTCTAGGGAGGGTAGAAATAGGGTTCAATCATATTTTGCTAGAAAATATGGTGTTACTAAAACCAATGTAAACGTAGTATTTAGACCAACTAAAGTAGATAAGGATGGTAAGCAAATTGAAATTAGTGGTGCTGGTATTGACAATATTATGGATACCAATTATCAAAGGGGTTTAATGAAAGAGTGGATTGAAAGAAATGAGAAGGAAGTGGATTTTGAAAGAATTGTTAGACTTGATGAAAAGGTTAATGGTTCATTGGAAATCGATATAAGTGAAGTTAAACACAGAAAGTGGGAAATTAAATGGTTAACAATTAATAATTTTCTTTGTTATGGTGAGAATAACTATGTTAATTTTGATAAACTAAAGGGGTTATCAATTATTAATTCCACACCAAAAAATCAAGGTGGTAAAACAACATTTAGTGTTGATGCTATTAAGTTTTTGTTGTTTGGTAAAACAACAAAAACTGATACAAATGCCGAGGTTTTTAATAGTTTTACAGATAAAAATAAAATCACTTTGAGGGGTATGATTACCTATGATGGTAGGGATATTATTATTGAAAGGGTTTTAACTAGAACTGAAAAAAGAGCTGGTGGCTACACAATAAAGAATAAATTATCATATTATAAATTAATGCCAGATGGTGAGGAAATTCTTTTAGAAGAGGAAGATGCAACTTCAACAACTGCTGAAATTAAAAGAACAATTGGTGATGAATCAGATTTTGATATTACAATTTTAACAACAGCTAAAAATCTTGAAGATTTAATTGACACTACCCCAACCGAATCTGGTAAATTATTGACTAAATTTATTGGAATCGAAGTAATTGAAATGAAAGAGAAGATTGTTCGTAAAATGCATAATGAGTATGTTAAAACTATGAAGTCTAATCATTTTGATGTCGAAGAACTTAAAAGTGAAATTCTTGAGCATAAATCGGCTGTTGAGTATAGTAATAAATTATTGATTAAACAGAATAAGGATTTAGAAGAGATTAAAGGTATTGTTACATCCTTTAATACTAAGAAAGATAATCTACTACTTAGTAAGAAGCCTGTGGATGTCACTATATCTCAATTAAACCCTACAACTATAGAATCTGAAATAGCTACTATTACTAGTAAGGGTAAGGAGTATGGGGCATTAATTAAAACATATGAAACAGAAATTAATGCAATAGGGGATGTTACATATGATGAAGTTGCATATTTCAACTTAAACAAACAATATAATGCACTTGATGGTCAATTAAATGCTAATAGAATAACAAAAGATGGTCATCTTAAGATGATAAATCAGTTAAAGAATGGTGAAATATGTCCAACATGTAAAAGGGCGTTGGAAGATGTAGACCATTCATCTGAAATTAAGCTTGAAGAAAGTAAAATTCAAAAATTAGACACTGAACATGAAGTTGGTACCCGAAAATTAGAAAAAATTCAGAAAAATATGAATTTAATGGGTGAAACTAAGAAGAGTGTAGACCGAAAAAATAAAATTGAGCTACAAAAAGACCGTGCTGAGGTTGAAATAGCTTCATTAAGAAATAAAATTAAGCTTAAAATGGCTGATTTAAAGAAATATAATGATAATATTGATGCAATTGACCATAATAGAGGTGTTGATTCACAAATTGAGGCAGTTAAGACTGATATTGTAGTACAAGAGACCAAAAAAGATACATTAATACGTACTATGCAGACTACAGAGGGTGACATCACTAATAATAATAATAGTATTAGTACTAAAGAGGCGTTGATTGTTACTATAGGTAAAGAAAAAGAAGTTGACAGACTATTTAAGATATACGTGGAGATGATTGGTAAGAAGGGTATTAGTAAATTAATATTAAGGTCAGTATTACCAATCATTAACTCAGAGTTATATAGATTAATGGATGATGTATGTGATTTTGAAGTTGAGCTTAATATTAATGCTAAAAATGATGTTGAGTTCATTATTAGCAAGAATGGTGTTGAAAAGAAATTAAAGTCTGGTAGTGGTTTTGAAAAAACGACTGCTAGTATTGCATTAAGGTGTGTTTTAGGTAAAATGTCACATTTACCTATGCCTAACTTCGTTACATTTGATGAACCTTTTGGTATGGTGGCTGATGTGAATCTTGAAAAGATTAAACCAATGTTTGATAAGATTAAAGATATGTATGATATTGTATTCTTAATTTCACATATTGATACTGTAAAAGATTGGGGTGATAATGTCATTACTGTGAAAAAAGTTAAGGATATTAGTGAAATTCTAGTAAAATAATTGTATTTTTGTGTATAATGTATTATATTAGATATATAATCTAAAATATTTATAACTATGAGATTTAAAAATTATTGTATTGTAGCACTAGGTAAAATTGATGGTATTAGAGAAATTATATCTAAAATATCAGAAACACAACCTAGATACCTAGAGCAGAAAGCGGTATTTATCGGCACATTTTCATGTGTCATGTCAGCTACAGAATTGAGAGAAATTCTAGATAGAGAAAACAAAACATTTTTTGTTTTTGAAGTTGGTGATGAAAGTAGTGCCTATAAGATAGGTAGAGATGATATTCACGAACAATTATTCGGATATATTGAGAATGGTGGTGAAGAAGTATTGAATATGATGAGTGATAACTTAATGAATGAAATAAATGGGGTTAAAATGAGTGGTGGAACTAATGAACATCCCCAAAAATTAACACTACAGGAAGAACTTGATATAGCACTTAAAGATGAGGATTATATTAAAGCTGCTGAATTAAGGGATTTAATAAAATTAAACAATAATGGTTAAAGTAAACCAATTTCACACTAAATATTTAGTGTGAAAACCTTTACTTTTGTTGTTTTATGTTGTATATTAATACGTTCACACGAACTAAAATAAGATATTAGAAAATGAAAACCAATGAACAAGAAATATGTAAGTGCAAATGAAGATGAAAGCATAACAAAATATTTTAAGGATATTAGGACTAGCGAAATTCTTACACCAGAAAAAGAACTTGAATTAGCTCAAAAAATAAAGGATGGTGATGAAAAGGCAATTGATGAATTAGTTAATGCTAATTTAAGGTTTGTTATATCCATTGCGAAAGAATATCAAGGACAAGGATTATCGTTGGCTGATTTAATCAGTGAAGGTAATTATGGTTTAATAAAGGCAGCGATTAGGTTTGACCATACAAGGGGCTTTAGGTTTATATCATATGCGGTTTATTGGATTAAGCAAGCAATTATGCAAAGTTTAAATGACAATTCTAGGTCAATTAGATTACCAGCAAATATTATCAACAAACTTTATAAGATTAGGAAGCAAATAGCTAAATTCGAATCAGAAAACGGAAGACCCCCAATTGATGGTGATGAAGTGATAGGTAAAAAAGGTGAAATTGAAGAATTTGAGGAAGCTCCAACAACACCAACATGTGGTTCATTAAATCAAAAAATTAATGAAGATGGTGATGAATTATTAGAAGTAGTTGCGGATGAAACATTTGAACAACCAGATGTATTTGAAATCGATGATGATAGGGTTAAGAAAGAACTTTATAAAACATTGGATGTGTTGGATGAAAGAGAAAGGAATATTATCGAAACATATTTTGGTCTTAATACGGAGTGTGAACCAATGACTCTTGAAGCTATTGGTGAAGAATATAATTTAACTAAAGAACGTATTAGGCAAATTAAAGAAAAAGCCATTAGAAAATTGAGACATAACGTACATGACCTTTACGAGTTAATGAATGAATAATAAAGGGGGTAACCCCTTTTTTCATAAAATAAAAGATATGAAATTACATTTGGGATATATATTAGGGCTATTTGCAATAGCATTAGCAGCATCAGCTGGTTACATTTCAGTTGTTGGTTGGGGTAAATTATTTGCTGGCGAATCAACAATAGTTATGGTTGTTATGGGGATTATAGAAGCAGCTAAGGTTATAACAACAATTTATCTTCATAGGTATGGTAAAAGAAAACCAAGAGCTGAGGGTGTTAGTCGTTTCAAATATTTTTATAGTGGATTATTATCATTAAAAACTTATTTGGTTGTAGGTGTGATTTCAACGATGTTTTTAACATCTGTTGGTATCTATGGTTTTTTGACTGGTGCCTATCAAGATACCGCAAATAAGATGGAATTACATGATGGTGAGATAACAATACTAGAAGGTAAGAAAGATATTTTTCAAGTTAAAATTGAGGATAATAAAAGTGTTATCCAAACAAAGACTGATAGAATAACAACATTATCAGACCTAAGATTACAACAAGAATCTAGGTTGGATTCATTATTAGCTAATAATCATTGGAGTAATGCCAAAAAGACACAGATTCAAATTGAAGAAGCAAATACTGAAATACAAAAGCTAACAAGTGATATTGACGTTATTGTTATTAATAATTCATCACTACAAGATTCAGTTAGTTCGTACCAAGTTCAAATTTTGGAATTAAAAGGTGGTTCAGATATTGCAGCTGAGATTGGACCATTGAAATATATATCATCACTTACAGGTCGCCCTATGGATTCCATAATTAATTGGTTAGTGTTGGTTATTATATTTATTTTTGACCCAATGGCTATTTCACTAGTATTGGCATCAAATAAAGTATTTGATGAAAATAAACGTAAGGGTGATACACCAGAACCAACAGACCCAGAACCAACAGAACCAAATGATGATATTACTTTTGAAGATGTTGATGATGAACCTATTGAGGTAGCTTCACCAAATATGGATTCAGTAGTTGTTGAGGATATATTGGTTTATGAAAATGAAGATATAATTGAACCAGAACCATCTGGAACTACAAATGAGATTATCAATGAGGAAGATTTAATTGATGGAGTAAGTGAGTCAACAGATTTATTAGATGTTGCTAAGAAACTTGAGGGTAAAGAATTATTTCCAGATAAGAAGGCTAGGGCAATTGATATGTTAAGTGATATTGAGTTACCTAGTGTAGACGAATTATCACTTCCAGAAGAACAAATTGAGGAAAATAAGGAAAAAATTAAAGAGGCAGCAAATATAATTGACCAAATCAAAAATAATACTACTAAAACAACACCAGTTATACCAACAGGTAATGTTAAGAGGGAAGAAATTAAGGAGATTAAAGAGGGTTCTAGGGGTTATTCGGTTGATGTTCCAGAACCAAAAAAAGTTGGTACCAATAAAGAGGTTAGAGAAGGTGAACCTAATAAATTCTATTTCCGTAGACCAAATGGGTAAAAAATTATTAATGAAAAACACCCATTTGATTGGGTTACAAAATTTTTATCAAAGTGAATTTATGAAGACTCAGATAATTATTGGTAATACTTTCTCTAATGGTTTAAATCATGTTACTGGGTGGGAAACTAGGATGAATGGTAAGTATAAAAGTACTGCACCAATAACAATACTAATGGATGGTACAATACACCTACATTTTGACCCAAAACATCATTCAGATTTTATGGGGATTGAAAATATTGATAAACATTCTATACCCATCGTATTGGAGAACCTAGGTTGGTTAACTAAGGATTTACAAAATGATAGGTATCTTACTTGGATTGGTGATATTTATAATGGAGAGAACAAAGTTGTTGAAAAAAGATGGCGAAATCATACATATTGGACCACATACACTAATGAGCAAGTCGAATCACTAGTTAATGTGTGTGAATACCTTTGTGATAGGTTTGATATACCAAGAGAAACATTTAGTCATAATACTTATGTTGATTCGGTAGATAAGTTTAGGGGTGTGGTTTATAAAGGTAACTTTAGTAAATTTTATTCAGATGTCAACCCAACATTTATGTTCGATGAATTTAAAAATAAATTAGAGTTAAAATAGTGAAAATGGAAAATATTAATGAGCATGACATCACAAAAAAGATGTTAAATACAATTAGGGAAAATACAGGTGTTGACCAAAATGGTTCGGGACAAAATGGTGTAATTGAATTAAGTGGTGAAGAAAGAACTGCCGAAGAGCAAAAATTTAGAGAAATAATTGATGCATCAACACAATTTAACGTCTTTAATATATATCCAGATGCAAATAATGTAGTATTTGGTGGTATAATACAAGGGATGGGTGGAATTGAATTCCAAATGACACTTGAAGATTCAAATGGTTTGTATATAACTGGTAGTAATATACAAATCACTGATGAAGTGGCAGATAAAATAAAAAAACTTAAAGGGTTTTATGACAATTGGAAAGCGGAATGGTTCCAAAAGCTGGCTACTGAATATAAAGGTGGTCAATAAATAAATATTATGGGAAAAACAGAAGACATAGCAAACGAAGTATCATCGGTTCTTTCAGCTAAGAAGCAAAGGAATATTTTAATAATAATATTGCTATTATTATTTATTGGATTAGCATTTGGTTTTAATAGGTATTCAAGATTGACCACCCAACTAGCAATATCAGAACAAAATAAAAAAGCTTTAGCTGATTCGGTAAGGGTATCGGAAAATAAGGTTAAAGATTTAGTTTATTCTAAAAATATTTTAATTGCTGAAAAGGGAAACTTAGAACAACTTAATGCTGATTTAGCTGCTGAGGTTGAAAAGGAAAAAGGTAAGGTTAGGGAAATTACAAGAATTGTTAGTGAGATTAAATCTGATACAGTATATATCACTAATATGCTTATTGAATATGCAGATGGAACAAAAGGGTTATCTTGGGAACATGATTCATTATTTGATACAAATAATGAAAGACACATCGCTGGTGTTAGTAGGTTTGATATAGATAGTAATGGTGTTGTCTCCCCATTAGAAACCACAATAACTAAGGATGATTTTAAATTCAATATTGTGACTGGTTTAGTTGAAAGAAATGGTAATGTTGAAATATTTGTTAGGTCGGACTACCCTAACTTTACAGTATCACAATTAGATGGTGCTATTATAGACCCAAAGAAACACCCAGTTATGAAGAAATTCACCAAACCTAAAAAATGGGGTATTGGTCCTTATGTTGGTGTTGGGATAGGTGTTAATACATGGCCTAATACAAATGTTGGTGTTGGCTTCCAGTTTGGGGTCGGAGTAACTTACTCACTATTTAGATTTTAAAAACAATTAATATACATTAAAAGCCCACAATATTGTGGGCTTTTTTATTTATATTCAATATTTATTAATAAAAGTAAGATGAAAGAGTTCATTAAGAAAAGACTAAACGAAGAATTGACTAAATCAGATGTTAAGGATGAAGTATCAAATATGTTACAATCCGATGCATTAAAAGATAAGGTTACTAAAATTCTAAAAGATAAAATCAAGAATGACCCAGAATTGGAGAAATTCATGGTTGACATTAGTAAAAATGTTCTTACTCAATTATATAAAACACTTTGGACTAAAAGAGGTTTCTGGCAGTCTAGTTTGAAAAACAAAGGAGCATAATGGGAAAAATTAAATTAACAGAATCACAAATAATGATGTTACAATCGTTTGAAAACGCACTACCAAAAAGGAAAGTGGTTAAACTTACTGCTGAACAGTATAAAAGGATATTCGAATCAGAAAATCCACATGAATTCAATATGGGACCAAAAACATTGAGACCATCAAGCAAAGTTAGTAAGAATTTCACACAAGGAGCTAAGGATGTTCCAGATTCAGACATGAAATTTGAAAACCAAATACAAGGTCCAACTGACATCGAGATTTTTGGTACAGAAATTATTAGATTTCTCAAGTCACTATTAACGGACCCAAGTGAAAACCGTATAACTAGTTATTGGAGAAAACTTAATGTTTCTAAAGAACAATTAACTAATAGGATGTTTGAGTTGGGTATGATAGGTCATGGAATTATTAATGGTAAGAGGATTATTAAAATCATGAAGAATAATTTTATAGAAAATATAAAAACACTACATGGTGAATATAGACCACAAACTGAGGGGATAGTTCAAATGGGTGATGATATCGAGATGACTGAAATAAGTAATGACGATATTAAAACATCAATGTCGAACCAACTTAAAAGAAAAGAAGGACCTAAACCTTCACAAGACTCGATTAAGGCAAAACTTTTAGCTAAAAGAGCTGAGGAAATGAAAAGAAGGGAGGCTGAGAAGAATAGACCTTTAGGTGAAGATAATTATCCAGCTGGTGCTAGACATGATTCTAGTGCACCATATAATCAAGTGGACCCAGATAATGCAAGGAAGGCATCTAATATTGAATTTGATTTATTATTGTATTTGGATGAGTTTGCAATTTTTGAAAAAAATGGTAAGTATTTTATATTCAATGTTGAAGGTGTTGAACACGATGATTATGCTGAATATGCTGATAGGGAAGAAACATTTAATGGTTATGATGAAGACGGTATGCCCGATGTAGATTATGGTGAGTTCGAAATGAGTGATGAGGTTGTTTCAAATTACGTTAATGATAATCACCTTACATTTGGTAAAGGGTTTGATGATTATGAAAACGGAATTGATATGGTTGAGATTGACCAAGAAATAATTGATGAATTATTATCTGTGGCAAAATACATAAAAGACCCAAAAGCACAACAAAATTTTGTATCGATACTAACCAACCTTACTGTTAGTGAGGTAACAGCCGCTGCGGGTTCATCTGGGGCGTTTGTGGGGAAAATGGGTATGAATGCACCAATTACTGGATTAAGTCCAGCAGATGAGATGAAAAACGTTGTTGGTGAGGTTAATGAAGACCATGAAGATTTAGACCAAAAAATTGGTGCTTTGAAATATAAAAATTTTCAACACCCAGCATTAGGTGTGTTTTTCTTAAGTAATGTTCATACTAAACATGAGGATGATAACAAAGTTGATATTGTTATTGGTTTGAGGAAAGATGAAAAAGAATCAGATAGTGAATTGATTTATTCATATAATAAGAAAACTGGTAAAGATGAATTAATCTTTAATCATGGTTCAGAAATGTTCCGTAATGCTTATGATATGTTTGATGAATTATATAAATTGGTATTTGATGGTATTAAAGACGCACTTAGACCGACCACAGATGTTCAAGAACAAGGCATTGGTGGTGGTGCTACATATGATACACCAGGTTTTCCAGCATCAGACTTTATGGGTAATAAGGGTAAGAAAGGGAAAGCACCAGTCAATAAAGGTGTAACCCACAAGAAAACAATGTACCCAAAAGGTAAAATGGTTAAAGTGACAGAATCCCAAATGGCTTTAATTAAAAAAACAATTGTAGAAAGTAATAACCAAACTGATACTGCATATCCAGATGGTGGGTTTGTTAAGATTGATGACTGCACAAAATTTAATAATAATAAAGAAGCTCAAAACGGTGGTTGTAGTACTGGTGCTAAGGACAATGTGGTTAAGACGAAACAAACGAAAGGTTCAGTTGTTTCAGATGATGCACTATATTCAGAGGTAGCTAAGAAAACTGGTAGAACAATAGCAGAGGTTAAAAAGATAATTCAAACAAGAAAAGGGTAATTTTACTCTTAAATGATATATTTATAATATAATGTCCAAACATAATAAGATAGAAGAGTTAAAAGCACAATTGAAAGCTGAATTGGAAAAGGTAAAGCCAAATATGCATTTAGTTGGAAAACTAAGAAGGCAAATTATGACATTTGGATTAGGATTAACTGGAAGAGATATAAAACCATTTTAATATGTACAAAAAATTAATAAACAAACACTTGTCTGGTAGACTTCTAAATGAAGAAGCTAAACATAATGGTCTTGCTACTACTGAGAAAGTTCAGAAAGAGGATGACAAAGTAAATAAAGCAGCTTATAAAGAAGTTGAAAAAAAAATGAAAGACTATGATGGGTCTTTAACTCAAGAGGATGAGGGTGCTATTGATGCACCAAAGACCAATATTGAGGGTGAGACAAAAGATTTCCATGATGAAATGGAAATTAGAAATGGACAAGAAATGTTAAAATACGATAACGAACCTTCTGATAGTTTCAAAGATAGAGCTGAAATGGCTTTAGCTGGTGATTCAAAGATGGGTAACGACACCAAAGAAGGTGAGTGGAATCCAGAAACAGGAGAGGGAAACGGAAACACTGAGGAAGTGTGGGGTTCATCTGGTGGTAAGAACACTGGTGAAGAAATCATAAAGCAAGTAAAAGCTTCTGCTAAAAAAAGAAACGATGCAGAGTATAACTTAATTCAATTAGGTGATGATATAGAACAATCTGGTACTGATAAGACTAGAGGTAAATCTAGAAAAGTTGCTGTTGAAACGAAAATAAATAACAATCAACCGTTAAATGAAACGAAAATGAAAAAGAAAAGATTAAGATTTAAAAAGGCATTTGATGGTCTTGGAAATGCATTACAATTAATACCAGAAGCGTACAAAGTAGATTCAAAAGAATTCGAAATGACAGATGGTAATGAAACTTACGATATTAGATGGGAAGGTTCACTTACAGAAGGTAAAGCAGTTGTCGTAAAGGCAGAGGATGCTAACATGGTAAATGAAGATATCCAAAAGATGAAACATCTTATGGGGTATAAATCTCAAGATACACTTGGGACTCTTAAGGGTGAAGCAAGAATTACAGAGAATAATGATAATTCATTTAGAACAATGCTTGATAAAACTAGGGGTCTTATGACTGAATCAGTTGAAGCTGTTGAAGAAACTGAAAATATTGAAGGTCAAAAAGCATCAGTTGATAATTCAGTTTGGGACGATGCAGCACCAAAAGGTGATAATCACGCTGACCATATTATGGAAGATGAAGTAACTGAATCAGAAGATACAGTTGAAGAAACTGAAAATATTGAAGGTCAAAAAGCATCAGTTGTAACTGAGGAAGATGAAGTAACTGAATCAGAAGATACAGTTGAAGAAACTGAAAAAAAAAAGACTAAATTAATTGAAAACATCGAGAAATTGATGGAAGAGACTGGTTTAACTGAGGAAGAACTTATTGAGGGTTTCTTTAGTGGACCATCCAAAGAAGAACAATCTAAAAACCAACAAGCATTACAACAACAAATGCAACAAATGGCGGCAGATGCTGAGGCTAAGAATTGGAAGGTAGGATATCTTTTTGATAGACAAAATATTAACGGTCCAGAAGAATTAATGAAGATTGCAGCTAAAAATAAGTTTAGAGGTAAAATAATGCCTAGACCAATAAAAGCTAAAGGTACCTTTTATATTGAATACCAAAAAGGTTTAACTGGTTTACAAAAAATGGCTGGTGGAGCTGGAGCAATGACTAGTGGACAATAATCCAAAATTATATTAACAAAAAAGCAACCCTAGGGTTGCTTTTTTTATTTCTTAAATTAAGTCTGGGACTTCATAATTATCATCAATCACTTCATGTTTCATATGATATGTATCAATATCAACTTTACTTGGAAAGTAAACTCTAATATACATTAATGTATATACACATAGACCTAAGAATAATAATCCAGAGGTAAAATAAATCCCAATACACCATAAAATAAACCCACCAATTGGTGCCATTGAGACAATATTCTTCTTCCAACCGTATTTGGTTTCATAGTTAATAATAACTTCAAACCCATTTAGATTACCCTTAATTTCTACACCATCACCTTTAACACCCAAAATAAGTATTGAAACTATATGGGATAACTCGTGAATAACTAGGGCTGGTATACCCATAAAGATTTTGAACTTTTTTATCATAACAATACAAATATAATACATTAATTATAAAAAAGCAAATATTTATTAAAAAAGAATATTATGTTATTAAAAAAAGGAAGCACTAATAAGAAGGCAGTAATGGAATTACAGTCATCTTTAAAAGAAAAAGGTTTTTATCAAGGAATTATAGATGGTGATTTTGGACCTATGACTGAAAAGGCTGTTAAAGATTTTCAGAAAACAAAAAGAATTAGACAGGATGGTATTGTAGGTAATACTACTTACAAATATCTAGTTGATATGGATACTGATAGAGGTGGTAAAGATAAAGCGGTCCCATCGAACGATAGAGATAATATTATTGATAAGCGTGGTATATATATAACATCTGCTGGACTTAAAATAGATATGGCTTATTTAGACTCAGATGAATATGTTAGGGATTATGGTAAACTTAAACCTAAAAATTTATTCATCCACCATACTGCTGGGTGGGATAACCCATATAATGTAATAAATTCATGGAACAAAGATAAAAGAGGTCGTGTAGGTACTCAATATGTGATTGGTGGGCAATCAGTTAAAGGTAGAACTAACTATGATGGTGTTGTTGTTGAATGTTTACCAGATAATTATATCGCTTGGCATTTAGGTAAGGTCGGAAATTTTAATGCATCAAAATATTCAGTAGGTATTGAGCTGAATAACTTTGGTTATCTTAATAAAAGGGGTGATAAGTTTTATACTTATGTTGATACTGAGGTTAAACCAGACCAAGTATGTGATTTAGGATATAAGTTTAGGGGGAAACAATATTGGCATAAATATTCTGATGCACAAATTGAATCGTTAAGATTATTAATACTACATATTCAAGAAATCTACCCAAAAATAGACATTAGTAAGGGACTTTTAGCGGAATTAGAAGTAAAGACTCCAGCTAAGGCATTTGATTTCAATAAAGATGCTTATAATGGTAAAATATATGGTATGTGGACACACACTAATGTAAGAAAAGATAAGTTTGATTGTTTCCCACAACCAGAGTTGATTAATATGCTAAAAACCTTAGTATAATATTGAATTATAATAATCATGACTTATATTAAAGCATGAGTAAGTTAAAAAATACAGAAAAATTTTTGAGTTATATTAGCAACCCATTAACTAGAACAAGTATTGAATTATTATATAATTCTAATTATATAATGTTTGAAAAATGTGACCTATATCGTGATTTTGTCTTATCATTATCCGATTTAATATTTACCACCTATATGGGTGACAAAATAACTAAAGAAGAAGAACGAATTAACCATTTTAAATGGTGTTGGGACCGAACTGTAAAGAATTTTGAAATGGAAAATATATATTTTGGTGATAATCAAGAACTATATGACTATTTCACCAACTTTATGGTTGAAATATTCTATTCAGTAGAGGATAAATCGAATAATGAGAAAATAAATCATAATGTTATCAAATTATGGGAATATATCTTTAATTATCGAATAATAAAGACCCGTTCAGATGTAGATACATTCATTGAAGTATATAAAATGTTTGAGAAATCGCTTAAAAACGGTAAAAAACTTGATTTTTAGTATTTATTTCTTAGAATACTATAGTATAATTGTTTTATTATGGAAGTACCAACAATATTTAATATTGTCTTAAATGACTTAGTTAACGACCGATTACAACTGGAACAAGAGTTGGAAAGGTGTTTTAATTTAGATATTGATGTACCAAGTAAGGTAAATAAAATAAAGGTCGCCTTGGAAAACATCGCCAAGAACGATTTAATGGTAAGTAAATTACAGAGTTACATACCAATAACAAATGATGAAAAATAGAATAAGATGGAAAAGTTTAACGAATTAAAGGCATTAATTGCTTCAATTGAAGAAGACACTACTAAGTTTTTTGAAAAAGGTACAAAAGCTGCTGGTGTAAGAGTTAGAAAGGGATTACAAGATATTAAGAAAGTAGCCCAAGAAATGAGAATTGAAATCTCCGAGCAAAACAAAAAATAATGGGTTTTGAAATAATTAATAAAATATTGGTGGTGTTGTTTGTATTAGCATGTTTGAATGCATTCAGACACGGTTACTATTTCGTACAAGCTTGGGTTAAGTCAAATAATGACATCCCAACAAAATATAGAATGGGTAACACATCACTATTATTTTTAGGATTATCATTAGCATACATTATTTCCAGTATAATTACTGGTATAACATTATAATAAAATAAGTTTTAAAATGAATCCAGAACAAGCATTACAGATATTAAGAAATGTTTCTAACCTTTGTGTAGTAAAAGGTGGGATATTCGCATCTGTAGACGAAACCGCTAGTGTAAGTCATGCCCTACAAGTTTTAAAAATGGCAATTGAGCCAAAAACAGGTGGTACAGAACAAACTAGTGATTCTAACGATTAAAAAAGTTTTTAATATGAATATTGAAAAAAGAATAAAAGCATTACAACCATACGTTATACAAATGAGATTTTCAAATGGGGTAGGGATTGTTGATGTAGTTTTTAAAGACGGGTGGAAAGTTCCAAGCTCAAAAGTAATTGATGCTATTAAAGGTGAAGATGAAAGTGTTAATTATTATATGTTCTATACTGAACAAGAAGATTTAGGTCTTGATGATGTATTAGATTATATTGAACAAGTGATTAATATGAATGTTGAGAGGGAAAAGAAGTACGAATTGTTAAAAGTGAAAACCGAGGAACTAAAAGACGTATTCAGAAAAAACTCATTATCAAAACTACAAAATATGAAATTTGTATTAGGTAGTGAAAAATTAATTCCAGACAGCATGCCAGAGGATTTCGATGATATGTCTGTCATAGATAGTATTGATGCACCAACTAATGAAGAAGTCAAGGTGGAAGAACAGAAAGTGGTTGAGAAACCAATTCAAGAAGACCAAAGTACCAATGAAATTCAAGAAACACTAGTACCACCAAGAAAAGTTGGTAATCAAGAAATTGAACTACCACCAAAAGGTCAGAAGATTGAATTAAAAGATTACTCAGAACCAACTGTGGTCTGCAATTGTGTGGGGGATGATGTATGCCCCGTATGTATTGAAGAAAAAATGGCATATTAAAAAAAGCTCCTTTTCGGGAGCTTTTTTATGATTCAAGTTTTTCTTGGATTGTGTGAAGCACCCATACTGCACCAGAAGCGAGGCAACCATCAAAGAATATATTTAGGTATTCAATTGGTATATTTAATTGACCAGTTGGTGAATACATAAATAATGAGAGTAATACCCCCCACCAAAAAGGTAAACACATCATACAACCAAATAGTTTACTAAAGAATGTTGGTTTTTCTGAATCAACACCCACAAGGTCTCTGAAATTTTGAAAAATAGTCCCAAAGACCATAATATTACTTGCCCCATATGCGACAAGTATAAATACTAATAATGCTACCATAATTTTTATTTTAATTATAATCATTATGGTATAATAAGTCAATATTTATTATAAAAAAGTTCTATGGAAGAAATTAGAAAAGAAGAAAATTTTGCTGGGGTTCTAGTAAAAGCTAAAGATACAGGTAGAGTATTTTTAATGTTAAGATGTCCTAGCCCTAATCATGGGTTAACTTGGGGATTGATAAGTGGTGGTATTGATAGTGATGAAGATGTACTTGAGGGACTTAAAAGGGAAGTTACTGAGGAAACACAAATTGACCCAAACATTATTGATTATAATTTTATATATGATGAAGATGAGAGAGATGGTGTATTTTATTACTATGAAGGCTTTACTGATTCAGAATTTATACCTACATTGGATTATGAAAATCTAGAATATGGTTGGTTTGATATCGATAATTTACCAAATCCATTATATCCAGAGCTTATAGATAAAATTAAAGCAATATGAATGAAGAAAAAGACTATTCCTTTGAAAAAGGTTATATGAGTATCCATGAATTATTAGCGGCTAATGGTGTTAATCAGAGGAACTTAATTAATGAAGTTGAAAGGGAAGAAAAAATTGAGGGTAGAGAAAGCTATGATATGATTGAAGCTGATATCGAATCCAATAAGAGAAAAACTAATTTAGCTAAGGAGCGTTTCATCAGTGAGATGAAAAGAGGTCTTGGGGAATCAATTAAAAATAATCCAAATAGTGGTAGGGTTATTAAGAAATCTTTATTTTCTAGATTAGGAGAAACAATAAAAAAAATATTTACAAGGTTTTAAAATGACATACGAACAAGTATTACAAACGATTAGAAATATTCTAGAGAATGAATTAATTGAAAAAGAAGGTTTAACACTAACTTATCAATTAGATAGATATAAGCATAGACAATTAGATGAAGAAGTTTATATTCAAATACATGAACATATAAATGGTCATGAACATAGTGACGTATTTGAGATTGAGTTAGGTGGTATTTTAGTTAAATTTATTCAAAAAGATTTGGATTAAACAAATATGTTCATTATATTTGTCATATGAATGATAAAAAAGACACCAAAGAAATAATTAAAGAAGATTATTCAATATCTGGTTTATATTACAATTACAAAAATAAAAACAATGATGATATTAGAAATTTTCTTGGTGGGTGTAAAATTGTACACTTAAATAATGGTGGATATTATCCATTGACAGATGAAGGTCTTGAAGAGATATTACCAAAACCTAGGGGTAAGTCATTAAGTATTGATATTACTAATACAAAGAATAAAGAATTGGTTGGACTTAGAGAGTATAAGGAAATTACATATCTTGTTAAGTCTAATTCTAGATTTTTCTTAAAACCAGATATTGGTGAAATTATTGACCAAATTAGTTTTGGTGATTACCATTCGTCTACTATTAAAGCGATAGTTTTCAGACCAGATGATTATGAAACTCTACCAAATACTGAGGGTGAACATTTCATTATGAAAGCCACATTATTGGTAGATGAAAACTTAACCTCAGTTTGGACAACTAATGAGGGTTGGATTTGTACAACAATTAGATAATGAGAAAATTAAAGATAAAATTTAAAGCTTTCTGGCGAAGGACCAAAAACTTATTCAAAAGAGAAAAGAGTCAAACCAAGAAAGCAATTAAAATACTAAAGAAGGTCATTAAAAACGAAGACCCAACCCCAGAAGAAATTAGATTTTTAAAAGGACAATCAATTGATTTAGTTAAAATAGTTGGTTTAATGGGTTTAAGTGCAGTATCGGTAGCAATACCAATAGCGTTAGAGAAGTCATTAAATAAGTGGGATATTTCTATTATGCCTAAAGACCAAGAAAAAATTGATAATGGAAAAAAAGATTAAAGATATAACTAAACATAATTTAGGTTATTATATGGGTGAGCTAATGGTTGACCAATTACCTAGATTAAGTATTGATGGTGGGAAAATTCAAGTTACTTGGGGTGAGGCTCAAGAATATAAGAGATTACATGATGCTTGGTTCGAACTTGTTGGTTTTAAGAGTGAAGAAAATAAACCACTAAGAGAGGTATGGGTCCCATTATGGAATGCACAGTTAACTGAAAGATATCGTTTAAAGGAGAAATATTTACCACATATTAAGAAATTCTATTTACCAATGGTAGAATTAGATGATATTAAATATGGTATGCAAGTTTCTTTATGGAATTCTGATATTTGTGAATATGATATTGAACTAGATGCAATAGATATTGTGAATGAAGACCATTTTACTGTGGTATCTCTTAAATTAGGCTTGAATATACCAATACAAAAAATTGAAAATGATGCTTAAAAATTATGCAAGAGAGAATAACTTAAAATTAGTTGCTGGTATGGATGAAGTTGGTTGGGGGGCATTCGCTGGACCAATTGTAACGGCAGCTGTTATATTACCACCAGAGTTCGAATCAGAATTAATAGTAGACTCTAAACTTATTTGTAAGTCAAAAACTAAGATGCAGAAAGCATATGATTTGATTATGGAGAATGCATTATATGTTAGTTGTACAGCTGTACAAGCTGGTGTTATTAATGAAATCGAACCAATGCCAGCATTAACTAAGTGTTTACATGAGTCAGTTGATGGTTTAGGTGAAATACCAGAGCATTTATTGGTTGATGGTGATAAATACACTTCTGGACACAATATACCATTCACATTGGTAGCTAAGGGTGATAATACATATCTTTCAATAGCAGCAGCTGCTATTGTGGCTAAGTATAGACGAGATGAATATATGACTAAAGTTCATGATAAATTCCCACATTATAATTTTAAAGGTAGTAAAGGTTATTACTGTGGTAAACACAAGATTGGATTAATGGAATATGGTAAGTGTCGTTATCATAGAGATAAGTATGTAAATACTTGGACTAAGAATAAAGGAATAACACTACCAAATGGAAATTAGACCAGATGTTGATAAATTAAAGTTAGGTGGGGTAGCCAATATAACAGATGACCAACAGGAAAGGTTGTGTGAAATTTGTGAGGACTGCATATTTGGTCATTCAGTCAATACAAACCAATATAATATGTGTGAAGGTTCACATTGTGATGATGCGTTTGAATATTACATTGATGAACTGGAAGATGAGCGTGATGAAAACGTAAAATTTTTAGAAAAAATATTCAATGACATTATGTGAGGCTTATAATAGGGTTAATTCAAAAGGAATGACTCCGTGGATTGCATACGGAATAATAAAATGGAATGATGGTTATTGTATTCTTGGGTCAGAATATATAAAACGTTTTCCAGATTTAAAATATCTTTACATACGAAAGGGTGAGGCATTTCCTAATTCACCAGTATTCATTAGAAAAATTGAATAAAAATTTGCTTTATTAAAATAAATGCCTTATATTTGTTTCAAATTAAAACCAATAATATGAAAAAGATAGTATTTTTAATTACAATTTTAGGATTAGTATTTACGTCATGTAAGAAAGAATTATTAGAACCTAACTATATTGAGGTTCCAGAAGTAGATGTTGATACAACAGCTTGGAACTCTGGATATGGTGATGGAGGAACATTACCAAATGGTGGTGGGACATTTACTAATGATTTAATTGGGACAACTTGGGTATTAACTAAGATTGTTTCCGCATTCGCAACAGAATACCCAAATGATACAATTTACTTTTTGGATAACACACATTATACTTTAAACAACGGAGCGGTGAGAAACTACCAATTTAGCTCACTTCCTAGTTCAAGTAACTTTGATTTAAGCTTATATTATTTCGCACCGTTTGGCGGTAGCCACTATTCTGGACAAGTTGGTCAATACTTTATAGATGATGGTGAAATAAATAATGTCGAATTTATTGACATTCAAAACCCAAGTACAATAACAAGAGCTTGGTTAGTTAAACTTTAACAATGGAAAAAAACGAAGAGAAAGCAGAATTGTACAACCAGTATGTTCGTAACGGTAGTCGATTAGAGAGAGAAATCTCAAAATTAAAAGCAGACAATGTTCCAAATATTCCACTTCATATTCAACAAACAATTGATAAAAAGAAACGTGAATTAGATTTTTGGGATAAAAAATTAAAAGAATTATATACATAAATTTTGATAATTGAAATATTATCATTATATTTACACTATTATTAACAAAAAGAAAAAAAAGATGAAAAAGGTATTATTAGGATTAGTATTATTAGGATTAGTATTTACGTCATGTAAGAAAGAAACATTTGAACCAATTGAGCCAGCACCAGCAGTTGTTGACCCAGCTGATACCACAACAACAATTGTTGATTCAACAACTGTTGTTGATTATGGAAATGATAATGATGGTACTCAATTATTCCCACAATTTGCTTTAAAAATTTGTGGTGCCACTAGTGGACATAATGTTGGTTCTATTGTAGATTCAATAGTTTTCACCAATTATACTAAAGGATACGTTAAAGTTAAAACAGCTTTAGATATTACAAATGACCCTTGGTTGGGGTGGACCAATGTTTCAACACCAAGTGATGGTGAGGGTATTGGATATAGTATTCCAGAGGCAATTATTACGACTGGTGATTCATGTAACCTAAGTGTTTATATGAGTGCAGACCAAGGACAATATGGATATTCAGAAATGGGTTTCACACAAGTTAATTTGATTTCTGAGTATGGAAGCATGGTAACACCAACCCATTATTCACATACTGATAGTTACTAATTAACTTTAATTCAGCTATTTAAAAAATAATATGAACTTATTTTTAAAAAAGTCTTGCTATTTAAAAATAAGTTCATATATTTGTACCACGCTAAAATTCAAAAATTATAATAATTTTTAAATTTAAAAACATTTAACGCTATGGCTAGATTACTAGATGCAATGAGAACTGGAGATGCAGTTACTCAAAACGGAATGAAGACAAATTCTTCAACTTTAAACCACTGTGTGGATTTATTTTCAATGATTGGTGCCGCAAGAGGTGCTGACAAGCAAAGAAAAATTAACAACTTTATTAAAGCTTTCAATGAGGATGCCCTTACAGCTATGAAAATAGTCTTTTGGGTAAGAGATGTTAGAGGTGGTGCTGGTGAAAGACAAACTGGTATTGATATTATGACTTATTTAGCTGATAACCATACTGAGGTTATGAGGAAGAATATTCACCTTATTCCAGAGTATGGGAGATGGGCTGATATATTACCTTTACTTGATACTAAATTGGGTGATGATGCATTGACATTAATTGCTAAGGGTCTTGAAGGTGGTGATGCTCTTTGTGCAAAGTGGTGTCCAAGAGGTAACGGTAACAACAGAGATAAGAAGAGATGGGCTAAGGCAATTAGAAACCATTTAGGTCTTGAACCAAAAGCATATAGAGCATTAGTTGTAGGTATGTCAGATACTGTTGAGCAAAAAATGTGTGCTAGGGAATTTGAAGCAATAAATTATGGTCATGTTCCTTCAAAGGCAATGTCTGACTATATGAAGGCTTTTGGTAGGAGAGATTATGATAGGTTTTCTAAGTTCCTTGACTCAGTAAAGAAGGGTGAAGCTAAGATTAATGCTGGTGCCGTATACCCATACGATATTACAAAGAACATGCGTAATGGGAGTGCTTCTGGTGCTGATGTACAATGGGATGCATTACCTAACTATATGGAAGGTAATGTTGAGAGAGTTATGCCAATGGTTGATGTTTCTGGTTCTATGAGTTGTGCTGCTGGTAGAGCTCAAAGGGGTAGAGATTACACTAGTTGCATGGATGTTGCAATTTCATTAGGTTTATATATTTCAGAGAGAAACGAGGGTGTATTCAAGGATGCATTTTTAACATTCTCAGCTAAACCAGAGCTACAAATTACTAAAGGTACTTTGTCTGAGAGATATAAGCAAATGAGTAGAGCTAATTGGGGTATGAACACTAACCTTACAGCTGCATTTTCAACTATGTTGGATAGTGCAATAAGAGGAAATGTTCCAGCCAATGAAATGCCAACTATGATTCTTGTCTTAAGTGATATGGAATTTGATAGATGCGCTTCTGGTGGGTGGAATAAGTCTGCCCTTGAGATGATGACTGAGAAGTATAAAGCAGCTGGGTATGATATACCAAAGGTTACTTTCTGGAATATTAACTCTATGAATGATAAAAATAAACCAGCACAACACAATGATAGAGGTGTTGCACTGGTATCTGGATTTAGTCCAGCAATATTAAAGACATTATTGTCTGGTGTGTTTACTCCAGAGTTGACACCATATGAGATGATGATGGAAGTTATTGGTGATGACCGATATTCGGCAGTAACCATATAAGAGATAGAGAGACTATGTACTTCGGTATATGGTCTTTCTTGTTTTACGCTATCTAAAAGAATACTTTCTGCAATCGTAAACTTAAATTTGATTTATATATACAAACAGAAAAGAGGGGTTTCAAGTAAGTTCCCCCAAGAATGTGCATATTCGTATCCACATTACGGACGTTTAGTCTAACAAACAAAAATTTATATTCCTAACAGAGCTATGGAATTAAAATTAGCTACCGTATTCTGGGATAGAAAAAAATTAAGGTCTAACAAATTGTTAGACCTTTTTTTATGCTTTACACTTTAAAATATTTTCATTAAGTTTGTATTATAACAAATAAATGAAGCTATAATGAAATGAAAATAGTAGTAAAACATGTTGACAACTTAAATAGTTCGTTAATTAAAACAAGGGAAGAAGTACCACAATATTTAGTGTATTTAATGACTGATGATAATATTTCAATTAGTTGTGATATTACAAATGGTAATATTGATAAATTAAAATTAATCAATAATTTACAAAGTGGTTATAGTGAACAGTTACTAATTGAAGAAATAACACTTGATGTGTTTAAAAATAACGTATTATTAAATGAAGATAACAATGTCGGAAATTAATCAATCATACCCACTAATATTAGTATTCTATTTAGATAGAGAATTAATGTCAAATCCAGAAATAATAGGACCATTCGCAGACCATATAAATAATACAATTGCAATTAGGGAGGCTAATGCAATGGCATTTTTTTTACCGACTGATGGTGAAGAAAAAATTGAGTGTATTAACCCTATTCAAGTTGAACCAGCTAAGATGGAAAAAATAAATAGAATGTTAGACCAAATATCTGAAAACTTTTTTGATATTGGTCAAGGGGCTGATGATGGTAAAGATGATGATGATAACATCATTGAAATACCAAATGAAAACACAGAAGATTAATGTGGTATGTCTATATGGTGGAGTGTGCTGATGGTACACTCTATACAGGCATCTCAAATGATGTAAAAAAAAGAATTGAGAAACATAATAGTGGTAAGGGGGCTAAATATACTCGTTCTAGAATTCCAGTAACTTTAAAATGGATTTGTGAGACTGATAATAGGTCTGAGGCATCTAAGTTGGAGTATGAAATAAAAAAACTTACTAGAAAGGCTAAATTAAAATTAATAAATAAATAATTTAAGGTCTAGTTGTGGTTCTACGTATTTTTGTGTAAGCCCATCCAGTTTGTTCGTGAATATATTCATACATTCTACTAATGGTTGCTGGTGTTGCGGTACCTAGAAATAATAGACTTTTAATTTTAGTCTTATTTGCAGCCTTAGCTAATTCATGATGTAGCCGTTGAGCATCCTTTTTATTTTTACAAATTACCATTTCAAATTCATTTTCATTATGGATAACTAATTTATTATGTACAACTAAAATTGATTTAACCATTTTAGCTTTATAAGCACCTTTCATTAATTTTTTGATAATATCACCGATTGTTAATCTATTAGTTTTTGGGTCATAACCGTACACCCAAAAGGTTTCTTCAATATTATATTCAGCAGAATCTAAAATTGTCCACATACCATTGAGTGGTTTTTCTTCATAGAATTTACCCTTATTATCTCTAACATTTCTATTAACATCACCTTCTTCAATATCTTTAACTATAAGAATTTGGTATTTAACTGGTTTAATTCCATTATAGTTAATAAATTTACGTGGAAAGAACACACTTTCATTATGTTTTTTTAATATTCTATAGTTTATATAGGCAGTTTCATCTCGTTGACATTTATATAACGTTTGCTTGTATTCATTATTTTTTGTAAGTACGATTCTATAACCCATACGATAATATAATGAAAAAAATTAAAGAATAAAGGTTGGGACTTAAAGAAAAAAACCATAAGTTTGCGGTATGTCAGACAAAAGAGATTATTATGAGGTGCTTGGTGTGGATAAAACAGCAACCGATAAGGAAATTAAAAAAGCCTATCGTAAACTTGCTTTGAAGTATCACCCAGATAAGAATCCAGACGATGTTGAAGCTGAGGATAAATTTAAAGAGTGTGCTGAGGCATATAGTGTATTAAATGATTCTGACAAAAAAGAACAATACGATAAATTCGGTCATGATGCCCCACAAGGTTTTGGTGGGTTTGACATGGACGACCTATTCTCACAAATGGATAATATGTTTGGTGGACATAGGAAACAAAGTTTCACAGTCAGAAGGGGTCCAGACCTCGAATTAATAGTTAACTTATCTTTAGAGGAACTTTATTCTGGGGTTAATAAGAAATTCAAATATAAAAGAATGGAAACCTGTGAAGCATGTAATGGTGTTGGCGGAACTAACCCAAAAGAATGTGGGACGTGTAAAGGTCATGGTGTTGTTGTACAAATCCAAAACACCAAATTTGGTCAAATGCAAAGTAGAGTAACCTGTCCTACATGTAATGGTGAAGGTGAAGTATTTGAAACCAAATGTAACTCTTGTAATGGTGCTGGTGTAAATCATAAAGAAACATCATTAGATATTGACATACCACATGGACTTAAAAATGGTGATGCAATGGCAGTTCACAATATGGGTCATGGTATTAAAAATGGTGACTATGGTAGATTAATAATTGTAATTAATGAAAATAAACACAATGAATACAGTAGGTCTGGTAATAATTTGAAAACAATAGCAGAATTAACATATAGTGATTTAGTATTAGGTACTAAAATTAACGTAGGTACTATTGAAGGTAAAACAATTAGGGTTACTATTCCAGAATATAGTAATGTGGGGGATAATCTAAAAGTTAAGGGTAAGGGTATGAGAATAGCTAATACTGATGATAATAGGGGTGATATGATTATTGAGTTAGACATTGATATGCCTACTGAAATTAATGAGGAAGAGAAAGAATTACTCGAAAAATTAAAAAAAATTAATAAATAGGTTGTCGATTAGAGATAAACCTAGTAAATTTGTATAAATTCATAAACTAAAAAACAAACGAAATGGCTAAAAAGAAAGCAGTAGGATATGTGGAAGTATTCCCAGATGTGCAATCAGTATTTGATGATGTAATCCTTAGAACTCAATTAGAGAAATATGGAATCACAATTAAAGTGTTGGCGTTGGATTCACAAAAGAAGATTTTTACATTAACAAAATCAAATGCATTATTAAAGCATGAGACAAATGTTGATGTATATATCACAATCAATCAAAGAATTTTTGAGGGTTTAACTGAACCACTTAAAATTTTACAAGTAGAGGAAGCATTAGCTGGAATTTCTTGGAATGGGACAAAGGTTGATGTTAAGAAGGGTGATGTTACAACATATTCTGGATTACTTAACCAATATGGTTATGGGGAATCTAAGAAAGGTGGTAACACGTCTTATGTTGTTCTTCAAGAAACACTTAAGTCTTTATATAATAAAGCTAAAGAGGAAGATGCCGAAGCAGCAAACCAATAAGACCAAGGAGGCTATCCAAGAACTTATTAGGGATGACCGTTCGATTGTATTCTATGATGGACTGGAAGAGGCAGTAGTAGGGACGGCTGAGAGGTTTAATATGTCTCCAGTCGTTGCTTATGATGTCGAAAAGATTTTAGAGATTTACATGGAAAGAGATGAAATGTCTTATGAAGAAGCTCTAGAATATTTTAATTATAATACGATTGGTGGTTGGTATGGAAAAGCAACCCCAGTATTTATTAGAAAAATTGAAACAAAATGATAGCATTAACAAATAGGGCAGTTCAAGAGGATTTATATAAGATTTTAAATCTTAAAAAAGACCCATATGTTTTGACTGGAGATAACGTTGGTGAATATAAATTAGTTACAAAAACTAGTGATACTAGTACAATGTCTTACCCATATAAGACTAAAGAAGCTTGTTATAGTGACTATAATGAGATAATCAGAATTAAAAATTTATTATGATACAAGGAAAAAGTAATTACAATTGGTATGCAGATTTTCAAAATTTTGCTATAAATCATATAGGTGTTTCAAGTATGGAATTCCAAAATTGGGAAAGGTTACAGAATACATTATATAATAATGTTGCAACTGTTAATGTTGGGGCATCATTAACGCCATATGTTCCAGAGCCAAATAAAATGGAAGTAACAATGATTGATATCTTCTCTAGAATGATGATGGATAGAACACTTTGGTTAGCTGGACCAGTGAATGACCAAATGAGTACAGTTGTTCAAGCACAACTACTTTATTTGGACCAATTAGATTCATCGGCTGATATTATGGCATATATTGATTCACCAGGTGGTTCAGTTAAATCGGGTCTATCTATTGTAGATACAATGAATTATGTGGGTGCTAATGTGTCAACAATTTGTACAGGTATGGCAGCATCTATGGGTTCAATATTATTAGGTAATGGTGAAAAAGGTAAGAGATTTATTTTACCACATTCTAAAGTAATGTTACACCAAGTATCATACGGAGCCCAAGGTAATGTTCAAGATGTTGATATATCTCATCGAGAAGCATTAAAATATAATGATGAATTATTCAGATTACTAGGTTCTTTTTGTGATAAAGACCCAGAAGAAGTACTAAAGGATGCTACCAGAGATTTATGGATGACTGGTGCAGAAGCTGTTGAATATGGTATTTGTGATGATATTATTGTTAAAAAAAATGATATCAAATAATTAAAATATTAAAAAAACCGAAATAATACTTGCTATTTCGGTTTTTTTATGTATATTTGTATAGTTATAAGAAACAAACTAGAAATAGTTCTTTGATTTATGGGGATGACTTTGGATTCGACAATCTATAGTCGTAAATAGTAAGCATGTACTGCGAGGTAAATAAGCAGTTAAAATAATAGATGCAACTTTTTTAAATGGAAATATTTTTAATATTGACGAAAACTTCCTTGCTAACGCTTCTGTAGAAGTAGTTGCTGGAGAGGCAATCGCAGCCTAACCGATGCGTTACGGGTTAATAGCCCACAGGAACGAACAATCTCAAGTTGCTAAAATAGGGAAACGTTGCTTGACAGCTCTAACGTAAAAAATAGTCAAAGATTTGCTAATTTATAAAAATTAGATAAACATGTAGAAATCCGTTGAAGAATAGATTACACGAGGGTTCGACCCCCTCCATCTCCACGCAAACGCTTTTATACTAAATTCGCTAGTGTAAAAATAAGACCTCATATGGGGACAGAAAAGCTCACAATCGGTGGGCTTTTTTTGTTTCCAGAAGTATTTATACTTAAAGGACTTATTATGGCAACAAAAAAAACGAAATTCAAATTATTTAGAGATATTCTTAGGGAAAATGGGAAATACTCACAAGGTAGGGTGTATCTATTTTGGTCGATAGTGGCTTATTATATAACTCTTGGTATAATAACTATTAATGGTATTAACAAATCAGATGTAGATATGGAAAATTTTAAATTAGTGGTTGATGCATTGGAATATGCTATGACATTATTTGCTGGTTATGTATTTGGTGGTAAAGCAATTCAAATTGCTAAAATATTTAAGAATGGAACTAATAATCCAACAAATAAGGTAACTAATTATGATAATGAGGGGTATGATGAATATGATTCAGACACATATCCAGATGATTCTGATAATATATAAAAAAAAGGAGACTATATAGTCTCCTTTTCAATTATTTACCATTTTTATTACTATTATTAGTAGTGTTGGTATTAGTAGTGTTAGTCTTAGTACTATTATTATTATTAGTAGTAACGACCTTTGACTTTTTCTTTTTACATCCACATCCCATGATTTGTATATTTTAAAATTTTGTTATCGTTATAAATAAATATCAAAATCTAACAAAATAAATAGTTTATTTGATTTTTAATTAAAAAAACCGTATATTTGCCGTATGGATAAGTTATTATTAAAAGAAATATTATCAATCCCTAGTTATTCACGTAGGGAAGACCGTGTTAGGGATTATATTATTAAATTTGCTCAAAAAAAGAAAATACCTCACATTGTTGATGAATTTGGTAACGTATTTTTAAAAAAAGGAAATATAGATGAAGGTCAAGGGTATCCTTGTGTTGTGGCACATATGGATACAGTCCATAGGTCACAGTCAGAAATGGTAGATAGTGAACTTAACTTAGATATTATTGAGAAGGAAACAAATGAAGGCACAATTCTGTATGCCCAAATGCCTAGACCTTCTGGTGTACCACTTAGTACTGGTATAGGTGGTGATGATAAAGCTGGACTATTCATTTGTTTAAGTCTTATTGATAAACTAGATGTAATAATGGGTGCCTTTTTTGTTGAAGAAGAGATTGGATGTAATGGTTCTAGAAAAGCAAAACGTGGTATTGGTAATGGGTATTTAGAAGAAGCAGCATATTTTATCCAATTTGATGCCCCAACTAATAACTGGACTTCTAGGGTTTGTGGTGGTGTTGAATTATTCAACGATGAGTTTGCAATGGTTTTAAAACCAATTTGGGATAAATACGAATTGTCCACACCAAATATTAATGACCCTTTTACTGATGTTAAAGAATTAAGATTAAATTACCCAGTATGTTGTATAAATTATTTTGCTGGTTATATGGATATGCATTCACCAGTTGAATATGTGGTTATTGAATACATTGAAAAAGCAATAAATGTTGGAGCAAGTACGATTATTGAATTAGGTAAAGACATATATTTATATAAAAAAGATTAATGAATTTATTTAAGAGATATAGCGTATCTGTTTTAGATGGAAAATGGGAAACTATTTTTCCATTAATTAAAGTTAAATACATGCCCCGTTCTGGGGAATTAATTTATCTATCTGATAAAAATTATTATAGGGTTATTAATGTGGTTCATAATATCAATAAAAAACATGGTATCTTTTTAATTGTTGAATTATTAGGTAAAAATCCAGAAGAGTTAAGTAAACAATAGATTTTTATAGATTTTCGGATATTTATTATCATGAAAACAATTTTAAGTAAAATCGGTTTATTTTTCAAATGGTTAGTTATTACTAATTTTGGGAGATTACTATTATCATTCATTTGGATATTTTTATGGATGGGAATTAACAGTCTTTTATTGGACAATTCAAATTATAGTGGTTGGGCAGTATGGGTTGCATTTGTAGGTGTAGCTTATTTAGTCGGATTTACATTAGTCGCAATAGTTTATGCGTGGATTTTAAACCCAATTAGGGACCGTAAAGCCATGAAAAAAGCTAAAGCTGAATATGAAGCTAAGGAGAAAAATAAGTGATGATTTATAGTATTCTAATTCTATGGTCTATTTATGCAATCCTTGAAGGAAAGAGAGAAGCAATATTCTGGCACCATAGAATAAAATCAACAGATTATAATTCATTCAAAACAATAGACAGACATCCACTGTTTATGGTACAAAGAGGTTTGGTATTAGTAGTTAGTGCAATCACATCATATTATATAAGTGGAAATATATGGTTAACATTATACATTTTCATTATGAATTGTTTAGTTTTTAGTTTTTTCCACAACGGTATGATGTATAGAGAAAGGAATGAAATGTCTAGAATAGCGTCCCCAATCGATTCTACTAAATGGGTTTATGCAAAAAGATGGTGGGACCAAAGTAGTACATCAACAGCAAAATTAACAAAATTCATGACCCCTAATAGTAGAACAATACAAATGGTAATTGGGGTTATAGGGTATATTATATATCCATTTTTATAATAAAATAGTTTCTAAATAAGAAAAATGAAGAAGACAATTAAAATCAAAAACTTAATTGAGCGTTATAAGGCGTTCATTCGTTATAAAGAAATGGCTAAAAAAGAGTTACCAGAATCGATAGAATATTATAGATTTATTGAAATGGATGCATTAAGGGAAATAGCCAAATTAAAGGCTGAAAGTCCAACTAGTTTTAAGTTTGCTTGTGCCATTAATAGATTAATTTTGAATTAATTTGATTTTTTTATGAAATTTTTTATAAAAAAGCTTGCTATTTAGAAAAAGTTTAGTATCTTTGTATTGTTGTTAATGATAACACAAAAAGAAAAAGTTCTTTATTTTATTGAAATTAAAAAATTGTCATAAGAATGATTGCAGCAAATTGTACAAATTCAAACAATCTACAGTTAAGAAGAAAGAGGGGTTTTAGTATAGGCTTCCCCACGGTAAATCCAAATTGAATAGCTGCCATGTTGCTAGGCTCATGTAAAAATAGCTTAAACTATCATTCTGGACAAACTTATTATATGGGGAGGTAGTGTAAGAGAGAAAAGAATTTACTTCGGTAAGTTTTCGAGCACGGTAATCCACCAATTACAAGTACAGGTTCAAGTCCTGTCTTCCCCACAAATGGAGATGCATGCATTGAAAGGCATGATTTAAGAGCAATACCTAACATCTCCACAATTGGGTTTATTAGTATTACCTACAAACGAAAGTGACTTTAGTTGACACATCGATTTGAATGGTTGAGACTACGCTAGTTCATGACTAGATAAGCCCACAGCGTTTAACGGTTAGTTACAGCAAATTATTTAAAACATTAGATTCAAACTCTAAAGCGTTAAAGACTAACCAGATAGATATTCCGCTAGAATATTTGAATTTTAGCGAATACAACTCTTTGATTCCCTTGACACTTACTTGGGAACTTAAGGTGGAAGACCTTTTCGAAGAGCACATGGTAATGAGTATATTAAATCTTAGGGTTTTATGATACTAAGAAGTTCAATCTTCACATTCCCACACATTGCGGGGTAGAGCAGTTGGTAGCTCGCAAGGCTCATAACCTTGAGGTCGCTGGTTCGAGTCCAGCCCCCGCTACACATGGAGATGCACTTATTGTGAAAAGTGATTAGGAGTCAATACCTACATCTCCACATACGGTTCGGATAACTATCCCCAAGACAGTTATTAGGAAGTTAAATTTTCCCCGAACCACTAAAAGAGTCCGTTCAGCAAAAATTTATAATTTTTTTTAGGATAAAAACAAAAGGTGACTCTGTATTATTAAACTAAAGCTAACTTAAGTTAGCTTTTTTTATGTGTAAGTAATACTTGGGTGGGTGTACAACCACTATTAACAAGAGGATTAGACCGTATACAGGTTGGAGGTTCGAACCCTTCCTTATGCTCGATAATAACAACTTCCTAAAACCAAAAACGATGGAAACTATTTATTTAGAAATCAAAGATGCCCAAGGTGGTAAAGAATCGAAGTTATTGGTGGGAGATATGAGAGATATCTACATCAAAACAGCGAAGAATAATAACTTCAAATGAACTGCAATTACAGATAGAGACGGATTTGTCTGTCTATGTCTTTAGCGGTGTTGGTGTAAAGAAAGTATTCAAGAACGAAGTAGGAACCCATACGTGGCAACGAGTATCTCCAACTGAAAAAAGAGGGAGAACCCATACTTCATCAATCACGGTAGCAGTATTAGATAAACCAAAATACAATGAAGTCGAAATCAGACCCGATGAAGTTCGTATAGAAAGGACTATTGGTACTGGGAAAGGTGGTCAAAACAAAAACAGGAGAAGTACTTGTATTGTTATGACACACTATGCAACAGGAATAAAGGTTGTACGTGATGGTAGAAAACAACACAAGAATTTAGAGGATGCTTACAAGGAAATGAAGAAGCGAGTAAATGATTACCATAAGAATGGTCACATTGAAAATGAATCATCCCAACGTAAGCAACAAGTTAGTGTTACTGATAAGAGAAGAACCTATAAAGTTAAGACTGGTTTAGTTGAAGACCATATAACAGGTAAGTCAACTAAGATTAAGAATATCCTTAGAGGTAAAATCGAATTACTACAATAATAAAAAACCCCATAATGGGGTTTTTTAATTTTCACCTTGTGGGTAATCAAAAAAAAACATATCTTTGTGTTAATTAAAAACAAAAATTATGAATAAGAAAATATTAATACTAGGGCACGCTAGACATGGTAAAGATACGTTTGCTGAAATACTAAGAGACCATTTTGACCTTAAATTTAAATCATCATCAGTTGCTGCATCTGAGATTTTCCTTTATGACACACTTAAAGATAAATATGGGTATCAAACACCCGAAGAATGTTTTGAAGATAGGGTGAACCATAGACAAGAATGGCATGAGCTTATCGTTGATTATAATAAAGATGATAGAGCAAGATTAGCTAAAGCTATATTAAAAGATGCTGACTGTTATGTTGGTATGAGAAGTGGTTTGGAAATCGAAGAATGTAAAAGACAAGGTTTATTTGATATAATTGTATGGGTTGATGCCTCAGAAAGACTTGACCCAGAACCAAAAGAGTCATTTAATATAGATATTTCTTACGCAGACTTTATTGTCCCAAACCACGGTACATATAAGGAATTTGAGGAAAGGGTGTTACGTATAGGGGAGATTTTTAAATAAAAATTAAGGAAAAACTTGTGAGAGTAAAATAAAGCCCTTATCTTTGTAATCCAACAATGACCAATAGTGGTCGAATTTTAATAAATTATATTTTTAACTAAAAACAAGAAAAACAAATGTTTACATTAATCGGAATTTTAATCATTGTCTTTGCTGTCGGTATGCTTATCGCAGTAAACGTATTGCCTTTACGAAAACAGGCTCAACAAGTAGATAATGGGTATAATGGTACTAAGACCATTCCAGCACACCCAGAATTTCTAACATCATGGTCACTTAAGAGAACATTACTTACATCTTTAGTAGGTATTATGGTTATCGCAATTAACGGAATGTTTTTTTATAATCCAGCTGGTACTGCAACGTCAGTCCAATACCTTTGGGGTGGGGATGATGCGGTTACAACTCAAGGACTTAAGATGAAATTGTGGGGTAAGACAATCCCAATCTCATTTGAAATTGCAATGCAAGATGTCATCTTAGGTAGTGGTGAATCATTACCAGAAGAAGAGGGTATTTATTACAGACAAGGGCAACGTAGAGAATTTGCAGATGCGATTAAAGCAGATATCGCTGCATCATTGGTTATATCAGTTGATTATGAGAATGAGGAATTATTCTTAGATATGGCGGATAAAAACAGGTCAGAGCAAAAATTAGTTTATGCCCGTATATACCCAGTATATGACCAAGCATTAAAGAATACGTGTAAATTGATGGATGCACAAGATTATATTTCTGGTGCTGCACCACAATTTGATTATTATCTTAAAGACCAGATGGAGAATGGGATGTACTTAACAGAAGAGGTATATGAAGTAGAAGAAGAAATCAACATTACTCCAAATGATACTAGTTCTACACCTAGAACAGTTGTTAAACAAAATATTAAATCTGATAAAAAGCAAAAGAAATACAGAATACGTAGAGATAAGAATGGTGACCCAATTAGGGATGCTTCTAACTCACTTAAAAGATATGGTTTGACAGTACAACAAGCCGCAGTAACAAATATTGATTGGGAATCATCATTCGATGAGAGACTTAACTTACAGAAAGAACAAGTAGCGCAAACTCAATTAGAGAAAGCTTCTGCCGAAAAAGAATATTATGCAACACAAAATGCTATTGCAAAAGGTGAACGTGAGAAAGCTGAGGTACAAGTTGAATGGGAAAAGCAACAATTAGAGAAAACGATTGCCGCTGAAACTAAATCTAAAGTAGCTAAATACAAGGAACAAGAGGAAATTAATTTACTTGCTGCTGAGAAGAAAAGAGCACAAAGAATTAGAGTTGCTGCTGATGCAGATGCATATGAAATTTCTAGGAAAGTATCTGCGGGTATTACACCAGAGAAGAGACTTCAAATGGAATTGGATGCAAAAGTCGAGGTGATGAAAGCACTAGCTGGACCAGATGGTATGAAGATGCCAACCACAGTAATGTCTGGCTCAACTAACGGAAGTGGTCAAACAGGGATGTTAGAATCTATCTTAGGTGCTAAAATCTTAACAGGTGAAATTGGTAACAAGTAAAACTAATATTTATAAATAAAAAAACCCACAGCAATTGCTGTGGGTTTTTTTATGTTTGAATATATTTATAGATATGATGAAGATTGGTAAAATATATGAATCATTAATTAATGAAATTCAAAGTGGTGGATATAGAGCGTATCATGGAACACCTAAAGAGATAAATAAATTTGTCGATGATTTTGTTGGTGGAGAAGATGCCCACGACCAAGAGGGACCAGGTATTTATTTCACTACTGATTTTGAGGATGCCAGTGGTTATGGGTCATACATTTATTCAGTTAGAATAAATGGGGATAAATTTTTAGATGATGAAAATCCAGCATCTAATGTTGATGTTGAAGAATTGGTATCTCTAATTAAAATGAGTGAAGATTGGGAAATGAATGCTCAAGATTGGGCTGAGGACCCAGAACATGGTGCTTATGAAGCAGCACATAGTGCTATCCAATATAATGATACTGAAAGAGATGTCTTCCAACAAATATGGGTCGATTTCTATAGATATAAAGCAGTTGACTATGTTAGAAATATGGTAAAATTAGGTTATGATGGGATGGTTGTTACTGGTTATAGGGACCGTGAAAACATCAAACATATTATAGTTTACAATCCATCAATAATTGAAGTTATAGATTTAGATAGAATATGAAATTAAATATACTTAAAATACTAAGAGAAAAATTTATGTCAGAGGCAGAGGTTGACCCACATACTAATGACAGAATTAGGGATAGAATTATATCCATGTCTGATGAGGATTTACCTAAAGAAATTAAAGAACAAATTTTAACAACATTTGATAAAGTAGAATCAATAGATTTCCCAAAAAAAAGAGATTATGTTGTATTTTTAGGGCAATTCCCAATTAATGTGAATTCTAAATATTATAGAGAATTCCAAGGTGGTAAGTATTATGAAATTGAGGGTTCGATAGGTAATCAATTTTGGGTAATTGTTAGAAAAAATAGTATTAATACATTTATGTTAGCTACTAGCCACCAAACTAAGAATCCAACAAAAAATGCTGATAGATTAAATGTTGATTTTTCAATTAATGATATTGATAAATTTAGTGCTAATCTAGATAAAAGCCGAATAAAGAAAGAAAGAGTACCTATGGTACAAATTAATGGTGTTAAATGGATAGTAGATGTTGAGAATGAAACAATATACAAAAAGAATAAACAAACCGTTAAACACAGGATTGTGGATATGATTGATAGTGTTGATGAGAAGACACAGGAAGAGATAATGAACTTTTTTTAAAAAAAACACTAAATTGTTTGGACAATTGAAATATCTTTACTATATTTGTAATGTGTTTGAGAGAGGTACAAATCACTAGGATGCCAAATTCCTGTCGCTAGTGGTCGTCTTCTTATGAAGCTCATAGGTCCGCAAGACCTATTAACCCCAGAGTAAAGGATTGTGACGGGTTAAACACAAACTGGGAATAGAATGAATTGTACACGGCTAGTACGAGTCAGCCTCTAAAACTGATAATATGTGGTTCGAGTCCACCTATTCTCACTAATTAAAAACAAAAAACAAAAGTTATGAACACTTAGATTAGTACAACAGAAAAATTAAGAGTAGTTTCAAGAAGAGACTTACACATTGGCGTTCAAGCCACACAAGCTGGTCATGCAGCAATTCAATTTCAACATGAACATTCAGATAAAGCCTCAGCGTGGTATAATATTTCAAACCACTTAGGATTCTTAGCTGCAAAAGACGAGCAAGAATTAAAAGAGCTCATTCAAAGAGCCGAGAAAAGAGGACTTAATATTTCAATTTTTAGAGAACCAGACTTAGATAACGTTATTACGGCAGTAGCTATTGAAGCTTCGGACGATGGTAGACGTATTACTAGTCAGTATCCATTATTAGGGAAGGGGGTGGTCTCATGCTAATAATGGATGATACAAAGAAAAGGGAAATTATCTTTCACTTTAACAAGAAACATTTAGAAGACCCAACGATTCCAATGTGGGTGATTAAACACAAGGGTGTGAGCCACTATGTTAATCACATAGACGTGGACTCTGGAGTCGGTTTCACAACCAAAGAGACTCCAGATAACCCACGAACAAAGGGTAGTTTAAAATTTAAAGGAAAATTGAAGATTAGTGTTGACAATGGTGATATCCTAGCGTATATTTATTCATAAACAGAAATATTATGGAAAATGAGAAAACGTTAGGTGAGAGCCGAGTAAAGATTGATTTCAATACAACAAATGATTCGTTGGTTGACCAAATTAAAAGAAAGTCAGCAGAACTGATTGACCTTTGTGAAGAAATTAGAGCTAATGGTTCAAGTGAAAAACAAAGGGTATTATCTTTAGCACAAACTGGGTATGAGGATGCTTGCATGTGGGCTGTTAAAGGAAACTTCACTGATTAATCAGTGAGGAATGGTCGGGTGCTCCGAGTGGCTAGGGACAACTCCGCAAGAGTTGATAGGGATGTTCGAATCGTCCCCCGACCTCAAAAAAACATGTGATTAATATTTATTTTAAATAATCTTATATTATAATAGAAGTATTAAGATGGTATTTCATCTTAAAGTTCTTTTTTTTAAAGCTCCTACCAAAGTAGGAGCTTTTTTTGGTTTAAATTTGGATATTTATTATTAAATTGTTATATTTGCAATGAAAGAGTTTATTAGAAATAGAATTAGAGAAAGTCTTATTATGGAGAACAGAGTAAAATTTAGTATTCCGATACCAGCAGACATTAATGCGATAAAAGATGTGTTCGTTAAAAATGGTCACAAATTATTTGTCGTTGGTGGTGCGGTTAGGGATTCATTACTTGGCAAGTCACCAAAGGATTGGGATTTAGCTACTGATGCAGTACCAGATAAAGTAGAAGAGATGATGAAGGGTGCTGGACTTAGAACAATTCCAACAGGTAAGCAATTTGGTGTTATTAATGTTTTTACCGAAACGGATGAATACGAAATTGCAACATTTAGAAAGGATATTGGTTCTGGTAGAAGACCAGATGAAGTTGAATTCACAACAATAGAACAAGACGTTAAAAGGAGAGACCTTACAATTAATGCATTATTTTTTGATATCGATACTGGCGAAGTAGTTGACCTAGTTGGTGGAATTGAGGATTTGAAAAATGGTGTTGTTAGAACTGTTGGTAAGGCTGAGGATAGATTTGGTGAGGATAGACTTAGAATACTTAGAGCAATTAGATTTGCTGGAAGATTTGGTTCTGAACTTGACCCAGCAGTAGATAGTGCACTTAATAACGATTCTTCATTAGAAGGTGTTTCTGGTGAGAGAATTAGAGATGAATTCCTTAAGGGATTGAGAACAACTAAGTCAGTTGTACATTTCATGAGATTAAATGAGAAGTATGGATTACTAGACCAAATTTTTGATGGTCTTAATGTAAATAAGGATTTCATTGAAGAAAAAGAACCAGCGATTCAATTAGCTTGGGTATTAGTTAATAATGAACCGACTAAATTAACTAAAGATTTGAATAAGTTAAAATACTCTTCAAATGAAATTAAAGCTGTTACATTCTTAGTGGCATTAACTGATTTCAGAGCAACGGGTGTTGTACAGTTCAAGAAACTACAAATGAAGTCTGGAGTACATTCAAATTTGATTAAGAAGTTCGCTAAGTTAATTAACTTTGATGAAACAATGCTCACAGCATTCCTTGAGTTCCAATTAAGTGTGAATGGACAAGATGCCGAGGAAGCTGGGATACCAAAAGGACCAGAGATGGGGATATGGATAAACCAGAAAGAGGTCGATAATTTTCAAGCACTACTAAATTAATAAAAAAGGTTATCTATTGCAGATAACCTTTTTTTTGTATAAATTTGTTGTATGACATGTATAGTAGGTTATATTGAAAAAGAAAAAGTAATCATCGGTGGCGATAGTGCTGGAGTCGGTGGTTTATCAATCCATATTAGAAGAGACCCTAAAGTATTTAAAACTGGTCCATTCATAATGGGATTCACATCAAGTTTTAGAATGGGACAATTATTAATGTCCTCAGACTTTAAACCACCCAAGCAGAAAAAAGGGCAATCGGACTATGACTTTATGGTAACATCTTTTATCGATGCAGTAAAAGATTGCTTCAAGAAAGGTGGGTACTCACAAAGATATAAAGACGGTGATGATAAGGGTGGAACATTCTTAGTTGGATATAAAGGTGAGCTTTATATGATTGAGAGTGATTATCAAGTAGCAATGACTCATGATAAATATATGGCAGTTGGATGTGGAGAAGAGTTAGCTGAGGGTGCAATGTATGCAATGGATAATTGTGATATAATCCACCCAAAAGACCCTAAAAAAATAATGACCGTTGCGCTAGAAGCAGCCGCACATTTCTCTGGTGGTGTCGAAGGACCATTTAATTTTGTGTCAATGACAAAAAAAGAATCTGTTTCGGAAGCCACTAAAATCAAAGAAAAAACGGTGAAAGTTAAAAAAAATAAAAATAATTAACAAAAAAGCTTGCTAATTAAAAAACTTTTAGTATCTTTGTAATAGTTATTTTCGATTAATTGGAGACGTAATAGTTACCAAAATAGTCAAGGTATGTTTAATGAAGAAGAAGGGTAAAACCTTCAATTTATAAGAAACTAAAAAAGCCTTGACTATCCAGTCAAGGCTTTTTTTTTTTTATGTAAAATAATTAGCTTATGGAAGAGGGAGAATTAGTTAGGAAACTAGGAAGTGAAAAGCTACAGGACTTTAAACACAATTTTGATAAAGTCGTTGATAAATACAGAGCGATTGCTAGAGCAACAGGATACGAAGGTGAGTTGGTTTTTAAAAAAGAACATGGAAAGATGTTGGTATTTGTTAAATTGTAATATGGTGTTTGAATCGGATATTGGTTAGCCGAGCTTGACTGTGAATCAAGTAGAAGTAATTCTTGTGCGGGTTCGATTCCCGTCTTTCACCCAAAACTCTTTGAAAGAGTATAAAGTTCTTTGAAATCTTGGTATAACACACAGGTGCTTACATTGGCGGGTTAAGCGGTCTCCAAAACCGTAGCTTAGGCTCTGCTGGTTCGACTCCAGCCATCTGTGCAATATACGTCTATGGTAGTAATGGCTAACACATCGGGTTCCAACCCCGAAGTTCTGGGTTCGAATCCTAGTAGGCGTGCAAATGGAGAGATGAGCCGAAAGATTCTGGGTAACGGTCCTCGTCTTGAAAACGAGTTGCCCGAAAGGGTGTGTGGGTTCGAATCCCACTCTCTCCGCAAATGGAAGGTACCGTCAAGGTGACAAACAGGGTTTGAACCTCTGGGGTACGGTAAAACGTACGGGTTTCGATTACTCTATCTTCCGCAAAGGGTTTGGTGGTACCTATAGGATTTAGTAACGTTCCTATTAAAACCCACCCCACGGAGAGGTGACAGAGCGGCAATGTGCCAGCTTGGAAAGCTGAGGCTATCCTTCGGGATACGAGGGTTCGACTCCCTCTCTCTCCGCATATTATATGTAATTACATATAATATTATGAAAAGTATTAAAACTATATGTGAAAACATATAATATGGTGACCGTGGTGTAACGGTTAACACGACTGGTTGTGGTCCAGTTAATGGGGGTTCGATTCCCCTCGGTCACCCAAATGGACAGATAGTACTAATGGTAAAACTCTTGCCTGTTAAGCAAGTCGATGTTGGTTCGAATCCAACTCTGTCCGCATATTGTCTCGTGGTGAAATGGTTATCACGCAACGCTGATAACGTTGTATTCCCAGTTCGAATCTGGGCGAGACAACTAAATTGTGTGGTATCCCCCGTGTCTGATGAACATGAGAAAGGTAGCGGTTGAAAACGTGGGTTCGAATCCCACTCACACAACTACATTGGGTAGTATCCCCTCAAGCTTATATCTTGTAGAAAGGGTAATAGGTCACATGCGGGTTCGAGCCCCGTCTACCCAACAATGGACCTTTAGCTCAGTTGGTTAGAGCAACGCACTCATAATGCGTAGGTCGTGAGTTCGAACCTCACAGGGTCCACATATGGATTGGAAGCTTAAGTGGCATAAGCAATCGGCTGTTAACCGATAGACAGTGGGTTCGAATCCCACCCAATCCGCATAATACTTTACTTTTGGTGTTAGTCCTTTATATTAACAATAAATGTTAATATTATGGGCAAACTATCAGAAGAATTAATAGGAAAAATTAAGGATTATTATAATGAGGGTAATTCTTGTCAGAAGACAGCCGATAAATTCGGTGTGGGTAAAACAACGGTTAGGTCTTATGTGGATATAAGGGTTAAAAGAAAAAGAAGTGATGAGGAAATCAGAGCGGCTAGGGTTGAGGCTGTACAAAGACGTAGACATAAAGTAAAACAAATGGCAATCGATTATAAAGGTGGTTGTTGTCAAGAATGTGGATATGATAAATATAATGGGGCTCTTGAGTTCCACCACCTAGACCCAAACGAAAAGGATTTTTCACTAGGTTATAAAGGTCATTGTACCGCATGGGAAAAAGTAAAAAAAGAATTAGATAAGTGTGTATTATTATGTTCAAATTGTCATAAAGAAGTACACGCTAGTTTAATTAAAATATAGTTTATTGGTGTGCCAAATCACCAATTAAAATAACAATTTGGCACATGAATATTCTGGTGTAGCTGAACAGGTTTAGCAAGGGGCTGTTAACCTCTGATTGAAAATATTGAAATAAAGTGGGTTCGAGTCCCTCCACCAGAGCAACATTGCGATATAGTATAATGGTTATTACACTTGGCTCATATCCTTGAAAAGTGGGTTCGATTCCCACTATCGCAACACATTGCGTGTCTTAGAGGAAAAGACCCACGGCTCATATCTGAGGGTAAGTCGGTTCGAACCCGATACACGCTACAAAAATCATAATGATGGGAAAGACATATAAAAAAGCAAAAAAGGAAATTGAACTCGTATTATCTAGACACCCAGAATACGATGGGTTTGAAGTTAAATTCTGGGGAAGTAGAATGTTCATTAGAGACCCAAAGGGTTGGTCATTTTCATTTCATTTCGATGAATGCCCAATTTATAGATTCGATATTATGCCACCAAAAGATGGTACAGAAAGAAAAAATGGTTGGGGTGGATATAAATTATTTCTTAAACCAGATGATTATAAAATAGGTCGTGATAGGAAACCTTGGTTATTTGGTAATGAAATTCCTATTAAAAATTAATACCTCCGTAGTTCAACGGATAGAATATGGGTTTCCTAAACCATTTGCAATTTTCGGAACGTTCTGTATATTTATTAATATGGAAAAGAAATGTACAAAATGTGGTGAGATTAAATCTTTAGAAGATTTTGCTTATAAGAACAAACCGAAAGGGGTTAAAAAACCACATTGTAAAGAATGTGATAAAATAGCTAGAAGACAATACTATTTAGATAATAAAGAAAGGATTGTAGAGGATATCCTTATAAGGAATAAAGAAAAGAAGAAAAGGAATTACACATTCCTACATAAATATTTAGAAACACATCACTGTATTGATTGTGGAAATGATAACCCAATAGTATTGGAGTTTGACCACAGAGATGGTGTTGATAAGATTGATAGTATTAGTAAAATGTGTAGTGAGGGTAGGGGTATTGAATCGATTAAAAGGGAAATTGATAAATGTGATGTTAGATGCTCCAACTGTCATAAAATTAGAACAGCTAAACAGATGAATTGGTTTAGTTACTTAGACTTATAGTTCAACAGGATAGAATGAGAACCTCCTAAGTTCTAGATTTGGGTTCGATTCCCGATAGGTCTACATACATCTATAGTTCAATGGATAGAACAATCGGCTACGGACCGATAGATGTAGGTTCGAATCCTACTAGGTGTACAAATGGCGGTGTAGCCGAGGCATTTTTCTAAATTGCTATCCGTAATTGGAGCTGAAAATGTGGGTTCGAATCCCACCACCGTCTCAAAATATCTCTCTATAGTTCAACGGATAGAACATCCGCCTTCTAAGCGGAGAATTGGGGTTCGAATCCCTGTGGGGAGACTAAGTTATACTGAGATAATTTGTTAAAGATAAAAATTATTTCTATATTTGCATATGATTATAAAACACATACACGCTAATGTTGGTATTTTTAATGGTTCACTATATTTTACTGTAGATAATAGATTATTGAGGGTTGGTGTTTCAACACCCAACTATAATGATTATAATGAGTGGCGATTAGATGAATGGTGCTTATCTAAAGACCCATATAATCCAGATGGTAACCAAATTGAATTATCACCATATAAGTTTATTGATATAGAAATTAATAATATTGATTTAAAAATGTTGGAATATTCATCATCTTTAAGTGACTTAAATAACGAATATGAAATTGATAGCGAATTAATAAAAAGTTATTCAGATATTGATTTATATTTGTCTGGAATTAAATATTCAAATAATAATCGAATGTCAATATATATTGAAAGTAAAAATGATTATATTAATTTAGATAGTTTTGATGAATCTAAAGAGACACCATTTCAAAAAGTTTTTTTTAAGATTTTAGAAGGATTTAGAAATGGGTTTAAACAAAAAATTATTGATGAGGAAGAAAATAAAATTAAACAAAAGAAATTAAATACTAAGTTAATTAAAGATGCTTTTGAAAAACTTTAATTAATAAATAGAGAGTAAACCTATCGGGGTATAGGGGCAGTTTGCTAAACTGTACGGACATGAAATAAGGTCTGCGGGTCGGGACCGCTGCTCTCTGCAAACTTAATTTTTGTAATATGGAAAATGAAGTTAGATTATCTGGTTATAATTTTATAGTAACCTACAAAGATGTCGAATATGAATTAAGAACAGATGTTTGTTTGGAACCTTATATATTTGAAGGGTCCATTAAACCAAACCCAGAAGATGCTGGACATACACCAATGGAAATTAAAGAATTTGTTGAACAGGTGTTTTTAAAAGGTAAAGCAATTGGGTTAAAATAATTAATATGGAATTAAAAATTGACCAAATTGCTAAGGGGACTAGAATTATATCTGGTGAGCAAGCTAAAGAAAGGCGTATCTTATTAAACCAAATTATTGAATTGGTTGAGTTAGAAGGCTATAATGAAATTATTCTACCTTGTGTGGAAAAATCTGAGGTATACACAGATAAAGCTGGTCAAGAAATCCTTGGTCAAATGTATACATTCCCAGACAAGGGTGGCAGAAGTCTATGCTTAAGACCAGAAGGTACCGCAACTGTTCAACTATTAGCTGATAAATACTATCCTACACAGAAGGATGTTAAGTTGTGGTATTTTGAAAGGTGTTGGAGATATGAGAAACCACAAGCTGGTAGATACAGAGAATTCTTTCAATTCGGATGTGAATGGGTTAACCCAAGAGACCCAGAAAAAGCAAAACAAGAACAAATAGAACTATCTAAGAAATTAATTGGGTTGAAGACTACGGAATTTGAATTAAATGATTCAGCTAAGCGTGGTCTTTCTTATTATGATGGGGATGGTTTTGAAATTTCAGTACCCACTCTTGGTGCTCAAAAACAAGTTATGGGTGGTGGTAAATATAAACAAGGTATTGGTTTTGCAATTGGTTTTGATAGATTAATGCTTTGTTAATAGTTGTTGATATTTATATTAAAAAAAGCTATGAAAAATTTATTAATATATTTATCAATTGTGTTTTTTTCATTAAATTTATTTAGTCAAGAAACATTTAATCAACCAACTAACCCAGAAAAAAATGTTGGTTTATTCGGTGGACCATATCTTCAATTAAATACATTTAATTATTTAGAATTTGGATTATTAGGTGGTATTAATTTTAAAGATGTAGTAATGGTTGGACCTTATTATCAAAAAAGTATATTTAATGATGATTTTTATGGATTATATTCTCAAATAAATTTATGGCCTAAAGAATATTATTTCACAGTTGGTTTAGCCTGTAGAGTTGGGTTTGTTAATAACAAATATCTAGGGTTTGAGCCAGCTATGACAATCCAACATAATAATATGAATGATAGATTTAAAATAATACATCAAATTGGTTTTTCTGGTGGACCATTACCAAGTTATAATATTGGTATTTTATTTGGTAATTTTGGGATGAAATATTGGAAAAAACCTTAATATGTGTAAATATAGTCTATTTTTGTTGATTATTTTAAGTTTATTTGGTTGTAATAAAGAAAAATTTACACCCTTTAAAAAATATATAATTAAGGAGGGTAAACATAGTTCATCTAATAAAATAAGGACACTAAAATCAGATACAATATCTTTTGATGTAAAATTCACTGAAACAGCAATATATAAATCAGAAAAACCAAGTAATCAGTATGACATTAATAAGTTATTTGGTTTTTCTGATTGTAATCAACACCATCATGAAAATTCTGCAAGATTTGGTTGGCGTTGGTTAGATGAAAAAATAGAAATTTTTTCATATGTTTATAATAATGGTGTTAGGAGTTATACATTTATAAAATCAATATTACCGAATGAAATACATGAATATCAAATAATAATACTTGAAGATAATTATATTTTTTCGGTAGATAATTCCATAGTTATTGAGAAACGAACCAATAAATGTGATGTTGGTTTATATTATCTATTATACCCTTATTTTGGTGGTGATGAATCTGCCCCACACAAAATCATAATTTTTATGAAAGAAAATATAACATAAATATTTGGTTATTATTTAAATTATTTGTATTTTTAACAAAAATAAAGATAACTATGAATAATTACGGTATTAAACCACAGGTTATTACAAACATACCTATTGATTGTAAGGAAATGTTGTTCTATATGTATTTACCAATTAAAATGATTGGTAGTATGGAATTTAGACTACCAGAACAATTAAAAGTATTCCAACCATTAATTGATTTAGTTATTAAACATGAAGGTGAAAAGCTAAAAGATAAATTAGTTTATATTACGGCAAAACACATATATGCTAGTCCAGATAATGTTGGTAACAGACCAGGATACCATTCTGATGGATATGGTACAGATGATGTGAATTATATTTGGACCAATAAATTTCCTACAGTATTTTGTATACAAAATTTTAATTTGAGTGAAGATTGTTCAACATCTTTAACACAAATGAAAGAACAAGCGTTGAAAACTAATGAAATTACATTTCCAGTAAACACATTATTGAGATTAGATGAACTAAATGTGCATAGAACACCAGATATTGAAGTTGGTGGTATGAGAACATTTGTTAAAATTTCAATTTCTACTGAAAAATATAATTTAGTCGGTAATTCACATAACTATTTATTTGATTATGATTGGAAAATGTTTGATAGGTGTGAGATTAGAAACCACCCAACATTGCTAGAGTCAGATTCAATAAAATATGAATAAAACTTGTTTATTATATATTAATTACCTATCTTTGTAATCTTAAGAATATCTAATGGATTATATACTACTTCGGAAACGAAAACCCTTAAATCAATTTATCAGTGAGAATAACTTACCGTTATTTGTGTGTTTTGAGGGTTCAGATAATTGTTTGAGATTAATCAAATCAAAAGTTGACGGTAGGGCTATATATTATCGGGATGGTGGAGACTATCAAGTTGAAATCAAAATCAAAGAAGGTAAATTATATTCATGGTCACATATTGGGTCTATCAATAATATTAGAATGATACCAGTTAGTAAAAATGAATGGAAAATTTCGAATGGAAGATATTCACCAGAAGATATTGAATTGTAAAAATAGGATTATGAAGAATGCATTAGGAATAGAAGTTACAAGACCAAACGATGTTTTGGTAATTATGCGTGGAATACCAGGTGCTGGTAAGTCTACAGTAGCTAAAAGATTAGTCAAAGAAGGGGTGATTCACTCAACAGATGATTTAATTGAGGCTACTGGTGATTATTTAGGTTATTTTGCTGAAATTAAGGCAACCAATAACTGGGCAAAGCATGGTAGAATGCATTCTAAGAATTTCAAAAACGCATTGACTTCAATGACTGAGGGTGTTTCACCAGTTATTATTGATAACACAAATATTAAGGCTTCTGAGGCTAAAAAATATGTTATGGCTGCTTTAGAGTTAGGATATGCAAATGAAAACATTGAGTTTGTTGAAGTTGGTACTGCTGGTTTAACTGCTGAGGTATTAGCTAATAGAAATACTCATGGTGTACCATTGGAAACTATTGAAAGAATGATTAAGTCAATGAATTCGGTTGGACCACTTACAGTTGAATCTGTAGTTAAGGCTAAAGATATGTACAAGAAAAAACCAAAACTATTTGCTTCCGTAATATTAGATGATTCTTCTAAAAGTAAACTAGTTACAGCATTGTCTCATTATATACCAAAAGGGTGGGAAATTATTACACACCATATGACAATTAATTTTGGTAATGGTCTTGGTAAAGATAGAATAGAAGATAAAGGTAAGGTTATTGGTTTGGTTGCAACTGAAATTGGTGTTTCAGATATGGCAGTTGCAGTCAAAGTCCACGGATACCCAAGTGATAATGATATACCACATATAACAATTGCAGTAAATAGAGCTGGTGGTGGTAAACCTGTTATGTCAAATGAGATTACAAATTGGGAAAAAATGAACTCACATATTAATTTGAGTGGGGTTGTAACTGAGGAAAAATTAAACTAATGGCAGAAGTAATTAAACCACCATTCAGAAAACTTTCAATATTCTTAGCTGGTTCCATTGAGATGGGGGTAGCTGAGGATTGGCAGTCTAAGATTGAAGAAGAGTTGATGGATTGTAATGTAACAGTATTTAACCCTAGAAGAGATAGTTGGGATAATTCATGGGAACAAACAATTCATAACCCAGAATTCAAAGAACAAGTTGAATGGGAATTAGACCATTTAGATAAATGTGATATTATCTTAATGTATTTTGATGAAAATACAAAGAGCCCGATTTCTTTATTGGAATTGGGTCTCTATGCTTCATCTGGTAAAATGATTGTCTATTGTCCAGAAGGATTTTGGAGAAAAGGTAATGTGGATATCGTTGCGGGTAGATACGATATAAAACAAGTTCAGTCTTTAAATGAATTATTAACCGCAGTTAGAAATTTGGCAAAATGAAATATTCAAATAAAAAAACTGGTGTCGTAGTTAATGTAATTGATTTAATGGCGGTTGGTATGGGTGACGAAATTGGTACAACATTTATCATATATAAATTTAATACTGATTTAGATTTCCATAGAGTTATGAATTCCAAAGAGTTTTTAAAAACATATGAAAAAATATAAAATGACTGAGTTACATGAAATAAGATTCACAAAATCAAGCGCACCATTTGGTTGGATGGGTAATATGTCTAGATGTAAGATATTCTTTGAAGAACAAGAATGGCAAAGTACAGAAGCATTATTCCAAGCACTTAGATTCCCAGAAGATTCCCCAATTCGAGAAGAAATAAGGTTGGCTAAAAATGGTTATGAAGCAAAACAAGTTGCTAAGCTTAATAGAACAAAGATGTCTGTTGTACCAACCTCAGAAGAAGATTTAGATAATATGAGACTTTGTATTGCCCTAAAGATAGAACAACATAAAGAACTTAGGGATATTTTAATTGGGTCTAAGGGTATACCAATATATGAAGATGTAACAAAGCGTGGTGAAGGTAATAGTAATTTAATTTGGGGAGCAATAAAACAAGATGATGGAACTTGGAAGGGTGATAACATAATGGGTGAGCTTTGGGTAGAATTACGTGAAAAATTATTAATGCAAAATTCAACAAAAATGGGATTTGATGAACCTAAAGTAGAAATTGAAACTGAACGTAGATTTTTATTGAAAAGTTTACCATCTCACGTTAGATGGGATGATATTATTGAAATATCTCAAACTTATATTAGTGAAAAAAACGCTAATATAGTTGAGAGAGTTAGGAATAGTTTTAGTCTTAATTTAGAATTTGATATTTGGACCCACACAACTAAAGATAGATTAACAGACATGTCTGTTAATGAAGTGGAGAGAGAAATTGGTGTTGATGAATATAATAAATTCATTGATATGGGTAAACGTTCGATAAATAAGCGTAGAAATATTAAGAAAGTTGATAATCTTAAGTGGGAAATTGATGTTTTTAGTAATTTAGTTATTGCCGAAATTGAACTACCGAGTGAGGATTATAATTTAGTAATACCAGATTGGTTAAAACCACACATTATTATGGAAATAACTGGTATGCATCAATTTAGTAATTCAAATCTGGCTATATGAATTTTAGAGATAAACCAATATTGGGTATGATTCATTGTTCTGGTACGAACAAAGTAGTTGATGCTATTAAAGAAGTTAAAATCTTACAAGAAGAGGGTGTTGATGGTGTGATTATTGAAAACTATCATGGTTCTATTTCAGACGTTAATGAGGTTTTGAAGGCAATTAGAAAAGATAGTAATATTAGTATAGAAATTGGTATTAATATTTTACCTAATGATTTCATAATAGCTTTTGCATTAGCTAGAGAATATGGTGCTAGTTTCATACAACTTGATTATGTTTCTGGTAATTATGAAAACACAACACCATTTGATGTTGAATTATATCAACAAATTAGGGATGATAATAAGGATATTGTAGTACTTGGTGGTGTCCACCCTAAATATTATAAACCAATAAAAGGTAGTATTCTAGAAGATGATATCAATAATGGAATTAAATTGGTTGATGCAATAGTTGTAACTGGAGCTGGCACTGGTAAGGAAACACCATTAGATAAAATTAAAAGTTTTAGAAAAATTCTTGGGGACTTCCCATTAATAATCGGTGCTGGTATTACCCCAAATAATGTTTATGAACAACTTTCATATGCTGATGGGGCTATAGTTGGTAGTTGTTTTAAAAAATATGGTAGAACTCAAAGTTTAATTAAAAGAGATTTAGTTGAGGAATTAATGTTTAAGGTTAATAAATTAATTAATAAACCATGTAAATTTGACCATAATGGTGAATGTTTAATTTGTGATTGTTGGTCTATCAATTGTGCTTGGGATAGACTATATAAATGTGACTATAAATACGAATCAAAAGAAGAATTGGAAGATATGTTTAACAATGAAAAAAAAATTAAATATGCTGTACAAGCAGTCATATTAAATGACAAAGGAGAAGTCCTAGCAGTAAGTAGAAAGGACAATCACAACGACTTTGGATTAGTTGGTGGAAAGGTTGACCTAGAAGACTTGAACCCAGAAGAAGCAATGGCTAGAGAGACATTTGAAGAAACAGGTCTTAGGATTAATACCGCAACTATGCAAGTAGTATTTCAAATGCATAAAGATGGGTATATGGGAATAACTTATTTGATTCGTCAATGGTCTGGTGAAATTAATACCAATGAACCACATATGGTTAAATGGGTGCCATTTGAAGTCGTTATGAATGGTTCATTTGGTAATTGGAATACGATGGTTCATAATTCTTTAACTAGTATGGGTATTGAACATAAACTTCACCCAGATGCCACTAGGAAATATGTTTTTGCATTAGAAGAAGATACAGATGAGGGTGACGGGACTTATTTATTTTACGTATCCCCAATCTATGATGAAGATGGTAATGGTCAATGGGCTTATTATGATAGAGAAAATGACACAATGGAAGAAGAAATTAGTAATATTTTAGAAGGTGTCAAAACTAATGTTGATTTTTTAGATGAAGTTAGTATGAAATTATATGGTGGTGATTCAGAATACACTAAAGAAGAGGTTATTAAATTTCTTACTGATGCTGGTCTTTTTGAAGATAAATTCAAACCTTTTTTAAAATAACCATAAATAAATTTGGTTTAACCAAATTAAAAGCTTATATTTGTAGTGTTGAAAAAACTATATAGGGTTGCGACTAATGGAGGTTGTTGGTATTCCTCTTCAACGCAAGGTTTGATAAACCTAAATTATCATTGGTAGACTGTATACTAAAAAGCAATAAGTACCACCGCTTTAGGTGGGGATATGGGTTGGAGTCCCATCAGTCATACCATTCTTTTGTCGTCTAAATAGCAGTAGGACACCTCTTATTTGAGGAAATTTGGGTTGGAGTCCCAACGGAAGAACTAAAAAATCAAGAATGAAAAATAGAGATAATTATACTGAATCAGAAGAAAATAACACACGTAGACGTGAAGTTAGTTTAAGATTACTTAAAATGGGTAAAGCCTTAATGGATGAGGGTGCAGAAAATGATGATTTCTGTTTATTATCAGCTGGTAATCAATTAATTCTATTATCTGGTTTAACGTTAAACCCTAAAGATATGGAAGAATTCTCAAACTTATCTGGAATGTTTTCGGCTAAGAGTATATTGGATGATATGATGAGTTCACCATTTGGTCTTATGGGTTCACCATTTGGTGGTTTATCAAGTACTGAACGTATTGAGAATTTGCTAAAAAATCTAGGTAATAAAGATGAAAATGATGATAGTAAAGATTTCCCCTTTAACTTCCCATTTCCATTCGATAAACCAGAAGATTAATAAATGGACCCTTAGCTCAGCTGGATAGAGCACCTCCCTTCTAAGGAGGCGGTCCTAGGTTCGAATCCTAGAGGGTTCACAGAAGCGAGAAGATTTTGATATTTGTTGGAAATGCTTCATAAAATAATTTACAAATATCAAAAGGTTAAGGTATAATACCTTAACCTTTTCTATATATTTATAAAAAAAGATTATGAAAAGATATTTAACAATTATATTATTATTTGTTCAATTTATTAATTATGGACAATTAAATAATGGGACAACATTAGTTGATTCAATTTCAACTAGTATACCACCAATTATTACAATAACTAAAGCTGGTTCATGTGGGTCACCAGATGGTCCAATGAATTCAACTATAATTACACCACCAGACTACCCTTGGTTACAAACTAATGGTTACTGTAATCCATTAATGTACGGTAATAATCCAACAGTTTGTTGGACTTTAACACCAACATCTACCTCAGTTTCTATTAATTCTGGATTTTCAACAGATTGCGATAGCTATACCTTTAGTAATTTTAACTTATATGATGCAACATGTACTTTAATTGGGACTGGGTTAAATTATAGTGGTTTAACTATTGGTTCGACTTATACATGGTGTATGACAGCAAATAGTTGGAATTTTGATGGAACACCATGTGATGGGTTTTTAGATTTTTGCCCATACTATTTTAATAATAGTGCATTACCAATAGAGTTAATAAGTTTTTTTGTAACTAATCAAGGTAGAACTAATGACATCATTTGGATGAGTGCATCTGAAATTAATAATGATTATTATACATTAGAAAATAGTATTGATGGATATACATGGAATATTATAACAACAATTAGTGGTGCTGGAAATAGTAACTCACCACTGGTTTATAGTTATGAGGATAACAATTATACTGATACATTAAATTATTATCGTTTAACTCAGACAGATTATGATGGTGTTTCTGAAATATTTGAAATTATTTCAATAGATAATAATGTTGATAAAACCAAATTAATTAAGACATTAAATCTAATGGGGCAAGAAGTTGATTCAAATGAAAAGGGATTTTTAATAGAGATTTATGATGATGGGACAACTAAAAAAATATTTAAAGAGTAATTTAAATTACATTAAAAAAGGGAAATTATTTTGGTAGTTTCCCTTTTTTTGTTTATATTTGTAACCTAAATAGAGAAGAAATGTTAAAAATAGTAGCTTACATAAAGAAGTATGGTCTTGAAAAGACATTAAAGGACTTTAATTTAAAATCTAGAGACTACCCAAACAAGGTTTTGATTAAGTATGACCAAATAGCATCGTCTATGGGGGAATCTATAGTACAAGAAGCTAGAGGTCTTATACTGGAAAAAGGAACATGGAAGGTTATGTCATTACCATTCTACAAGTTCTTCAATTCAGCTGAGGGTCATGCGGCAAAAATTGATTGGGATACTGCACACGTACTTGAGAAGTGTGACGGTACTATGATACAATTATATTGGGACTGGAACAAGAACACTTGGTGGGCTGGTACTACAGGTACAGCTGAGGGTGAAGGTGAGGTAAACAACAAGTTGGGTACTACATTCAATGAATTGTTTTGGAAGACTGTTGCAGATAAGTATGGTCTTACACCAGACTCTAGATTCCTAGAGAAGACATTTGTATATGTGTTTGAGTTAACTACTCCATATAATATTGTTGTAAAGCCACACGGTGAGTCTTCTGTTACATTGCTTGCAATGAGAAACAGAAATACACTTGATGAATTACCATATAATATTTTAAGAATTAAAGCTGAGGAAATTATTAATGTACCATTAGTTAAGTCATTCGACTTGAACGAAGGTAATGTTGGTAAGTTGTTGAGAACATTCGAAGACATGATGTGGTATGAAGAAGGTTATGTTGTTGTTGATGGGAATTTCAATAGAATTAAGATTAAGAACCCAGCATACGTTGCTGTGCACCACTTGAAGTCTAAGACTTCTGAGCATGCAATTATGGGTGTTGTTAAGACTAATGAGATTGATGAGTTTGCTGCTACTTTCCCAGATAGAAAAGAAGAGATTGAAGGTTTGAAAGATAATTATGATGCTCTTATTCTTAAATTGGAAAATGGTTGGAATATCTTGAAAGAGAAAAAACCAAAGAATATTACACCAAAGGAAAGTAAGAAGTTCGCTATGGCTGTTTTTGAAGTTACTAAGGAATTAGGGCTTGAGAAGTTCCACGGTATGTTCTTTGCACTTAAAGATGGGAAGGTAGATAATGTGAAGGAATTCATGTTCAATTACGATAACAAAACACTATACAGAATGCTATAAGGTTTTAACCTTATAGCATTTTAGTTCATAAGATTATGGAAGGGGATAAATATATTAAGGTGAGTATCGATACAGAACTCCCAATAGAAGATGGTAAGTATATCGTATTTACTAAGACTGGTGCTGGTAATCAGAATATATTCGCTACTAATTGTCATCTTAGACAAAAGAAAGGTAAAACAATTGCGACATGGGGTTGCACAAACCAAATTGTAACTCATTGGTTAAAAAAGATTAAGTAAATGTTAGATTATATATTACAACACCCGTGGCTAGGGGCACTAGTTATATTAGTTGCTCAATTATCATTTATGTATTTGAGAACCATTAACGTTATTTATACATCAGAAAGAAGAATGAAACCAACAATTATTAGTGGTTGGGGTCTAGATGTTTCTTGGTTGATTTCAATGTCGATTGGTCTTAGTTCTATTATGACAGGTGATTGGCAACCAATTGTTGCATTTTTAATTGGTGCCACTTTAGGTAGGTACTGGGGAATCAATCAAGAGAGAAAAAGACATGGCGACAAGAAATGAAATAAAGAAAATTAATCGTAGAATAGATTTTTTAATGTCTAGCGGTTATGGAATACATTTTGCTGATTGGGAGAAATCGCATAAGGATGCCTGTATAGCAGTAATTGTTTCTGGTGTAGCATGGAGGAATTGTTTAGATGCTCCTTTTGACCCAAGGGATTATAAAAAACAAGGCTATCTAAGGGCTAATATTCAGATAATGATTTTAGCTATGGAAATTAACTTGAGTGTTGATGACGTAGCCAAGCGTTGTGCTAAGCATAATATAGATAGAAAGGAAAGTAGGGATGCGATGAAAGGTTCCCCACAAAAAGAAGGTAGAGACAATAAAGGTGTCTACGTTGGTTCTGGTGGTGGTGGTAGTAATAGAGTTCGTTACCCTAAATTGAATAGGTCTAAAAAGGTTTGGAAGATGTTTTATAAAATGTTCCCATATTATGCTGAACGTGATAATTGGGATGGTGAGAAGTCAGACAGATACCCAAGGAAAACTAAAAAGAAGAGGTCATGAGTTCAGAACAATTAAAGGGGATGATGGATATGCTTACGAGACTTCGTAAAGAGCATAAGATTACTATTATGACTTCAACTCAGATTCCTAGAGTTAAACCTCATTTACACCATACTCTACCTAATAGTACTGGTCCAGATGTTATTTTCATTGACCATATGAATTTAATTAGAAAATAGTTTGGTAGTTACGAATAATTTTCGTAAGTTTGTATGCAAACATATATATTATGGAATATACAGAAAAAAATTACAGAGAAGCGAGAATGGTTTCGATTAAAGCTCACGGAACACAGGATTACGATGGGGTTTTCCCATATAAGAAACATTTAGATGATGTGGTTGATGTATTAAAGAGATTTGGATTCTCTGGTAAGTATATTGTTGCTGGTTATTTACATGATATTATTGAAGATACTGCGTTGTCTTACAATAAAGTTAAGAAGCATTTTGGATATGAGGTTGCTGAGATGGTTTATTGTGTTACTGATGAACTTGGTAGGAACAGAGAAGAAAAGAAAACAAAAACACTACCTAAGACTGCTTCTAACCCAGATGCCATTATTCTTAAATTAGCTGATAGAATTGCAAATATTGAGCATGGTGGTAAGGTTGATATGTATAGAAAAGAGTATGAGGTGTTCCACCAATTTTTATTCGCAAGAACTCCAGATGGGGCTAAAGAAATGTGGAGATGTTTAGAAAAATTGTTAAAATTAGAAACAGTATAATATGATTAAAGAGATTCTAGATAGTATAGCCGCTGTAAGTGGTAAAAATGATAAGAGAGATTTGTTGATGAGTCATGCTGACAATGAATTACTTAAAGAAGTAATTTATGCTGCACATTCACCAAGAATTAAATATTACATTAAACAGATTCCAGAATACACACCTAACACCAATAGTGTTCCAGCTTCATTAGGTTGGGCTATTTTACAATTAGAAGATATTAAAAATAGGGTGATAACTGGTGGTGAAGCAAGTGATAGATTAAAGGATACTTTAGAATCTATTAGCCCAGATGATGCTTATGTAATTGAGAAGATTATCGGTAAGAATCTTAAAATTGGAATGGATACAGGATATAATAAATGTATCCCTAATTTGATTGAAGAAACACCATATATGGGTGCTAAGTCTTATTCTGAGAAATTAGTTAAGAAATTATTCGCATCTGGACAAGGTGTTCGTTCAGACATTAAGATGGACGGTACTTACCGTAATGCTATTATTAGAAATGGTGAGGTTGAGTTACTTTCTAGGCAAGGTGAGGTTTCAGTTTTATCTGGTGCCCCATTTTTAGCAGAACTTGCATCTATGGATGATTGTGTTCTTAATGGTGAACTCACAATTGATGGTGAACCAAGTAGATTAATTGCTAATGGTATGGTATCATCAATTATGGATATCTTACAAAAAGCTGAGTCTAGGGGTGATACTGCAACTAAGAAGAAGATTATCTTATTCGAAGAGAAGCATGGACCATTTGAAGGTGCAATTAATAATATGCGATTCACTGTTTGGGATAGAATATCTGTTGAAGATTATTTTGATAAGAAGTCTTCAACACCATATGAAACTAGACGAATGGGATTACAGTCAATTATAGATGGTGGTAATTTCAATATGATTGGGTTAGTTGAATCTAAAATTGTAACTAGTTTTGCTGAGGCAATGGAACATTTTCAAGATGCACTTGCAAGAGGGCTGGAGGGAACTATTCTTAAAGCAATGGATGGTGGATGGAAAGATGGGAAACCAACTTACCAAGTTAAGATGAAATTAGATATTTCAATTGACTTCCGAATTACTGGATTTCTTTATGGTAATGAGGGTACTAAGAATGAAAACGTGATTTCTAGATTATTAGTTGAGTCTTCATGTGGACTACTTAAGACCCAACCTTCTGGAATGAAGGAAAAAGAAATGAAATGGGTTACTGAAAACCAAGAGAACCTTATGGGTACTATTGTTGAGGTTAGATGTTCTGGATTATCTCACGATTCAGAGGGTAACTGGTCTTGCATGCACCCAAGTGTTGTCGAATTCAGAAGCGATAAAGACACTTGTGATTCATTAGAATCGGCTCAAGAAATTGAGGAAATGGCTAAAACGCTAGCATAACATAAAAGTAAAGTTAAAATAAGAATGACTTATAATTTTGACGGAGTAATTAAAGTAATAAATCCATTACAAACATGGGATAGTGGATTTAGTAAAAGGGAAATAGTTTTAACAACTATGGATGAAAAATTCGAACAATTTATTAAATTCGAATTTCTAAAAGAGTCAGCTGAAAAGCTAAATGAGTTTAAGGTTGGTGATAAAGTTAAAGTTGTGTTTGCCCTTAGAGGTAATGAATACAATGGTAAGTATTATACTAATTTGAATGGTATTGCAATAACACATCTTAAAGATGATGGTACGATAGAAACGCCTACAGTTGAATCGCTTGTAACTAAATTTGATGAAAGTGATGATGATTTACCATTTTAAAAAAATAGAATGATGGAACCGAAATTATTTAGAATGCCTAGCATCGAAGCATTTAGACATGTTATTCAACAAGTAACACATAGAGCTAGATATAGAGGTGATGATGAAACGGGGCAACCAATTTATGAGAATTGCGCTTTACCCACCTTAAAATTTAGAGGTAGTGTGAAGATGCATGGAACTAATGCTGGGATTGTATTTATGTGGGACAAAGATAGTTCTACTTACAATATGCATGCTCAATCTAAGGGTCTTATAATTACACCAGTTAAGGATAATGTGGGTTTTGCCGCATTTGCACATACTAGCGGTGTTGATAATTTAGTTGAAGAAATTTTAGGTGATTTCGATGGTGAACAACCAGAGGTTATTAGAGTTTATGGTGAATGGATTGGTAGAAAAATACAAAAAGGAACACCTTATAATACATTAGATAAAATGTTTGTAATATTCGCAATTAAGATAGATAATAAATGGTTATCTGAGGATAAATTATCTATGGTTAAGATGTCAGATAAAAGAATATTCAACATTCTAGACTACCCAACATATGAGATATTAGTTGACTTTAATAACCCAAAGATTGCTGCTGAGGCAATGGCTAAGTTAGTTGATAATGTTGAAAAAGAATGTCCAGTAGGTAAAGCCTTTGGGATTGATAATGGTGTTGGTGAAGGTATTGTTTGGGTTTGTACAACTGATGGTTGGGGTAGTTCTAGATACTGGTTCAAAACTAAGGGTGAAGAACATAAGTCTTCTGGTACTAAGGAGAAGGTGCCAGTTGATATTGAAAGACTTAATTCTATTAACGAATTAGTTGATTCATTTCTTACTAATTCAAGATTAGAGCAAGGTTTAGACCAAATTAGGGAGAATCACCAAGAGTTATCTAGAAAATCTACTGGATTTTATGTTAAATGGGTTAGTGGTGATGTTGTTAAAGAAGAATTAGATACTATTGTTGGAAATGGTTTCGAAGTCAAAGAGATAACTAAAACGGTCTCCAATAAAGCTAGAAAATGGTTTTTTAATAAATTAGATGAAGGGGTTGGTTTATAAAACCAACCTTTTTTAGTAATAAACCTTTATTTTTCACTATTTATATAGTATAGTAAAATAAAAAGTTATGATTACAGATAAGATTTTAGTTTTAAAAAAAGATGCTAAACTACCAAATGGTTTAGAGTTTAAAACTGCTACTGAATTCCATATTGTTATGGATGTAGTATATATGAAAGGGTTTCCATTACCACAAACCTTACAGGCAACAATTATTAATTGGCTTGAAAATAATAAAAATTTAGTGAAGGAGATACATAGATAATGTTTTCGGTTTTCGTTTTTGGTATATTACTTGGGGCAATCGTATTCATACTGATTAGTATGAATAATGAGTTGGTTATTACAATCAATTCTAAATATGGTATTTCTCTAGGAAGTAACTCTGACATAACCAAAGCTTATGTTGCTAAAAGGAAAAAAGATAAAAGTGGTTACAAAATTAATCATTGGAATTATTATAATGATTCTGGTGATAAAATTACAGATAAAGCTTTAATTAGAATAATATACAATTCATTTAGTCATGAAGATTGGTATGGTGAATATGTATTTTATGTTAATGACAAAGATTTTTATCAAGATACTACTTCAATAGAAGATGTCACTAAAGAAGATGAGATTATTAATTCAATCGATAAAATGGAAGATGTGGTACATCGCACACCAGTATAATTAAAAAATATAAATAAAAAAAGGGAAATTATTTTGGTAGTTTCCCTTTTTTTATTTATATTTGTATCTGATGAGTAAATTTACATTCAGAAGTGGAAAGCATAAAGATAAAACAATTGATTGGGTTGAAGAGAATGACCCTAGTTATTTGGTTTGGGTTGAAGAATTTAGACCAGAAATGCTTAAAGAATCAAAGAAGAAGGAAGAGGCTATACCAGAATATAGACCAAAACCACTCACCCCAAACTACGATTTTGATAATGAGGTAGGAACTTATCTACCAGAAACTAAAAAAGATAATGATGAAGCAGAACCCGAATGGAACTTCTAAAACCCCATATGAATGGGCAATTGAAAAAGAGATTAGAGTAACTGGTCTAGAGAACCACCCAGAAGATGAGTACTTATTTTATACAAAGGTTTGTTCTGAGGAAACTGCTAATAAAATATTTTACGAAACACCAATGGATGGGGTTACCGTAAAAGAGGGTAAATTACACCTTAAGTCTGAGAAATACTTAGAGTTAAGAATGTACACACTTGTACCTTACAACTTACTTGGAATTCAAATGGGTATTCAACACGAACACTCTGTTGTGCAGAATGTAGTGAATAATATTATTGAGAAAGTACTTGATGGTAAGCAAATGGATGAGAAGTTCAAGCTTTGGGCGACTGAATGGAAAACTTCCATTCTGGTTAATGGTGGAACCTCAAATGAGGGACATATGGTTAGACATGGTTTTAGAGATGTGTGGTACGTTGGTTCAATGCAACAATACCGTGAAGCTTTAAAAGAAGCTGAAATAAATATTTCTGAATTTTATGAACCAGACCTTAATTCAATGCTAACAGGTATTTCATTTATTGTTGATGAAAGAGTCTTTAAAAGAAAATTATATAAAGATTATGAAGTTAGCGGCATGGACCCAACAAGACAATTAACTGATGATGAGTATGATTCAGTTAACTATAAAAAATGGGTTGAAAAAATTGGTGGTGAAAAAAATAAATTTTTAAGAAAATTTTTAGACCCAAAAGGTCCATTAAAATTAGCTAGGGGTTAACTTGTAATTAACATATATTTTCCATATCTTTGTAATATGGAGAATATGTTAGATGGTTTAATAAATAAACAACAACTAATCGGGGATTATTTGTTGGGTAATTATAAATTCTCTAGATGTAGTGATACTGGTCATTTAGGTATTTTTGACAAACAAACAGAAGAACATATATACGGTGAAGAAATTGAAAAGGATATATTAGTTTTTTATCCATTCGGTAAAAAAATAGTGACAACAGTTATTAATGTTTGGATTAATGCTAATGGTATTGAACGTAATAGTAGGGATTGGAGACGTATTTGGGTTAAACCAAAAGTATATATGAGAGATGATTATGGTCATCAAGGTTATATCGAACAATATGTAAACCAAGATATTGAAAATGGACCAATACGTTTACAAACTGAATATAATACCAGATATTATGATGACTATCGTTATGGGTATCATAGGGCTACTGAGGCAGAGACTGAATTAGTTAGAGGATTAGCACAAAGTATAATTATTGAATTAGCTGATGACAGGGGCGTATCTAGATTATTAAATAATTGTAGGACGTTAATGGATTTAAATGAGGTTATGCGTAGAATTGGATTCGAAAGAGTCGAACAAATGACAGCTAATGGTAGAATAATTAGATGGTTTGAAGGCGATGAATCATTTGAAAGGAGAAGAGCAGAGTATTACCATAGATTAAGAACAGAGGAAAGGTTAACAATAGTAAGAGAAAGAGTCAACACCCAACATGATTTAATAGAGCGTACCCATTTAGAAAGAGAAGCTAGATTAAGACATGAGGAAGAAAGGGCTAGATTAAGACATGAATGGCGTATTGAACAAGAAAGACAAGAAAATGATTATGTTAGAAACAATAACATTAGAAGGTACGATTTATTTTGACCCAGAGGATAAGACTAATAAACACAAGTCTCAAGCATCTTGGAAGAAAATGGCTATGGTTATTTTCAAAGGTGATGTTACACAATATTATGCTTGGTTCATAAAGAAGAGATTCGGTGTAGAGCTTTCTAAACCACTCAGAGGTGCCCATATCTCGTTTATAAATGATTCTATAAACGAGATGACCACCCATTGTAATACAAAGGCTGAGAGACAAGTTTTATGGAATAAAGTAAAAAAGAAATACCATAGAAAAAAAATAACAGTAACGTTAAGTTTAAAACCTTATATTGAAACACCACATTGGTGGTTTATTGTACCACATTCTGAAAGGGGTGAATTACAAGCAATAAGAGAAGAATTAGGTTTTATTAATAAAAAAACTGGATTAAGTAAACCATATTTTGGTATGCATATGACAATTGGTTCTGCCGTAAATAAAAAATCTGAATTGAAAGCTGATACAAATGTTAAGACAGCAAAAAAAATGAATTTGGCACAAACCGATTATATTAAGAAGTTAATAGACAATGGATTTATTAAACTTTAAAAAAAACTTGTGATTTATAATATTAATTAATATATTTGCACTATGAATAATCAATTAACTTTCGGAGACTATCCAGTGTATATGGAAGTTATTGGTGAAGAAGTGTTTATCACTTGTAAAGGAATTACTGGTACACTAACACAAGGACATAAGTTCCTTAATAAAGAAAAAAAAACTAGATATTATTTTGGGGTATGTAGAATAAGGAGCTATCCAAATAAAATTGTTAAAATTGATTGTCTAGAAGATACATTAACACAATTTTTATTAATTTACAAAGAAGCCTTAAAATTAAAAAATGGAAATATTCACAAATAACAAGAAAATGAAAACTGAAACATCAACGGAAGAAAATCAAACAACAAAAACTGCGGTAATAAATGATACTGATAAAATTGAAGAGCAAAGGCTTAAAGATTTAATTTCAATTGCAAAAGAGGATGGTCTAGAAAAAGCAATGAAAGTCATGAATACTAGAATTGGTGCTGAGGAACAAATAATTGAAATAGATTATGAGATTAAAGCTTTCCAACATGAGGGTGCTTATGCTATTGCTCAAGCAGTAGAGCGTGTTTTAGGTAGATTTGATATGTCACCGTCTGGTGCATCTGGTAAACCACCACAATTAATTAATATCACATTACCAAATGGTACTGATGTTAAGGCACCTTGGGGGACTATACAATTACCAGGGTTTGATGACGATTGTTATATTGAACTTGACTATGATTGGGATAGAAGTGAAATTACTATTGAGGCTCGTATAAGAAAAAGATATGAAGCTGATATGAAGAAAATCATTGATGTTACAAAAGATATTTTAGGTAAAGAATCGATTTATTTGGGTGAAGCTATTGAATTGGATTTTGATGATAACGGATATGCTGAGGAACCATCTTTTATGGATTTATCAACAATTAATGAGGACAAAATCCTATTCTCTAAAAATATAAACGATGGATTAGTCCCAATCCTAGCTAGGATTAAAGAAACTGATAAGTGTCTTGCAGAAGGATTGGATATTAAATTAGGTGTACTTATGGAAGGTATTTATGGTACTGGTAAAACATTAGTAGCATTCTGGTTAGGTAAAATTGCTAGAAAATATGGTTGGACATTTATATACCTTAAACATTGTAAAGATGCGGCAAAGGCACTTAAAATTGCTGAAAACTATGCTAGAAAAGGAAATGGTGTTATCTTATTTACTGAGGATATTGACCAAGTAATTAGGGGTGAGAGAGGTTCAAAAATTCAAGATATTGTGAATACACTTGATGGTGGTGACACAAAGAATCTGCCAATAATTTCAATTTTTACAACTAACCATATTGAGGTTATCGAACCAACATTCCTTAGAGGAAAAAGAATTGGTTCATTAATTAATTTTGGTGTTTTGGACATGGATACTGCTCAACAATTTATCGATAAATTAGTGGTTGATAAAAATGGTAACTCTTTAATGGCTAAGGGTAACACAAGTAAAGCAGCGGAAGCACTATGTGGTATTGTACCAGCATTTGCATCTGAGGTAATTGATAAAGCTAAGGCTTATATGATTAACCGTGGAACTAGAACAATTACAAATGAAGATATTATAATTGCGGCTAATTCATACAAAAAACAAATTGAGTTTGCAGAATGTAAGGCAATCGATACCACGAATGAATTACCAAATGCTTTGAAAGTTATTGCTAAAGCATTGGATATTAGTGGAGATGGTAAAACATTGCGAGTTCGTGAAGTAATTAAAAAACTTCAAGATGTTGCTGACCATGTTGGTGATAGAGGATAAAGATTATAAATTATAAAAAAAAGGGGAATCATTTGGTGGTTCCCTTTTTTTTATTTATATTTGTAATATGAAACATAAAATATTAATATTAATATTATTAGCATTTTCTTCATGTGAAGAAAATCTTAAACCAATAGGTAATACTGAAATAAAAATAGTTGTAACTAAACTTGAATTATCTGATGGTAAGTATGATAATTCAATATATGATAATGGTAAATTTCAGAGATTTTTAGTTCATTATAAAGAGGTAAGCACTGATAGTGTTGGTTATTATTTAACTAAAGAGATAGAATTTAATATTGGTGATACAATAACAATTACAAAATAATCCTTATTATATTATGGAAGAAGATTTAGAGATTAAAGTTAACCGAGAATTGGTATTTAAAGAAAGTACTGAGCAATTATCTGATATTATATCTAGAGAGTTTGCAACTGATGAAGAGTTACAAAATTCTGAATACCAATTTACAACTAATATTGATAAGGGTAATATTTATTTGGATGCCACAGAAGTACCAATTTCGGTAATTAGAAAAATGTTAAATAAAGCAGAAAAAGCTGGTGCTAATTATGTGTCTATTGATTTCCATTGTGACCACGGTGAATATGATATTTATGGTTTAAAAATATCTAGAGCTACTGCAAAGGTTATTAATGAGGAAAGGGAGAAGGAGTTAATATTGATGGAAGCTAAGAAGAATGCTAGAATTTTAGCATTAGAAAAAGAATTAAAACATAAATAATTATGGGTGGGCATGCACTAAAAAATACGTTTACAAGACGATATTCAAAACAAGAATTTGAAACAGTTTCACAAGAACTAGTTGACACACTATTGAAGACATTCAAAAAGGCTGAAATTCCTATGTATTTTTCAACTAAAGAATCTTTTGGTGATATTGATATTATTGTGTCAATGGAAGGAACACCAGTTTCAAATTTGAAAGACTATATTACAGATACATTTAAACCTAATGAAATTTTTCATAATGGAAATGCTTGGTCATTTGATTATAAGGAAGTACAAGTAGATTTCATAACTTGTTCAGCAGATGACTTCAACTCCAACAGACATTATCTAGCTTATAATGACCTTGGTAATTTTATTGGTAGGATTACACAAAAGTTAGGATTAAAATATGGTCAAGAAGGTTTGTGGTATAACCATTATTTTAAAGACCAAAAAATTGGTAAGGTAATGATTTCTAAAGATTACCCTAAAATTTTCGAATTTCTTGGTTTTAGTTATGATAGATGGTTAGAGGGATTTGACACTCTTGAAGATGTTTTCGAATATGTGATTGCAAATGAGCATTTTGATTCAGAAATGTTTGAATTACAACATTTGAATAAAATTAACCGTGAACGTAATGCAAAACGTAAATCTTATATGTCATTTTTAGAATATATTTCTGAAAACCATTCTGACCGAACTTATGAGTTCCCAGAAAAGAAAGTATCTGTTGATAAGGCTAATAGGTTTTTTCCAGATGCTAGAATGACTGAAAAAATTAGAGAACTTGAATATTTACATTGTAAAAAACTTTATATTAAGTCTAAATTCAGTGGTGGTGTAATTATGTCACGATATGGTCTTCAAGGTAAAGAATTAGGTAAAGCACTTAATGGTTTCAAAGAATATGTTATAAAACATATGGATAATTATAATGAGTTTATTATAAACACAAGCACTGATAATATTTATGCATATTTTGAACTATACTATAGGGAAGAATTATTATAAAATGGATTTTCTTCCATTAATAATTGTATAGTGTCACTAATTCTTTTACAATCTGATTCGAACTCATGAATATCAGTTTCTTCTAATACAAACCATTCACCCTCAACACGTTTTGAACCATGTTGCCTATGTAACCACCCTTCTACTTTTCTGTAGTGTTCACAATCAAACTTTTTAACTAAAATGATTTCATCTGGACAACCAGTTTGTAGTTGTTTTATCCTTTTATTAACATCTCTTTTAGTTACACCGATTTTATAATTTTCGGTTCCATACGCATTAAGTAAGTATACTGTTCCCATAATTACAATTATAATAATTTTAATTGGATTAGTCAATATTTATATGTAACTTTATTGATATGGTAGAACTAAAAGAATTACACGAAGAGATTGCATCATTATTAAAAAAAGATTTTGGATTGGAAGAACTCCATTTTGAAATGGAAGATGAGGTGGTGGATAAGGAGTTAAGCTTCAAGTTAAACCCAAATTGTAATGGTAAAATTATTAAAGAAAGACTTAATAGACACTTTGGTCCTAATTTAACTTTCCATGCATGTGAGATAAGTGGGATTTTAGGTATATTAATAGAAAACCCTAATTAATTGTCTCCCCAAGTGACAATAGTTTCCAATAAGTCAAATAATTCAGTTGAGAATTGAACTGGGTAAATTTTTGCCATTACTTCAATAGGTCTATTATCAATTCTTAATATTTCATCTTCATCTTTAGAAGATAGATGATTAAAATGTTTTCCTTTAAATATAAAATCTTCTTGTCTTGTTCTATATTTTAAAATAATAGGAATTTTAGTATCTAACCTATGTGCGATTAGATGTTGTAAAAATTCATCTAAATGACCTTCTTGTTTTGCTTTATTAAACTTTTTCAATAATAGAAGTAATAATGTTCCACTCTGACCAAATTCATCATTAGCAATATCTTCATCATTAGTCCAACTTTGAATAGGTGTTTTTGCATTATAAATCATTGGGAAAGGTTTACCCAATCTAATATCTTCTTTGATTTTATTATAAGATTTTAATAAATCCTCAATAGTTACTTTAGTTCCACGATATGCCATACCTTCTGGTTGAAGAATTTCTGGATAAGCAGATACACATTTTTTTAAATTACTTGCCATTTGAAACATATTAGTATCAATTCTACTACTATGTACATTTCCAGAAAATTTATGTATTAACTCTACATAATCATCTTCTAATTTAGTATTAGTCTCATCACCCCCAAATTCTGGTGAGAATAATTCTTGACCAAATTTACTAACACAAGCCTCAATTTGTCCTTCTTTAATTATTGTTTTATATAGTGTTACTAATTTCATATTATATAAATATCTAAGTTTTTACTTAACATTTTAACAGTAAAAAACCTTATATAATATGATATATAATTTTTTTCTTTAATATATAGATAAACACTTGGTAATCAATTAATTATGTATCAATAAAAAAATGAAAAAAAGTGTAAAAAACCTTGCCTTTTACCAGGTTTATGTGTATCTTTGTAGTAGAAATAAAAATCATAACAAAGCCTTAAAAATATATAAAATGGCAAGAAAAGGTAACGCAACAAGTAAAGTAACAACAGTAGCTCAAGCGAGTACAGTTAAAATTAACAAAGCAACAGACGGATTAGCAAAAATCGTTGCTGAATTACAATCAACGAATGATTCTTATGAAGAAATCGTAACTAATATTGAGCTTAAGGAAGCTGAACTTGAAAGATTGGGTCAAGAATATTCTGAGAAAGAAAGAGAAATGCAAGCTGACCTTAAACTAAAAGCAAAGGAATCAGCATCAGATTTGGTAAACAGTATTTTGAAATCAGAAAATAAAGTTTCAATTGATTCTGAGGAATTATCTTCATTAAGAAATGAGTTGGAGACTATGAAATCTAATTTTGATAAAAGTGTTAAATCTGAATCTGAAAAAGCAATTGCTATTATTACAGCTAGACATAGTGGGGAATTGAGAGCAAAAGATTTAGAGTTTGCTGCTTCATCAGCAACAATGAAAGCTGAATTATCAACGGCTAATGATAAGATTGCATCTTACACTACACAAATTAATGATTATAAAGCACAAATCACTGCTGATAGAGAGGCTAGAGTTCAAGAGGCTCAAGCAAGAGGTGGTCAAAGTATCACAGTACAGTCTGATGGTAAAAGATAATTTAACCAATAAACTAAATGAAAAAGCCCCATATTCTGGGGCTTTTTTGTTGTCAAATAATTTAATTTTGTGTAATTTTGTGAATAATGGATTTTAATACATATACCAGTAAGGGTTTAACCCACCTACTTCATGAGGAATTAAATAATACTAATATTAATAGTGATTTGGTAAAAAGAATTAATATTGAATTAAAGAGACGAATAGAATCCAACCAATTTCAAATGTCAGTAGAAGAACAAATCCATTGGATTATAATGGACACTAACTTTGAGCAAATACATGATATTGAAGAGTTTCTTATGTTAAATAATGGAAAACCATTTAAACCAACAACCATTAATGGTTTAATGTTAGTAGTTAAGGAAATGTTAATAAGGATTGCTAATACGGTGGAAAATGATGATGGATATTCATCATATAAAATTGGTAATTTTTTAGTAGAAAAGACTATATACGATGGTGTTATGTGTTTATCATTTAAACATGTAGTAGGTGGTTGGGATATGGATTATGATGCAGTTACTTCACAAAATTATTGCGAACCAGAAGACGAATATACAGGAGGATGAGATTATATGCAACATTTGAAGGGATTAAAGACATCGACCCAAATAAATACGATGCATTTACAGGAAACTTACAATTAATGTGGTCTAATGTAAAAGATGATACTGGGACTCCACTTAAAGGTAGCTTCCATTGTAATAGGGCAAAATTATTTGAAACACTAACACTTAGAAAGGGTAATAGATATGTGTTAGGTTGTAAGGAATTACGAGGACAAAAGATATACTTCCCAACATCAGTAATGAACACAAGGAAGAACCCAACATGTAATATTATGAGAAAAGCCTTTAGTGATTACACATTTATTAATGGTAAATTCAAAGGTAAATGGTTAAGTAAGATGACTTATATGGAGAAAGATGAACTTAAGAGATACTTATTATACCTAGGTAGAAATACCAATAATGAAGCTACAGTAATAAATGTACTTAGCATATTAAAAATATTAGATGATGAGCAAAAGCAGATTTAATTTAGATTTACATGATGTAAGACATGCAGAAGTTCCAAGAAAAGTTGATAAATTCATTGGAGCACATTTAATGGGTGGTAGTAAATCGGTAATAATTATTACTGGTAATAGTGATGAAATGAAAAAAATAGTCGCTAGAACATTAGCGGATTATGGGTTAGATTATAAAGATACTTGGGGTAACACTGGTGAAGTGGCAGTAAGTTTAGTTTGATAATATTTATTTAATATGAAAGCATTAATTAAAAAATTATTAAAAGAAGGTTTAAGTAGAAAACATTATATTGGTCAGTGTGATATATTGAGACATAAATCAGATACTAATGAATTATATTGGTATGATATGATGAAGAATAAGCGTGAAATAACATTCGAAAGATTTTTAAATTCAGTAGATTTCACACCAGTTCTTGATGAAGATGAAACAGCAGAAGGATACATTAGGGACCAATTAAGGCAAGACCCAAGCATATGTTTCAAATTGGGGAGATAAAGAATCTATGTTCTTACAGACTGCTGGATTTGAATTTATTTTCACTGATTAAGTAATTGATAATCAAATAGTTATAAAAAAATATTAAAATTAATTAACAAAAAGCTTGCTAATTAAAATAACTTTAGTATCTTTGTAGTATATTTAAAAACAAGGGGTAACCCTTAATAGAAATAAAAAACAAAAACATTTTCAATGCAAACAATTGTAAACATATTAACACTTAACTTAGTCTTATGCCTAGTGGTATTAGACGGGTCGAGCTATGTGTTTATGTAAGTATAGAAAACTTAAACATATTTAAGCTCGATTCGTAACTGAATCGAGCTTTTTTTATGTATAATAAATGCCTATGTGCTTGAGTGGTCGAAAAGTGCGGTCTGCAAAACCGTAAGGGAAACCTCATCGTTGGTTCGAATCCAACCATAGGCTCAAAAATAAAACAATAGGTCGGGGTGACCGAATGTTTAGGTAGTTAGCTGCAACCCTCCTTATGCTGGTTAGATTCCATTCCCCGACTCTACAATAATGTAATAACTAAAAATGAGGGTTATGAAACAGGGGTAACAAATAAGACTAGAGAATTTAGAAAACAATTCTTAGTCGAACGAGAACACACAGGAAGAGAAATAGTCACTTTCTGGGAAACGGGTAAATCATATTTTATTGAATATATTGAACCGAGAAGCATGAATAAGAGTGGTTGGGGTGATATTGACCCAGCGACTAAAAAGGTAACTGGTTCTTATGGTAATAAGTACAAAGGTGCAATTAAAGCAGATGAATCTATGATTACTAAAGAGAATGGCTTCGAAAATATTATTGAAGGAATGGGTTCTCCATATGCACAAATTGAATGGATGCATAATAAATGGAAAACTGAAAATGGATACTAAAAATGGATACATTAAGAAGTATAAAATTGACTAGAGAACAAAAAAAAGAAATAAGGAAAATAGTCAATAGATACATGAGGAAGCAAAGAAATCGAAAGATTAGACAACTAAAAGAATGGTTGGTGCTTCATAAGAATTAAATAAAGTGGAAGGTTGTAATTCCTTCCAATATTGGAGTATAGCTCAGCTGGAGAGCGGGTGTGTTACATGCACTAGGTCGGGGGTTCGAATCCCCCTACTCCAACTAAAATGCTCTGTGGGTGTGATGGTTAGCATACTTGTTTTACATGCAAGTTGAGTAGGTTCGATTCCTACACAGAGTACAAATATGGGGATGTGGCGAAATGGTTCACGCAGCGGTTTTAGAAACCGTATCTTAATTGACTGTGGGTTCGAATCCCACCATCCCTACTAAAAATTTATATTGCGGGTGAGTGAAACGGATATATAAATCATTCTGGGCTCATAACCCACGAGATACTAGGTTCGACTCCTAGACCCGCTACAAGATGGTTCCATAGTTTAATGGGAGAACGTCACCTTGACATGGTGATAGCGAAGGTTCGATTCCTTCTGGAATCACAAATAGTACTACACGGGGGTGTGGGCAAATTGGAAAAGTCAGTGGGTTTAAGCCCCACGGTAAACGTAAGATACATCTGCGGGTTCGAGTCCCGCCACCCCTACTAACTATTCATTGCGGGGTAGTGTAATTGGTAACATGCTGGGCTCATAACCCAGAGAAGCGGTAACACCGTGTTCTAGGTTCAACTCCTAGCCCCGCTACAAGATGGTCGCATGGTGGAATTGGTAGACACGCCAGACTTAAAATCTGGTGCCCATTACGGGCGTGTGGGTTCGACTCCCACTGCGACTACAAGGGGTTCGAAGTACAAGAACCTTGGCGATATGGTGAAACTGGTAAACACAGCCTCGGATGGGGCGGGGTTTGACTCCCCACTGTTGGTTCGACTCCAACTATCGCCACAAAGGATGATTACAGCAAATGTAACTAGGTTAAAAAACATGATTCAAACTCAAGTTCAGATGGTTCAAATCCATTAAATTCATCATCCTGTCCATCCCCAAGTGGTGGAATTGGTAGACACGCTGTCCTAAGAAGGCAGTGCTAGTAATAGCGTGTGGGTTCGACTCCCACCTTGGGGACAAATGGGGGTATGGCGGAACGGTATACGCAGCAGTTTCAAAAACTGTGGTCCTAGAGACATGTGGGTTCGACTCCCATTACCCTTACTAAAATTAGGGGTTCTAATTTATTTAACTTATATTTGTATTATGAATGATGAATTTTATAGTTTGGTTATGTTTCCTTATCCATCTGGTGATGGATTACATGTTGGTCATTATTATAATTATGCGATTATGGATTCATTTAATCGTTGGAAGAGTATAAAGGAATTAAGGTGTTTCAACCATTTTAAAATGGTTTATCCCTAATTTTTAATATTTATTAGTATAATATATTTCTAAAATAATTAAGATGGGAAAATTTGAAAAAAAGGGTTATAATATATTTGCTAGGATAAGTTCATTGTTTACATTTGTGTTTGGATTAATTGCTACTATAGCATTTTGGGTATTCATAGCACAAGGTGATGTATTTGATAGTTTGTATCCAGCAATTGGTATGTTTATAGCATCACATGGGGCATTGATTGGTATAATATTTTATGAAATCATGCATTATACTGGTAAATCATTCACAGAATTATTTAAAAAAAACCACTAAACATTTGGTTTAGCGGAATATTATTACTATATTTGAATAAGAAAGCTGATTCAATTGATATTTATAATTGAGTTTGTTTAGGTTAAACTAAAACATAAAAGTATGGAAATGATAACATCAATTTTATTAGTAATGTTAGTCGCAATTAGAATTATTGAATGTTATTTATTTGTTAGAAAAGTGAGTAAAACATGTCGTGCATATGATATGAAACACATTGAAACTAATGAGCTACTACTTTTGGAGATGTTAGAAAGTAAAGATTATTACACAACTAGTAATTGGTCAGCATATAACTTCTTATACTTAAAGGGTCCAAACCCTTTAAGCTTGTTTTTTTCTTTAAAACCTATTACCATTGAAGCTCAATATAATAAAGAGGTTGTAGAGAAATTGAACAAATATGAAATTAACTGAGGCATATAATAAAGTCATTCTAGATGAGTTCTGGAATGGATTAGAAGAAGAACTCCAATTAGATGAATCCGATAGTGGATTAAAAAACTTAATTGGTCAAGCAAATGAAATTATATTCGAAAAATTTCAAATTAATCCAGTTGATAGAGAATACTGTATAGTTGGTTCAGCAAGATTATACTTATACCCACAACTTAGAGATGCCTTTGGTTTAGAAGGAACAATTGGTGACCTAGATATGGTTATACCAGATAAAAAACATTGGATTCAAGCTGGATTAGAAGAAAATTGGAATAAAGGTGGTATATATAGACCAACTGATGATGGTTCTATTGAAGCATTTAATGTGTGGGACCCAGCAAGAGCTGGTGGAGAATATGCAGATGTCCAAGTTAGGTCAACCCAAGAGGTAGTTAAAGATGGTACATTAATTAATGGATATTATTTTATGTCATTACAGGACATTATCGATTATAAAATGTCTATGAATAGAGAGAAGGAACAAGATGTAGTTAGTCTTATTTCAGCATACCAAAAGAGTGGTTCTTCAAACAGAATGGATTTACTTAGGAGAATGGCTAAAGTCATTGGGTTTGATAAAACTAAAGAATTTTTAGGTAGGGTAGGTAAATAATTAAAAAAAATACTCTTAAAATACAATAAAAATAAGGGTTTTGAAAAAAAAATAAAAAAAAATAGTGAAAAAACTTGCCATTTAATAAAAGTTTTGTATCTTTGTACCATACTTATAAACAACGAGACTAAATTTAGTCTTACAAAAATAAAAAAAAATGAACACATTAATTAACATATTTGAATTTAGCTTTGAAGCTGCCGAGGATGATTGCATCTTGGGAAGGTCAAGTTATGTCAAAAGTTAAGTGTTAAAAAACATAAACTAAACATTACAAGCCTTCCAGAAACGGAAGGCTTTTTTTATGCACATATGTGACCTTGGAAGCAGCGGTACTTCGCTTGGTTGAAGCCCAAGAAAGCTCGGTTCGAATCCGAGAGGTCACACACATAGCCCCATCGACTAGCGGTCAAGGTCGCCACCCTCTCAAGGTGGAAACATCGGTTCGAATCCGATTGGGGTCACTAAGATTTAGTTCTTTGACATATTGAAATGATTTGGTGCGGTAGCTCAGAGGTAGAGCAGTAGGTTGAAAACTTACGTGTCGGGGGTTCGAATCCCTCTCGTACCACAAAATGCTCGGTTCGTCTAACGGCTAGGACGGGTGGTTTTCAGCCATCAAATAGGGGTTCGATTCCCCTACCGAGTACCAAGTGTCAGTTTCTAGTGGTTCTGAACGAAATAAAATTTCACTAATTTTCGCCCGTTCGTCTAACGGTTAGGACGTTAGGTTTTCAACCTAAAAATAGGAGTTCGATTCTCCTACGGGTGACTATGTTAATAAACACTGCAATGTTTATTACAGAAACCAATGAACTATTTGCAGATAGGTAAGTTGGTTTTGAATGTTCGTCTAGCGGTTAGGATACTGCCCATTACGGGTGGAGACACGGGTTCGAATCCCGTACATTTAACAAACGCCCGTTGAGATATTACGAATCGATAGGGAGAATGAGTATGACTGTTAGGAAAGACTAACAATATGGTCCAGTGGACGAAATTGGTTTAGTCGTCACCCTTTCAAGGTGAAGGTTGCGGGTTCGATTCCCGTCTGGACTACTAAAAACTACGGTCTGTAGGTCAAATGGTTAAGATGCCTCCCTGTCACGGAGAGCGGAGCGGGTTCGACTCCCGTATGGACCGCAAAGTAACGTCCATTGGTGTAATGGTAACATGACTGGTTGTCTCCCAGTTGCTAAGGGTTCGATTCCCTTATGGACGGCATAATCACACGGCTGGTGTGGTGTAACGGTAGCATACTTCCCTGTCACGGAAGAGGTTCGGGGTTCGAATCCCCCATCAGCCGCAATAATGGTCTAGTGAGCCCCATTGGTAGGGGATTTGCACTGTCTCTGCTCAAAAACGAGGGTTCGACCCCCTCCTAGACCCCATGAAGTCATAGTTTAGTGCAAGAACGCCACTTAGACGGGTGGAAATACGAGTTGGATTCTCGTTGACTTTACAAATATTTTGGGGGCACATGTCCCAAGGCTGGCGAGGTAGGTTTGCACCTTCCCTGTGGTGGGTTCGATTCCCACTGTCTCCACCAAAATAACATAATGGGGCTATGGTGAAACTGGCTATCATCGTTGACTTGCACTCAGCAGTTCCGAGTTCGAACCTCGGTAGCTCCACATGAATGATAAATTTATTAAAGATGTTGATTATTATATTAAAGATGGTAATCTAATAATGACAAAATCTTACCACATTAAACGAGGACAATGCTGTGGTAATAATTGTAAACATTGTCCATTTAACCCAAGATATACAAAAGGGGTGAGAGAAATTAAAAACTAATAAAAATGAAAGAATTGGAGGCGATAAGCTAAAGAGAATCGAAGAGAGTAAAAATAATGTCGGTTCTCGCAACGATAGAAAGTTGAAGAAATACTCTCAGAAGTTTAACAAGATGTTTGATTTCTATTTAAAAGTATACAGAAGCGGACTAATCATATTTTGTGGTGTTGGTGTAGAAGTAGATTCTGATATTAATGGTTCAGATGGTAAGTTTGGATTCAGAGAATATGATAATGGTAGATTTAAGTTTAAGACACCAATCACCAGACACCCTAATATATTAAGAGGGGTGATTACTGGAAAGAAAGGTTGGGGACTTTGGGTTGAACAATGGTCACAAGGGATTGTTGATTGGTCATTCACAAAAGAAGAAATACTTAAAGAATTTACTGATAGAGATATAGAAATACCAGAACCTTTAATGAAGGAATGGGATAAATTAATTGAGAGAAAGAAAAAGAAGCGTAACTCAGATTATTTTGATGAGTTACAAAATAAGTAATAATGGACGTATGGTGTAATGGTAGCACGGTTTAAAAAAGGTAATCTGATTACTAAAGATTATTTTCAGCAACATATACAAATTTGCCTGTCACGCAAGAGGTGGGGGTTCGATTCCCTCTACGTCCGCAACATTTCAATATTAGGGGATATTTATTAGTATGAAAACGTTAATTAAAAAACTCCTTAGAGAAGGTCTTATAAATGAAGGTAATAACCTAATTGCTTATCATGGTTCACAACATAAGATAAAGAAATTTACAGATGATTTTGTTGGTGGTGCTGAGGCTAGAGACCAAGAGGGACCAGGTATTTACTTCACAACCGAAGAAAAGGAAGCACTTGAATATGCAAAAGGTGGTGGTTACATATATAAGGTAAATCTATCATTAGGTAAACTAGTATCTAATGAACCTAATATGGATTTAGATTACTTAAGTAAACCAATTTCAAAATTAATTAACGCAGCACCCAATTGGGAAAGAGTAGCTAGAGGTTACGATGATGACATCGAAGAAGGTAAATATGAAATGATTCATAAATACGTTGGTATGGCTATGAGTGAGAAGGAGGCATTTGTTGGTATGTATGGTGATGTATATAAAAATGCACCAACAGCATATGTTAGAAACATGACTAAATTAGGTTATGATGGTGTTAATCTACCAACGGCTGGTGGTGGGGCACATATTGCAGTCTACAATACATCAGCTATTCAAATTATTGATGCTAAGCAAATCAAGTAAATCGTTTACATTTTCCATGATTTATATTATACTTAAACAAAAGTAATAATCATGGAAAATATCGTTTATCACCCTAATCGGGTGTCGAAAGAAGAAAAAAACTTAAAACAAAATCACAAATCACCAGTAATCTGGTTAACAGGGTTGTCCGCTTCTGGTAAATCAACAATTGCAAATAAATTAGAACAAATATTATTTGAAATGGGGGTTAAAACCCAAGTACTTGATGGAGATAATATTAGACTTGGATTAAATAAAGATTTAGGTTTTACAGACAAAGACCGTAAAGAAAATATGCGTAGAATCGCAGAAGTAGCTAAATTATTTTCAGACTCTGGAACATTAACTATCGCTGCATTCATATCCCCTTTTGAGGTAGAAAGACAATTATGTAAAGAAATTATTGGTGAAGATAATTTTATTGAGATATTTGTTAATGCTGATTTAGCTACTTGTGAGGAAAGGGACCCAAAAGGGTTATACAAAAAAGCTAGAGCTGGAGAAATACCAATGTTCACTGGTATTGATTCCCCATATGAGAATCCAACCAACCCAGATATTAGTATTAATACATCAGTTTTTTCGGTTGACTTTTCAGTTGATTTTATTATCCACCATTTAGTAGATAATTGTTTTATTTCAAAATTAGATAATACTGTTTGGAATAAAACAAATCATGGAGGTGAGCCAACTAAAAATTTAGATAAAAAAAGGGCAGTATTTATCGGTAGATTTCAACCATATCATCAAGGTCATATATCTTTAATTCAACAAAAAATTGATGAAGAGATACCAGTATTAATTATGGTAAGGGATATATACCCAGATGAAAAAAACCCATTCACAACAAAGCAAACTGTTGACATGATAGAAAAATACCATTATAATAGACATAATGAAGATGTTGAAATTATGATAATTCCAGATATTGAATCAGTTAATTATGGTAGGGGTGTTGGATATGAAATTAATGAATATATACCACCAGAACATTTAGGATGGATATCAGCAACTGAAATAAGAGAATCAATTAAAAATGGGAATAATGACTGGAGAGAACTAGTCGATAAATCAATCCAAGAGGATGTAGTAAAATATTTAACAAATGAAGACAAAGAGAACACATAATTTTATTAATAGCTGGAGACCATCCAGTAAACAAAAAGATAAAGTACAAATTGAATTAAGGGTTGGAAGATTAACAATTTTTGGGTTAGCGTTTGATATTTCTAAAGGTAGTTTTAGAATTATGATATTAAATATTGGATATGAAACCAAAAATTGATAGGAAGAGACACCTATTAAAAGCCATCACTTGGAGAATTATTGCATCACTAACTAGTTTTTTTCTTGCTTGGGGTGTAACTGGTAATATTAAAGCTGGCTTATCTATTGGTGCTGCTGATGTAGTAATTAAATTTGTGTTATATTATTTTCATGAAAGAGTATGGTATAGTTACGATTTTGGTGTTAAACATAAAGATAAAAACTAATTAATTTTAGATTAATTATAATTTTATTTTGGTAGATACAAATTATTTTTATATATTTGTACTCAACAAAGACTAATATTGGTCGAAACAATAAATATTATAATTATGAGTAAATTTGCAACAAAATTATCTGCTTCAAACAAAGATATTAAAGCAGATAGAGCAGAAATGTTATCAGAAGAGGTAGCATTAGAGGTTAATGAATTTGTTAGTGGGTTAAAGAAAGAGAAAATTAAACTTAGAAATAAGGTTGCTCGTCTTACTGATTTGGCTCCAGATTCTAAGGATTCTTTAAGACCAACTTCTAAAGATTTTTGTGCCTCTACTTGGGTAGCTGAATTGCACCAAGCAAAAATGGATTTAAAGCTCAAAGAGATTGAATTAGAAATTGCTAATGGTATCGAAAAAGAGTGGTTCTCTGATGAGGATTAAAGTTTACTTCTCAAAAACTAACAGAACTAACCCAGATGATGAATCTATGGTTAGGTCTGTTTTATCAGATTTCAATGATATAGAGATAGTTGAATATAAAAGTGGGTCAAGAAACTTAGCTAATATTAAAGGATGTGACTATTTAATTATATTTCCAAATTATATAGATAAACATATCGATTCAGATTGGGTTGGATTAAGTTTAAGTCAATATGATGAGTATTGTGCATTTAAAGATGTAAATTATTCAATGGATAATTCCAACATAATGTTTGTTACTGATACAAATCAACATTATAGATATATAAGGTTTCAAAATGATTTTGATTGTGATGAATCAGATGACCCAAATAATTATTTATATATAGAGAATACAATTAGAGGCATATTTGAAGATAGATTTGGTTTATCAGTTAGTAAATCACATTTATAATCAATGAAATCAAATTATTATCATTTAATAGGTTAATTATGAAGAAGGTATATTTAGCAAAATCAAATAAATGCAATCCAGATAATGTTCAAATAATTAGAAAACTTTTGAAAAATTATGATTGTGAAATTATTGAACATAAGGGTGGTTCCTTTTCACATAAACCAATGATGAAATCAGATATATTAATTGTTTTACCATATTTAGAGGAATATGTAGAAAATAATATTGTTGGTAGGGGTTTATATTCTCAAATAGAAGAATTTGAAAGAACAGGTAAACCTTGTTTAGTTGTTTATAATATTGATAAACAAATTTCGGTTGGTAATATTATTGATAAAGAGGTTTTAGATTATAATGACTTTTTCGAATATGGTGAAGTATGTGTTGACCCAGTTGGACCACTAAAAAATTCATTAAATGAATTCTTTGGACTATCTACTGATGTATTAATGAGTAAAAAAAATAATTATTTACTTATTTGTAAATAATTTTTAAAATAAACTTGCAAGTTTGAAATATTAATTATAAATTTGCACAGTTAGAAATAACAAAACGTTTTTTGAAATCTTGGAGTAATTAAAAATAATGTTTGGTAGTACAAAGATAGAGCGGTGCTCGGTAGGTACATTAACGAGGTAGGGACCAAATACATATACAGAATGCAGTTCTATTTGTCTTGCAAGACTAGAACAGGTAAACATTATCCCCTTAATTGGATTAGTGTAGGTTAAAATGGTGGTTCAAATCCCTCATTCTGTGCAAAATTGGGGTGTTGGTCGCACAGGTCCTTGACGGACTGTTATTCTAGATGTGCATTGTGGTTCGATTCCACGTACCCCAGCAAGTCTCAGTTAGAAATGACAATAATTAAATTAATAAGGTTGAACCCCTTAACCACTTAGACAGACAGAGACAGGTTCTGTAAGTAAATTATGAGGAATAGTAGGTATAGTTTATTCTAGGCTCTGCGGGAAGTGCACTTCTACTAGAATGCTTGGTGACGTAGCTCAGTTGGTAGAGCAATGGATTGAAGCTCCATGTGTCGCTGGTTCGAATCCAGCCGTCACCACGAAATCTTGCCTATATCAGCACCGCTAGTTTTATAGGATAGTTAAATACCTACCCCGTGCAGAAACGATTGCAGTCGTCTGTGGTAGAGGTGTTTATAAAATACGATATAGGACTGAGACGAGCGGGAAAACCTATATCACATGGAAAGGTAGCTCAGATAGGTATATAGTAGATAACATGTTATTAGATGATATACTTCGGTAGAGCAATGGGTTGAACACTCATGTGTCGTTAGTTCGAATCTAACCCTTTCCACAGGTCTGGATGAATGTTACAAGAGACGGAGCTTTTTAAATGTCTAAACAGTAACCACGTTTGATTTTCGTGATGAACTAATCTGCTGGGTAGTGCCCAAAAGAAAAACCACTACATGGGGAAAATCCAGAAGTAACTGGTAAATCGGCTGGCGTTAATCGCACGGAATCAAGTCGTAATTAGGGTGAACAAAAATCCGTTATACCTTAAGATTGTAAGTTAAAATCTTACTTTCTCCACAAGTTCGCTCCACGCTGGGGAGATTTGTTTCTTATCTCCTATGATGAGGCAGAACACCAAAATATCAGCTGAGAAGTGTGATTGAGGTTATTACTGTAGAAAAACAGGTGCAAGCAACTTTACTAAAACATCTCTTATGGAGGTTTGGTTCATACGAATAGATATTGTTCTATTGAAGGTACAGTTTGGGCTAAAAACATCATATAAGAGTTCTCGGAAGTTTGAGAAGACGTAATTTTAAAAGAGATGACATCGGGAAAGACTGAAATTTGGGTTGGGAGTTACGATTGGTTGAATGGTTCCTATTAGTACGGAACACCAAGGCAGAACATTAGTTTATTTGAGTGGCTTAAGACACGAAATGATTTAGGTGGGTCTGTATTAGGTTCGGGCGAATCCCGAAGGTTGCTGGTTCGAATCCAGTTCAATCCACGAATCTCAATACACATAGTCAGTGTATTAAATGTTGCATAACAGACTCAGTTAAAAAAATGAGAGAGCAACGGAAGGAAAGTTTTCGCAAACCTACTTAGCTTTTGTAAGGTAAAAGCAACTTGGGGGTGTAACCAATTGTGGGTTATTGATGGGGCAATACCATCCACCTCCACAACTAACCACCAATGCCTCTGCTAGCATGCACAATTTTGGTATCGAAGGAAAACTAGTTAGTACTGAGACAGAGTTAAGCGATTCTCTAGGGTAGTTAAAATCGCAAATGGGGTTATCACGCCTTTTGGATTACGTTGGAAAGTTACAACCAACGCCTTTGGGTAATATTGGTAAGTCGGTAACATATTATAAGGTGTACATAAATGTACTAGTTACACACTACTTGTAATGTAAGAATGATAATGTTGGTTCGAGTCCAACTAATCCCACTAGTGGTAGTTTGATTGAATGCTTGGGTCGCTCTTAAGTTGAAGGTTAAATATTACTTGCTCGAAGGGTCGCTCCCAAAGAGTCCCTTAGAAGTTCAATTGGCTGAACGCCCTCTCGATGGGGGAGGCTGAGGGTTCGAACCCCGTCTAAGGTACAAAGAAGCTAAACGTATAATAGCTTTGGTGATATAGAGCAGTTGGTAGCTCAGTTGGCGAGGGAGTAATTCCGAACCGAAAGGTCATAGGTTCGACTCCTATTATCACTACAAGCGTGTCCCAACACGTTAATAAGGTTAAAAAATTGTTACAGCAAATGTAAAAACTTGTATGTGAAACAACAGGACTAGGTTCGAATCCTAGCATAGAGATGGGAACTATGTGGTGTAATGGTAGCATTGATAAAAAAGCAATTTTGCCCTTTATGGAGTAAGTGTATGTCTGTCATAATTCGTATGAGTTATGATTTTGGGTTCGATTCCCATTTACCCCACAATATTAGTGGTGAGTCCTACTTAGCCTATTTTCATAGGGGTACAGGTACTTAATGAATGTATAACAGCTACTAATTTTTGAGATGGCTAGGAATGCGTGGAGTCATGACCACAATGGGAGTTCAATTCGACCACATCTCACTAAAGAATGAGAGCCCAATTGGGTAACTCGCAGTGCGTTTAACAGACCAACTGACACACGTTTGAGTGGTAGTAATTACCCACGATAATTTTATACCTCTATCATCTGGTAACACTAGTGTTACCTTGTGAAACGTATAGTTGTGAAGGGACTGTGTGCCGAATCTTGAATTCCGTGACTTGGGATAGGGGTGTCAACACATGGGTTAAGGTAAGCCAGTCGGTTTAGTCACCGAGAAATTGTTATCTCATTCTTTTTAATAGGGAAGTAGCTCAGTTGTTTAGAGCGTGTGGAAAGCAACCTTAGCTTAGATTATATCTAAGTATCCGAAAGGGTATTCCGTTAGGAAATAAGGTTTGGTTGTGAGTACCAAGGTCGTTGGTTAGAGTCCAACCTTCTCTACTAATAATAAATAAATTAGTTAACTATGAGTAAAGTAACAGTAATTTTAAATCGTGTAAATTCAGAAGCACAAGGTGGTTTTGATAAAGAGGTAATTACATTAGCTATAGACCCAAACTGGTCAATTCCAGCAGTACATAGGGTAAATGGTCATAATTATGAGGCTAGACAAAAAGGTCAAGAAGGTGGTGTTGTAACATATTCTTTGTGTGATTCTGCTATTCCACAAGATTAAAATGGGTCTCAGAGTGCCAGCTCCTATAGAACCTCCCCAGAGGCGGAAGCAAGCAAGGATATATGGTTGTAGCGGTAGTTCTGAGTAACCTATTTAAGATAATGTCGTTCCCTTAGCGGGGTTCATGTGCTTATGACGAATACCCAGTGTGGTCGCTTAATTGAAGTTCGTTAGACTATTTTTTAGATGTTGTTCTTTCGTGGTCTTAAAATATGAAGGGAAAAACATTTTAATTGGAGATTTGAACATATAGAGTTCAAGGGTCTTACCTTCCGTGATGGTGACTAATTCGGAGAGCGAAAACGAGAGTAGCTAGACCCTACAAACAGAAGAATGTTAAATCTATTAGTAAGTCATAGTCTTTGCTGACAATGGGTGCTAATATGTCTGGGCTACGTAGCAGACGTTTAGGTATGAGGGGCAGAACCTCACTCCAGTTCAATTGGTGAGAGATACCAATAAAGTTTACAAGGTACTTCAAAAACTTGAGGCTGATATACCCACGGTCATACAGAGGGGTCTGATTGGAATATGGGTATTACTAAACCCACCACAGCGATAGTTGACTTTTTATTGGTAGTAAGACACCATTTGTTTTTGAAAAGGAAAAACATTGAACATCTAGCATACGGAATCTCAATATGTGACATTGGTTAAAGGAGATTGATTTCGACTTTAACCACATAAATGTGAAAAGAGTGCGCTCGATGATATTAATATCATAATTAACATAGACGGGTTCGACCAGAGGCTGGCATGAGATGTAGGTTTAAGAAAGGTGATAAACACGGATTAGTTCCGACCTATTATTAATTAACGTTAGGACTACCAATATTTCACATAAAAAATAATTATAACCATTAAATAAATAAAACAATGGAATTAACAGAAATTGGGGTTAAAAAAGAACTCTACAAGTCAAAAGTAATGGCTAATTTTAGTCGAGTAGAAAATGGTGTTTTATATTATACAGTCCAACTGGAATCTGGTCTTTATGAAATTCCATTAAGATTAGAAGAAGAGAAAATTATTACCATTAATGATGGTGAAGATGTTTTAGCTTCATTTACAATTACTAGACCGACACCAGATATGAAGGGTGCTTCATTTGGACCAGAGGTTAAAGGGTCAGACCTTAACAGATGGATTGCAAAAGCAATGAAGACTGATGACTTTAAAAGAGTTGGATAATAACGTAGTTCTAAATAATAAAAAATGAGAAGAACAGGTAATAGAACGATTACTGTCAATAAGCAAAAACTTATGGACAAAATCAAAGAAAATAAAGAAAACCACATTGTTGAATATGAAAAGGCAGTTGCTGCTTATAAGAAAGAGGCATTAAAGCAATTGGAGAAACAAATTAACGCAGTTAATAATGGTTCACTTGAAGCTAGATTAAATCTAATCACTCCAATAGATAACCGAACAAATTATGACAAGATTCTTGACATGTTTGAGTGGGAAGAGGAAGAATTAGTTACACTTGAACAAAGTGAATTCAATGAATATGTTCAAGATGAAACTGAATTTGCTAGGCAAGCTAAGTTTTCAAACATGAGCTATTTAGGTTAAAACTAAGGAAATGGGGTTTATTTAGGTAAATCCCATTATTTTTTTTGTAAAAAGTTTGGTAGATACAAAAAGATTGTTTATATTTGTAGACAATTAGAAACGAATATTAATTTAAATACTAAAAAATGAGTTGGAAAAGTTTAATTTTTGCTGGTCATAATAAAGATGATGACAAAAAGAAGAAAGAACCTACTGATAATGCTCAGACTTCTTTTAAAAGTAAATTCCCGTCAAACGGTCCAATAACTGAGACTAAAACGGAAACCCCAGCGGTTGTAACTAAAACAGCACCCGCAATTACCCCAAGTAACCCAGCATGTGCACCCCATCTGGATAAAATTATGTCCATGTATGAAAAAGGCTTTGAAGGTCTTAATATGGAAGGTTTTGATTTCTATGAATTTTTTAAGATGGTTGTAGAAGGTGGTGTTGATAACCCACAAATGTATGGCATGGCATTTACTGCCGCTAAGAGTATGGGTTCAACTAAGCAGAGTTTATTAGACCAGTCTAACTATTACATAACTGAAATTCGGAAAGTTCATAACAATTATGTTATGGCTGGTGATAAAAAACGTCAAGAAGCGATTACTTCTAAAACTACGGAGGAAACGTCACTTAAAACTGAATTAATTGGTATTGATTCTGAACTAGAAAGACTAAATGATTTAAAGAAGCAAAAAGAAGCGGCTTTAAAAGATATTGATAATAAGTACGAGCCAACAATTACAGAAGTTGAATGTAAATTAATGGCAAATGACATGGCTATGGAAGGTATTGTTGGTTCCATACAAAAAGTCGTAAATGGAATAACCAACAATATATAACATAACTAAATTAAAAAAAAAGATGAGTAATTCAAACACAAATTCGTTACCAATTATGAAGCACTTCCAAGGAGATAGTGCAATTGGTCAAACTGTTGACTCTTTCAGAAAGGGAGAGTGGTCAATTTATACCATTTTAAAGTTAGGACTATTAGGTGCGGCTTTATATTTCTCTTGGGTATATGTATTACCACCAGTATTTATTGCAATTGGTCAAACATTAGCAATTGTTAGTACAGGTATTATTATTGTTGCGGTTATAATTATGATGCCTTTAATTCTTAAGGGTATTCGTAGATTCACAAGATTCTTACATAAACTTATGATTAAACATGACCCATTTGCGGAATTAGAAGACCAAGAGAAGATTATGGAAGGTAATAAGAAAAAATTTGCTGTTGCTAAAGGTAAGATTCAAGACCTTAAAAATAAAGCGCATGGTTCTTCTGTTGATGCTGAAAAAAATGCTAAACAACATGAAGATAATATTACTAGACTTCATGATAGGGCAGCTAAACTTAAGGTAGAAATTGATACTAAAGAGGCTAAAGATGATAAATTCAGAGAAACGGATGATTATATTAATTTAAGAACTGAATTACAAAAAGTTGTTTCTAAAGCTGATAGATTAGGACACATGTTAGCCCAAGAGAAAGCATTTGTAACTAAATATGGTGCTAGATTCTTAGTTATGAAGAAAATGGGACAAAAATTAACTTGGGTTGAAGGTCAAATGGAAATTAAAATTTTAGACTTTAAAGCTACAATTGATATTCTTAAAAGAGAATATGAATTTGCTAAAGAAGCTAAAATTGCTTCAACAACAGCTAAAGATGCTATGTTTTTTACAGATGGTTGGGAAGTGGAATATGCACTAGATATTGTTACAAGTACTATTGCTGCTGACCTTTCAATTATGAATGCTAATTTCAATGATATTGATAGCATTACTTCACTACCATTGGATTCTGATGAAATGTATGATAAATTAGAAACATTAGCAGATAGTATTCATTCGGGTGCTGACCCAGTACCTTCTGCAAAGAAGTATACTCGTCCAGATTACAAACCAACTTATGAAGATAAAACTGCTTCTGGTTTTGATGAGTCAATGTTTTAATAGATACTAACAATGTGGGGTGCTAGCACCCCACATTTTTTTAAAAAGTAAAAAAAAAATAAAAATAATTACAAATATATTTGGTAGATACAAATAAACTTATTATATTTGTAATGTCTTAACGAAGAGACAAAAAAACAAAAACAATTAAATTTAACATTAAAGAAAAGAAAAATGGGAAAATTATTTAACAGAAAGAACCCAAATAGAGGGTTAACAACAGGACTAGAGATTATTATAGTAGTAGTCGGACTAGCCGTAGTAAGTTTTGGACTTTATAAATTCGCACCAGGTCTAATAGTTGGTGAGTCAGTAGAAATGGAAGCTATGGACCAGAATGGTGACCATATTGATAATGTAACAAATTCTACATTGTTACCAGTACCGACTAAACAAATTTCAACAGATGTTTCTAGTAAACCTAAAGTAAGAATTGCTGGGTATGCTTGGAATGGTCAAACACCAATGATTGTTGCAAATGGTGGTCCAAAGACAACAAAGGGTTCTTTAATGGAACAAGCGGGTGTAAATTTGGAGATTATACGTCAAGATTGGTTGTCAGAGTTAAAGACAATGCAATTAAAATTCGTAGAGCAATATAACTCTGGGCAAGAATTTCCTACCTCAGACAAGTCAGCCTTTGCAATTATGATTATGGGTGATGGTGCACCATTCTATATTTCAACAATGAATAAGACGTTGGATGAAAAGTTTGGTAAAGATAAATACCATGTACAGGTAATTGGTGCTATTGGAATGTCGAATGGTGAAGATAAATTGATTGGTCCAGCAAAATGGAAAAGCAACCCTAAGACAATGGAAGGTGCATTAATTTCAACAGTGCTTGGAGATGGTGACTGGGTAACAACACTTAATTATTGTTTCGCAAATGGTCTTAAAGTAAACCCAGATATTACGACTTATGACCCAAATGCAGTGAATTTTTACCCGTCAGCTGATGATGACTATATTAATTCTGCTAAAGAATTGATTGCTTCTCAGAAAGAAGGTTTCTCAGTAGAATTGAAAGAAGTTATTGACGGCAAATTAACTGGAAATACTATTAAGAAGAAAGTTGATGGTTGTGCTACTTGGACACCAGGAGATAAGATGGTATTTGATGCTCTAACAGGATTTACAGATATTGCTTCTACAGCAGATTTCCCTAACCAAATGGCAACAACAATAATTGCGGTAAAAGAGTGGTCAATGGCTCACCCAGAAATGGTCACTAATATTTTGTCGTCAGCATTTACTGCCTCAAACCAGATGAAGCAATATAATGAATGGAGAATGGCTGGTGCTGAGGCAGTAACTACAACATTCCAAATGGAAACACCAAAATATTGGTATAATATGTACCAAGGGCAAAGTGGTTCTGATGCAAATGGTTTGTCTTACAACATGGGTGGAACTAGATGTTTAACTTATGCTGATGCTAGACAGTATTACGGATTGACAGATGGTGTAAACAGATATAAGTCTGTATACAACCAAGTTTCTAACTACCTAACAACACTTAACCCATTTGGTTTCAACGAGTCAGTTAAGGGTGTTACACCATACTCTGAGGCTGTCAACATGTTCTTCATTAATAGTATTAGTGATGTTGATGCGGGGGTTGTTGAAGCAGTTGATTATTCTGATGAGAAAACAGAAGTAATGGCAAGTGGTAACTGGAGTATTCAGTTTGCAACAGGAAGTAATGAAATTCAAAGTTCTTCAAATAGTGACTTAGAAAGTATTTACAACTTACTTGTACAGGCTGAACAAACTAAAGTAACGATTGTTGGTCACACAGATAACACTGGTTCAAGTGCGGTAAATACACCATTGTCTCATGATAGAGCACAAGCAGTAGTTAATTACTTAATTGACCGTGGAATTCCTTACAACAGAATTCAAAGTGTAGATGGTAAAGGTTCTGATAACCCAATTGACACCAACGGAACAAGTAAAGGGCGTGCGAATAACCGTAGAGTTGAGATTACTTTACTACAGTAAGCATACATAAAGATAGATATAGAAAAAGGTCTTGCAATTGCAAGACCTTTTTTTTTTTGTTTAAAATAAGTCTAAATAAATTTGGTATAATGGATTATTATTATTATATTTGTAATCTAAATAATTAATTAAAATAAAGTAAAAATGAAAAAACTATTAACATTAGCATTTGCTGTATTATTAACAGCAGTAACATTTGGACAGGACAAACAAAGTGTAATGTTCTCAACAGAAAAAGAAAAGTGTGAGGTGACACCTTATGTGGCGGCTGGTTTGTCAATGACAAATACAACTGATTTTAAAGCTAGCTCATACCCCTCTATGGAAGTAGGTGTAATGTTTGATAATATTACCATAGCTGGTGTGTTTGGTCGGAATAACTTAGCAAACTCCCAAACTAGCGGTATTGATAATTATTGGACTGAGGCAAAATTAGCTTACTCCTTCCCGTTAGGTTTTGTTGACGGTTATGGTGTTTTCGGTGTGGGGACATATTTTGGAACTAGTGGGTCATTATTTATTGAATATGGTGGTGGTGTCATGAAAAGTTTTAGTGATAATTTCGGAGGATTCATTCAAGTAAGTAATTGGGATGGGATAACATACCTTACACCAGGTCTTTCTTATTCATTCTAAATTAAAAAAAATGAAATTATTAAAACCATTTGAGAAGTTAACTAAGAGAAAACGTCTCTTAATTGGTTTAGGTTGGTTGGCTTTAATTTTAATAATGTGGGGATTCTATTCAACTGGAGAAACCACATTGTTCCCAACACCTAAACAAGTTTGGTCTGGTATAACTGAATTATACGCAGAAGGATTAGTTGTACATATTGCTAGTTCATTATGGCTTTGTGCAAAAGCAGTATTAATTTCAGTGATTGTTTCATTAGTATTAGTTTATGCCTCACCAATTCCATTACTAAAACCATTAGGTACTGCAATTTCAAAATTTAGGTACTTACCGCTTACAGGTATCGCATTCTATATAACAATGTTAATTGATGATGGTAGAGAAATACAAGTTTGGATTTTGGTGGTATTCATGAGCACATATTTAATTACCTCATTACTTTCAATGTTAAAAGATATTAAAGAAGAAGAATTTGACCACGCAAGAGCTCTTGGTTGCTCTAGGTTTGAAATGCTTTGGGAGGTAGTTATTAAGGGTCGATTTGATTACGTAATTGAAATTATTAGACAAAACCTTGCTATTGGTTGGATGATGCTTGTAACAGTTGAGTCTATTATGGCTGCGGCTGGTGGGTTAGGATTTCTTATTAAGAATTCCGATAAATTTGGTAACCACGGTAGAATTATTGCATTACAATTGGTTATATTATTTATTGGATTGTTCATGGATTGGGGATTAACTAAGATTAGAAAATTATTATTCAGATACTCTAAATTTTAAAATATGTCATACGAATTAAAAGATACAATTTTATACCTTGACAATGTAGAGTTAGGGTATGGTGAAGGGCATGACTATAAATGTGTTCTTAAAAATATTAACCTTGAAGAAAAAGATGTTGTTAGAGAAGGGTATACAACAGGACAAGTAATTGCAGTTGTAGGTCGCTCTGGAAGAGGTAAGTCAACATTATTTAAAGCTCTAACTGGGTTAGTCAAACCAAAAAGTGGTCAAGTCCTTATTACTGAATTAGATACTGAGGATGTAACAGATGCTAAAGATGTTTCTGAGGGTGATGTTGGGTTCGTTGACCAAAAATACACACTTTTTAGACATAAGACTGTTGAACAAATATTCAAATATGCATTAAGAAAGTCTAAGTTAACAAAAGACCAAAAGAAATTAACAATTGCTAAATATCTTGGTGAATGGGGTCTAGAAAAACATAAGGACCAATACCCAAACGAATTATCTGGTGGTCAGAGACAGAGAACTGCAATTATTGAACAGATATTATCTTCTGGACATTTTCTGGTTTGGATGTTGGTAATATTAGAGATGTTAAGCGGTCATTTGAATTAATTAAAAATGACCATGAGTTAAATACTATAATTTACTCAACACATGAATTAAGACTTGCAGCTGAATTAGCCGATAGCATTTACGTTGTAGGTCACCCAACTATAGATGGTGTACAACAAGAATATGCTACAATAGTTAAACATTTTGATTTAAAAGCAATGGGTTTAGCTTGGCAAGAATTTGGACCAAGACATATTGAGTTAGTTAAAGAGATTGATGCAGCAATGATGGCTTCATAGTATTTAACTATAACACTTAAGCAAAAAGTCTCCAAAATGCGGAGACTTTTTTGTTATTGTAGATATTTATAGATATGAAAACAAGTAATTTAATAACAGAAACTGATGAAGAAGGAAGTAAACAGAAAAAAGATAGCAACCTTGGTTCTAATGACAGCGATGTTTCTGAACCCGCTCGGTTACGATGCACTATTTTATATGGTATTGAAGGCGACAGGGAATTCTTATGTAATTACTACAAGTATTTTCTACCTACTATCTCTATCATTATTTGGTCTATATTGTTACTTAATTAAAAGTAATCCATTCACTTGGATTAAAAAACAATTTAAAAACCTTATTGAAAGATTTAAGAAGTGAAACTTCAAACCCTTGATTTATAGGAATAAAAATTGTATATTATAAATAAGATTATGAAATTTGACTTTGATAGATATAAAAATCGTAGGTTCCACAAGAATGATGACATTGATAAAAAGGTCAAAGCATCATTCTTGTATTATGATTATCAAGTAATTGAAAAGAAATTAAAATTACCAGAACAATTAACTTTGTTAGATGATTGGATAATAAAATTTAAAGAGCATGAATTATACGAGGTAATCCCAATGTTTAAATTAAGACGTGCAGTAGTGGTAAAGCAAATTATTAATCATAACCATGAAAAGATGTCAATGGTTGAAGACATAGTACCAAGTTTTCCAGAAAAATGGGTAAAAGTGAAAAAGTTTTTCAAAAATCCATTTAATAGAAAATAAAATCGTATATTTGCAATAAGAAAAAAAATTAACATGAGTAATAATTTTGACGACCTATCTGATGACTTCTTAGGTGAAGGAAAGGATAAAAAAAAATCAGACGAGACTAATAGACCTAAAGGTCCAACAATCCGTAAAGGTAAGAGGATTAGGTTAGAAAGTGAGGATGGTATGCCAATTGATTTGGGTAACCTACCTAAAGATTTACCACCAGAAATAATTGATTTGATTAAATCAATATCAGAAATTAAAGAAAGGGGTGCTAGTGTTGAGGATGAATTTAATTTAGGTGAACCAGATGAACATGAATCTCATGATGAGGATGGTAATACTATTGATAAGAGTACTTGGAATACAGACTTTGGCTCAATCACTAGAATATCAATAGGGGGCGAATTCCCAATGGATATGGACCCTTCCGATATTATAAATTCATTAAGGAATAAGTTTGGTTCTGGGTTACCTAATACATTTACTTCTTCCCCAGAAGAAGAATTACAAATAGCTTTAGAAAATGAAGATTATTTGGAAGCTGCAAGATTAAGGGATATTATTTCAGATAAAAATAAAAAATCTGAAAAGCAAGAAAACATAGATAAAAAGGGCAACACAGAGGGGTCTATTTGGGATTTATTAGATTAATTTAAAAAAAAATTCAAAAAAAGCTTGCTAATTAAAAAACTTTTAGTATCTTTGTAATAGTTATTAACAGTATACGCAAGGCGTGAAGCCTAGCGGAACGGGTATGTTATATCTAAAAGGTTCAGAAGAGATAATCTAATTATTTGAACATAGAAATTTAACAAACCCGATTCGTAACTGAGTCGGGTTTTTTTGTGTCCATAATTTACTAAGCGGGACCTTAATAAAAGTTTAGTTGTTCTTTGACATCGTGTAATATCTAGGTATGGGAAAGTTGGTAATCCGCTTGCTTTGGGAGCAAGAGACCGCTGGTTCGAGTCCAGCTACTTAGACGAATTGGGTTAACACTAAACCAGTGAGGGAAGTGTAATACGGGGAGTGACCAAGGCTTTAGGCACGGGCTGTTTGGTGCAGTCAGTTGGTCGGTTCGATTCCGACCTCCCCGACAAAGCTGGTTAATTAACATCGAGACTAGAATTTGAATTGGTTCTCGCCAAGACTTATAATAGGTTAATTGCCAGCACTAATACTACGAGTGGTGACTAAGGTTTTAAGCACGGGGGCATTGGAAGCCTCAGTTAGTGGGTTCGATTCCCACCCATTCGACAACGAGAGGTCGTCTACCAGATAAGGCACCAGTCATTGGGACTGGAAAAGAAGGTTAAAGCCCTTCCCTCTCGACAACTGCGGAGATAGTATAATGGGTAACATACTAGTTATAGTACGCCAGCAATCCAGCTGGAAATGTGAGTTCGAATCTCGCTCTCCGCTCTAATAATTAACACTGACCTATGGTGTAATGGTAGCATAAGAGTTTTTGGCACTCTTGGTCTAGGTTCGAACCCTAGTAGGTCAACAAATATTGTGGTGTATGCAAATTGGCAAGCAGCCAGACTTTGAATCTGGTGTGGTATATCCCGACTGTAGGTTCGAACCCTACCACCATAACAATTATTTAATATGATTATATTATACTTTTAAAAAAAAGAATGTACCTTTGCAAAAATTTTAGTTATGATTAAGAAAGAAATTAAAGTATTAGATACGGTAACAACACCATCAGAGATAGCCCAACACGCATTGGTTAATTTCTTATATGGTCTATTAAATGGTTTAGTTATCATTACCATGATTCTTGGTAACCCTTGGTTGATATTATGTGCCTATTACATATTGAAACAAGTAGAGAGTAAAATTTTAAATAGGAACAAATATACCAGTAAGTTTGGAAAGAGGTATTTATTTCCAATTCCTAGTACATTAGGATTTTTATTAGGTTGGTATATTGGAACTTTCTTTAAATAGAAAGACAACGAGTAAATGATTGTGTGACCCTAATGCATTAGGAGCTATAAGGTTTGATTCCTTTCTACTCGACAAAGAATGATTACAGCAAATGTAACAACGACCAAACTTTTAATTTGATAAACGTAAAAAATCATTCTGTATTTGGGTGTCTATGCAAATGGCGAAGCAAGCGAGTTGTAACCTCGTGACATAGAAACATTGGGGGTTCGAATCCCTCGGCACCCACACAATTTGGTTAGCACTAGACAAAATGAACTAGGAAGTGCAATTGGGGGTATTGAGCAATTGGCTGCTCAGCAGACTGTAAATCTGTCGCTTCACGGCATTGGGGGTTCGAATCCCTCTACCCCCACAATAAGTGGGATATACATGCAGCAATGTTTGGATTACGCCTAGTACAGATTAATTATCTGTTGATGAAAGGATATAAACGAGAGGTTCCTTTTAAGTCCCACTGACGTTATTATATGCCTATGTCCCATAGTGGTCGATTGGAACGGTTTTGTAAGCCGTAGGTGAAATTCCCACCGTTGGTTCGAATCCAACCATAGGCTCAAAATGCTCTTTTAGTATAATGGCTATTATACGTCCTTGGTAGGGATGGGATTCCAGTTCGATTCTGGGAAAGAGCTCAAAATTTGCCACCTAAGCATTTAGGGATGATGTATGCTCTTGTAAAGCATGGAACGCAGTTCGATTCTGCGATGTGGCTCAAATAAAATGCGAGATGTAGCTTAATGGCTGAAAGCGTCTGCCTTCCAAGCAGAAGACGGGGTTCGATTCCCACATTTCGCTCAATACATGCAGTATTGGTGTTAACGGTAGCACATGGGCCTTCCAAGTCCGAGGTGTGGGTTCGAATCCCATGTACTGCACATACTGGTTTTCGTCACCGATTTACCGTTAGGACCCATCGTGGGTTAACAGAATACAAATGAGGTGTGACAGGTGTGGAGAGACACACAAAATGCAGTAGTCGTATAGTGGCTATTACACCGCATTACCAATGCGGAGACGACAGTTCGATTCTGTTCTACTGCTCAAACTATTTTAGACTATAACACACCCTTTACCTTGGTCTATGATATTTATTAATAAATGAAAATATGGGATTAACAAATATAAAGGGTGATATCGCTGAACTAGCGGTGGCAAAACGATTTTTAGAATTAGGATATTGGGTTTCATTACCTTTTGGTGATGATGCACCTTATGATTTAATTATTGATAAAAATGGTGTATTTAAACGAGTACAAGTTAAATATATTAAACCATATAATGATACTATTAAATTTAGAATGCTATCAAATAGTGGTAGGGATTATAGAAAAACAGTTGATATTATGGTTGGATATAATAGTGATAATGGTGATTGTTATCTAATAGATATGTCGGATGATATATCGGAGACATTATCATTAAAACTAAATAAACCAAAAAATAATCAGACTAAAGGAATTAATTTAGCTGAAAATTATAAATTATAAATGAGTATGCTTGCCCTTGTAGTGAAAGGGTAGCCCCACGTAAGGGGTGTGCTAATAAAGCTGAGGACTGAAAAGCAAAAATCTACTAAGTACGTATTAGGTAGGTTGGATTAAATTAGGTGACAGATGCCGATTTCCATCGGGTCTTGAGGTGCAAATCCCCACATGCTCACTATGGCTAAAACAAGTCGGTTGTATTTTATATTATGGTATATAATATAAAGTGATAGAATGATATGGGTGTTACAGTATCAACTATTATGGGGTTCGACTCCCCGCTTAGCCACTAAAATAAAATTATAAACAATTAAAAATAAAAACGATGAAAACTTTATTGAAACTTAAACACAAGTGTAAACAGTAAAGCATTCGGCTCATAGAGTTACGGATGCTAATAAGAAAATTATGCCTCCGTAGCTCAACTGGTTTTAGAGCACTCGACTTTTAATCGAGGGGTTCTGGGTTCGAGTCCCAGCGGGGGTACTAATTGCACCTCTAGCAATCGTGGGATAGCAACTGGCTTTTAACCAGTACGGAGAAGGGTTCGACTCCCTTGGGGTGCACAATATGCCTTCGTAGCAATTGTGGAAAAGCGACTGACTCTTAATCAGTATGGAAATGGGTTCGACTCCCATCGGGGGTACTAATTAAAACCTAGTACTATGAATATAAGAAATATAGAAAGAAGATTATTAGAAGCGTATTCTGATGATTATAGAAGAATCTGGGTACAATACACCCAACTCAGCAAAAGAAGGTCTGAGTACAGAGTTTGCCTAACTCTATTCCCAATTACGGGACAATACACGATGTTATTTAGCGGAACTATTAATACAATAGATTACGATACTGTTTCAAAAGTAATTGAAAACAGTAGGGGCTCTTAATTTAAATTATTTTTTAGATAGTGGTTAAAAATTAAATGAATTATTATAAATAAAAAAATATTCATACTAATTATATGAATTATTAATTTAATTTACTATCTTTGTAAAAAAAAGATAAATATGAGTACTAAAGACAAACTTAGAAAAGGATTAATTTCAGAAGAAGTTGAAACAACCAATATTGCGAAAATCGGTGATTACATTGTTAAAAATCCGACTGGTGAAGAATATGTTTTAACTAAGGATAAATTCATTAAAAATTATATTAATGAACCATTTAATTCAGAAGATGATAATGGTTATTGTGAATATAAAAATAAGGCAGAAACTAGAAATATTGTTATAATTGATGAAAAAATTTCATCTGAATTATTAGTGAAATTTGGTGATAAAACTCCATCTCAGTCAACTTTCTTTGACTTTATGTCAAAGTATGATACAATTAAGGCAGAAAAAGATGTGATAGTAAAGGCAAGGGTTGCTAAAGTTGAGGAAACTGTAATTACAAAAACTAGAAAAGAAAATGATTCTGGTATAATTATTAAATTTGGTGCACCTTGGGGTGGTGATATGATTTTGAAAAAAAATGATATCATTGTTATAATGAGTGATGAGGTTTACAGAATTGGTAAGTATGAATTTGATAACACATACGTAATAAAAAAATAATATTTTACGTTTATATAAACCAGCATTGGGTTTAATTTTTAAGACACATTATAATTATGAAAGATTTTATAGATGGATAAATTTGAAGGTGAATCATATTGGCTTGATAAGTTAAGTGATATTGAAAGAGAAGAATTAATTTCAATATGTGGATTAGATTCACGTAATGTACACCATGATTCATTCGCTTCTTATATTGTGTTTAAATTTAAGCATCTAAATAATATCCCACAAGGTGCTTTGATGAAGTGGACCAATATTATTGAACGAATATCAGCTAACTTAAATAAAGATTATAATACTGAAATTGAATATAAAATTAAATCAGCATCATTTGATAATTCGGTAGATTATAAACCAATGGTTGATACATTAGAACCTAATAAATATTTTGAGATAGGATATTATAGGGGTCAAAAAGATTTAATTAAAATACTTTTAGATAGTGGTTTAATTAGTGGTGAAAAATTAAATGAATTATTGTGAAAAAGAAATTAGTTGAAATATTTATTGCAATTGATGGTACAAAGTTTTTTAATTCTGATTCATGTATCTTATATGAAAACAAATTAAAAACAGAATTAGAAAATAAATTAGCTGATACTATAATAATTGAGCAAGTAAATCTTCTTAGTTCTAAGATAAGTTTGATTAAAGATATTGAATACTTTAAAGATATTGATGAGATTAATGGTTTTATTATTAACTTAAATAAAGTTTCAGCGTTAATACATAAAAAAGGTGGATTAAATGGTGGTGCAAATATTATTATATATCCAGAAAATAAAAATCATTTAATATTAGGTTTACCTAATACTAGATATAAATGCATATCTTTTAATAAAACATTGGATGATAAATACATTTATATCCTTAATAGTAATTTACTGAATATTGAAACACCAAAAAAGAAAGACTTAAACATGATTGGTTTAATCAAATTATAGTTATGGAGGATTTTATTGATGAAATGGTAAACGATGGTGATAAAGTTATTACCCGTTTCCCACCAGAACCAAACGGTTACCTCCATTTAGGACATGTTAAGTCCATAGTGAAGAATTTTGGTATGGCAGAAAAATACGGTGGTACATGTAATCTTAGATTTGATGATACAAATCCAACAGCTGAAAAGACGGAATATGTAGAAGCTATTAAGAATGATTTGGCTTGGCTTGGGTATACACCATCCGAAACTAATTATACTTCAAACTATTTCAATTTTTTATATAAAATAGCATTAACATTGATAGATGAAGGGTTAGCTTACGTTTGTGAATTAACTCCAGAAGAAATTGCTATTAATATTGGTACAACCACTAAAGTTGGGGTAAATAGCCCATATAGAAATAGAAGTGTGGAAGAAAACCATGAGTTATTTCACAATATGTTTAAAGGTTATGTAAATGAAGGTGAAATGACACTAAGGGCTAAAATAGATATGTCACATCCAAACATGCATATGCGTGACCCAATAATATATAGAATATGTTGGGATAAACACCATAATACGGGTTACGATTGGGGGATATATCCAATGTATGATTTTGCACATGTGTTTTCTGATTATATTGAAGGTATTACACACTCATTATGTACACTTGAATTTGAAGTGCATAGACCATTATACAATTGGTTCTTAGAACACATTGATTTAGAAGGTATGAATGTACCAAGACAAATTGAGTTCGCAAGACTTAACTTATCTCACACAATTATGAGTAAGCGTAAGTTAAAGACTCTTGTTGACGAAGGTATTGTAGATGGTTGGGATGACCCAAGATTACCAACAATAGCTGGTATGAGAAATAGAGGGATTCCAGCAGAAGCATTAAGAGATTTTTGTGAGATGATTGGGGTGTCAAAACGTGAAAGTCTTATTGAGATTTCAATGCTTGATAAATGTACTAGAGATGTTCTTAATAGAACTTCAAACAGACGTATGGTTGTGTTCGACCCAATTAAGGTAACAATTACCAATTGGGAAGGTAATGAAGAGTGGCTAACAGCTGACGTTAACCCAGAGAATAAAGATGCTGGTGTTAGGATGGTTAATTTTGGTAAGAATCTTTTAATTGAAAGAGAAGATTTTATGGAAGATGCCCCAAAGAAGTTCTTTAGGCTATCTTTAGGTAAAGAAGTTAGATTCAAATATGGATATTATGTTACTTGTCATGAGGTGATTAAGGATGCTGATGGAAATGTAATTGAATTACTTTGTACTTACGACCCAGAAACTAGGGGTGGGTGGATTGAAGGTAGAAAGGTAAAAGGTACAATTCATTGGGTCAATGCTGATAATAACCACCCAGTTAAAACATATCTTTACGATAGGTTATTTACTACAGAAGTACCAACAGATGATTTCTTAAATGAAATTAATCCTAATTCAATTAGTGAATCTTTTGGTTATATGGAAGCTGCTGGACCACATGCTTTAGATAAGTCCTTACAATTCGAAAGAAATGGATATTACCATATGGATAGTAATGGTGACTGGAACCGAACTCTTCCAATGAGAGATGGTTATAAAAAGAAATAATTATGGGGTTTAAATTGAGTAAAAATATTAGGAAATCTATTGATAATAATGGTAAAGAAAGTAATCGTTGGATTGGTGAACTATTATTGAATAATAAAATAATTAGTACAACCAGTGATTATGATTCACCAAGTGGTGCTGAGTGGATTATAGATAATCAATTAATTAAAGATTTGCAAAAAAGTATTAGTATTTTTTATTTTAAAAATGAATTAAATAATTAATATGTTATCATTAAATGGTGGATATAGTAAGTCATTACATAATGAAGTTATGATTTATTGTAATAATAATAATTTAAGTGTTGATTATTTATCATATTTAGGTGATTCATATCATTTCAATATTAGTGGAGAATTTGATAATATTGGGGCATTAGCAAATTACATCCATAAGTTAGAGTGGAAACGAATAGACTATAGAAAGTCCAAAAGTTTTTGGTGGAGAATTTGGAATTAATGAATTATTTAAGTATATTTGTACTTGACGAACCAGAGAACGTATCGCTGCGTTGGTACTTGATATCAAGGTAGAGGAACTTCGAGGCAACTTTGCTTAAGGTAGGAGATAACAGCAACCCCGCAAATAACGGGGGAACGAAAGTGTAACGTGCAATCGCTTTGACTACTGAGGTTGCAACACATACAGACTTGAGCGGGTGAGCAACGCAATGATAGTCGGGTAGTGGCACCCACTGAAATGTGGGATGTAGTAATTAACTACATAGATAAATGATACGATGGTATATTGACTGGTTACCTATATACTTAACAGAACTTCGGGCAAGCTCAGTTCGTCAACCATTTAGATGATTAAATAAAACTTTAAATTAAAGTTTTATTTTTTCATTTATCTCTATATTTATTAATATGGAGAATAAATTTTATGTATACCAATTAAGGACATCTGATGATGAAATAATTTATATTGGTAAAGGTAGTGGCGATAGAATGAATAAGCATGTTAAAATTGCTAATCATAATTCTAAGAATAGGAATAAAAACCCTAAACTTTATAATAAAATATCATCAATTATAAAAAATGGTGGCTATGTGATACCAGAGATATTATTTGAAAGCGAATCTGAGGAATTGTGTTTAACTAAAGAAGTTGAGTTAATTAAAGAGATTGGGTTAGAAAATCTTTGTAATTTAACTGAGGGTGGTGAAGGAACTAGTGGTTACAAGTTATCAGAAGAGACAAAAAAGAAAATGTCCGAGGCTAAAAAAGGTAAAAAACGAATTTTTAGTGAGGAACATAAAAAAAATATTTCTAAAGGTAAGATAGGTCATAAGGGATATTGGGAAGGTAAAGAATTATCTGAGGAAACTAGGGCTAAAATGTCTGCGGCAAAGAAAGGTAAAAAGAAAGGTCCTATTTCTGAAAAAAGAAGACAAGCAATTATTAATGGTATTAAAAATAAAAAAAGAAAAAATGAAAACAGGTATTGAATTAATTTCAGAAGAAAGAGAAAGACAAATTAATGTTAAGGGTTGGACTAAAGAAAATGATGCATTATATATGGATGAATCAATGGCATTAGCTGCTGCAACATATGCAATTCCAGAATCAGAAAGGAGTGGTACACTAATTAATGATAAATTATATCCAGATTTATGGCCAGAGAATTGGTCAGATGAATGGTGGAAACCATCACCAGAAAATAGAATTAAAGAATTGCAAAAAGCTGGTGCACTAATTGCTGCTGAAATTGATAGGTTACAAAATAAATAATAAAATGACGTTCGGGCAAGCTCAGTTCGTCAACATGGAGAGGTAGCTTAACGGGAAGAACGATTCCAAACTCAACTACATTTAAAGGGTTGCAAACCTTTAAACAAGTGTGATAGGGTAATATGAAATATACTGAGGCTAGGTATGTGGATTTGATTCTGGAGTGTAGATAGTGAGAGCAACATTGTAATAGATGGAAGGTCGGGGTTCGAGACCCCGCCTCTACACATGATAAATATAATTGAAAAAACTCTTAGTGATTGTATTTCTATAACAGATATTGGCATTAAGTATGTTAAAGTAATTAACGATAAAATATTTGAAGAAATTGATGAAATATTTGATATAAATAGCGATTCATTAAAATTATTATCAGATAAATACGGTCCAATGTTTTTATTAGAAGATAAATATGGTCGTCATTTTTATAATGATGGTACTTGGTATTTTAATTTCGGACCTAAAATAGAAATGTTAAATATTAATTCATCTAATTTATATAATAGGAATGGCTTAAAAGAACTCAATAAAAACAGTATCTTAAAAAATGGTTCTATTTTAAAATTAACACCCTTTGATTTTAAAAATAAATCATTTGTTTTTAGAAAAATTAGAGGTAATAAATTTCATGTAGTTTTAGTACCAAACAATTTAAAGGACAAATTTGATAGTGATACTAATAAAATTAGGAGCAATATTCTCATTACCAATCCAAAAGTAATAATTACATATTATTAATGATTTCTTTACGACCACAAATAAAAAGTGATGCCGAAGATATGTTTAATATTTTAGGTAATAATAAATTTGAGTACCTTGGGGTTGATTGTACTAGTGTCAGTAAGACTAGACGTTGGATATCCAACAATATCCAACTAAAGAAACGAAATATCAAATTCACATATAGTATAATATTAAACAACGCTATTGTTGGTTTCATTGATATATCATACAATGGTGAAATTGGTTATTGTGTTGGTGAAAAGTATTGGGGTCAAGGGATTGCAACTGAATCAGTTAAATTAATTGAAAAAATGATAGATATACCGATTACTTCATTTTATATCATAACAGATGTTAATAACATTGGTAGTTGTAAAGTGGCTGAAAAATCTGGTTATACTAAATTAGGTATGGAATCTAAAAACATCATATACACAAAAGATAATATATGAAAGTACTAATATTAGGTGATGGTCTATTGGGGTCTGAACTTAAGAAACAAAACCCAAAATGGGGTGTCCTTAGTAGGAAACAAGGTGAATTAGATATTACAACATTTCACTGGGTGGATATAATCAAAGATTATGATGTAGTTATCAATTGTATTGCATATACAAATACTTACGATAACAATAGAATTAAACATTGGGATACTAATTACGTTTGGGTGGATAAATTAATTGGTGGATGTAATTCGCATGGTGTTAAACTAGTTCATATATCTAGTGATTACTTATATGCTAATTCTGTTTCAAATGCATCCGAAGAATGTGTTCCAGTTCATCATAATTCATGGTACGGATATACTAAACTATTAAGTGATGGCTTAGTACAACTTAATTCACATAATTATCTTTTAATTAGATGTGGTTTTAAACCTATACCATTTCCTTATGATAAAGCTCCAACAACAATTATTGGTAATTTTACATATTTAGATAAAATTGCTTTTGAAATATCTAAGATGATTGGTGATAATCGTGAAGGGTTATTTAATGTTGGTGATGAAACCAAAACAATGTATGAGTTAGCATTGGAAACAAATAAAAATATCCAACCAATATCAAATATTCCAATTGATGGTATGCCAACTAATGTTACTATGGATTTAAGTAAATCAAAAAAATATCATTAATTTTTAGTTTTATTCGATTATTATCCTTATATTTGGTGTATGATTGGGGACTCTATTGAATATAATATGATTAAGACTGAATATGGTGATAAAATTACCAAAAGGTCTGATGTTAAATTAATAAATCATATTGATGAGGGATTAATCATACTAGATAAAATTAATGCTAAAGAATTAGCGAAAAAAGCATATTGTATACACCCAATATTTCAAGGGGATAGAGAACTTAGTATAGTATATGATATTGGTGAGGTAGCTATCTCACCAATAGTTTGTATATTAGTTATGGAATATCGTTCTATCGCTAATGCATATCTTTCTAAAAGAAAAATTAATAGCATTAATGAAATTAAATTATCACCTATTAAGGATGTTAATGATATGTTAATCGCTGACAAAATTCAAAACTATAAAGACTTTATGTTGTATCATTTCGATACACACCCAAGGTCAAAAGAGCTATATGAATATTTTCATAATTGGTTTATTAGGTTAGGTTTAAATTTGATACAAGTTGATGAATTAGTGAAATTAATTTCATAAAAAATAAATTAGATGAATAAAGAAAAAAATATATGGTTTACATCAGACACACATTTTGGTCATAAGAACATAATTAAATTCTCCAACCGACCTTTTGATGATGAAAATCACATGAACGAAGAAATGATTAGTTCGTGGAATAGTGTTGTTGGAGAGAATGATATAGTATACCATATGGGTGATTTTTCACTTACCAGCCCTAATAAGACTAAAGACATACTAGACAGACTAAATGGTGATATAGTTTTAATTATAGGTAACCATGAAAAGTCAGTTATGAGAAAAGAAAGTGTTAGAGCTAGATTTTTAGCTATTGAAGATAAACATGAGGTAACACTAAATGACCAATTTATAGTAATGTGTCATTATGGGATGAGAGTTTGGAATAAGTCACACCACGGTAGTTGGATGTTGTACGGTCATTCACATGATTCAATGGAACATGAAGTTTGGGGTAGAAGTATGGATGTTGGTGTTGATTCAGCATACCGAATTCTAGGTGAATATAGACCATTTTCATTTGATGAGATTAAAACAATTATGGATAATCGTGAGGACAACCCAGTTGACCACCATGTGGCAAAACGAAAAAATTAAATTATGAATAAAGAAAATAATCAAATGGAATATAAATTGGTGTGGTTGAAAAGCATCAATTTAGATGGATATCTAAAAGAATTACATTCTGGTAGATTCACAATTACATGGAAATATATTGATTCACAATATAGATTTTTTCTTCAATATAATGGAGAAGAGATATATCACATAGATACAAATGAAACGTCACAAAGAAAGGCTTGGATTATTGGTGGTGAAGCATGTAAATTGAAAGCTTTCAGCTTATGTGAGAAATACGATATTATGAAAATAGAAATAGATGATAACAACTAAGTTAATAATCATTAGGATAATTGTTGACTACCACGTAGTAAAGTAAAATAAAAAAACTAAATTATATGGAATTTAAAGTACTTAATACCGAAGAAAAATATGGTGAAGATTGGGGTGATGGACCTTCAATGTCAGCTGATATAGTTGAAGTAACATATGGTGATAAAAAATCTAAATATACTGTTAAAGAAGATGAACCAGAAGATATGATTTTTGGTAGAAGTTTAGAAGATTGTGGTTCAATAATTGAGATGATTAAAATGGCACATGAAGCTGGAAAAAATGGTCATGAATTAATTATTGATTATGTCGAAGAAAAATAAACACCCAAAGAATGTTGGTGAGTACACTGACATGGAACAATTAGCAAATGATATCGGTAATCTACATTATGAGACAATGTATGAATTACTAGGCAAACTATCTAAAAAATTAGGTCACGATTGCTTAAATGACCAAAATGCTGGTAGACAAAAATTAGCTAATGAATTGGCTGATGCATCGAATGCAATTAGTGATGCATCATGTTATATTGGGACAGCTTGGGAGATATCAAAACCATATATGTAATGAAAATTTTTGATAATGGAATTCTTTGTTTAACAGAAGTTCATGAATTAATGAATAACCCTAGAGACTTAAGTAAGGAACAGTTTAATTTATTATGTTGGTTTACTAATACTGGTCCAAAGGATTTGTTATTTTGTAGTAAGACATTTACTGCGGCAATACATTGTGGTATTGCCGCATCAAATAGTGATGTTAGGCGAATGATTAAAGGGAATGCACTTGGGGTGGGTAAACGTAAAGTCACAAATTTTAATGATGAATTATCTATTGATGAGTTTTTTGAAACTGGATATGATGAGGTCAAATGGACAACAATTAAAAATGGTAAGAAGAATAACAAGATAATTCTAATACGAAAATGTGATGGTACGGTATATCCAGATGACCCTTGGTTTGGAATGGAATATGAACAATGGAAAGATGATGCTTACGTGAAGCATATGATTCAACAAAATTCAAATGATGGAAAATGAAGTTAAACGCTCACATTGTGAGAAAATTATTGTAGTTGATGGTATAAAAACTATTAAGAAAAAAGTCCCGTATGATACACTAGAAGAGGCTATTGCCCAATGTAAATTTGTAAACATACAACCTAAAGTGACTGAAAAAAATGTACCATATAAGTGTACAGTATGTCACAAGTACCATGTTGGTAGAAATGGGAAACCTATCACTGAAAAATATAGAAACAAATTAAAAGATGAAGCTAAAGATAAATCTTGGCAAAAAAAAAGGGATAGACTTAAAAATGCTACCTTTAAAATAGTTGGTAAAATTGATTTAAGTAAAATACCTAAGAAATAACTTGCTATTTAATAAAAGTTTAGTATCTTTGTAAAAATTAGAAACAATGCAAATTAAAAAAGGAACCGTATTCATACGATTGTCTATGCTTTAAGTATAGACATAAATTTGAATACATATGAAAAAGAAAGACGTAATTTTTGATAGGAAAGAATTCCTTAATCTTGCTGGACACAACGGCATGGCAAACATCGTAGCCCAAATAATTGGTAGCGATTATACTAAAGATGACGAAACATACAGACACACATACTGTAAATTAGATTTTGCTGATTGTAGTAGGGTGATAAGTATGGATATTGACTTAGATGATGATTATTCTAGAGAGAATGCATTGTTTAAGATAGATACTATGCTTGATGTTTTAACAGAGTATCGTGATGCTATTGAAAGAGAGGCTAAATACCAAAAAAGACTTGAGAAAAAAAGAGCTAGAATTGAGGCTGAAAAAAAGTCTCAATAGCTCTTTTTTTGACTTTAATAGATATTTATTACTAAAACAATAGTATGTCTATAAAGAGTTTATTAAATGAATCATTAATTAGTGTTTACAATGTTAGTCTAATTAATGAAGTTGATTGGGATGATAAGTTTTCGGATACCAAGGCTTCTTGTGTAACACCAGAATCACTTGCAAAAGAAATGAATGCTGAATTAGCTAGAATTAATACACCAGCTAAAGATAGAGAAAAACGTGGGGTTGGTAAAGTTATCCACACAAGAGGTAATATAGAAAAATCAATGACTGGGGGTAAATTAGATGTCAATAAATTTAAGAAAATGATTACATCTAAGCCTAAGACAATCTTTGACCAAAATCCAAAGATGGAAAAGACTGATGGTGGTGGTGCACAAATCACAGTGAATACTGGTCTTCCAGCAATTTTAGGTATTATATATGATGAAGAAAAAGGTGAGTTTTTCAAAATAAATACCTGTCCAGGTGCTGGTTCTTGTAAATTGGTTTGTTACGCTAGAAAAGGATTCTACGGAATGAATGATGGTAAATCCATGAAGCTAATCCAAAGACTCAATCTATTAATGAATAATCCAGATGAGTATTACCATATGATTATGGATGAATTAGAACCAGCAGCAGTATTAGCTAAAAGAAAAGGCAGAAGAGAAGGTCACCCAATACAATTAGTTATTAGATGGAACGATGCTGGAGATTTCTTCTCAGATACATACTATAAGATAGCACAGAAAGTCACAGCTGATTTATTAGCTGATGGATATAATGTTAAATCATATGCTTATACTAAACAAGGTAAATATATGGATTTAACAAATAGTGATTTCATTATGAATTTTTCCAGAGGTGCAAACAAAAGAGAAATGGATAAAGTTGATATCGAAAAAGTCAAACAATCCGTAATCGTACCAAGAGAAGCATTTGGTGATATATTCATTAAGAAAGGTCCACACTATGAAAAAGATGAAAATGGGTTACCTAAATTTGTCCAAGGTGGTGCTGATGAACTTAAAAAGAGATTATCCAAAGAATATAAAGTGCCATTTGAAACAATGAAGTACCTAAATGAATTACCACCGCAACAAATGGAGCCATTAAGTATAAACGCCATAGTTCTACCAAGTGGTGATGGTGACATTGCGGCTCAAAGAGAAGACGTGAAAATCACATTTTTATTAATACATTAAACAAGGGAGAGCAGATTGCTCTCTTTTTTTATTGTGGGTTACAACAAAATATCCTAATTTTGTGATATGAAGAATATTATAATCGTAGATGTGGATACTGATAGAACACCAGCAATCCAAATAGGTAAGATGGAAGGGTCTGACTTACCAAAGAATCAAGAAGAAGCAAAAGATGTCATTATTAAGGATATGGCATGTCTAACTGAGGCATTATGTACATTAATTAATGCTGCTGACCAAAGTAACATTAAAACAATCAAAGAATCAATGCAAGATGTTATGACACATCTTGAACGTGGGACTAGTGATGAAGAATATGGTGCTGAAATCAAGGTTACCGAAAAGTCTGAATCTATTGACAACGAAGAAGAATAAACTATATTTGTAAAATGGAAGAAGATAATAACATATGTTGTGAAATGTGTAAGCGGGATTTACCGACTACATCTCATCACTTAATCCCCCAACAAGTTCACACTAAAAACTGGTGTAAGAAAATGTTCACTAAGGAAGAGAGAAAGAATCGTAGGGCAGACTTATGTAGAGATTGTCACCCTTATTTGCATAAAAAATTCACACATGCTGAGTTAGCTAGAGAATATAATACAGTTGAATTGATATTAGCTAATGAAGAAGTTGCTAAACATATGGTATGGCTTAAGAAACAAAGAAAAAAAGCAAAAAGATGATTGAAACTATAAAATTAGATAAAAATAATCGAATGCTTAGAATTGGCTTTGGTAAGAATAAAGGTAATTGGTTTTTCCGAATTGATTTGTGGTGGAGAGGTTATCGTTTTAAAAAAATAATAAATGAAAACATATAAAGGGTTTATTGGTTCATTGGAAGAACACCAAGTATTTGTTTTTGGTTCGAATCCAGAAGGTAGGCATGGTGCTGGAACCGCAAAGATAGCAATGGACCACCTAGGGGCTAAATGGGGTGTTGGTAGAGGACTTATGGGTCAAACATATGGTCTTATCACAAAAAACCTTAGACCGTTCTTCTATGAGAAGGAAACTGGGTTGGAGTACGTGAAGGCTGGAAATCGAAGTGTATCTCCAGAAAGAATTAAAGAGAATATAATTGAATTATATCAATTTGCTATTGATAATCCAGAGATGGAATTTTTTGTGGCATATACACCATATGGTAAATTACTAAATGGTTATACAATAAATGAGATGGCTGAAATGTTTTGTGTTAAAGCCATACCAAATAATATAATATTTAATGAAGATTTTGTAAAATTATTAGAGATATGAAAATAGGAGATAAATTTAAAGAAGTACTCAATGAAGCGGCTGGACATAAGTATGGTTGTGTAATGTTGTTTTTAGAAGCCCCAAAAGGATGGTGGAATGATAGATTAGACGTAATCGATGAAGAAGATGTATATACTCCAGAAGGTGAAAGGGATTATGGTAAACAAGCTGCATCTGAATCACATGTAACTATTTTATATGGGCTACATTCAGATATTCCAGATGAAGAGATTGAGGCTTTAATTGATAATATGACAGCACCAGAGGTTACGTTGAAAAATATCACAATGTTTGACAATGCTGATAAAGGGTTTGATGTTGTTAAGTTTGATGTTGAAGGTAAAGAGTTATTTGACATGAATAAAGCATTTGCTGAGAAGCCACATACAACTGATTATCCAGATTATCACCCACATTGTACTATTGCGTATGTTAATGCTGGTACTGGGAAAAAGTATACTGAAATATTATCTAAGGATGATGAAATAACTCTTAAGCCTACTAAAGTTGTTTATTCAAAAGCAAACGGAGAAAAGAAAGAATATAAATTTAAGTAATATGGTTTTTGAAACAGACGAAAAAGGAAATGTTATATTAAAAGAAGTATATAATGATGTCACATTAAAAAGTAATGCTGGTGAGAAATTAAGTATATGTATGAGGGATTCTGGATTTGAATTCACATATGAAGGTCAAAAATATGAGGCAAAAAATGGTCAATTAAAATTGGTCGTAACAAAATGACATATTATTGTGATAATATGAGGCATTTAGTATGTGTACCTTATAGTATTGACAATCTACATAAAATGGCTAAAGACTTGAATATCAAAAGGTGTTGGTTCCATAAAGACCATTACGATATACCAAAAAGAAGGATAAAAGAAATTCAAGATAAGTGTGTTGTAGTTAGTCCTAAAGATATCGTTAATATAATTAAAGAAGACTGAATATCCCACACCATTAACAAGTTGACTAAAAATGGTGATACTTATATAGTATGGGATTAAACATTATTATATTATCGTTGTTACCAGCAATTATCTACATTTTGATAATTTATGTAACTGTACCTTACAAGAAAATTAACCTTAGCACTGGGTTCATGTACCTATTTATTGGATTCATGTCAGTTGGTGTATTAAAGTGGATATGGTTAGCATTTCCTAGCACAACCACTTTAGCCGATAATTTTGTTAATTATTATGATGACCCATTTAAGTACTTTCATTACTTTTACTTTGGACAAGTTGCATTTTTAGAAGAATTATCTAAGTTGATTATATTTTTAATAGTTGGATTATATCGCAGAAAAACAAGTAATATGAAAGACCACCCAATGGCAACAATGTTCTATATGGGGATGGTATCATTAGGTTTTGCTGTAATCGAAAATATACAATATGGACAAAATTATGGTGATTCGGTATTATATTGGAGAGCAATAACCGCAGTAATTGGACATATGGTGTTTGGATTATTCATGGGTTACTGGATAGCAATGGGTAAAATGGGTACTAGATTATATGATAGGTCTTTATTTGATTTAACAATAAATAAGAATAAGAAAGTTAGAAATGTGTTATTCACATTTATTGGTTTAAGTGCAGCAACAATTATACATGGTATATATGATTTACATTTGGAGTTTAATGGTCAAACTGGTATAACTGGTATTTACATGTTATTAATTTTTTCAGTAATAGGTGCTTATTGGTGTTTTCAGAATCTTATGAAGCTTTATAAGAAAAAACAAGAACATTTAAAAAATAAATAAAATTCAAAAAAAGTGATAACAAATAAATTAGAGGCAGTACACTCATTTACTGTGATGATTAAAGATTGTAATTTTAATCGTGATGAAAATAATGAGATAGGTATATTATTTGGTGGTAAGCTAATGTATGAAATTGATTATGCTGGTGCTAAAATAGCTAGGAGAGCAACATATGGGGTGAATTGTGATATGGTAGTGACTGCATCAATGGATAAAATTGATTTTAATGCACCAGCAATTGTTGGTGATATTATTACTATGACTGCTAAAATTAAATCATTAGGTAGAAGTTCAATACAGATACGTGTGACAATAACTCGTGAAAGTTTAAAGGGTGATGTTGAACATATTAGTTCAGCAAATATGACATTTGTTACAGTAAAAGGTGGTAAAGCATTTCCACATAATTTAACTTTTGAGAAATTAGAAAAAGATAGTGAAATATGAGTGTAAAATTAAGTGATATTATTATTATTGTAGCCGCTTCAACCAATAATGTAATTGGAAAAGATGGCGACCTACCTTGGAATTTACCAAGTGACCTTAAAATGTTTAAGGAAGTTACTACAGACCATGTGGTTGTAATGGGTAGAAAGTGTTGGGAATCAATTCCAGAAAAATATAGACCATTACCTAATAGAACTAATATAGTTTTAAGTAGAAATCCAGATTATAAGGCTGATGGGGCTGAGGTTAGGTCTGATTTACAAAATTCTTTAGAAGAATTTATGTATGATGGTAAAGATATTTTTGTTATTGGTGGTGCTGAAATATATAAAGAAGCCTTTCAATACGCAAATAAACTCTATATGACTAGAGTTGTTGCAGAAATAGAGGGTGACACATATCTAGAGGGATTAGTTGGTTCTGATTGGCATTTAGTCGAATTTGAAGGACCATTTAATGAGGATGAATTAGATTTTAGATTTGAGAAATACAGAAGAAATGAAGGAAATAGTAAAACAAATAATAGCGAAGGATAAAGCAAGTGCCGTTATTCATTCATGTGAAAATTGTTTTCATTATGAAGTGGCTGAAAATTATATTAATAGATATAGAATTGTTTTCAATGATTTACTTGGTTGGACTGAATTGAAGGGAGAACTTAAGAAGGTTAGATTAAAAAATTTAGGTGTATGAAAATTGGTGTAATTGGTAGTAGAAGTTATGATGACTATGAAGAACTAAAAAAAGTTCTTGATTCATTTGATAACATCACATTAATTATATCTGGTGGTGCTAATGGTGCTGATAAATTAGGTGAAAAATATGCTGATGATAATAATATTGAAAAACTAATTCACTATCCAGATTGGGATGAACATGGTAAAATGGCTGGTTTTGTTAGAAATACAGATATTGTTAATGATTCAGATATGGTTGTAGCATTTTGGGATGGTAAATCAAGAGGTACTAAAGATTCAATAACAAAAGCATTTAAGGGTCATACCCCAATATTAACGATACATTTTAAACCAATTGATTATGGTGAATGGTGGAATTCATTCAAAGACCATAATGAAAGGGTTGATTTTATAGAAAGTAAGTGGAAAGAATATAGGGATATGGGTTATGAAGTTAGTCATTTTAGAAGTGCTTCTTCTATAGGTTGGGCTAGTGGTCATCATATCACAAATAAAGGTTTATATCATGAATTAATGACTATACATACAATGGATAAATGGATTAAAAATCAAAAAAATGAGTAGATATTACGTTGAGATTAGTCGAGAAAGTAAAGATGGGTATTATGAATTTTCACATTCATTACCAATATCGGAAGAAGAAATGCCATATAGTTTAAAAAGAGGGGTAAACTCAAATGGTTGGTGGGTATTAGGTTATAATGATTATATTGGAACATTATTATTTGGCTCAGATACTACTTTAAGTGAAGAACAAATGGTGGGAAGAAAAAATATTATGAAAGAACCTAGGTTTGGTGTTAAATATGATATTATGAAATTTATCGATACGGAACAATATAAAAGTGATATTAAAATGAGAGAAGATATTAAATACAAGAAAGGTGTTACTTACGAAGGTCTTGGTAAGTATATTGGTGTGGTAACAGTTTATCCTTGGGGTGTTAATTACAAATATACTGAACATCAGTTTACTGAGGGTATTATTGATAATATTAAGGTTGCAAAAATTAATAAAATATTCATTGAAAAATTACCAAAATGAATAGAATAATTGAACGAGAAAAATATTGGTTAATTGAAGTACATCAAAATGGTGTGAAGAAAGCTAAGGCTTACGTTTGGAAAAATAAGGGTTTGATATCAAACCTATATGTTCGTAAAGAATATAGGGGAGACCCAATGGTTTTAAATGATTTATGGTTAGGTATTTCAAGTTTCCAAGATTTAGGTTTATATGGGTATGCATCACCCAAAGGTAGATTAGAAAAACGTGAAGCCTTGAAACGATTATATCGAAGATATGGTTTTAAAAATATAAAGGGAAATAAATTAGTAAAAATATGAGTGAAAGAAAAACAATTGTTGTGAATCTGTTCGGAGGACCAGGTTCTGGAAAATCAACACAAGCATTAGGTGTTACATACAAATTAAAATTAAATGGTGTTAATTGTGAATATGCTAATGAAATTGCTAAAGATTTAATGTGGCGTGAAGATTATGGGTCACTTAAAGACCAAATTAAAATTTTTGGAAAACAAAATGGTAAAATATTTGACCTTAAAAATAAGGTTGATGTTATTATTACAGATAGTCCAGCAGTTATGGGGTTATTATATTGTGATAATAATGAAGTATCTGTTAAAGAATTGAAATCTTTGGCTATTGCTGAATTTAATAGAGATGATATTATTAATGTTAACATAATGTTGACCAGAGATGAAAGTAGAGAGTATGACCCAAATGGGCGTTCACAAACAGAAGATGAAGCGAAACAAAAAGATAGAGATGTTCGTTCATTACTTTCTGACCTTGGGATTAGGGTTAGACATTTTGTTGGTCAAGAGGCAACAGTCGATTTTATTTATACCGATATAATGAAAAAGTTAGATAAAATTTTGGCAGATTAATTTATTATTCTTATATTTGTACAGCCTTGACATTTACGTAGTTTTTACTACATTAATGCTATGGCAAAGAGAGTAAGGAAAAAAACAAATAAAGAGGATGCACCAACTAAGAAGACGACAACCACGAGGAAGAAATCCCCACCAAAAGCTAAGGTAACTACGACTAAAAAGAAAACAATTGTTAAAAAGTCAATAACTAAAAAGGCTCCAGTTAGGAAAACTAAAGCAGAACCTAAAAAGCCAACTCCAACGAAAAAGGCACCAAGTAAAAAAGGTCCAGTTTCAAAGGACATACCAAAGCCAACAACAACTAGACGTAAACCACTTAGAAATAAAAAATCTGAAAAAAAGTTCATTAGATTGAGGTCTGATGCTGGGTCAGATAAATTTAATGAAATGGGTCAACGTCTTCAAAGAGGTGAAGTCACTTGGGCTTACTATGCTGTCGATGGTAATTTCCATTACCATTATTATTTGATAAAGAATTAAAATGATTAGAGAATTAAAAGCATTAATAAAATCAGACGAATTTAAGACTTGGTTATCTAATCCCCAGTTGTGGGAGACATTAGATATTGATTATCACCCACCAAGGGTAGAAAGAGTCTGGATGCCTTTTGATGATAAAAGAGTATCACTACATGTGATTCACCCATGTCATAAAGATGATGCATTGTTACATCTACACCCTTGGGAATCAGCAGTATATATTTTACCAATTGGTGGAAGATATGAACATGGTGTGGGATATATTATGGGTAATAAAGTAAATATTGTTTGTACACAAGAATTTAGAGGTGATGTTTACTATGAGATGCTTAACGAGAATGGAGCTCATTACGTTAGACCTTATGGTTTGCCAGTCTTCACGGTAATGATATCGGGTCCCAAAATTTGGGAGAACAATGGAACTAAAGTTGATAAGAAGTTAGAACCATTAAGTGAAGAAAGAAAGATAGAAATTTTAGAAACATTTAAACACTATTTCGAATGAAATTAATTGAAAAAATTAATGCAGATTTTATTACTGCATTTAAAGCTAGTAAAGGAAACGAAGCTAAAAAATTAGAGAAAGATTTTTTAGGTCTTTTAAAGAGTGAATTCACAAAGGAGTCTAAAGACCCAGAAGATGTATTTATTGTAAGTAAGATTAAAGCTATGATTAAGAATGCGGCTGCAACTAATAGTCTGACTGATGCAGAATTAAATATACTTAATGGTTACTTACCAACACAGTTGACTGAGGAACAATTAATTAATATTTTGACTAATGAAGCCAAAGATAAGGGTTATAAGATGATGGGTGACATGGGTAAAATGATGTCATTTCTTAAAAACAATTATGGTGGTCAATATGATGGAAAAATGGCTTCAACACTTGTTAGAACATTACTTAAATAATGCTGTACCATTTAGTTGCAATATTGGTGATACATTATCTTGGTGATACATTATCTAGGTGACTTCATTTTCCAAACTAGGACTATGGGTCTTAGAAAAGGTAAGAGTATAATGTGGTTAAGTATGCATGTTGGTGTATACTTAATTGCATTACTTATTTTCGGTATTACATTTGGTAGTTATGTCGTTGATGATGGTAATTTAATGCCAGTAGTTGAATGGTGTTTATTAAATGCTGTTATTCATTGGATAACTGATTTTTTAACTAGTAGAGCTAGTGGGTTCTGTTATTTAAAGATGACAAAAGCGGAAGCTGATGGTAATGAAAAGAAGAAGCACTTATGGCAATACCATTTTTGGTCAGTGATAGGTTTTGACCAACTTTTACATGCTTCAACATTGTTAATAACTTATTATTATTTCTTTGTATGATATACGTAATTTTATTTTTTGCACACATATACATGACTTTCAAATTATTAGATGCTTGTGAACAAAAAGGTGAGAAAGAATTCATAAAAAAATACAAAATAGTATTGTGGATTCCAATTATAAATTATATATTTGCATTAACATTAGAGACAAGGGCTTGGCTTAAGTCTTATATTAAAAATTTCAAAACACTTTAATAAATGGAGAAAAATAGAATCCAGAAAAAGCTAGATGAGCTTTTTGAGAACCCAAAATCAAAAAATTTCTTAAATCACTTAATCAGAGCTTATTTACCAATTGGTAAAGCCGTTAAAGTTTGGGATAAGCCAGAGAAGAAATTCAGATGTGTGTTAACTAATGCACCATTAATTAGTATTGGCGAAGCCCTTGATGGTATGCAAACCGAAGAATTCAAAGCTGATTTCCATACACACCTTAAAGCTTGGGTAAATGGTAATCAAGAGGTTCAATCTCCAATGGTTAAAATGTTAAATGGTAAAGTTTTAGGTTTTACTGGTGATGATACTACGACATATATGTCTCAAGAAGCATATCAAGAATTTTATAATTGGGTGGTATCTAAAATGTTATCTGGTGATAAACATATCAATTGGTTAATTAATTCAATGCAAAAAGACCAATTTGTTAAAAGAGCTGAATCAGTAGCTAGTGATGATGTACAAAAGAAGGCATTAAAGGCAATCAAAAAAAGTATTAAAAATCATAAGAGAGCAACAACTACATTGGGTGACTTAGGTGTCCTTCAAGAATTGAAAGCGAAGCTTGAATCAAACGGAGAATAATGGGTTACTCAATTGGGAATATTGTGTATGGTATATCACCAAATATAGAAATGCGTGAACTTATTGATAAACATGAGTTAGTTGATTTTGATGGGTTTACCACATATTATTCTGGTCATAACCCAACACCCATTATGATTGGTTCATTTATTAAAAGCATTAATGAATGTAATGATGTGGATTTAACCATATTATTGGTTTAATTAAATGATAATAAATTAGAACATATTAATGAATTCAAAACCCAAAGAAAGTTAGCCATAGAATCATTAATCGATGCATCTGATGCATATGGTATTGATGAATCAATTATAAGTGAAATAACTGATTGGATTAATAACACACAACCAAGCTTTAAAATTGTTTGGTCAACATCATAAATTATGAGTAAAAAAAACAAATTAGATTTAGTAACAATTGAAAAAAGAGAGGCTAAACTTGAAGAAGCAAGGAAATCACTTAAATCACAATTTATTGGTATTGATGAAATTATAGATAAGTTTATTGATAGTGTTAAACTTTGGTATGTTATACCAGAGATTCAATCTAGACCATTAATAATTAATCTTTGGGGTATTACAGGTGTTGGTAAAACAGACCTAGTTAGAAAATTTATCAAAGCTATTGAGTTTACTGATAAATTTACTGAGATTCAAATGGATTCTAAAGATGGTTCTGCGACTATTGAGGATTATTTAGAAAATACTTTTGAATCAGCTGAAACACAAGGGGTTTTATTATTAGATGAAATCCAAAGATTTAGAACAATTAAAGATGATGGTTCTGAGAATTCATCATCTAAGTTTCAAGATTTATGGATGTTATTATCAGATGGGACATTCCAATCTAATTCTAAAATTAAACAAGAATTATTAAGAATGATTCTTGAAGAAGATTATTGGTCTGAAAGAGGTGAGGATGAAGATGATGAAGATGGGATTGAAGTAAGTAATGGAAAAGCTGAAAGTAGTAAGAAGAATAAACCTAGTAAGTTGAAATATATGACTTCTTATTGGGAAGCTTCAAGAATGAAAAAATTACTCAAGCTTACCGAACCTATGTCAGAAATCATGAAATGGGATAAGCTAAAAAAAATGGAGCTTATTAAAAATAGATTAAGTAGTAATGAAACTTATGAAGGTAAGAAGTATACAAAACTACTAATAATTATTTCTGGTAATTTAGATGAGGCATTCAGAATGGCTGATAATGTAAATGATGCTGATAGAGATGCTGATGTATATCATGAATACTCTAAATCAATTGATATTATAAAAATTAAAGGTGCTTTAAGGTATAGGTTTAAACCAGAACAAATTGCTAGGTTAGGTAACATGCATATGATTTACCCAATACCAAGTAAAGCAGCTTACTATGGTATTATTGAGCAAAAAGTTAATAATATTATTGCGACAGTTAAAAATAATAATGGAATCAACATTACTGTAGACCAATCAGTATTAGATGTAATTTATAATAATGGTGTATTCCCAACACAAGGGGTTAGACCAGTTTTAAGTACTGTTTCATCAATAATTGAGAACTCATTACCTAAATTTTTATTCGAAATGCTTAAAGCTGAGGTGAACCAAACAATTGCATTATCATATAAAGATGGTAATATTACCTCTAAAATAGGTGAAAAAATTGTGAAGTATCCAATTCCTACAGTATTAGATGATATTAAGGATAAACAAAGTGATGATAATAAAGCATTAGTGGCAGTACATGAAGCTGGACACGCAATTTTATATGCATTATTATTTGAAACAGTACCTACTCAAATAGTTGCAACAACATCTGATGAAGATACTGGTGGATTTGTTGGGACACACCCAACAATTGGTGCTAAAAATCAAATACTTAATGATGCAGTAGTATCATTGGGTGGTAGAGTTGCTGAGGAAGAAATTTTCGGTAAAGAATATATATCAAATGGTGCATCAAGTGATTTATCACATGTTACTGGTCGTATATCACATTATGTTAGGAGTTGGGCTTTAGATATGCATGATGGTTCAAAAATTGGTGTTGCCGTACCACCAGCCATTAATAAGGGTAGTTTTTTATTTAGAATTGAAGAAACTGATGACAGAATAGAAGAAATTTTAAGAAAACAGTATAATAAGGCTCTTGAATTAATTAAAGAAAATATGGATTTCTTATTAGAGGTAGCCAATGAATTAATGCTTAAGTCAGCATTAACACAAGAAGAATTCCAAGTCATAGCTAAAAAACATATGGGTAAAACAATATCTATTGTCAATGCTGGTGATACGGTTGATGTTGATTATAAAAATCGACTAGACAATAAATTAAAAAATAATAAATAAATTAAAAGGGAAAGTAAAATTTCCCTTTTTTATTTGGAATTGGTAAAAAGTTTTGTATCTTTGTAACAACAAATAGATTAATATGATAGAATCAACAATTGAATTAAAGATACCTAAAGTAGTCCAACCAGAAGATTATGAGATAGGTGTTATTGTGGCTAGATTTCAAGTTCCAGAACTTCATTCAGCACATATAAAATTATTGGATACTGTTACTGGATACCATAAAAAAGTAATTGTCTTTTTAGGTATTCCACCAATAGATAGTTTAAACAAAAAGAACCCTCTTGATTTCGCTTCAAGAAAAGCAATGATTCAAGCAGATTACCCAACTGTTACTATTCTCCCATTGAGAGACCAAAGAACAAATGGGTTATGGTCAGCAATTCTAGACCAAAAAATTAAAGAACCTTTTAGGAGCACTAGCGCACTACTTTATGGTGGTCGTGAGTCATTTATTCCTTATTATGAGGGTAAATACACCACAGTTGAATTAGTTAGTAATAGCTATGATATGAGTGGAACACAAATTAGAGATGCGGTTGCTAAAGAAGTACCAAATTCTATTGATTTTAGAAAAGGTGTAGTTCATGCTAGTTATGTTGGTTACCCAGCAATTTACCCATGTGTTGATATTATTTCTCATAATGAAAATGACAATACAATTTTATTGGGTAGGAAAGAAAATGAAGATAAATTTAGATTTGTAGGTGGTCATGTTGACCTAAGTGATGATACATTAGAGTCAGCAGCAATGAGAGAATTTCGTGAAGAAACTAGAGGTGCTGAGATTTCTGAATTAAAATATGTTGGTTCAGCTAAGATAAATGATTGGAGACACGATAATGTGAACTCTGGGATTATTAGTACTCTATTTATAGGTAAACACCTTTGGGGTAAGGCTGAGGCTTCTGATGATATTATTGCTTGTGAGTGGTTCAATATGGAAAAACTTATTGAGGGTGATAACTACAAGTCTGAGATTGTTTCTGAACACATTGAGTTGTTCGAGAAATTTATTGAATATTATAATACTAATATTAAAAAATTACAGAATGAACCAGAACACTAGAATTGGATTAGATGACACATTGATGAGTTCAATGGTGAAATTGTCAGAAGGAAACCCAGGTGCTTTAAATGTATTATTACAATTAAGTTCACAGAATGCTGAGATTGACCCACATGATTTTGCGGGTGCATTAGGGAGTATTTTGTCACTTGATTCACATGCAATTTATGGTCCACGTATTTGGATGCTTTTTAAAGATGTTTGTGGTGAGAATATAACAAAAGTGGTTGTATGTTTAAGAGCAGTACAACTAGGTTTTATTTCTGAGGAAAAATTAGCCCATGCTATTGATAATAGAGGTGCTGGAATTGATGTGAATGAATTGCACAATAAAGTTTGTGCACAATTAGATAATTTTAAAAAACCAAATTAATATATGGAAACGAAAACAGAAAAACAAAAAGTAGTTTTACCAGCACGTAAAATTCACAAAACACCTAGATTACTTTTAGGTGATGCTTATACAATTGGGTCTGACAAATTTGAAAGTCCAGAAGCTAAAGAAAAGTCGGTTTATTACGTCACTTTTAGAAGAGAACTAAACAAGATTAACCCAATTATTTTCAATGAGGGAGATAATAGAATTGTATTTGTAGGTTTACAAAGAATTCTAGAAGAGTTATTCTATGAGCCAATTACTCATTCTGAGATTGATGAAACTAAACGTTTCTTAGCTAAAGCTAAAGTAACTACTCAAGGATTTCAAGAGTATGAATTCCCAGAAGAAAAATGGAGAAGAGTTGTTGATGAATTTAACGGAAGACCACCAATTCAGATTAGAGCAGTTAAAGAAGGTTCGGTTGTTTACCCAAATGAACCAGCAATTGAAATTACCTCAGCAGTAGATGGTTTAGGTGTACTAGGTGCTTGGTTTGAGTCTAAAATATTACAAGTTTGGTCTAAGACTGAAAGGGTTACTCAAGATGAACATTTTTTGAATAGAATTAAGGAGAGAATTTTAAGAGTAGACCCAGAAATGGATGAAACTAACCTTAATTTTTACGCCTCTATTATGATTACTGATTTTGGTGATAGAGCTGGAATGACTTCTCATGAGTCAGAAGAATTAGGTATGGTTCATTTGTATACATTTGGTGGAACAGACACTTTCTCTGGGGCATACCAAGCTTGGAAAAACGCTGGTGAAGTTGAGGGGGTTTTCTCTTCTGTAAATGCATTGGCGCACCGAAATGTTCAGTCTTTTGAAAAAGAATATGACTGTTACCAAGCTATTTATGATAGTTGTGGTGATAATGAAATAATTTCAATGGTTGATGATTGTTATGATGCAAAAAATGCAGTTAGAAACATGTTATTACCATTAGCTGTTAAAAGTAAGATTGAAGGGACAAATAAAGTTGTTGTGGCTAGACCAGATTCTTCTAAAGAAGGGTATACAACTAAAGACCAGATTCTAGAAATTTGTGATATTGCAGTTGAAGCTGGTTTGTATACTGAAATGACAACAAGTACTGGTACTTGGAAGTGTGGTACATTATTACATTTCCTAGATGGGGATGGTAAAAATTTTGAAGACATTTTAGATGAGATGGATTTTCTTATTGATAATGGATATGCATTCTGGACTTGGGGATTGTTTGGTCAAGGTGGTGGATTACGTAATGATTTAAAACGTGATAACCTTTCAGCTAAGTACGCACTATCTGCGGTCGGTGCTGAGGACAAACCAGTTGTTAAGTTTAGTGAAAATTTAGGTAAAGGAACATTACCAGGACCCTTTAAATTATTAAGAGACCCACAAGCATTAGCAAATAAAACAACAATTGTCTTTAACCATGAATTAGGTGAGGATGTATTAGTTGAGTATTTTAATGGTGAAAACATTTACAAACCATTTGGTGAGGGTCAAGATGATAATTTTCTTGAGATTAGGACTAGGATTAAAGAACAAATGGCTACAATGCCATTAACTCTTAAAACTGTTGATAACCACAACTACCCAGCTAGTGGTGAAGTTCAAGAGACAAAGTTAGGGTTGTTACACAAATATGCTCCAAATAAATAAAAAAGCGACCTTCGGGTCGCTTTTTTTATCATTATTAGTCTTGCTTTATCGAATATTTTTCCGTATATTTGCAGTATGAAAACAGTATTTTTAGATATTGATGGGGTAATTGCAGTTGGTAGAATTGTTAGGAAAGAAACTAAGTGGGGAAAGATTTATCGGTTTGATAGGAAAGCAGTTAATTTATTCAATGAATTTTTAGAAGCAACAGATGCTGAAATAGTATTATCATCAGATTGGGGTAAACAACATTCACTTCAAGATATGCGAGAAATATTTGAATGGAATGGGATAATCAAAGGACCAATTAGTTTTACTGTTAACTCACCATTATATGAAAATGCTGAAACAGCTGAATGGCAAGCTGGTGGTCGTGCATGGGAAATTAAAGAATACGTTGATAGGCATAGATTAACCAATTGGATTGCACTAGATGATTTACCAATACACCATTCGGGACATGCTGACTTCTTTGAAGGACATTTTGTTTACTGTGGTAAGCAAATGGAAGGTGTTAAACAAACAAGTTTAAAAGAAAAAGCAATTAAATTATTAAATGGGGATGTGTAAAAGTAAAAGAAATTGGGATAAGCAATTCATGGATTTAACTGAACATTATGCTAGTTGGTCTAAGGATAGAAGCACAGGTGTTGGTGCAGTTATAGTTAATGCAGAAAACACTGATATCATCAAAGGTTATAATGGATTCCCAAGAGGGGCAAACGATGATATCGATGAACGCCACGATAGACCAACAAAATATATTTGGACTGAACACGCAGAACGTAATGCCATATATAAAGCAGCTAGAGAAGGGGTTTCCACTAATGGTTGCAAAATGTATGTTAACTATTTTCCATGTGTTGAATGTTCGAGAGCAATAATACAAGCGGGAATTAAGGAAGTCATTGCTCCAAAACCAGATTTAGAGCATCATAAATGGGGTGAATCTTGGAGAATAGCAATTGAAATGCTTGAGGAATGTGGAGTTAATATTAATTTTTACAAAAATGAGTAAAGTAGAAAGAGTTAGTGTTGCTTTTGCTAACCAACAACCTCAAAGATTAGAGGTTAGTGTAATTAGTAAATGGGAACCAAAGAATATCAATAAAACTAGTGGTCATGTTTTTTTTAGTGTTGACGGACAATACGTCTCAATGAAACTTACAGACTATAAGAAAATTTTTGAATTATGAAAAGATTAAGAGGCGTAATAAGGTCTATTGAAGTAAACCATTTTCAAGGAATGGAAAATAAAGGTTGGGATAAAACATATTGGTTTTTTGATTTACACTCAACAGTTATTAAACCTAACTATGAGTATGGTAATATCCCAAAGGAGTTTTACCCACATGCTAAAGAAGTATTACAAATGCTTAGTGATAGAGATGATGTGTGTATGGCAATATATACTTGCTCACACCCACATGAAGTTGAACAATATAAAGCATATTTTGAGGAACAAGGTATTAAGTTTCAATTCGTCAATAAAAACCCAGAGGTTACTAGTGTTGAAGGTGGGTATGGATACTATGAAGATAAACCTTACATGAATGTTTTATTTGAAGATAAAGCTGGTTTTGACCCAGAACACGAATGGGAAGAAGTAAGGGAGTATTTAACGGAAAAATATGGCAGCACAGCGAATGAATAAAATTCCAAGAAGTTGGATTGAAAATAATGATGCAGTTTATGATGATATAAGTAATGACATTATTAATGGTAATGTTATAAGAGTTAATAATGATAAAGGTGAGACACTTCTATTAAAAAAACATGAAATTGCTGATGTATTAGAGAGTATATTAGATAAGGTTATTGAGCAGAAGGACATCGATTTGTATCGTAAAATCAATACAGACCTTAGAAAGCATATTAATACTAATATAGAAATCTTAGATACGGAGACTAAAAAGTACTTTCATGATAAGATTGATAAAGTTGCTGAGAACATTGCTGTAAGCATGATTGATTCTGAAATTGAAAGACAAGTGAGGGAGAGAGTCGAAGCAAAGATAGAGGAAATGAGAAAATTGCTATAATGGATATTGAAAGACTTAAAGGTTATAACAAAGACCATTGTTGGCAATATGATATAAGGTTAAATAATTATGAGGAAGATTTAGTTAAGGCTGGATTAACCGATGATTATGTTAAGAAATTAAAGGTGTCTGATTTCGAGTTCAAAGTTGTTGAAGATAAAGATGAAAGACTAAAAATGAGGGATTTCATTGAACGTCACGAATGGCTTGGAAATTTATCCCAATATACAACACAATGGTTTGCTTGTTATCACAAAGATATACTCGCTGGTGTAATACTATTTAATATGCCTAATGCATTCTCAAAAATGCTTGGTGAGGACACACCACAACTTGAACGCTTGATTTCTCGTGGTGCTTGCATTTCTTGGTCACCAAAGAACCTAGCAAGTTCTTTATTAATGTGGTCAATTAAATGGATGGTTGAGAACACACAATATAGATTGTTCACAGCATATTCAGACCCAACAGCAAGAGAGATAGGTACGATTTATCAAGCCTGTAACTTTTACTACTTAGGTCAAAAGTCGGGAACAACTAAACGATACATCAACCCATATACTGGTAAGATGGTATCTGATAGATATTTCAGACAAAAGACTGCATATAGAAAATACGCAAAGGAGTTAGGAATTGAATGGCAAAAAGATTGGCACCACCCAACAGGTATGTGTTGGCATAATATACCCGATGAAATAGAGGCTGTGCTTAGAGCATTTTCTAAACAAAAGCAAGTAGAGTCAAAGGTATTTCATTTTCCTCAGAAACATAAGTATGCTTATATTCTGGGTAGAGATAAACGGGAAACGAAACAACTAAAGAAGGTGTTCGAAAATAAAATAAAAACATATCCTTATCCAAAGGATAGAAATAAAGATTAAAATGAGAAATATATTATTACTATTAGGAGCATTATTACTGTTAACTGGGTGTGCAGATGTATCACACGTTCAAGAATGTTTACCAGAGGCAGAACACACTTATGGGTTCTGGGGTGGAACATGGCACGGTATGATTACGTTCCTATCATTTATAGGTAGTATAATCTGGGATGATGTCGCAGTATATGCAGTAAATAATAATGGTGGTTGGTATAATTTCGGATTCGTTGGTGGATTATTTTTTATATTAAAAATCATTGGATTATTGTTGAAAAATGATTAAGATGAAGAAGATTACAATATTTAGTGGTGCTGGAATCAGCGAAGAAAGTGGGGTACCAACATTTCGTTCTGGTGAAACAGCATTATGGGCTGGAGTTCCTGTTGGAGATGTGGCAACACCAGCTGGTTGGAAGAAGGACCGTGAGAATGTGCTGGACTTCTATAATGCACGTAGAAAACAATTAACAGAGGTTACACCAAATGCAGCACATGAAGCATTAGCTAAACTTGAAGAAAAATATGATGTAACAATAGTTACTCAAAATGTTGATGATTTACATGAGAGAGGTGGCTCAACTAATGTATTACACTTACATGGTGAATTGACCAAAGCTAGGGGTTGTATGTATGACCATAAGACTTCACCAGTAGATAATGTATATGATATTGGATATAATGATATCAATATTGGTGATAAGTGTAATGTGAGTGGTTCACAGTTACGACCACACATTGTGTGGTTTGGTGAAATGCCATTTAATGTTGAAGAGTCAATGCTTGCAATTGAAGAAGCAGATATCATAATGATAATTGGAACAAGCTTACAAATTGGATATACAATACCACTACTTGGTAATGGGGCACATAGTGCTGATGAGGTTTATTATATTGACCCAAAACCAGCAAATTATTTGGATGCGTATAGCTTGCCAATAACATATATTAAAAATAAAGCTGTTGAGGGTGTTACTGATTTGGTTAATATCTTAATGGCTAGAAACAACGAAAAATAAAGTATAGTATGAGTGTAATTAAATTTGAATTAACAGAGCAACATATTGCTTTAGCTAAGAATTTAAACTTTGAACTTTTGTTCTCATTAGCACAAGATAATAAATTTGAAGAAGGTAACCTATTTGGTTATTCAGATGATACATTTGATGATGTTGGCTTAATTATTTATGGGATGCCAGATGGTGAATTTGACCCACTTGGTTCAGATGTTATTAGTTATACCGAAAACCAAAAGAATGAAATGGGTAGATTAATAGGAGAACTACCAATAGCAATGCAGATAATGATGCAAACTGGCACATTTGTAACTGGTAAGTATAAAACAAAACATCATGATATTAATTGGAAAAAAGTTGGATAATGTTTAAATTTGATAAAAGAGAAGATAATGATTATAGGGCACATTTTGCTAATGACATATTAGAAATGGTTTATATAAAATATAATGGTAATTTAGATTTAGCCTTAAATGAGGTTGAAAAATTTGATGCATATTTAGATTCTCATGTGAGGAATATTTATGAAACAATAGATAGTCAAATACCGTTAATTGCATATTTAAATTTGAAAAAAGATGGTGCTGATAATTGGGGGTTTACTAATGACGAATATCAAGCTGCAATAGATAGAACTATTAATGCTTGTCATGAATATTATAAAAAAGAATAATATGGAAATTAAATATACAAAGGATGGTGTAATTTTTAATAATGAATTTATTTCATTAGCGGAAATTATAAAAAATGTTAATGCAGTAGAAATAAATGATGATAAGTTAGCTATGATGACTATGACTTGGGGATATAGTCGTAATTTTGATGGGGTTTGTGAAACAATTGTATTACCAATTAATCGATTAAATAATATTAAAGAAATTATTAGTGGTAAAATGATTTATTTTGGTGAAATAAATGGTAAACATTCTGATATTCATGGTGTATTAGAGGAAAATGAAATCAAAATAAGTACAAATAAAAATGAAATTAATAAATTTTTAACCACTAACCCTTCTGGTCATAATTATGACCATTCATTTTTAGATACTTTTTATAATTATTTACTTGATGGACAATATGATATTTCTGATGAAGACATTAAAAAATTTAAAATAAATTATTGTGGAATGGATTAGTGTTGAAAATAGATTACCAGAGAAAGATGGTAATTCTAGTATATATTGCATAGTATATGACACATATGATGGTGTAGTAGTTAGACCGTATAATGAATATCATAAATGTTGGGATTTAGAAGATGGTGATGATTATCACTGTGATGCAATTGGTGGGAAGATAACCCATTGGATGCCAATACCAGATGAACCTAAAAAAGAATAATATGGGGATGGATTTAGACGCAGTATTTTCAAAAACTGCATTGGATAATATCAGAGAAATGATAAGTAAAACACCACATGGTGAACGTGAAAAAATTGCTGATGATATAATTGCATTTGAAAAAATGTTATGTGAGAAATATAACTTCAAATCAGCATTTAAAGAAAATAAATCAGAAAGTTAGGTTAATAGATTAATTATTTGTATATTTGTACCAAATAATTTACATATGGATTCAATTATATTTTCAGTAGACGGTAGAGAAGACTTATTAGAAAATATTTCTAAAGAGTTATGGGACTTAACACAACACGATAGTCATAAAGTAGAAATTGGTGTAACTAATGCCCAGAAATTCTCAGATGGTGAAGTTTGTGTAGATTTTAACGATAGTGTTAGGGGTAAAAGGGTTTATCTTTTATGTTCACCTAATGATTCAGATAAAATATTACAACTTAATTTCGCAATAGATGCAGCAAAAAGGGCAGCAGCTAAAGAAATTATTCCAATTATACCTTATTTTCCTTATGCAAGGCAAGATAAGAAAGACCAAACTCGTGGTCCAATTGGTGCAAAGGTTATGGCTGAAATGCTTGAGAACCGTGGTGCAACCCAAGTGATTACATTTGACCTTCATGCAGACCAAATTCAAGGTTTTTTCAATATTCCAGTAACACATATGGAAGGTAAATATGTTTTTGATGAATATATTAAGAAAGTTTGTGTTAATGATGGTGATGTAATTTTATGTTCACCAGATGCTGGTGCAGCAAAAAGAACTTCCCATTACGTAAAACGTATGAAAAAGTACGATATTGAATTAGATATGGTATTAATTAATAAAACTAGAGTTGAAGCAAATAAAGTTGACTCTATGGTATTGATTGGTGATGTTAAAGGTAAGAATGTCATTATTATAGATGATATGTGTGATACAGGTGGTACATTATGTAAGGCTGCTGAGTATTTGATAGAAGAAGGTGCTAAAACTGTAAGAGCAGTAGTAACACATGGCGTATTAAGTGGTCCAGCATTTGAAAGAATAGCTAATTCAAAACTACATAATTTTGTATGTTCAGATACATTACCAATTCCAAAGATGGTTCAACTTGATAGAAATGGTGGTAGATATATGGTTGATACTGAGGAAGTAGTATATGTAATTGGTTGTGCTAAACAAGTAGCTAAAGCAATTACTGCAATAAATAACGATATTAGTGTTGAAGAACTTAAACTTAGAAATTAATGGAAATTGAAAACAAAATTACTGACCCATTTATTAGTGACTATAAAGCAATTGAGCGTTTAGTTATGGATTATATGAAACATGGTAAATTAATAATTGCATATGATTATGATAGTACCGTATTTGACTTCCATAAGAAAGGTCACACATTTGATTTGGTTATGAAATTGTTGAGAGAATGTAGAGATTATGCACAATTTATTGTTTATACACATTCTAATGATGATAGGCATGGTGAAATAATTGAATATCTTGATGAGCATAACTTACCTTGGGATACCATTAATGAAGGTATTGTTTGGGCTAATGGAAAAGCAGAGGGTAAATTATTTTACAGCCACTTTCTAGATGATAGAGCTGGATTAAGAAGTGCTTATATTATTTTAGATAAAGCACTTGATATTATTAAACGTAACCCTAATAATATTGAAGAAGCTTGTAAGTTGTTAAAAGAAAGAGGTATTACTTGTGGGGGTTGATTTAAGAATATGTGAAAAAGGTGATATCCTAATAACAGTACATGGACTTATGTTAAAGTATGTTGGACCATTACCAGAGGAAAATTATTTTGACCACGAAGTGGAGTACCCAGAGGAAAATGTTGGTTATGGTACTCGTACACATGAAGGTTATGTTTTTAGGAAAAAAAGATTACCAGAAGACCAAGATATAGCTAAAATTATTAAGAAAAAAGATTGGAAAAAAATATTTGAATAATGAAAAGTTTAGGTGATAGAATGAAACACTACGAGGCGTGCTACAGTACAATGATTCCCCCTCGTACATATACAGTAGTTAGGGTAGATGGTAGAGGCTTCTCTAAGTTCACTAAGAAAATGGATAAACCATTTGATGACCAATTCTCAGAGGCAATGAATTTCGCTGCAATTGAGATGTGTAAAAAGTTTAACCCAGCATTTGCATATACACAGTCAGATGAAATTACACTTGTCTTTACCGATTTCGGTGAGAATGAAGAAGCTATGTTTAAAGGTAAGGTTCAAAAGATTTGTTCTTTGACTGCGGCTAGAGTAACAGCATCTTTCAATAAGAAGATGTTGATGATTGATGCAGCTAGAATGATTACGTTTCCAGAATTTGATATTGCTGAATTTGGGATGGGCATTGAAAGTGGTGAATTAATTTATGATGTTGAATTTGATTCAAGGGTGTATGTGATTCCAGCGATTAAGGAAGTTGCGAACTGTTTAGTTTGGAGACAACAAGATGCAAGACGTAATTCTGTTAGTATGGCTGCTGATGCATTATACTCTCACAATGAGTTAACGGGTAAGTCTTCTAGTGACAAGCAAGAGATGATGTTCGATAAGGGTGTAAACTGGAATGACTATGCTGTGAAATACAAGCGTGGGGTTGTCATTAAGAAGGTTGAATTAGAAGGACCACATGGGGCACTTAGGAAGAGATGGGAAGTTGATAATGAAACACCGATATTTACACAAGATTGGAAATATCTATATGATTTAATACCTAGTATTTGTGATGAATTTTAAAGAAAAATGCCAATTTACCTTGTGAGTTGGCATTTTTTTGTATAAGTTTGCCGTATCATAATAAAGACCAAAATAAACCAAATGAAGTTTAAAAAATTAACTGATGCACAAAAGCAAAGGATAACTGAAATTTATACTAGTAAGGAAATCTCTTGGGATGATAAAGAGAAAACATTAGCCAAGTATATTGGTAAATCAACAAGAACTGCTAGAAAATGGTGTGCCGATTTAGGGTTAACAAAGCCATCGGAATCAGATTCACCTCAATATGAAGCTGCTAAGCTAAAAGAAATTGACAAGAACAGGAAAGTCTATTTAATTACCTCAGCCCAATCTAATACTGGAATTAACACTAAAATGTTAGATAGTATGGAATTATATGCTAAAGAGCATAATGCTGAAATCTTAATTATTCCATTAAAATATACTGTTGATATGAGTTGGGTTAAGAGTCATACGTGGGCTAAACGAACAATACCATATCTTAATGCAAGTAATCATGATTTATGTGATACACTAACTTATCGTGGAGATGTTAAAATTTTACCAACAGTAAAATGGCCTCTATCAGCAAAAGCATCATTAAGTGGGTTAAATTCAGCAATATATGGGTCAGCAAAGATTCATCAAGAATCACAACCAACATTACAGGGGGATGCATCTAAGATATTAGCCACTACTGGGTCATTAACTAAACCAAATTATACTGATACTAATGCTGGTAAACATGGTGAACATTATCATCAATATGGTTTTGTTGTTGTCGAAATTCAAGATGATAAGATTTTTCACTTAAGACAAGTTGAAGTAAATAAAAATGGTTCATTTGATGATTTATTCTATCATGTTGAAAAAGGTGAGATAAGTAGGAATACTGAAATTGAGGGAATTGTTTTAGGTGATGTTCACTTTGCAACGGTTGATGAAGTTGCTTTAGACACTACTTTTGATTTAATGACTAAGTTAAAACCTAAGCACGTTATTTTAGAGGATGTGTTTGATGGTGAGTCGATTAATCCACACAATTTAGATGACCCATTCCATCAAGCTAAATTAGAATATCAAGGGAAGAATGATTTACAAGCTGAGCTGGATGATATGATGGATAAACTTGGGCGATTTGATAAGTTTGATAATGTAGTTATCGTTAGGAGTAACCATGATATATTTTTAGAGAGATTTTTAAAACGTGATTGGCGTAAGTTACCTACAATGAAAAATGGTTTACCATATATGGAGTTAGGTGCGATGATGTTAAGAGCGTATAAGAGTGGTAAAGAATTTAAAGGGGTAATACCAACCCTAATTAAAAATAGGTATCCTAAGTATCATGCTTTGGGATATGATGAATTATATTATATTAAGCATTTCGCAGTATTTAATCATGGTGAAAAAGGTTCAAATGGTTCTAGAGGTGGTGGAGCCAAAAATTGGAGTAAATTTACTAGTGGTGTTGATGGTCATAAAGAAAGAGGTATTATAACTGCACATACACATACACCATCAAGATATGGTAATTCGATTTGTGTTGGTCATATTTTATTACCTCAAGACTATACAATTGGTTCACCTTCTAGCTGGATGCAAAGTAATGCTATAGTACATAAGAGCGGTAAAGCTCAACAAATTCATATTATTGATGGTAAACATTATACAACTTTTAAATAAATAAAAAATGAAATACATATACTTTGAACTAAATAAAATTAATGGTTATAACGAAACAGAAATAACTATTGAAAATCCTAATATCTTAATGATAGAACCTAATACTAATTCAGATGGTTTTTGGGGGTTTACAAATATAACAGAAAGACATGGTTTCCCAACTGAATCAAGTGTTATTGTTAACCAAAATTGGGTAAATTTAGATAAATATGATTTGAATAAATACACAAATCCAAAGCATCCGTTTTATAAATTGGATAAACACATAAAAGAATGTATTGAAATTCTTAAAACAAAATTAGAAACAAGTGAGTAAATTAGTTTTATGTATAGACTTTGATGGGACATGCACTACGCATGAGTATCCAAGAGTCGGTAGAGAAATAGGGGCAGCTCCAGTTTTAAAAAGATTGGTTGAAGCTGGACACAAATTAGTCTTATTTACTATGAGGTCTGGTAAAGAACAGAATGATGCAGAAAAATGGTTTGCATCACATGGTTTACCATTATATGGTTCTAACACAAATCCGACCCAAAAACATTGGACTGCTTCACCAAAGGCTTATGGTCAAATTTATATTGATGATGCAGCATTAGGTTGTCCATTAATTATAAATGGTAAAGATAGACCATATGTTGATTGGATTAAAGTTGAAAAACAGTTAGAGGAAAGAGGTGTTTTAGAAACTAATAACCCTATTGATGTTAATACCTTCAAACAAATTTTTTATGATGCAACACTTGATTTAATGAATGGGGAGGAAGCAGTTAATGTTGAAATATCAACTACTGATGGTCAGACTAGAATTAACTATGTTGTTGATGCTGGAAGAAGGGGTACAATGACTTATGACAAATCTTATGTGATAATTGATAATGGTGAAGTTAAGTGTAAAACTTGTGAACTATTAGAGGGTTGTGGGATTGAAGAAATTATTGAAGAAAAAATTAAAGAGTATATATATGGAAACGCAAGAAATTAAGCAATATCTACACGATTGGTGGAATAAAGAACATAATACTACTGACGAATTTAATGAGAGTGGTTGTTTAGAAATTTTAATTGAAGCTGGTAGGAATGAAATTGAAGTTGATAGAGACTCACATAGGTGGTGGGATGAAGTAACTAAGATAGCTCAGTTTGGTGATAAATATTTTAGATATACTTGGGCTACAGCAAACAGAGATGAGAGTGTTCAAGATTTAGGTTGGGATTTTAGTTGGTCAAGTGTTAGTGAAGTAGAACCTTATATGGAAACGGTTGTTGTCACAAAATGGAGGAATGTTTAATATGAAAAATTTTGATAAAATACCATTAGATGCTTATGATTTAGAAGTGTTTGCAATTAAAGATTGTAAAGAATCACCGACTGGTAAACAAGCGTTTATTGGTTTTAAAATACCTAATGGTAATTTTCATTTCATTGGTGTACCATATACTGAACCAATAAACAATAAATAAAACTGATAAAATCTTGTTAGTTTTATTTATTTATCATATCTTTGTATTATGGCTATAGTAGAAACCGCTGGAATATTTTTTATCAACAATGACAATATGTTATTAGTTGGACACCCAACTGGACATGAGTATTGGTCAATACCAAAGGGTAAGTTAGAGAAAGGTGAAACCTCATATGAGGCAGCATTAAGAGAGACTTGGGAAGAAACTAATGTCAATTTGGAGTTAGTAAATTCCCATTACGAATTGGACTGTATTCGATATAAGCATGGAAAAAAGAAGCTTAAACCATTTATTATATTTGAGTCTGAAAACCGTAGAATTGACTCTAAAGAATTTAGTTTCAAATGTAATTCATTTGTTAGTAAAGATTCCAAATGGAATGCTGGTTTACCAGAAATGGATGATTTTAAATGGGTAAGTCTTGAGGAAGCAAAAAACATATTGCATTATACTCAAGTTCAATGCCTAGAATTTATAACACAATTAATACAAGAAAAAGATGGCGAAACGTCACAGAGGTAAAAAACCTATGAGGGTGGTTAAAAAAAATCCTCACCTAATTAACCGAGAAATTAAAGCACATGATGTTAAACTTGTCCGAGAAGGTCAAGAACCAAAGATTATGTCTTTAAATGAAGCATTAAAAATTGCTGATAGTGAAGAAAAAGATTTGGTCTTGATGGGACCCAAAGCTACTCCACCAGTTGTTAAGTTAATGGATTACTCTAAATACTTGTATGAATTGAGTAAGAAGAAACCACAACAAAAACCAAAGCCTATGAAGGAGATTAGGTTCACACCAAATACTGATGATAACGATTTAGAATTTAAGACTAAACATATTATTAATTTTCTTGGTAAAGGACATAAAGTTAAGGTATTTGTATTCTTTAGAGGTCGTGAAATGGCATTCAAAGATAGGGGTGAAAAACTACTTCTTAAGTTAGCACTTTCATTAGAAGAGTATGCAGTGGTTGAAAACATGCCAAAAATGGAGGGTAGAAAGATGAACATGTTTTTGAAACCTAAAACAAAAAAATAATATTATGGATTTAATTAATGTTACAACTGTTGATTTTTGTGGTAATGGTGATGGTATAACCGCAATTTACCTAAATGGTAAATTGCATAAATATGGTGATTATTATCATAATAAAATTAAAGAAACTGATAACCAAGTTAGATTTCAAACTAATAATTCAGTGTATCAATTATCAATCAATGTTTTTTCAGATATTGACTAATTCAAAAATTATACATATACTTGTGTATGTATGAATTAGTTATAAAATATCTATCTACACAATATTGGGTGGATTCTTATAGTGATACCGTTTATGACTCACAGGTTAAGGTTTATGGGGAACAATTAAGGAATGATATTGTTGACATGTTTGATGTTAGTGATGTTATTGCGACAGCTTGTATTGAAATATGGTTATATGATGAATCAGTAACATTTGATACTAATAAATTTTGGGAAGATATAATTAATCCTTGGAATATTGGGAATGGTGGTATTAGAGGTTCAATAGATTTAGAATACATGAATAATATCGCAGAATCACAAAGACAAATTGGTAGATTGATGGGTGTTTCATCTGAAATGTTCGGTGAATCTTTACAACAACTTGGTGATACAACATCTAGAACTGAATTGGCTCTTAATAATTGGCGAAATGTTAGTATAAAGTACCCAGTGGAAACAATAAATATTATTCCAACTATACTCCCTTAGTATCATCCAAAAGTATTTATTATCATACCCGACAAGGTTTAAACAATAAAAATACAATTTAATTAGGATAATCAAAAGTTATATTGTATATTTGCATTAACTTATTAAGATAAATGTTTGACAAATTCAAAACAAGAAAAGGGAGATTAGAGAATAAAATCAAAACAGAACTGGATAAAGAATTTCCAAAGTATGATAAGATTATATCAGCTATTGACACCTACGAAAAAGATAATACCGATACAATTGAGAAATTGAAAAAGGTAAAAAAAGCTGACATGAATAAAATAAATGGGGCTTTAAAACAAACGATTCATGCACATGGACCAATAACTAAACAGCTAATTGGTTCAGCTGGTAAAAGAATTTATGGTTCATTAATATTGAATCCAAACCAATTAGAAAAGAAAAAAGTGAAAGTTTCAGTTAGAGATGTATGTTTAGGGTTTCTTATTGGAGTTATTTTTATAATAATCACACAAATTATTTAGATATATGGGAAAAAAATCTATATTATTAATTTCAGTTGGAGTATTAAATTTCATACATGGTTTAACACATATCATCCAATTCATCCAATCGGTTGTTTTGGTTAGTTCATCATTACATGAACATTGTGATGATGATTCTTGGTTTAATGAATTAATGCATAATCCAATTATTGCAATTATATGGGCATTAATTGGTATATTAACATTAATAATTGGTATAAAGGATTATAAACACCATAAAAAAAAGAATAATGGAAAAAGATAAAATTAATTTCAAAGAATTTCTTGAAATTGCAAATAAATTGGAAATTAAAGTTGGTATGGTTGTCGCAGCTAAGCGTGTACCAAAAAAAGATAAGTTATTAGAACTTAGAGTTGCTTTTGGATATGGTTCAGACAGTAATGTCAGTTGTGTCACGAATCTTGGTGAAATACATGAGCCAGAGGATTTTGTTGGTAATAAATTACCTTTTATAATGAACTTAGAGCCAGCTAAAATGGGCGGTGTATTAAGTGAAGTTATGCTAATGGTTAGTGACTTAAATGGTGGTATTGATATTAATATGGCTGATTTCTCAGTTGGTGGTAAATTAATGTAATATGAATTCAACATTAACTAATTTCGCACGAAATACATTGAAAGAAGATTTGAGTCAATGTACTGATAGTCAACTATTATTATTCAAAAGAATGTATTCATCGCAAGATTTAACTAAAGAGATTAATTTAGTTATTGATGATATGAGTGATGGTGATTTAGATTGGGCTATGGTACAAGTTAAAAATACATTAGAAAAAAATAAAAAATTATGAAAAAGACAAAACTAAAAATATGGGATTTTGATGGTACACTATGTGATACCCCATTACCAGAGGTTGGTAAACCAATTTGGAAAGAAGCAACAGGTAAAGAGTGGGAACATGTCGGATGGTGGTCAAAAGCTGAGTCTTTGAATTTAGAAATTTTTGAACACCCAACACTACCAAGTGTAATGACTGATTTTGATAAATACAAAGATGCCGAAGATTGCATGAATGTAATGTTAACTGGTCGTAGAGCTAAGAAACCTTTGGAGGATGCAGTTAAGGCGATTCTTGATTCTCACGGATTGAAATTCGATATGTACTTCCATAATAACGGTGGTGAGACTGGTGAGAATAAAATGTATAGAATTGAGAAGTTGTTGAAACAATTCCCAGAACTTGATTCAGTTGAAATGTGGGATGACAGGACTTTACATATTCCAAGATTCCAAGAATGGGGAGATAAGTTGGTTGAAGAAGGTAGGATAAAGGAATTCAAAATTAACCACGTCATTGGTGATAACCATGCGTTAACTCCATAGGTCTCTTTTTATATCTCTATTAACCTTACTACATAATGGTTGTAAGTTAGTGAAGTGGTTCAATTGAATCGCTTCATTTTCATTTACAGCAGATGATGAAGGTTTAATATGGTCTATATCCCATCCGTAACCATACTCTCCATTATACTTACCATAATTATCCCACGTCATCCAATCTTCCCATTGGGATTCGATATATTGTTTGAATTCTATAAATGAACACCCAAGTATATCATAAGTTCTAGACCTTTTGGTATAACCATTCCTTTTGATTGATTGTCTAATTAAACAACCAATATGGTGTTTAAGTTTATACAGTGGGTCTTCACCTATTCTTTTTTTAACATAGTCTGCTTTAGCTTTTTTCACCTTATCTGGGTTAACCTTAGCCCAAGCTTTTTTTATCTTATTAACTTTATCTTTATTAGCCTCAGCGTATTTTTTATCACTAATCTTTTTACCTTCTTTATTTCTTTCACGACTAGCCTTAACTTTTTCTGGATTTGCTTTAGCCCAAGCTTTTTGTTGTTGTTTTCTTTTCTCTTTATTGTTTTTACGATATTCAATATCATACAATCTTTTAGCTTCTTTTTTTTCTTCTGATGTCATAAGTTTATTTTATTATAAATATCAGTAATTTATGAAAAGGATGACCGATATGAACACTTTATGGGGATTATTTGCAAAGTTAAATAATTTTATGTATCTTTGTTACATGAAAGATATTAAAGATAAAATTTTAGATAAGGGATATACATTAGTTTATGAAAATTAGTTTGGTTCTTCATTTGTTAATGAAGAAGTTAAGATGTGTGTTATATTCTTAAATAAGTATGATGAAAAATTAACATATAGTAATTCTGAATTAAGGAAACCTTTAGAAGAAAAGTATAACTTTGCAACCAAAGGAACTATATGTGTTTTTAATATATATGATGGTGATTTAGATGAACTTGAGCGTGATGAATACCATGCGATTAAAATACACTCAAATAAGTTAGATATATTACCTAGTAAGCTTAATAAACAATTAACAATTACTTTTAAACCAACAATTGAGGGTGGTGACAAAGGTGATTATGTTATAAATCCATTTGTCAAAATGGATGGGAAAGCTAATATTAGTTTTTATGAATTTTTGTCAACTGTTGACAAAAATTCTGTGGTGAATTACCCTATGATTATAGATGGTATGTATTTGTCTTGGTTTAGGTATGTTTCTAATAAAATATATAATGTAGAATTATGAGTGATTATAAACATAACAAAGTTGTTAGGTTACCATTCCCTAAAGAAATTCTTGAAAAATGTAATACATCTGATGCATATGAATGTGAATTATATTTAAGAGAGTTATTGGGTGAATTATGGGATAATAATGATAAAAATAGTTTTAAATTAGATTGTTCTGATAAAAGAGCTTATATTGATTGGGTTTATTATTCAACATATGGTGAAGAATCTGGAGATTGGGGTAATGCACGTTTATTGACACAAAAAGAACTTGACACTATTAAACCATTTTTTAATAAAATTGGTATACCATATGGTGATACTGACTTAAGGGTTGTCGATTTTTGTTACTATAATGCTTGTGAGCCACCAGATTATTATGATATTGTTAATGAAGATACTGACCATTCTGGCTTATTTATAAATTAAAATAATAAATAATGAAAAGAACTAAATGTCAAAAGCTAAAGATTATGAAATTTCCTTATTATGAATTTAATAAGGAAGGAGATATCACATATTATGAAAATGATAAAAATATTTGGTATAAGTTTTTTTATAATATAGATAATCAAATGACCCATAGAAAAACATCTTTTGGTTTCACAAAAAAATGGTTTTATAATTCTGATGGTAAATTCATCAAATATGAAGATAATTATGGGAATTATTATGAAAATACAAATAAAATGATTCCTTTTTTTATTAATAATCCCCATAATTTTCATGGGTGGGATAAGATAGGTTATGATATAAATAGAAATAGAATTATTAAAGTTGACCCATTTAATAATTCTATTCAAAAACATTACCATTATAATGGTTGGTCTTCTATTGAAAAGTATAATAACAAAAAGTTAGTTATTAAAGAAAATACAAATGGTTATTGGGAAATCACTAATTATGATGATAATATGAATTTAATTAAATATTTGTGTTCAGATGGGAATTGGTGGGATATTAATTATTTTTCAAACAATATTTGTCCATTTATTTGAAAAATAATAATGTATTTAGATAATAAATACATTATTATTTCCTATCTTTGTAGTATGAAAAATAATAATTGTCCAGAATGTAATTATCATAGCGATGCTGCTACAGCATTAGATGGAGACTATAAACCCTCAGATGGAGACATATCACTTTGTTTCAATTGTGGTGCTATTAATCAATTTGATAGTGAACTTAATATTATACCATTACCAGATATTGTATTGGCTAGTATTAAAGAGCATGAACCAGAAACACACGAACAATTAATGGATGCGGTTATATCGATTAAGGCAAATAACATGAGATTGAATTAAGAATGAATGAAGTTAGTTGATGAAGGATTAAAAGATATTTTTGATAAAGCAAATATAACTGATGTAATCAAAGCATATGGTTATCTTAGGAATAGTGGGTGTTATTCTCGTGCGGCATCAATGAGTAATGCGTTATATTATTTTGACAAGGAAACGTTAAATGAATATGACCTAATAATAAGGCGAGAATATAGAGATGAATCAGTATGTTTAGAATTCTATAAATTAGTTGGTGAACCACATATTCATGACTATATTTCATATTGTTTAACACACAAGAATAATGATGTGCATGAAGATGCATATGAATTGGTTGTTGAATTTGAAGAAGCTTCTCAGTTAGATTCACAATATTTGATACAAGGCTTTAAAGGGATTCATATTAATAAAATAGAAGAATCTAATAAACATCAAATTATTGATGGGGTTATTCATGATGGGGTTATTCATGATGGGGATGATGATATGCTTAGACCAGCACAAGGGGAAATGCTAATGGCAGAACCCATAGCATTTGGTGATGATAATGCATTTGGTAATATAGCCCCAAATGATGGTGTAGTTGAAGAAGATGGTGTTTATGAAGCTGATGGAACTCGTATTGGTAATGTATATGTACCAGAACCAGATAATAGACCATATAGTGGACCAGATAATATGACTATTGAAGAATTGACGAGGATGATTCAGCGTAATGCTAGGCAAATGGAAAGATATGAGGGTGATTTAGGTGATGATGATATGACTGTTCGTTTAGCTAGACGTAGGAGAGATGAATTAATGGAAAACATTGATAGGGTTAGGAGGATATTAGAAAATAGATAAAAGTATGATTAAAATAAAAGATATATTAGAAGGTAAACTAAGCATGAATGCCAGCGGTTCTGGTTACCTTACTTCGAATGATTTGCCGAAAGACATTTACATTCACAAAAAAAATATGAACAAAGCATTACATCTTGATAATATTAAAATTGAGGTGATTGAAGGTAAAGGTAGACCACTTGAAGGTAAAGTAGTCGATATTATTGAGAGATTCAAAGATACATTTGTTGGTACATTACAAGTTTCAGATAGATATGCTTTTTTAGTCCCAGATAGTAACAAAATGCCAGTTGATATTTTCATCCCACTTAACCAACTTAAAGGTGGGACTGATGGTCAAAAAGCTGTTGGGAGAATAACTAATTGGAAAGATGATGCTAAATCACCTAATGGTGTGATAGATGAGGTTCTAGGTAATGCTGGTGAGAATGAAGCAGAAATTCACTCAATACTACATGAATATGATTTACCATATAATTTTGATGAAGATGTTGAGGCGGAAGCAAATGCAATCCCAATTGAAATTCCAGAGTCTGAAATTATTAAGCGTAGAGATATGCGTAATATTCTAACATTTACGATTGACCCATTAACTGCTAAAGATTTCGATGATGCACTTTCTGTAGAATGGGTAAATGGTAAAATGGTTGTTGGTATCCATATTGCAGATGTAAGTCACTATGTTAGACCAGATACAGATTTGGATAAAGAAGCATATAAGAGAGGAACCTCAGTTTATTTAGTAGATAGAGTTGTACCGATGCTTCCAGAGAGATTATCTAATGGTTTATGTAGTCTGAGACCACATGAAGATAAATTATGTTTCTCAGCGGTATTCACATTAGACCATAATGGTCATGTTATTGATGAATGGTTTGGTAAGACTGTTATTCATTCTGATATGAGGTTCACTTATGAGGAAGCTCAAGAAGTAATTGAAAATGGTTGTGTGGAAAGTTGGGATATGGGTAATTTACAAACTATGGGTCAAAATTTAATTGATGCAGTACTTGCACTTGATAAGACAGCAAAGAGAATGCGTAAGAAGAGATTCACTAGAGGGTCAATTTCATTTGACAAACGTGAGGTTTCTTTTAAATTAGATGAAAACAATAACCCAATAGGTATTAATTTTAAGGTCTCAAAGGATTCTAATAAATTAATTGAGGAATATATGTTACTTGCTAATAGACGTGTTGCACAATTTCTTAAGTCTAAAGGTCCATGTGTGAATAGAGCACATGATGAACCAGACCCAGCCAAGTTAGAGAATCTAAAAGTGTTTTTAGAACCATTGGGGTATAAAATTAAAACTGGTAATCCAGTTGAAATTACTAATACATTAAACCAATTATTGTTAGATGTTAAAGGTACACCAGAAGAAAATATGGTTAGTAGTTTAGTTGTTAGAACAATGATGAAAGCTGTCTATACTACTGACAATGTTGGTCATTATGGTTTAGGTTTTGACCATTACTCACATTTTACAAGTCCGATTAGAAGATACCCAGATGTGATTATTCACAGAATGCTTGGTAGATACTTAGAGGACAAGACTGTTACTAATAAGACTAAGTTAGAGGGTAGGTGTGTTCACTTATCTGAAAGGGAGAGGAAAGCACAGAAAGCTTCTAGGGATTCCGTTAAGTACATGCAATGTAAGTACATGATTGATAAAATCGGTAAGATTTATAAAGGTGTTGTCGGTTCAATAACTGATTATGGGATGTTTGTAGAGATGCCAGAGGTTGGTTGTGAAGGGATGGTTAGGATTTCAGAGATAGGTGGTGACACTTATGTAGCTGATACTCAAAACCATTGTATAAAAGGGTATAACACTGGTGATGTTGTCAGAATGGGAGATGAAGTTAATATTATTGTGAAAGCAGTTGATGTTGAAAGAAAGACTATTGATTTAATGATTGTAAGATTGTAATGAAATATCAAGAGCGTGATACTGTTTGTATAATTCGTAGAAATTTTTTTGAAGATGCACCAATTAATGGTATGCGTGGGTTTATAGACCATGTGCATGGAGATGGTTATTATACATTTGTTGCACTTACAGAAAGAGATGGTATAATTAAAGGTCGTAAAGTTGGTGAAGGTGGTTGTCATGAGAAATATCTTAAACCAGATAATGGTGAGGATTTAATTGATGCTATGAATACTCTACTATATGAACGTGAGTTACAATATAATAAATTAATGGGTGGATATTACCTAAGAAAGATAATTGAAGAAGATGACTAAAGGATTTACAGTAATAGGGGACACACATGGTAATCACAAGTTGATTGCACATCGTATTAAATCACTAAAATTGGAGAATGAAATACTTTTGCATGTTGGTGATTTTGGTGTTGGATTTGCTAAAAGTGAACATGAAGATATTGAGAAAATGGCTTATTTGAATAAGACTTTAAAGAAATTCAATAGTCATTGTTATGTTATACGTGGTAATCACGATAACCCAACATTCTTTCAAGGTAATCACAATTATTCTAATCTTCACCTAATCCCAGACTACTCAGTAATAGAGGTTAATGGTGAAAAGGTATTAATGGTTGGTGGTGCAATTAGTGTTGACAGACAACCACGTAAAGACGATATGCGTAAATGGGCAATAAAGGGTAGTGACTATGCAACTTATTGGTACGATGAGGGATTCGTATTAGATAAAGAGAAGCTTGAAGCTATGACTAATATTGATTATGTTATAACACATAGTTCACCTAAATTTGTATTCCCAATAAATGATTTTTCTAATATTGTTGATAGTCATGGACCATTTGTCCAACGTTTTGCTTGGAATGATTATAGTCTTAAAGATGATTTAAATAAAGAACGAATTGAACTTGCAGAGATGTATGACATTTTAATTAAGAATAATTCAATTAAGAAATGGTTTTATGGTCATTTCCATACTAGTAAAGAAGAATTGGTCGGTGAAACTAATTTTGTATTATTAAATTGTGATGAATTTTACAATGTAATTCAAAAAACAACTTAAGATGAATAATTTAACATTAATACGTAGGTATATAAGCCAAAATTATGAACTATATGTTGACAATAGTGTTAAGATATTGGATAAGTTTACAGGTGGTAATATAAGAATTAACCATTTAGTCGATGAAACAAATCAAATCTTTGATTTTGATTGTACAAAAATTTGTAATAAATGGTATGACACATGTTTTAATCGGGAAACTAAAGATATACAAAATTATTTATCAAACTATAGAGTTAGACTAGGTAGTCGTAATTGGGAGACGTTAGATAAAGATAATAATTTCTTTGAAATTAGAGAAATGGTTAAACATTTTTCTGATAAATACCACGAAAAATTTATTAGGGAAACCCATAATAATTGGTATCTAAAAAAAATTCAGAAAGAAGTTGAAAAAATAATTAAAATTAATGATTTATATTAGAATATTTCAAATATTTTTATTATATTTGTAATGTAACAACCAAGCTATGTTTAAAGGAAATAAATTAACTATATTATTATTGATTATCATGGTGATAATTTTCGGATTCTTTTTTTGGAAGATGTTTTTAGGACTAATATTATTTGTTACAATATTATTTTTAGGATATAAAGTAATTTCCAATCGTAAAAAAAGATAATAATGAAATTATTACAAAAAAATCGTAAAGCACTATATGAGTATGCACCTATAGATAAGTACATAGCTGGTATTAAATTATTGGGGTCTGAAATTAAATCTATCCGAGAGGGTGATGTTAATATTAAGGCTGCACATTGTATCTTTAAAGATGGTGAATTATTTATTAAAGGTATGCATATAGCTGAATACAAGCAAAGTGGTATCCACCAGAACCATGACCCATTAAGAGAACGCAAATTACTCCTTCATAAAAAGGAACTAGAAAAGCTCTTTAAAGGTGTGAGTACTAAAGGTGTAACCATAGTTCCGATTGCCCTACTATTGTCCAAGGGTGGTTATGTTAAGTTAGAAATAGCATTAGCCAAGGGAAAAAAACTTCATGATAAAAGAGAGGATATTAAGAAGAAGGACATTGAGCGAGAAACGCAAAGAAAATTTAAGTAATAACCCATAAAAACCATAAAACTATATATATGAGTATGAGACCATTGGTTATCACTGAGAGGATAACAAAGAGAGAGACCGAATCTTTTAAGAAATATCTACAAGAGGTAGACAGCATTCCAAGAATCTCACCAGATGAGGAATTTGAGATATCAATAAAAGCACACGGTGGTGATGAGGAAGCACGTAATGAATTAGTTAGAGCGAATCTAAGATTTGTTATTAGTGTTGCAAAACAATATGCAAATAACAAGGTTAGTCTTGAAGACCTTGTGAATGAAGGTAATGTTGGACTAATTGAAGCTTCTAAAAGATTCGACCCATCAACTGGATTTAAGTTTATATCATATGCAGTATGGTGGATTAGACGTTGTATTATGGAATTCTTAACAAAGTGTTCTAGAACAATCAGAATCCCAAGTAATCAAGCTGCTAATATAACTAAGTTAACCGATATTATTGGTGAATTAGAGCAGAGCTTAGAACGTAAGGCTACTCATGATGAAATCATGTCTTATCAAGCAATCATTGATGGTGCTTTTAGTGAGAAAGATATTAAGTTTTTTACTAATATTTCAGTCACAAATACTGCATCATTAGATAAGCCATTTGGTGATGATAGTGATGCGAGCACATTAATGGAAACTATTGAATCAAATATGTTTGAGGCTACAGATGAAAAGGTGAATAGAGAAGGTGATAAGCTTAATGCAGACATCCTAATCAATTTACTTTCAAAACCAATGCAAAGACATGTAATCACTAGATTGTTCGGATTAGATGGTGATGAAACACAAGATTTGAGACAAATTGCTGATGACCTTAGTATATCTCGTGAGAGGGCTAGGCAAATCAAAGATACGGCACTTAGAATTCTAAAAGAGAAAAGTAGCCGTAATCAACTTAAATGGATGTTAACAAAATGATAACAAGATTCTATGATGAAAGGGCACGATTGAAATATTGTGTCAGATTATTAAACACTAGATATGCACTAATTGAAAGAACCTATATGGGTACTTCTTATAGTGAGTGGAAGACTCGTGGGTATCATAGTGAAGAAGATGGTGCCAATTCATTACTTAGACAAATTAAGGATAAATATACTTATGAGTTTAATGAACAAGGTGAACAAATTTATTGTAAAAATAATGAAAATGGTAGTTGGTTCAGAAAAACTTTTGATGGATTTGGTAATTGGGTTGGATTCGAAAGGTCATCTGGTATTTCTAAATCTTTTGGTAATGATTATAGTTATGATATTAGATTTTGGAAAATAACTTATAAGAATGGTATCTTAATGACATATGAGGATTCAGATGGTAATTGGTGGGATAAGAATGTCCTACCAATGGATTCACCACCATATGAACCAATTCGAATTGGTAATGGTAACCAATTATGGTTTCCAGAACCACCAAATGAAGGTACACAATTAAAATTAGATTTAGAATTTTCTTAAAATATTCTTTACATTGAAGGTGCTTAAAGTATCTTCTTTGTATGAATAATACTATTAAAGAATTAGTACATCAATATCTAGATAACACATATAAATTAGAAATTGCAACACTTTCTGATTATATGGTGATATTAAAATTTAGTAATAGGCGTGTTCCTATTACTACAATGTATGAAGATATTATTGAAATATTTAATCTTCATCCATACAACTGTCGTGAGTATTTTAATACATGGATTGATTCAGCTTCATTAAAGTTAAACAATGATTCAGTTGATGACTTATATGAAAAATATGCTAAATCTAGGGGTTTAACAATTTTACATAATGGATAAGGATATGTTTGATATAGTATATCGTTATTTAGATGTTGAGTACAATATAAATTTCCCAAACCTTGAAGGGTTATATGATTCTAGGAACTCGATTCAAAAAGATAAAATAATTACATCTAGTTCTGGTGAAGAACAATTGTCTGAATTAATCTTAGAAATTGAACTTGGATTTAATATTTCCAGAGATGATGCCTTTTGGGTAATGCATGATTGGTTAATTACTAAAATAAATAAACACATTAATAGTGGTGGTAATGATGTTGCTGAATCTAATTTAAAATATTTACTTGGGTGGTTCACTCAAATGGTATAATCACAGGTACACATTTGTGTATACAGTCTTTTTTCATTGTAGTTTTGGTTGTATTTTATTAAGTTTCTATATATTTATAGTATATAAGAATTGAAGTTATGAAAGATTTTATAAAGAATAAATTAGCAGAGGCAAGAGACTCTAAACCTAAAGAGACTGAGGCACCAGATAGTGGTGGGTCTCAATATGATAAGATTCAAGCATTACTTGGTAATGAAATCTTTAATCATTCTGAAATAATCAGAAAACTTTGGAAGAAGGATGATGCAACTGCTAGGTCTCTTTTTAAAAAGAAACTTGATAGAGCAACCAATGATACTGGAAGTGTCTATTCTTTTGATGAAGGTGAACTAACCAGAATCGCAACAATACTTATGAACACCTCTACCGAGATACGTAAACAAATTGGTAAACAAGGTAAAGGGTAAACACATTAATAATAAAGCTTCCACAAGGAGGCTTTTTTTGTGTAATACCATTACACAAAAGCGTAACCTACAAAGGTATGAATTATTTGTGTGAATTCCTAATTTATTATAAATTATTTTACTTAAGTTATTAACAATCGCTATGTTCTTCACAATGGCAATTAGCACACAGTAAGATACATTTAGTTAATTCCTCTTTCATTCTCACCCAACTAATGTCTTTAAATTTTTTATTATAAAAATCTTTATCCTTTTCTTTTGGGTCAATGTGATGGAATTGTAATGCTCCGTAACACTTATCATATCCACAATGTTGACAACAACCACCCATATGTTCAATGGCTCTAATCCTTTTATTTTGTCTATGTCTAACAACATTATTACTCCTACATTCTTTACAAATCCATTTACCTTGTGAATTCAATAAATATTCAGTTTCACCATGTTTTTTACACTCTTTAATTTTTGTTTCCATATTAATAAATATATGGTTATTACAAAAAGTGTTAATAACTTTCACGATTAGGTATATTTCTCCCTATTCAAAAATATCATATTTTCAAACAGCATAATTTTGTGGAACGCACAAAACCCCATACTAGGCTAATACCTTGCATGAGGTTACATCATTGTTTTGTGGTCTATGGTTAGTAGACCTAGTTTATTGGTTTGGTACAAATATAAGTATAATAATTCATTCCACCAAATAAAATATGAAAATAAAGTTTTTTTAATAAATTAGGAATAACCAAATAAATATATTATATTTGCTATATCATTAAAAACCAACTCTTATGATTAAAGATAGAGCATTAAAAGCTTTAAATTTAGAGCAATACAAAGACACTAATAGACCAGAATGGGTCGGGGAGATAGATTTGAAGCTACCTAGTGAAAGGCAATACATATTACGTATGCTAATTAAAAGACCGTTTGGTGAGTGTAAATTACCCAAAGAATTGGAATGGTGTAAGCCAATGGTTGATAAAGCTTTTAATACTCAATTAAAAATGGGTATAAGACAACCATTTTGTTATCTAACAATAAGGAATGGGTTGGTTGATAGTGAAACTGATGACGAATGGCACGTTGATGGTTTTAGTCAGACAATTACACATTTACCAGAACAAAATTATATTTGGGTAGATAATAATCCTACTGAGTTTATTGTTAAAGAAATTGATATTCCATACGATTTCGATTCTTCTAAACACAACATTCATTATTTTATTGATGATAACATAACAGAAAATGATGTTGTTAAAACAATGAATGAGAAGACAATTTATTGTTTAGACCCATATGTTATTCATAGGAGACCTAAATTGACAAAAGGCACACAAAGATGTTTTATTAGGGTGTCCTTTACTCCAATTGAGATTGAAGATTGTAATAACACAATTAACCCATTGATTTCAACAAACTATAAGAGAGATGGTGTTAAGTCATTTAGAAAAAACTTAATTCAATATAAATAATTGATAAATTATTTGGTCAATCCAAATAAATGTATTATATTTGTATCAGTCATTAATTAAAACCAAATATTATGAGAGGAATGTCAGAAGCTAATAAAGCAAATTACAAGAGTAAATGTCAAAAGATTAAAGTAGTTGTTTATGATATGGATAAAGTAGTTGCTGATTTAACAAAGCAACTAAATGAAATGCCAGAACATAAAGATAAAGAATTTCAACTTAGAGATAACAAATTAGCTCGTGTTGTTGGTCAAGATATGATTACTGACAATGAGTGTTGTTATTATGATAAGATTGATAAAGGCTTTGAACTTGATGTATACCGTAAGTCTAAAGAAAAGGTTGACCCAGAAACTGGGAAAAAAACTACTTCATTTTATATGTACCCAACTTGTACAGTAACACTTTCTGAGTCAGATTTGAAAGAGTACATTAAAGAAGAAACAACATTAGATGTTTTTATGGGTAGTAGATTTATTTACAACCAAAGAATTGTTGGGAATATTGATTTCATGATTTCAAACATTAAATAAGATGGGAATATTTGAAGGATTTAATTTATTTAAAAAACGTAATTTGGAATCTGAATATATGCCAGATTCAAAAGATATTGATTTTTTAAATAAGGTTGTAAAGTTTAATAAGAAAAAAGACCTTAGTACAGAAAACCTTGATAGGTTAGCTGAAATAGAAGGTAATGTGAATGAAATATTAGAATATAATTCTAATATTTATGACGAATTTGATTGTAAAGATGATGATTATCGTCTAATTAGATTACCAGATACAATAACTGATTTACTTAAAGAAGCACAAGATTCAGTTGGTGTTTTAATTGAAGGTGGTGTTAGGAATTACCGAAAGAAAATGATTGTTGAGGGGATGTCTAGGTCACCATTTCATAATTTCGTTAATAGTCAGTCTGAATTAATGTTGTATTTTCCAGAAGACTATAACCGAAAGCTTAAACCAAAAGGCAATTGGATTATGATTACTGAGGACATTGCTGTAGTATCTGCACCAAAAAAATATGATATACATTTTGCTACCCCAGTAGCAAAAGACTGTATTGCATTTGGTTATAAGGTAAAGAGATGGTATGCTAGTATTCTCGTTAATAATAAAGAAGTTTTAATTGAACCTAGAGAATATACACCAATTTATGATGCTAATGCATTATTACAAGCTGTTGATAAAGGTATTACATTAGTTGAGGGTTCAAGTTCAGCTAGATTAGATAAAAATAAAGTATTTTATTTGAAGTCTAGAGGATTCTCCCAAACTGAAATATACCAAATTCTATTTAAGTCAATTACTAATAAAGGGTTTTGTCACTTTAGATGTGACCCAGAGTATGCAAATGCATTTGATAGGGTGAAAATGGGTTTCAAACCAGAATTAGCTTTTAAGATTGAAGAGCATTTAAATAATTTACCAAACTTCAAATTTCAAAAACCATGTTAAGTATAAAAAATTTACATACTAGTGTTAAAAAAGAAGCCATTTTAAAAGGCATTGACCTTGAAGTTGGTGGTGGAGAAGTTCATGCAATTATGGGAAAAAATGGTTGTGGTAAGTCAACACTACTTAGTTCAATTATGGGTTCTGAAATATACAAGACTAAAGGTAGTATAGTATTTAATGGTGATGAAATACAAAATATGGATACAACATTAAGAGCTAGGCAAGGTATTTTTCTAACATTTCAAACCCCATATGAGTTTTTTGAAGCTAGAACTATTGATATTCTAACTAGAGTATGGAATATTAATAAAAAAACAAAAGGAACACCAGAAGAATTTTACGAAGCCCATAAAGATTTATTAACTCTTTTGGATATTGATATGGAAATGCTAAAACGTGAATTTAATGTTGGGTTTTCTGGTGGGCAGCGTAAACGATTAGAAGTTTTACAACTACTTTTGACTGAACCTAAATTAATTCTACTAGATGAGATTGATACTGGGCTAGATGTTGATAGTGTAATTGCCATTGGTAAGACACTAGCGAAGTACCAAAAAGAAAAGAATGCAACAGTTCTAATTGTCACCCATTTGTCTACATTCCTAAAATACTTAGCACCAGATAAAGTTCATGTGATTGATGATGGAAAAGTTGTTAAGTCGGGAGATGGAACGTTAGCAAAAAAGATTACAGAAGAAGGTTATTCATTTATATTGAAATAATGCCTAAGAAAGTGGTACATGAGATTGATGAGACAATAACATTTGCCTTACCAATTTACCCCCAACAATAATAAAATAACTTGAAACTGAATTTAAAAAACGTGAAGCTAAAATTAAAGCCGATTAGTAGCTGAACTCTTTTTAGAAAATTATTCAGAAGAGCTACACGTTCATCATATTAACGGCATTATAGATGATAATAGGGTCGATAATTTAGCTTGTATTACACCCGAAGAAAATATGAGAGCCAGATGTTGGCTCTCATTTAATTTAGAGGTGATTAAATAGTGATGGTTTATCACCCGAAGAAATTTTTATCCAAATTAGAGAAAACTTATGATTTATTTGGATAATCCAAACCTTTTTTGTATATTTGTAGAATAAATTAATAAAAATACAATTCGATTAAATCATGCACATTTTTTTACCATTATTATTTCTAACACTAGCCATTTGGGGGGTTGTGTTAGGTATCAAAGGAGCTAACAAAGTCCAAGATGACGATTCAGCACTTAATTCATTACGTAAGAAATATGACCTTATTAGGAATGAGAACCTATTATCTGTTGATGCATTCAATAGATGGTTCAACGCACCCAAACCAAAACATATTTATGCTCATAGTGGTATTTTTGGTAGAACTGATAAACTAAGTGGTAGTCATTTTGTTGATTATGTGGCTAGTTTCGGATTACTACCATTAGAAGCACAAGCTTTTTATGATGAAAATTATAAAATATTTGTTAAATTCCACAGAGAAGTAGAACAAGATTGGTTAACTAGAAATTAAGCGGATGTATAAGGGTAAAGTCGGTCAAATGACAATATTCGGTGAAGTTGAATTTATTGATACCGAGACATACACTAAGAAGAATAGTAAACGTGACGAGTACATTTATGTAAGTGGTAAATATAAGGTAGTTGGTAATGAAGATATTATCGATTTAACTCTGGAATTCTTCAATAAAGATTTAGCCAGACATAAAATTAATTAAAAAAACGAGACTATTATTTGGTAGTACCATAAATGTTTCTTATATTTGAGATATGAAATTAAACTTAAAAAACGCACTCATACCTTATAAGGTAGCTATTACAATTTTATTATTAGTAGTATTTGGATTATTGTACATAATTTTATTTAGTGAATCCAATAAACCGATACTAACCCCAACAGAAAATACTAGGGCAGAATTTAACGATACCACGTTCTTAATGCAAACTAGGTCTGCTGATGCAGTCATAATGCAATTTGAGGTTACAGCAAAATTAACTGATGACCGAGATTTATTCAATGTTAAGAACATGATATATGAGGCAAGTATAATGAATAATGTCTTATATTTCTATAATGCAACAGTTGATGGTACAATAAATGACAAAGTTTGGCTACCCAACGCAACTATTAATAGTATGGCATTCGAACAGATGTTTATGGATTTAGTCGCTAAGAGAGATTCATTAAATGGATTTCCACTAGTTGGTAGTCAATTACCTGTTAATATTATAAAATAAACATGAAAATGTTTGGATAATTAATATATTGTTTTTATATTTGTACCATGAGCAAGAGTAAGAACCCAAAATATATAGCCGAAGGCAAAAGACGTATGAAAGTACGTAAAGATGCACGTAATGGTAATTACCGTAAATTATGTGCGGAAGCTAGTGAATTGGGTTGTACCTTAAGTGGTGTTAAATATGGTTATTGGGCTGACCCAAACAGTCCAACAGGTTATTCACAAAAATGCTCTTACGAGGCTTATGGTACATGCCAATCACCTTGTAATGGTGATTGCTAATAAAATAAATATGACTAATAAATGCCCATTTTTATTACAAACGGCTAGAGATTATGATATGGAGTATCATGATGTAGAGAGAATTTATAAATTCTGGAATGATGAAGGTCTATTTTATGATAAACTTGAAGAGTTTATTAAAGACAGACGTAATTCACATTAATTATATTGCGTGGTAGCTTAGTGGTAGAGCTTTTTGCGAGTGGTTCGATTCCCTCCTACGCAACTAAAAACTAAATTATGAAACAATTATTATTTGCTATTTTATTAACATTTGGATTAACAGCGATTGCTCAAGACACAATTAATCTTAGACCAAATACAGAACGTATTGCAATTCTTAATGATACTAAAGATACACTTTATGTTGTATCTGAAATGTATGAAATGGTATTGGTTATGTGGGAATACCCAAAATATGATTTGGAACGCCCAACTATTGTTCCAGTTATTTCATTAACAGCATATAGGAAAGAATATTAATGTATCAGCCACAACTAAAACATAAGGCGACTCATGGAGGTTATCGTAAGAAACCAACTAAAGGACAAGTTAGTAGTTTAATGGATATGTACCAAGCTATAAGTAATATTAAACCAAAGCCTATTAAGAAACAAGTTTTAGTGCAACTAAAGTTGAATTTTTGATGAAACAATTAAAAGAACTATATAATAATATTAACAAAACTGATAAGTTAAAACTTAATCAAGCATTCAATATGAATGGTTGGGTTGTTATATTAAATTATTTTGATGGTAGAATTGAAGTTGGAACTCATACTGATAAGCAATCGATTAATTCAACTAGTTGGAAAGGCTTTAAATTATCTAATATAAGATATGAGGACATTGAAGAGTATGTCCATAAATGTACAAAAGGTGAATTGAAAAATAATTCACAAAAAATTCACAGAAGTCAGTATTTATTATTATCTTAGTGGTCAGTTAAAACATCAAAATATGATTATGAATCCAAATGAGTTAACACCCTTTAAATTTATATTATGGCGTATTAAAGATGAAATTAGAGAAATAAAGTTACGTTTAGATAATAAGTCATTTAAGAAAATTGCACCCAAAATTACAAAACCAAAAACAACTGTAGAATGCCTACAACAGTATGCTGAGAAGGTGGTCTTAGATTCAAATTTAAACCTAGAAAATGTTTTAGTACATAATGAAGGACAATTTGGTTTAGCGGGTCGTTCATATTCAACCATGACTGATACCATGAATGATGGTATTAAGTATGATTTCGAAACAACCCATGCATTTACACCATATATTATAGTACCCGAAATAACTGGTTGGTGGGAATTTCGAGCTTGGTTACATGAAGTAGGACACCACAAGAATAAACATTACCGTGAGGTAATTAAGCCAATCTATATTCAAGAATATGAGGCTGAAATATATTGTATTAAAATGGCTAAATATTGTCCATATGTTGATGAAATAATGCTTAAGAAAATTATTGATTCAGCTAAATGTTACTTATTTTCACATATGGAAACAGCTGTGGAAGATGGGGTAATTACAAAGTACAATAAGATTCCTAAAAAAGTGCGTAAATTCATTGAAGAGAATACTGATGCTAAAGAAATATTACATAAAAAGTTAGTTGAAAAAGCACAGCGTGATTTGAATAATTTTGGTAAAATATATGAGCAAATATTTGTATGAGTAAAAACTGGACGAAAAATTGAGTTATGTTAGATAAGATAAAAAGATGGTTAGCGATTGAAAACAAAAAACCATCAAATAGTGTATTATTTTGGAATGCAATGTATTATGTTACGTTAGGTATTAGTGCATTATTTAGTTTAGATTTGTTTTGGTTGTTATATGGTATTAGCTCATTTTTAGCTATAGGTATATTATTTGATAACGATGAAAGTTTAAAAATTAACTATTGGGTTATGACCTCAATGCCAATACTATTCTTAGGTTTTGTGGGTGGAATTGCATTTATCATAATTTATCCATTTTATAAATTAGTGACTTGGATAAATAAATTACTTAATGGAAAAACTTGTTTAAGACATGATTATAAAAGGATAACCGAAACACCACCAATGAGGGATTCAGATAATACAATTTGTTCTTTCGAAGTCACATATGAATGTCGGAAATGTAATAAAGAAAAGAAGGGTTGGTCTGATATGTATTTGGGTATGGAAATAATAATAGATGAAGATGAAAAAGATTAAATATTGTATAGTATTAATTTTAGGATTAGTGTTAGTTGGATGTGGGTCTGATATGGAATACACCTACGATTTAACATACACAGATGGTACAGAAGAAACTGTAGTAACTAAAAGTAAGATGGACTTTGAGAGTGGTACTGATTGCATTATAAGTACTGGTTGTGGTTGCGGTGGGACAGATGATAAGTATTGTGGTGTTCGAGCATTCAACCTAATTGGTGAACGTGAAGTTGGTAGTAAGACTGTTACTAAGTCCTATAAACCAGATGATTTTTAATGAAAACTGAAATAACATACACGTTGCATGGTACTAGAGATGGTGAACATTGGTTTCAATTGGGTAAGGAACTTAAATCTAAGAAATTAGTTTTAGGGGCTTTAAAAAAAACCACATACCCACCAAACTATTCAGAATTTATTGAATTGAAATGGGTGAAGAATGTTAAGACCATTATGTCAAATGATGAAGAATTTACTGAGTATGAATAGACGAGATGCAAGGTTAGTGAGTGAAAATAATGACTTCACTAGGGGAGAACTACAAGATATGTTAGTCAAAGCCCTAGAGGTTATGCCTAAATCCTTTTGGAAGAAACCTTCACCCAATAAGTCATTTGATAATGGTTTCTATTTTAATTTAGTATTATCTTGGGTTAATTATACCGAAGAAACTAAAGACGATAAAATGAGTTCAATTACTTCATTTAGAGTACTTCATAAATTTGGTGAAATGTCACCTAGATATCCATTTGGATTGGTGAAGAAAACTAAATCTACTAGCATATTACATTCAGAAGAACCAAGTCTAATACTCAAAGATAAATACAAGAAAAAATGAAACTGATTGAAATCGATGGTCTATTAAAAAGACCTATAGATATACAAGATGGTTATGCTGATGATAATAATATTAAATCATTTAAAGGTCGAACAATTGAAACAGATAAACCAATTGATGTATATCGTAACCTAAACAGAAAGGGTCAAATTTATTCAATTCGTCAAAGTGGTAAGGTTGTTGCCCATACGACTGCTATTTGTATAAGACAAGCAGAATTTATTGTTAATAGTAGTGGTAAGGCTAGAGCCATAAAAACTATGCAAAGGAATGTACATGCATTCATTCGTGGTTTTTATGATACAGATGGTATGGGAACAACAGCTAAAAGAAATGACTTACCAGTTATATTGACATATTCACCATTTTTAACAAAAGGGTTTCATAATAAGATTAGTGGTAATGAATTAAATGGTGCATTATTCTGTATTATTAATAGTGAGGGGGTTAAAGCTAGTTATACACATTAAAAATAAGTAATATGTTTGAAGAAAAACAAGAAATTTGTAGAGCCTGTGGAGACAAATGGTATTCAAAATGGTACAAGGATGGTTTTTGCAATAAATGTCAAGAAGATGGTACTTATGACGAATATTTATACCAATTAAGTATTAGTAAATTAGTCAATAAAATTTTCACATATTTAGTGATTGGTTTATTAGCTACTGGCTTAATATTATTTTTCACATAATGGCAGAACTAATTGTTGGTTTAATAGAATTATTTTTAGAGTTTGGTTTAATGTCCAAATCTGTTGGTGGGTGCTTATTTTGGTTATCTGGAATAATTGGTGTTATCGTAATCACTTATTTTTTATGGTGCTAAAATTTGGTGGATTCAAATATTATCCTTATATTTGTATCAGTCATTAATTAAAACCAAACATTATGTCACAAGAAATTAAATTAACAGAAGACGAAAAAGCACAAATTTTAGCAATTAGAAAAGAGAAAAAAGCTAAAGGTCAACTAAGACAAGAAGCTTATGATAAAAATATTATTTCTCAAACTGAATATAAACAAAAATGTATTGAGAAAAAAGTTAAGGAAAACCAAGCATTAGTTAATGCTTATGAAAAATATTATTCCCAATTACTTCTTGTTAACCCAAATTACAAATTAGTAACCGAAGATATTGAATTTTCTGAAATTGTTAAAGTACAAAAATTAGAGTATATTGATGATGAAGGTAATAATATTTGGAAAGATTCTGACGGTGATTTTTTGAATGATTCAAAGACAAAAGAGGTAATTACAACATTAACCGCAAAAGGTGTTACTTCAATTATTAAATATGTTGGTTCAGATGTGCCAAAAGGATGTAATTACCGAGTACAAATAGATGTTACTGATAATGGTGGTAGACATAGAACTAATTTAGTCTACAAAATGCAGTATAAAGGGACTAATGTTGATTATACTGATGGTAACAGAAAATATACTGTTGCTAAAACGGTTAATGAAAGAATTATTCAACACGTTGAATGGAAAAAAGCTGAAATTGAAAGAGAAATTCAACAAAATAGTTTAAAAACTAGGGCATTAGCTAAAGCCAAAAGCCAATATATTAATTCTAATGTTATACTTAGTGAATATTATATAAGAAATAGTAATAGTACTTATGATATGCTTATTGTTACTTTAAGTAATGGAATTGAAGTTGAACTTACTTTTAGTGAAAGAGACAATGTTATTAAATTTTCAATAAGAGACATTAGAAATAAGCATTCTATTAGTGCGGATGGTCTGATTGGAGCCTTGGCTAAGATTTCACCTAAAGAAGCATAAAATGTACGTAGAATTAGATACAGAAGACCTATTAAAGTTAGTTGAAGCAACACCTCCAAGTTATACACAACAACAAACTGAACGTATGTTAGAATTAGGTCGATATTCAAATACATTTGATAGGTGGATTTGGAACGAGAAAATTAAAGCAATGCCAGATAATAGTTTATATGCGTTGTATAATGAATGTAAAAACGGTAAAGTATGAAAAAATTATTAGTATTGACATTAGTACTAGGTATCTTATTTAGTTGTTCATCTACTGATGATGGGGATAAGGTTAAAAACATTAATTACGAAACTATTAATGTTGAAGATTATAGTGACAAGATTAGGATTTATAAGTACACAGTAAATAATATGGAGTATCGAGTATTTGTCAATATTGATGGTGGTGGTACAGTGGTTGTTAACACAACCTTAGAGCAACTAAAAGTTGATGAATTAAAATATGATAAAATGCATAGGTAATATTAGGATAATATATTATTTTATATTATATTTGTATTGTCATTAAAAACCAAACATTATGTATAACGGAAGAACAATAAGAGAAGCAATGAAGGAAGCACATGAGAACGTAGATAACTACGGTGGTACGTGGTTCGTTTGTAGTGATGAGTTCAAGTCTGTTGTGAAAGAATCTTATTTTATAACTGATGAGGGTGACCGTAAAGTTAAACCATTCGTGTGTCTATATAACACTAATGATATGAAGTATGGTTTCCATAAAGTCCAATGGGTTAATGGCGAGATTGTCATTGATACTGATGATAGATTAGAGGAAAGATTCTTCCAACCATATGACACAAAATTTGTTGAAGAAACAGTTGTACATAAGAAACGTAGTATTGGGGTATCTACTACCTCTCCAATAACGATTGGTGACCCACACGTTGGGACTTCTATTGCCTTAGCTAAAAGTCTAGAAATTGCAAGAATGCATGATAGGTTAAAAGATACCATGTCTCTACCAACTGGTAATTTGATTGAAAAATCTAAAGAGCGTGGTATTGATATTAAAAATACCTCAAAACCATTTATTATTAATAACCCATATGAGGGTATGAAAAATTGGTTTGATGAACCATACGTTGAACCTAAAGTGTTTGATATGGCAACTGGTAAAATGAAACCATTACCAGTTAGTGGTTCAATTAGTGAAGAGAAGCGAAAAGCTTTAAGGAAAAAAAGAAAGAAAAGACGTAAATGATTTGGTTTATTAAATTATTATTCTTATATTTGAATTGTTATTAAAAACCAACATTATGCGAACAGAATTAGAAAAAAAATTAGCAATTCTTACATTTAAAAAAGAGAGAGAAATTGTTCAAGAAATTACTTTATTTGGTGATAATAACCACACAATAATTGATTATTCAATTGATGTAATTGAAGGTAAATATGATGAAGATGAAATCTATAACTTAGAAGAAGAAGAAGTTATTACTGAGGGGGAGCGTTCAAGTATTATTGAAGTTTGCTATTGGGTGACAGGTAATGGTGAGGAATTAGTCGATTTGCTTTGGAATGAGGAAAGCCTAGTTACTGAGTTACCAAATGAAAGTAAAGTTGTTAGTCAGAAGCATTGTGCTAAGACTTGCAAAGAATGTCCGTTTTCAAATACTTCACTACCAGGTTGGTTGTCAGATTATACTGGGCAAGATATACTTAATTTCAAAAATGCTGAGGCAAGTTTCCCTTGTCATATGCAAATGACTGATGGTGATTTGTCAGTAGAGCAAACTCAACAAGCAATTGATAAAGGTGAAATGAAACTTTGTCGAGGATATGTTGAATTTGTCATTAAGTCATGCAAGCAAGTTACTAAAAACGAGCAACTAGCAAAAGCAATTGAAGAAGTTAAAGCGGATGGATTGTCTGACCACACAATGAGTATGTTTGAATTTTTTAAGCACCATAAATTAGAAGTTTAAAGTATAATATTATACTTTTTTATATATGGAATTTAAAGCTAAATACTGTGAGCATACTGGTAAATTCTGCTATTCTAGTGAAGCAAAAGCTATTAGGGCTAAGATTCGATACACAGATATTAAGCGAACCTATTATTGTACCCGTTGTGATTCTTGGCATATAACTAGTCAGTCATATGAGGCATATACTGGTAAAAAAAAGAAGAAAGATAAAGCTCCCTCAATTAGTGATATTAAAAAGAAGATTGCTAGTTTGGATAAGAGGATTAAAAAGAAGGGTGCTAAAAATAAATGATAAAAGTATTGTACATCCCAAAATTTATTACTATCTTTGCATTAAATAACAAGATAGTTAATATCAAATTAGATGGGCGAACCAATATATGTCTTCGATGAAGAAGGTGCAAGATTTTTAGTAACCAACGTTAATGCAATGTTGGAAGAAATGCCAGATGAAGGATTAGAAGTGATTTATAAATCAACAAGGTATTTTCACGAATTTAATAAAACTGTTCTACAATTAATGGACAGAGGAATAATCCAACAAACTGAGGGTAACCCTTATGATGTTGAAGGTGTTGAAAGAGGACTAACAGCTTTTGCCGACAAAATAACTGAAAAATTAGGTGGTGATAAGTTAATTCAATATAATGAGGAAACTGATGCACAATGGGAAGCAAATAAACCTAAAGGTTTTGAACTACCACCAGAAGAATCTGGAGAAGAGGAATAAAAAAAAACGACATAAATTTGTTTATGTCGTTTTTTTGTTTTACATTTGTTGTATGGAGTTCACAGTAAAAATCACCAAGAAAGATGTTATTATTGGAGTACTAACTAGTTTACTACTAATAGTCACATTCTGCAAAGTGAGATGGGGTGATGAACCTAACACAACGTCAAACATTCTCCAATACGGAATGATTGATGATGATATAAATTATACTATTATATACGACCAAGTTAACAATGTTAGTAAGGTATCAGCTGAGCTATTCGGTAATAGCGATACCATTAACGTTGATGGTGTTTATTTTGTTAAAATTAAACCCGTGTCTGATGCTAAGACACGAGCAATAATATTAAGGGAAAGAAATGAAGATAGAGATTCAATTAAAGTTATACGTGGTTAGAAATGCCAAAGGGCAATTTTTTAGAAGCAAAGGATATGGTGGATACGGTAAGACGTGGGTAGATGATATTCAGAAGGCTAAGGTATACACTAAGATTGGGCAAGCACGAAGTCGTGTGACTTGGTTTGCTAACACATACCCAGAATATGGTATTGCTGATGTAGTCGAGTTGGATGTTACTTCTGGTACTGTATTGAATGAAGGTGATAGAGTACGCAAGGCTCAAATTAAGAAGAAACGTGCTGAGTTGGAGTACCAGATTCGTTCTGCTCAACGTAGAGTTGAGGAAGCTAGAAACGTCCTTAATGACACTGAGAATCAGAAGGCTAAGTTCGAAAAAGAGCAAAAGAATTTGGATGATTTACGAGAAGTCTTAAAAAAAATTGAAGATTAATTTGGTAGATTCAAATTAATTACTTATATTTGTAATGTAGATATGATAAGCTAGATAAAAAGGTACTGACCGCTACAGGAAGAACTACCAACTAGATGTCGGGGTATTGACCCTCACTGCCACCTAAAGTCAATCGAAACTGGAACGTATGTCAGTGGAGCTAAAGGGGTGGAATCTATACATCATTAAAAACCAACAAGAAATGAGTGATACAAAAAAAGTAGTAGAAAAAAAAACAACACCAACTGAGGTAGTATTTAACCTTATTAGTACTTTGATATTGATTGGGTCTGATATTGACCTAAAAGCAATGTTTACTGAACAAGGTAAATATAGTGATGACTTCAAGATGCACGTAACTATGGCAAGAGGTGGTTTATTTAAAAAGTCTGCTGAGAAATTTGTCAAAGGTATTTTCACAAATGTAATTCTAAAACGAAAAGAGTATTTGGATGCATACATTACCATTGAGGCTAAAGAGTTAGCTAAAACTGAAAAGAAGTTACCAAAATGGTATGGTAAGAAGCAATTACTTGCTGATATTGAAAGCCAAGAAGGTGAAATGAGTGAACAACAAAGAATGATGTTGAAAGTCAATGATTTGAAAAACATTTTCTCTAAGTTAAACCGTAAAGGTATTAATAATTGTCTTGGAGATGGAAAAATGACTGACAAAGAATGTCGTGATGTCATTGCTTCAATTACCCAAATGGAGAATAAACTTAAAGACATACTATAAGATATATTGGGGTGTGGTGAAAAGGTAGACACGCCAGTCTGATGTACTGGTGCAGCGAGAAGCGGGTATAATACTGCGGACAGGTGAATACCATAATGCCTACTAATAGTTAGACTATAAACTGAGTCCGAATGGATAGGTGTAGGGGAGAAAGTTTGGCATGGAGGTTCGATTCCTTCCACCCCAACAAAATTAATTTGAGAAAAGCGAAAGCTAAACTAAAAGTACTAGGAAATTACCACCTAGGAATCGCTGAGTAAGGAGTAGGCAGATGGTCTCTGTTATACAACGTTGAAATTCGAATAACCTAAAAGCGAGGGTGTAGTTGAGATGAATAGGGGGCTTCATTGCTTGTGACTGAGGAAAAGGTCATTACTGATAGCAACTTGTATCTGCACATTTCTTCAAATTAATTTGTTTTTACGAATTATTATTCTTATATTTGTATTAACATTAAAACCAACAATGATAAAAACAAATAATACAGTAATTTCAGACAAACACTTTGACACAATATCTAACCTATTGGATGGAACTGATTTCAATGGTGTAGATTATGATAAAAGTAAGTCACTATTCGAATATGGATTTGTATATGATGGTAGAAGTAATTCTTTAATTTCAACTCATACATTAGATATTTGGAATGATAAAGAAGCCCCAATACGGTTTGGGGTGGTTGAATTAACCTTAGATAGAATTGATGATGTATTCAATGAAAATTCAGAACAAATATTATCTGAGACAAACACAACCTTAATAGAATGGGATGAATTATGTGATTCATATAAGATTAACCTAATTGAAAATACATGTGGTGGTCTAAACCTTAGCGGTATGAAGATGGATGTAACTAGTGAGAAATTGATTCAATATTTAAAAACTAAAATAGATTAAAATGGATATTGGTAAAACATTTGAAGATGCACAAGCACTAAGCAAAGAGCATGAAAATTTTGAAGCACCAACATTGGAAGATTTAGCTGATGTTAAGGTTGGTGATACTGTGAAGGTATGTATGTCACCAGAAAGATTCTGGGCTGAGATTACTAAGGTGGATGGTGAAAAGCTTGAGGCTAGAGTAGATAATAACTTATTTCATGGTGATGAGTTTGGATTCGATTTCAACGACACTATTAAATTTGAAAAAAGAAACATTTATTCCGTTTTTGGATAAAAATAATTATGAATATATTTGGTAGTGTCAAAACTATTACTTATATTTGTAATGTCAACAAAGGATAACGTACTCAACGGTAAGTAGTGTCTGAGAGCCAGAGTGAAACTGGTAAGGAGGTTCGTAAGCGATTTAGTTCGAATTGAGAATGCAAAGTGCCTATCCCTCCTAATTATTCCAATGTTGATAAATGGTGATTGTAAAAAGGTGGGTAGTTAGTAAACTAGTTAAAAAACACAGAATTACGTAATAAGTGTTCAATATATACTAGTGTGAAGGCGAGCAAATTGGATAGCGTATCCCACGCCCAAAGCAAAAGACTAAGCTAGAAACAGTCTATTGTCGTGGAATTGAAAAAGGTTCAACTCCTTACTTCACCACAAAACGTCTGGTGTCAGATTAGATTCTATAGATGACTACATGGTTATTCATGTCTGAGCAAGTTATCGTGGTAACACTAAGTATAGGATATTGATTTGGTGACAAATATTATATAATATATTTCTGAAAATAGATTTAGTCGCTCAGATAGATTGAAAATAAGAATGTTTTATATAAGTTGTAGGTTCGATTCCTTCCCAGATGACTAAATATGTTTTAATGGTGTGAGCATTAAATAAATGGAGAGTACTTGAAATTTATTTATGTATTAGTCTAAGAGATAATTGGCATTAATCACATACGCATAAAGCAAGCACTTTATGTAGGGTTCGAATCCCCAATAGGACACAAATTGAACTAACTGATAAGGGAACTCAATGACCCAGATAGACTTGGATAGAGGATAACGTAAGGGAATATGTGTGGTGGTATAACGAGATAGTAGGACTGAAACCTATAATACCATCTAAGTGATGGGAACAGTAAAAAGCCCACATATATTTGTTCTTTTAAATTAAAAATGTTAAGAGTTTTAGCATCATAGCTCGGTTGATATGGTTTAGAAAATAGTTTTACGTAGACTATACCACCCTTCCAAAACAGATGTTTTTTAAATTAAATGCAAATAAATTAGGAATAACCAAATAAAGTTCTTATATTTGTATTATCAGTTTAACCAATTAATAATAACCAATAAAAAGTAACTAATATGAAAAATAATTATTTATTAAGTGAGAAAGATTCTAACCAAGTATTTGCAGTAATTAAAGAAGTTGAACCAATTTCAGCACTTAGAAATACCGAATTAATTAATAAGGTTGGTATAGCTATTGAAGAAGAGTTTTGTTATGAAGAAAAAGTTAAAGTAATTCATGATAGTTTTAGTGAAATGGGTGGAACACTTTATATGTCTTTCAAATGCGTTGGAGATTGTGATGAAGAAGAAATTAGAGAAGTAGAATTAAATTTAACTACAATATATTAAGTTTTATTTATAAAATACTAAAAGTTGTATGTGTTATATCATACGTTTTAGTTTATTTGGTTTATGGGGCAATGTGGTGTTGCCCCAATTTTCTAAAAATAATTGTAAAAATTAGGAATAACCAAATAAAGTTGTTATATTTGTACCACACATAAATTAAAAATATGAAAAAAGGATTTATTATAGTACTAGTTCTTGGACTAATTTTAGCATACCCAATTGCAAAATTTTCAAGTGTTGAAGTAATTGAAGTAACCATTACTGATAAAGAAAGAATTTCAACAGGGAGTGGTGATGATTTAGAACATAAATTCCTAATATATACTAAAAATGAAGTATTCGAAAATACTGATGCTTTATTTCAAATGAAATGGAATAGTACTGATGTTCAAAATGATTTGAAAAAAGATTCAACTTATAAAGTTAAAGTATGGGGTTGGAGGATGCCGTTTTTCTCAACCTATAGAAATATTATTTCAATTGAAAATTAGGAATAACCAAATAAATTATGTATCTTTATGTTATGGATAACGTGATGTTTAATGAAGAATTTGAAGTTGAAGTCTTAGAGCATTTCACTTACGCTCAACTAGAATATTTTTCCAATACCTTAGTAAATGCTATTAAGGATTTGGAAGAGATAAAAATGATGGCTGTTCTTTGTCAAAAAGATAAAGTAGCTGTCGAGTACCAAAGGTACATACACATAGCTAGAGCAAACCGAGAGGCAATGCTTGTTGTTATGTTAGCTAAAGAAGGTGATGTTTGTGAACATACAGATATTGAAACTGTTTGGCTAAACTAAATTGCACTTAATCCTCCGCTCGGAGGTAATTCATAAGTGGTTTTAATGATGACAGAAAAGGCGAGGTGGTTCTCGCCTTTTCGCTTATATAATAAAATTTAATAAATGATTAGTTAATTCGTTAAATTTTATGTATATTTGTAATATGAGTATAGATATTAAAGAAAACAGATTATCAAAAGATTGGGGTAATCTATTAGCAGCTTTCATTGGTGAAAATCATAACGACTGGGTTATTGCTAAAGAAAAAGGTATTGAAAAAGCTATAATAGAATTATTAAGTCATATAGGTATTCGTGCTATTGTTAAAACAGATAGATATAGCCTACCTTATACACATTCAGTTAGTGTTTCTAATGGACAAAGTTCATATATACCAGATATATATGATACGACTATGTTAAGACGTAAATTACTTAAAGAAGTCATAGATATGAATACTAATAAAATCAGATTTTATGTTTACATCCACACAACTGATGGCATAGGAGAAGGGTTTAAAAATATCTTTACTAGAAAATTCAATATTGAAATTAGATTTTATCCACATTAATGAAGTCAATTAATCAAATATTTAGAACAAATCCAGACCTAATGAATGAATCAGAGGTCAAAGAATTAATCGAGTACGCACAAGAACTTGAAGAAGAAGTGATTGAATCTAACCAATCGAAACAATGGAGTTTTGAAGATAAATTAACTGAGTTAACTAGGGATGTTTTTAGAGGATTAAAAGATATTGAAAAGCAAGAAAATGAGCATAATCGTTGGGGTGATGAATTTCCTAAACCAAATTATGAGGAATCATTTAAAAACCTAAAACAGTATTTCTTAAATTTTGCAAAAGATAATAATTTTAGATTATAATTTATGAATATATTTGTACTAGATACTAATGTTAATAAGTGTGCTGAGTATCATAATAATAAACATGTTGTTAAAATGGTACTTGAAACAGCACAATTACTTTGTGGTGTTCACCATATGACTAAAGGTGAAAAAGATATAGAAAACATTCCATATAGATTATCTCATAAGAATCACCCATGTGCAATATGGGCAAGGACTTGTATTGAAAATTATATTTGGTTATGTAAGTTAGGTATAGCACTTAGTGAAGAATATACTGTTAGATATGGTAAAACACATAAATCTCAGCAAGTAATTCAATGGTGTTATGATAATTTACCCAACATTAATAGTAATGGTCAAATGAGTGAGTTTCCATTAGCTATGCCAGAAGAATGTAAAAAAGACACAGCAGTTAATTCATATCGTAATTACTATATGACTGAAAAGCGTAATATTGCTGATTGGAAATGTTCAAAACCATTTTGGTATAAATAAATTTGGTAGATTCAAATATTATTCTTATATTTGTATTGTCATTAAAAACCAAATTGAATGGGAATATTAGATAATATAGGTAATTTTAGGGTTGGTGGCTCAATTGATGCACAATTTCGAACAGGTAATGCCTTAGAACGTATTATGATAGCCTCTGGTCAACAAGTTGGTGGATTCACCTCTTTCTTGACTACATTAGAGCTTTTTGGATATCTCCTATTAATGTTTACTGGGATATTCATTATCTGTGCATTCGCAATTATATATATTCTAATATTTGTTGCTAGAGTATGGGGTTACTTATTTCCTTCAAAAGCTCAAAAAAAGGCATATGCTAAGGCTAAAGCAAATGGTGAGTTCATGAGTGATAAGGAATTAGAACAAAGACTTAACAGATTCGAATTAACAAAAGAGGAAGAAGAAGAAATTAAAAATATGCATTAATATAAATTCATGGGAAAATTAGATAATAATAATAATAATTGGTTCTCTACAAATGATAATATTGATACAGGTGTATCGGTATTAATTGGTATTATATTTATACTACTTGGGTTTAAACTCCTTAATGATTTAAATAATAGTGATGAAACTAATGATATTACTATTGATACTGAATTAGTTCAATGTATTGAACAGGGATTCATTGACAATAAATTTGTGGTAGATACTACAATGATTGATTATCCAGATTGGGTATATAATGATATGGTAATAACGTATTATAGTAACAGTTTTATTAGAGTTAGTATTGATAATACTAACATTAATATTAGTGATGATGAAGAAGAAAGAATTAAAACAATTTTAAACACTTATTCCGACTATACTTATGTCGGTACTCAAAGGAGATTAAGAAATAAATTCACAAAAGATTGTAAATAATTATGAAAGAAATGTCTTTATGGGATAAACTTCTATTAAAGGGTTTTACCTACAAAATAATAACACACCCATTAAGTTTTTTTGATAAAATTAGAAATTTATTTGGGGCAAATATTAAAGGGAAAAAAGAAACTAATTTTGAACATCTTATTAAAATAATTAATGGTAAAAGTGTTGAAGTATTTGGTTTAGATATCTGGTATACTAGAGTTACTGTTGATGGTGAAACAATATTTGATGCTAGAAGATTTAATGATGATATTTTGTTTGATGCAATAAATAATGCAACAAAAAAACCGACTACTAACAAAGAAGATAAGTGTATCTGTGATATGAATGCGAATGGTGAGCAAATCGGTGGGTTTTGTTTAAAACATAAGACCGATTGGTTGTAAATTATTAAAAATGCCAAAAAATTTAATTATATTATATTTCTCAATATTATGTTTCGTTGCAATTATTGGTTGTGTTGTCTCAATATTCAAGTATAATAAATTATATAAAGTTAATATTGTTGAAGCCAGACCCAAACTAATTGGTGCTTTAATTAACTTTGGTGTTGCACTTATTTCATTTGTGATAATTCTATTAAACCGATAATGATGTTATATACTATAGTATTTCTTGTGGCAATTGTCTTACTAATTATTGGTGAGAAACTTAAATTATATAGTAGAGTAACTAGTTTAGTTAGATATAGACTAGATATGATTATTCTTTTATTTGCAAAGAAATGCCATAAGCAGTTAGAAAAGGATAAGGAAATACACAAAGAAATTATTAAGTCTAATTTCACCAAACAGTATAAGCGAAGTCCATACAGTTGGATGTGGTTGATATTACCGCATTGGAGATGGTATCTAGCTAAGTATGAACCTAAAAAATATGCCCAAAGATATTCTGATGCCACTACTGATAGACCACCAAAATCTCATCGGTTAAAGTTATGGAAAATTAATGGTTATAAATATAAATTTTATTTACTTAGGAGACTAAAAACTAATTCAATAATTAATAAACATATTAAATTAGCACTAGAGGAAAAGAAAAGATAAAAATAGTTGGTTTTACAATAACTTATTCGTATATTTGACTTATGGATTTTTTTATAATATTATTACTACTGATTTTTAGTGGATTCATAGGTATTAGTGCCTTAAAGGTACGTAATAAAGTTAAGCGTACTAGGTTTATTGATAATCTACCCAATAATATAATTAAGGATTGGAGTGCTAACACAAGTAGTTACAAGATAAGTACTTATAATTCTGATGATATAATTGCCGTATATCGTTTTAACAATGGAGATAAAATTAGTCTTTTTAAAATTCTTGATAAGAAAGTTATTGTATACGATAAAAAAAGAGGTAGAACAACTAACCATGTTATTTATTCATGGGATTGGAACGAAATTATTAGTGTACTTAATAAAGTATTAGATAAAGCTAATGGTGGTTCTAAATACCGTACATCTAACTCAAAACCTAAACCAAAGAAAACTAACCCAAACCACTCACACCCAAAATGGGATAGATATTGGTCACTTATTCTAACAATTAGACAAAGAACTACAAACCTAGAGAATTACCCTAAAGGTCACCCAGATAGACCTTCAAGAGTTAATGAATTGAACTCAGCTAAGAGAAGAGCTAAAGCAATGAAGGAAAGATACAACTTTTAAATACTATACTATATGAATTACATTGTCATTAAAACAATCCCAACTGAGGAACTAAAAGAACATAAAGATTATATTGGGTATCTATTCAAAAACCAAGATGGTGTTTACAATATATGTGACACTTTGGAAGATATTGTTAAGTCAAACCAATGGTCTAACAATAGACCAGTCCATTCAATTATGGTATCGGATGAGCCAATTAAAGTTGGTGATAAAATACTAGTTACTTGTGTTAACCAAGAGATGAATGGTAAAACATTTACTTATAATGGTGATGCAACAACAGGTGTCGATTTAACCTCCCTAACTGATAGGGGTGGTAATGAAGTCTTAACAACTAAATTCATTTTGGATGGTGCATATAAGGTTTTAAGAGCTACTAATAGAGAGGATAAAGAGAAGTTGGTCAATGGAATTATTACACCAATTTTAAAATAATTCACTAAATGTTTGGTAGTTAGATATATTATTCTTATATTTGTATCAGTCATTAATTAAAACCAACTAAAATGGGTAACTTAGATAAAATATTAGAGCCATTATTTACAACAACTAATAAGTGGAAAATATTCATTGTTTCATTTATTTCTATTTTTATTGTTGGAGTAACTATATCGTATCTGTTTAGTGATAATACAAAAGCTTCAATATTATTCGCTTTGTTTTTAGCATTTTTATTTAGTGGTGTATTTACATCTATGATTGCATTATCTAGACTTAGCATTGAATTTTATAAATTTGCCGAAGATGTGGAAAATATGATTCGCAATAATGACCCATATAATGATGTTTTGAATAAACTTAAGGAATTAGATAAGCTGTCATTTCATAGAACAACTAGTGAGCGAATTAGAGAGTTGATTAAGATGACTGAAATTAAATATGGTGTCCAATTATTAAAACGTTAATATGAAAGAAACTAAATTAACATTAGATATTATACAAGGACTTGGGATGGAAAGTCAAAGCTACAAACCAGACCATGATGATTTTGGACTAAAGTTTTTATTACCTAAAACTGGATTCGAATTAACTTGTCTTACAGTATGTAATGGTGAACCATGTGATAGTGATTCATTAGAAGGAATGGACGGTTGGTTATATATTACAACCAAAGAAGAGATTGAAAGAGTAATGGAGTTAGATGAGAACCAATTGTTTGAGTTTATTGAGGCTGATAACCCAGAATTTGATAGAGAAGATTTCGAATAAATACCATAGAACATGAAAAAATTATTATTTTTAATGGTTGTATTACTATTGACTAGTTGTGTTGATAAGAATCTGACTGAAAAGAAAACCAAATACACTATTGAAATTCTATATGAAAATGGTGATAGTGAAAGTATTTCACAAGTAAGAACTTATTTTGACAAATCTTGGTATTATTTAAGTGAAGATGGTTGTCTAATATATAAAAGTAATAATAAATTCCTTTTTGAACGGGTTGCTTGTGATGTTCGTAGGTTTAATATCACAAAAAAAGAAAATTTATTAAAAGAAGAATTTTAATACTATATAAGATATGACTGGTACAGCAAAAGTAAAAGATGATAGTAGTTTCCGTTATAAAGGATTAACATTAAATATTATTGGTGTTTACAATGTCCATATGAGTGAGATATGTCACGATATATACCCATTGGGTAGTGTAACATATAAACTCTCATTAGATGGCACACAATGGGAAGGTGAGCAGTCTTATACTGTTATTCATGAAAGTGAATTAGAAGACATTACCCCAAAAGGTTCAGTAGAAGCTAATGTATGGTATGACCGTCTTAAAAATAGTGGTCAGAAAGTTGTTAACAACTATTCAACCCAAATGCTGATAAGTCAATTGACGATATTTATGAGGCATATCTTAAACAAGCTAACCTTGAAAGAGGTAAGGGTGTTAAGTCGTCAAATGATTTGAAAGTTGGTGATGATGCGTTTTTCAGAAAAACTGTTCAACGTAATGGTAAACCAGATATTGAATATGAACCAATTGTTATTGAACAAGCTGATATTGAACAAATTAGTCAATACAAAGGCACAACGTTTGAAGACTTTTGGTATATTGCAAAGCAATAAATATAATAGTATGAAATTTAGAGTCCCAAGAAAAATTAGAAAAAAGATAGGTAAGAAAATCTATCTATATCCACCAGATAAGGATGGTAACTCTTTAATGGCTAAACCTTTAGAGAATCAAAGAGATTATACTGCGTTCTTACAAGGTATACTTAGAACACCATTCCATTTTACTAAAGCTGAGCAAAAGCAAATGTCAATTGAATGGAATGCTAAATTTAATAAGGTGGTTGAGATTTCTGATGAAGAACTACTTGAAGCGGTTAATAATATATTTGGTGAAGACTATCGAGATAATGCTTACAATGTATTACTTAGAGCAAAGAGTCACCCAATTGCAATTAGTGATTACTATACATTTGTTAATGCTTGGGGATTGATTCAAAATGGTGAACGATATGGTAATGTGGCTTGTATGTGTATTGATAGTGCTGAGGATAACTTAAAACGTAGTAAGCCTAGAAAACGAAAGTAATATGAAAAAGAAATATTTAGTATTTTCAAATAAGTTACACGAATATACTATTGTCTCAAAACTAAGGGATGATAATACTACTATTCATACATTATCACATTCACATGGTGAACAATGGTCTGAAACAACCAAAGGTAAGAAATGTTTGCAAATTATTGAAGGTGACTTAGAAATGGAAATTGTTAAACCAAAAATTGGTATGCAGTCTTATTCTGATATTATTGAAATGAAATTATTAATTGATTTTATAACTTCAAAATATAATAATGATGAATTTAAAGTAATTGAAGAAAAAAATGTGAATAAATTTGGTAATTAGAATTAAATGTATTATATTTGTACCAGTCATTAATTAAAACCAAATATTATGTTTAAAGATAAAGAATTTACTGTTGAACAAGGACTTAAAATTCAAGGTGAACAATTAACTGAATGGGAAAGTAAACTACACCCAGAATGTTATAAAGACTTAGTAGCACATGCTACTTCGACAAACCACCTAGCTAAAAGTGGCTTGGAAGTTTGTCGAGGAAATAGTCTTTCAAATTTCATAGCCAATTGGAAGCCTAGTAAGGATGTTAAACCAAATGTTCAATTTGAGAATGTTAAAATTGAAGCTGGTGATAGTGTTATGAGTAAGGATGGTAGTTTTATTGTTGATGGGTTTTATTACCATTTGAGAGCCTTATTTGTCACCACAAAATGTGGTAAAACAATTAAAGGTTATGGAATTACTGGTGTAATTAAAAAAGATTAATATGGTAGGTTTTATATTATTATGTTTAGTAGCATTAGTTTTATTAATAACAGGTATTATATCAGTAAATGAGTATGATAGTTCTGGTTTTTGGCTTATAATATTTGCGATAATTATCGCATTACTTAGTGTTACTGAGAAAACAACTAAAATTGGTGAACCATTGTTAATTGACCATAACAAAATTTCCGTTATGTATGATGAAAATGTGGTAATTATTAGATATGATGGTAATACATTTGAATATACTGATGTGAAAAAATACAAAGCAATTAAAAAAGGTAAATTTAAATTATTTGTTATTAAAGAATATAATATTCTTGGTAATTTAAAAAGTAGAAGGTTTGAACTAAAATTAATAGAATGAAAAAAGTAACGACAGTTGAATTAATGAAAGACGGTGTATCATTAGGACATGCACCATTGATACAAGAAAAAGGTAAAAAAGCAGTCATGTTACATGATGGTAATGAGCCACTTACGTTCGAAACAGCAAAGTTAGCGAAAGAAGAAGGTAAAAAATATATTGAAAAATTTGGATAAGTAATTTAAATTACTTATCTTTACAATATGAAAATGGGGTTGACAATTTGGTTATACCTTTCCTACTTAGCGGTAGGTGACAAGTAGGGTTAGGCTCGACCTCAAATATGAGCATGATAGAAAGATTCACAAGGAAGTCATAACATCTGATATGTGAGTTAATCTTGAATTAGAATACGAGATGATGGGTTCTACTGTTATATCCCCACCATAAGTAGACTACAAACGAAAAGGGGGAGGTTCGATTCCTCCCAACTCCACAAAAACAGTGCAACAAAGCAAAGTAAGATTGCCGTCTGAAACACTAAGTTAAAGCTGTTCTATTTAGGCAATATCGGCAAATATTAGTTAGGTAGTTAGAGTGTATAGTTTAATTGGTAGAACAGCCCCGATGAGGGGCGGGTTTGGGTTCGAGTCCCAATGCATCTCCTAAATTATTAATAATAAAGAATATGAAAACACCTTGTTATATTATTTTAGCAACTAACACCAAAACTGGTGAAATACAAGGTAGAATTGAAAATTCATTTTCAATGGGTCTTTCTGATGATTTTGTTAGAGTAGAAAGAGCTTGGGAATACAACTATACTGCTAGAAATAAAGGTGTTAGTAACAAAAGAGCGACAACAATAACACTAAGAGAAACTTGTAATAAATTAAACCAACACCCAAATACACCAAAAGATGTTACATTTAATTTTTATAGAGTTGGTTCTAAACATTGTCCAGTTAAATTAGATTGGGTGAATATTATTAAACGTAAGAAAAAAGAAAAAGGTTGTAGTAAATTTGATGCTAGAAATTTACGATTTAAAATTAAATAATTATGAAAAAAATATTAATGTCATTATTGATAATCACTTTAATCACATCTTGTTCAACACCAAATCAACGTGCTGAAATAGTTGAAGAATTTGGTGAAATAATTTGGAGACAATCACCCACATCACATGATGTTTTTGAGACATTTTTATGTAAAGATGAAAATAATCACCTATCTATTATTAGAGTTCAAGATGATGCTTCAATATCTTCAATAAATAAAATTAGTGGTTATAAAGTAATTCCAATTTGTGATTAAGTATGTCATTTGTCCCAAGTATTTTCCAAAAAAATATATTTGACTTTATTGTAGATGGTGAAGGTAACGCAGTTATCAATGCTGTTGCGGGTTCTGGTAAAACAACTACGTTATTAGAAGCACTAAAAATGTTACCAAAAGATGCATCAATAATGTTTCTAGCATTCAATAAATCAATAAAAACTGAAATTCAAGAAAAAGTCAACGATTTAGGGCTAACTAATGTAACTGTTAATACTTGTCATGGGTTTGGGTTCTCTTCTTTATTATCATCATTAGAAAATAAACCGTCAATCGATAACTTAAAGTATCGAAAGATGATACGTAATGTTATATCATTCATTCAATCTGGTGATTTAACACCAATTTTAGATTATAAATTCAAAGCTAATGAAATCAAAATATGTCAAGCATTTGATATCGATTGGGAATCTATGGATGATAAATATGAATTTACAAAACGAGTAATCCAATTAGTTGATTTAGGTAGAATGTTTTTGAAAACAACAACTAAATCAATTAAGAAAATCAGTAAGAAATATAATATAGTATGTAGTGGTAATGAAGCAGAATTAGCATCTGCTTTAATTAAGCTAGGTAAGACCTTTGTTTCAACAATTGATTTTGCTGATATGATATATCTACCAAATGAGTTGAAATTAACCACACAAAAATTTGATTATGTGTTTATTGATGAATGCCAAGACCTAAATACAGCACAAAGAGAATTAATGTTAAAATCATTATACCCAAGTAGTCGATTTATTGCTGTCGGTGATAAGAATCAAGCAATTTATGGATTTGCGGGTGCTGATGCTGAATCATTTAATAAACTCACTAAATTACCTAATACAATATCATTACCATTATCAGTATGTTATAGATGTGGGTCTGATATTGTTAAAAAAGCTCAAAATATTGTGCCAGACATACAACCATTTGATAAAAACAAGAGTGGTGTAGTTGATTTAGATGGTAGTATCAATGATATAATCGATGGTGACATGGTTTTATGTCGAAATACATATCCATTAGTCAAACTTTGTTTAGCCTTCCTTAAAGATGGCAAAAAAGCTACAATTATGGGTGGTGACATTGGTAAATCTTTAATCAATATGGTTAAAGAAGCTAACCAAAAAGATATGAACAAAGTTTTTGATAAACTTTATCATAATTTAGAATTGGTATTTAAACGTATTCTTAGAGCAGAAGAATGTACTGATGAAGAAGCAAGACAAAATACTGAATATGTTAATTATGAGGAAAAAATACAAGTAATTGAAGCAATATATACAGTTGGTGATGATGCCTTAAAAATAATATCTAAATTAGAAGATATATTTAATGATTTTAATAAAGAAGGTATTATTTTGTCAACGATACATAAATCAAAAGGTTTAGAATCTAATCGAGTGTTTATTATTCACCCAGAAAAAATGCCTAGCAAATTCGCTAAACAAAAATGGGAACTTACACAAGAAAATAATTTGAGATATGTTGCATATACTAGAGCTAAATCATTATTATCTATAGTAACTGATTTTGATGCTTATTCTGGTAGAGATGGAGAAACTTTTGCCAATAAAATAAATGAGGTTAAAATATCTCAACACATTGGTAAAGTTGGCTCTAAACATAAATTAGAAGGAACTATTGTTGAATGTAGATACATTTCAAATTATAATAGTATGGTGTATGTTATTGAAGATAAAAAAGGTAACATATTTGAAAAATGGGGCGACATTAAACCAAGATTTGTTGTATCAAATGACAATAGTTTAAAAGAAGGTACATTAATCAGAGCAAATGTTACTATTTCTAAACATAGTGAATTTAGAGGGATTAAAAAGAATGGTATTAAAAACTTTGGAATTTATTAAAAATGGATATTGAAATAACAAGTTATATTGATTTTAGCAAACTTTTTGCTGACTTATTTAACTATCATGAAAATGATTTAATTGAATATCAATATGAATCAGAAACATATAGTAATTTATTGAAATTTAATGCCTCAGCTAGAAATAGTTTTGATTTGATAATTGATGAATGTGAATTGTCTGATAAAACTATTTCATTTATATTTGGATATGATTTTAATGATGCAAATGAAAGTAATACACAAAGCTCATCTGCTGATTATCATATTATATATGATAGAATATTAGATGAATTTACTGATTGTATTTATTCACAAGGTTAAATTATGATAATAACATTAGTATTAATAGCAATATTTGTTTTAATTGTATTAGAAAGTCAATCTAACACACAAACAAACTCAACCTCTCAACCACATGTATCTACAAATACTATTGTATTACCAAACGATATAGTGTGTCCAAATTGTGGTAATGATAAATTTAATCCAATAAGAGATTTAGATACTAATACTTTTGATATAATTTGTCCAGAGTGCAAAGAGGTTGCTTGGATTAACCCAAATAGAGAAGAAAGAATACAACAATTGAATAGTATGATTGATATGCTAGATTAAATTTGGTGATATCAAATATTATTCTTATTTTTACAATATGGAAAGAGAAAAAACATTAGCTAAATTCACAGAATTATTCACAACATTCTTATCAAATAAAAAACACCGTATTCATAATAATATTGGTGGTCGTTATTTGAAAAAAAACCAAGCGAATATTATTAATAGTGATAGCAATAATAAATATATTAATAATGCGTTTGAAACCGAATTTTATATTGGAGACCAAAAGCTTGATTTAGATACTTTAAAAAAATTAAATAAATGTTCTAAGAACAAAATTAATCTAAGTCTGGTTGATAAAACTATTAATTTATCTAAAAAAACTGTTGTACTTAATTTTGGTGATAAGCCAAATTTAGTGTTAACTGAACATATTACTCCTAAATTAGCTTATAATATTGAACATAAAATTGTTTGGCGAGGCATATTTAGACGTATATTTTTTATAAAATTAATTGTGAAGGAATCTAAATATGTTACAAATACTAGTAGAACATTTAAATTTGGTAGTATTGTGATTAATTTAACCGAAGGAGAATTTAATAAATTGTTTAGTATAGCGGAAGAATTTAATAAGGTGAGACCTAATGAAATTGATGAAGCGATTTTAGATATTAGAATTAACGAATACAAAGAAAGCTAAACATGGGTTATATTGATTCAGAATTAGGGATAAAAACAGCCAAAGGTTTAGCTAAGTATTTCACAAGTATTTTTGGTCAACAAGTTATGGCTATAAAAGTGGCTAATTCAGTTAGGTTGATATGGGCAGTAGATAATAAATTACATACTCATGATATTAAGGCTAGTGTAATTTATGTCATACAAGAAGAACAGCTTGATGTAGCAATGAATGAAATTAAAAATACAATAATCAAAAAATAATTTGGTGATATCAAATATTATCCTTATATTTGTAAAACAAAATTGGATAATATGTCTTTAAATAAAAACACAATAGCATACGGAGTTAGAATTAAATTGAAAGATAACTTTGTTCAGAAATGTATTGGTGATAAATTTCTAGTAGAACAAGAAGATATATTATTTATTTCTGAGGGTCATGTCTATAATGATTCAAAAGGTGAGTATGTTATGATTAAAGGCGGGTCATTAACCAATTCTGGTTATGCATACCTAGATGAGTTAGAATTATTACACCCAGTCCCAAATAAACCCATTGTAAATAAACCACACCAACACGTTTTAAATTGCGTTGAACATGAATTAATTAACGCCAAAGATGGTGATGAAATTAAAATTATTGTTCAAGAAAATAAAGTTGAAATTTGGAACGGTAGTGTTTATACTGGTAGGCATATATTCAAATAGAATTTTGCTACCCATCATTAATTAAAACCAAAGATTATGAAATTATTTAGTGAAGATGAAATACACGATTTAGTGTTTGATTTAAATGATGAAATTGATGATTTACTTTCAGATGGGTATTCAGCATCTTCACCAATAGTTAAAAGACGTGAAGATAAAATTAATTCCTTAAATAACCAAAAATTAAGTTTCGAGAATGGTAAGAAACACATTAACTTAAAAGATATGACTTTTGTATCTGATGAACTTAGTGGGATTATTTTCATTCAGTCTAGATTTAATAACGGACATTTCTTAGGTTTTTGGTCTCACTCACCTTGGGGTACATGTAATGACCAAGAAACTGGTTGGGTAGTATTCAACCCACATACATTTGAAATTATTGACCAATGTGAGACTAAACATAATGGTGAATATAGAGAATGGCGTAGAGATATTAAAAATAAATTTGGTGGGGCTAAAACCATTAAAGATATGTCTGGTGAAACATTGTGGAAAATGTCTGAAACATAATGAAAGATAGAAACCAATTCATAGAAGCTGACGGTCTATATTGGGAGAATGAAACCCAAGAATGGTTTATCGACAAAACGTTAACCCAATATGCACATAAGGATTCTGCAACATCACAAGATGACACATTACCATATATTTTTTGTTTTTGGGTTCGAGACAAAACAACTGGTGAATATGAAAATATTGTTATGGATAACCAATTTAAAGAAGTTGTTCATTCCTCAAAATTCGGTAGTTGTACAACCTACGTTGATAGACTTAAAGTAGAGAAACGATTCGGTATGCATAAAGAAAAATTCATTACTAGAGTATTTGAGGAAATTGATAAAGAAGATGAAAAAGATATTTAAAAATGGTATTGTATATATTAAGTATTATGGTAAGAAAGACCGTATAACTAATCGTGTACTAGTCATTGGTTTCTTAAGAAAATACTTCAAATTCAAATTTTTCTTATACATTTATTTGCGTAAGTCAAAATAATTCACTACATTTGAATTATGGAAGCAATCGAAAAAGGTAATTGGGTTTTAGTTCCTTTAACTAAAGATGATTTAGATAACCCAAATATTGTCGCAAAAGTTGATAGTGTTACAGATACCATTGTAACTATTGAGCTATCAAATGATGGTAAAGTTGATATCCCACGTAGTTGGTGTAGAGTAGTACATATTCAAAATTTTGAAAAATAATGATAATTACAATTGCATTCATATTAACAGCTTTAGTCACACTTCTTTTTGTGGCGGTAATTGTTTCTTCGATTGGGGAGAGTAGAACTATTGATGTCCCACCATTGTTTATGTTCAAAGCATTACAACCAACAAGATGGTATATTCTATACCCAAGTTTAATTTTTCAAATCTGGTTTTGGTCGGATAAATTTAATATTATATAAGATATGATACAGACATTTAAAATTAGTACAGGAATGGGTAAAACACATGATGATTTACCATTTTTAACAGAAGACCAATATAACGAATTTAACGTTATTGGATATACTGGTAAGAGAAGTAACAAGAAACCTTGTGGTCGTCAAGAATATTTGAACTCACTAAATATTGGTGAGTTCAAAGTTAACCAAACTAAATACGATGATGGTAATTTTATTGAACAATTCACCATTACCTTAGTAACTGAGGATTCAAAAGAAATGTCTGAATTACCAGAATGGTTACAAGAACTTTGGAAACTAGACCCAAGCATTGCTAGAAAGGCTGAGAAAGAAATTAGTAACCTAACTAAGATAAAAGATGAGGTTATTAAAGTTTGGGACGAAGATGGGTTAGGTGGTGAAATTCAAATGAAAACACCTATTGCTTGGCAACGTGTAATTAGATTGTGTAGATAAAATTTAGTATTATGTCATTAGAAAATTCAAAAGAAAATAAGTCATTAAATGCAAAAGTGCAAACTAATGATTATAAAGTAAATGTATTAGTTGAAACAACTAATTCAACTAATATGCATTATTCACATTTAAATAAACAGGTGCAAATTGATAAAGTACTTAGTGATGAGGAAATTATTGAACTTTGGGAGAACCGAAAGGTTGATGATAAATTGAAATTAGCTAAAGATTGGATTAAAACCCAAGAAGGTTATGCCACTTCTAATTGTGTTGATGATTCATTAGATATTGATTATAATAGTATTGTTAAATATTCAAATAAGTAAAATGGGACACCGAACATTAAAGGCATTAGAAGATTCAGACTTACCAGATTCTTGTACAATTGGTGAGGCAAAAGTACTCATACAAAATGAGATTAAAGAACAAGAAAACCAACGTGTAGTACAAGATGAATTAGTTGTCAATAAGTTTAATGGTACTTATCTTAAACGTATCGCACCAGATAAATTATTTGGAGACACATTAGAAGTTATTCAAGTTACAGGTGTTAAACCAGAAACATACACAACCGATTGGGAACGTACGTTTGGTTTGAAAGGACGAATAATTACATTCGATAGATTACATATTCATTCTAGAGAATTTTCAGAAGGTAATGTTTCCGCCTCATATACTGAAAAAACATTAGACACATTCCAAGTTATTGATGAAACAGAATTTTTATTGTATGTTGTAGAGTATAACAAAATTAATTCTACATTACAAACATTACTCGCTGAAAATAAGTAACTATTATGACATTAGAGGAAGTATTGAAATTACTTATGGAGAAACACCATAGGAAGCATATATCACTTAGGTCTGCTAAGTATCTGTATGAAATATTAGAAGGTAAATCTAAAGAAACCTATATAGTATTTGATAATGGTGGTGGTATGATATTCGATATTTGGAAGATTGATGATGAGCATCTAAATGCTTGGTATGATTCTAAGGATGCATTACCTAAACATTTATTGTTTGGACATTACCAAAATGGTGAAACAACACTTAATGAAACATTACCGCATTGGATGGTGTATGAATTAATTCATGAGAAAAATTTGGATAAGTCAAAATAATTTACTACATTTGTAATATGAAAAAAGTAATATATGTCTTAATTGCACTTGTCACTCTAGGAATGACATCTTGTGCTGAGTGTGAAAACCCACCAACTTGTAAATTCCAAAAAGGAGACCTTGTTCAAGACAAGACTTCAAGATGGGCTAAGAAAGGAGCTATTGTTGATACATATGTTACCTCAGATTGTGAATGTAGATACACCGTGTCTAACACAACTTGGATTGAAGGTAAGACTAAAAGAGATATGTCTGAGTATGAATTAGAAGAAGCGGGTCATGGTATTGACCTAGATGCTATGGATGTTCTAAAAGAACTATTCTAATGAATGACAAGATTCATAGAATTATATTCAATATATTTGGATGTATAATAATTATACTAGCTGTAATCGGTTGGGTTGGAGCATTAACACATTAACAATATGAAAATATCGTTTTATTTATTAGATGATGATACGGAAATAACATCTTTTACTGGGTTAACAAGTAATCCATTTAATTTAAATGATGTGGTTAACTTATCTGTTAAGCCTCTAAGAAATGATGAATATGAGGGAGCAAATAAAGATTTCATTCAAAATGTCATATATAATAACCATAATGCTAAGGAAGCATTTAATTTGAAAGAAATTAGATTACTCACAGAAAAGAAATATATTAAATTTAATGTTCTTTCTGAACCAGAATTATATGTTGAATACCATTGTCAAATAGTTAAGTAAGATATGTTAGATAATATTAAACAACCAGTAGAAACAAAACAAGGTCGAGGACAACTAACCCAAAGGATTAAAGATAAGTCTAAAGAATTATTTGGCTATGAACTAACTGTTAGACAACTTAGGCTTATTCCATATATTCTTAACGTCATGCAAAACGATAAGACAATCGATAGACGTAGAATTAATGATGAAGAATTTGACATTATTATTCAATGGGAAAATGAAAACCATTTGACTTATTCGGTTGCTAGTTGTGAACTTACAATTACTAAAGATTTCTGGGACAAAGCAAATGAAATACTTTTCCTAGGTTATGTTGATTTAATAAAATAGAAAAATTATGATAGGAAATATAATTAAAGGTTCGGTTGAAACTTATGGAATTGTTGAAGGTAAGGTAATATTAGTTTATCAAGATGCTGTTGCTTTTGGAACTAATGGCTATGTACAAATTACTATGATTCAAATTAAAGATGATAATGGTAAAGTATATGATATGAGACCTAGAAATATACATGAGATAATTTCAGTTGCTGAAATTAAACCCACTACCAAAACACCATTGAAAAAACAAATTAGTAATGCTTGGAGTGTATTACGTGATTTAATTAATATGACATTTAAAGGTTATACGGTTTTTTCTTTTAGAAAAAAAGAAAAATTAGCAGATAGTGTTGTAAATAATTAGTGGCGTGATTAAGATTCATTTTGATTATACTGATGGAACTGAACTATCTTACCAAGAAGGTTTAGATAAAGGTGATGGATTTAATACTAATTGCCTAGATTTCTTTACGACTGATAATGATGCATTTGATGTCATTGTAGTTGATAAAAAAGGTAATTCAATTAGTCGTAATGAATTACTAAATAATATTGGTAACTATACGACAAAAGAAATAAGACCCGAACATAACATATTGAAAATGTTGAAGGCAAATTCATTTAATTGGAGAAAAATAATTGATTAAATATTATATAGTATGAGTACTGAGTATTTCCCATTTAAAATTGGGGATAAATTAAAATCTAGTAATGCCTATAAGAATGGTGATAGAAGAACATTTAGAGGTCCGTTAGGTGAACAACGAAAAACCGATATCTATATGGAAGTAACAGGTATTGGTAGAACACTATTCTTTGCTACTTGGGATTGTAACGAACATGTACACGCTAAATGTGGACAATATGAAATGTGGGATGGTTTAGATGAGGGTAAAGTAATTGATGGTGAATACTATTTTAATTCATTACCTACTGAGGAACAAACTAAACTAAGAGAAAAGTTCAATGAAGAAATGATTTCAGATAATGAATCTGATTGGTATGAATTTTTTGATTCACTATTAACATAATAACTATGAGAGTAATGACAACAAAAGAAAAGATAAGTGATTGCTTATTGACTGCCGTATTATGGTTACCAACTTACTTAATCTTTGAATACTTTTCATATGATGGATTCACTATCTCTGATGGAATGTATTGGTTCGGAACTCTTGTTGGTTATTGTATTGCAATATTCACTAATAAAATTGTCAAAAAAAATTACGAAATTAAAAAACTATCTAATCCAAATATTTTGGATGATGTCTAAATATCGTTATTTTATAAACTAGAGTATGAAAATAATAATTGAATTACATAGAAGTGATTTAAGAAAAGAATATTATAAAACACACTTAAATGATGTTGAATTACATATGTTTTATAAACTAGATACAAGAAAAATATGTGATGCATCTGAAATTATTTTTGTTGAAGAAACTGGTGTTAAAGAAATACCTAAAGTTAAAAAGTTCTTAAAAACTCGTGGCACAAAAAAATCATTAGAATTTTATAAAATATTCAATAATGCATTTGGTTAAGTAAATAATTTTACCTATATTTGTAACTCATTAATAAAACAATATGAAAGCAACAACATTATTAGCATTAATATTCGGAATAGGTGGATTGATTTTAATTGGTGCATACACACACTGGTTAGTAGCACTTGGAGTATTCCTAACAATTTGGGGGAATAACATTTCAAATAATGATATGTTAAAAACTGAATTTAATAAGGTTCTAAAGAACTTAAAACGAAAAGATTAAAACGGGCTTTGCGTGGTGGAATCGACTACTTGGCTTAGACCTACCCACTTTTCCACCATAGCAAACTCCCAATCGAAATAAATACTAAAACCCCCATAAGAAATACTATATAATAATGAGCCTATTTAAAGCAAATAACATAGTACTAAAAATAGGTGTTATTATCAAAACACTATTAAGACTATTCGTAATATGGACACTTAATCTTATATACTATGAGATTAAACCAGATGCTAATTCTACACTAATTGAAATATCAATAGTTCTAAGTATATTAGTATTTATCTTATTATACATTGCTGACTTAATTACTGTAGAAAGAAGTATTAAACATCATGGGAAAGAAATAGATGAGTAATCCACTATACATAAAATTAGAAGAACATCTTAAACAAAAATATAATTTAACTTATTGTCACGTAATCAAAGTAGATGATAATAGAAGGAATGTATTTGAAGTAATCGTTGAACCACCATTAACACCTAAGTCACAATTCGAAATAGAAGAATCAGTATTAGAATACTTAGGAGAAGATTGGGAAGGAATAGCTCTAACTTATAGTAGAGAATATTATGAAAGTATAAATGATACAATTGTATTAACTAATAGTGATATAATCAGTATTTGCAAAGATGTCCCATTTAATGATGTTGAGATATGTATGTTCCCTATTGACATTATACCAAAATTACTTAGAGCCAAAAAAGTATTGTATAGAATATATACAGATAATCCAGATATACCTTATGTGTCTAAAATATTAAGGAGTAAATAACTATTCTCATGTACACATTTGTGTACCCATTTTCTCACCTAATTAAATACTCTATAATACCCCTAATACACATTTGTGTACCCTAATATATATAAGGTAAATAACGTGTATTAAATGACACTTAAACCCCCTCTATTTGTATCTTTAATCACTCCTTATTGTACTTTAGTTAGCACGTTATAGAAATATAGTCTTTGTGGGAAATCGTGGGATAAAGTGGTAAAAGGTGTGATTTTGTCCCACAGCGAGTACACAAAACCTTAAAAAACATTATGTCATCTGTTTATTCACGTTCGATATACGTAAAATTTTTGAGATACACAAGCTTTTCGACAATTATTTATCAACAAAAATTTGTGCATAAAAAAGCTTCTAATTCCTTGTGTATATGATATAGTTTTCCTATATGACTTTTCACTGGTAAAAAGAAGCATTAAACATATGGACATGACAGTTGGCTTGAGACACCTAATTTTTTTGTGTAACAAGTTTGCCCCAAACCTTACTATAGTTTCGGGTATGAGGTGGCTGTCCGCCTATGCAGATATGAATTGAACAAAACAAATATACAACAAAATTATCAGTCCACCAAATTTTTGTGTAACTATTTTGTTATTTGTAATGATTCTAAATAAAGGAAAGTATAAGGCACAGTGGAGTCTACTCTTTCGTAATGTTTCCATTCTGACCCGTCTCTGTTTCCAACCGACAATACAAATATAAACATTAGTTTTGACACTACCAAATAAAAAGTGATTTATTTTTAATATCCTATAGTATTAAATTAATTTGTTTCTATAACCCCTATGAATGCTACAAAGTTAAAAATAATTGAATTAAATACTATATAATATTTGGTAGAACCATAAATGTTTCTTATATTTGTAATGTCAAATTAACTTATTAAGTACTAACAATGCTAAAACAATTAAAGGTGAAGGTTTAGGATATACTACATACATTATGTACTTGTCACCATATAACCAAAACTCTAAAGGTATTAACCTTTGTAGTCACGCCTCAAAGGGTTGTGCTAAAGCTTGTTTATTTTCTAGTGGTGCGGCTCGTTTCAATAGAGTACAACAAGGTAAGATTAATAAAACTGAATGGTTTTTAGATAACCGTGTTGAGTTTCTTAATAAATTAGATGCAGAAATTACTGCTATTGAAAACAAAAAGAAGCACCAAGGGCAAGACGATATACCAGTAATTCGTTTAAATGGTACAAGTGATATAACATTTGAAAAGTTTAAAATTAGAGACGGTAAAAACATATTTGAATTACACCCAAACGTACAATTTTACGATTACACAAAGAACCATTTCAGATTTAAAAAGCAATTGCCGTCTAACTACCATTTAACGTTCTCAATGAGCGAAGACAACAAAGAAAAGTCTATGGAGTTATTGAGCCAAGGTATTAACGTTGCTATGGTATTTGGAGTACGTGACGTAAACGATTTCCCTACTACATACAATGGTTATGAAGTAATTAACGGGGACGAAACAGATTTACGTTTCCTAGATGATAAAAACGTTATTGTTGGACTTAAGTACAAGTATATGAGTACTAAGGGTGCTAACAACCAAGACAATTTAGATAATAACGATTTTATTATTGATGTGTCAAGTATAAAAAAATATAAAAATGTTGCATAGATATGAATTGAACAGCTTGTCAATGTACATGGGGGTTAACGCCCCCTCATCAAATTAATTTAAATAAATACTATACAATATTTGGTAGAACCATAAATGTTTCTTATATTTGTAATGTCAAATTAACTAAAGTTTGGTCATGGGGTGCGCATGCTTGGGTCACACATGAAGACAAATGGTTAAGGTTTAAGTCTAATGGTCACCACCATAAAGGGCATGTATATATAACTTTAGGTTTTGACGATACCTTTACAATATACTACACCAATACAAGGGCTAAAGTTATTGATATGGTTACTGGTGTATATGTTGGGTCTTTGATTGATACCATTGATAACAGAATTGAGCGCATAGCAAATTATAAATACTAATAATTGAAATGCCCATAACCATTGGTTATGGGCATTTGCTTTATTAAATATTATTAGACTATAGGGTAAGTCGGAGTCTACTCTTTCACCATAGGCGACCCGTCTCTGTTTCCAACTGACAATACAAATATAAGGATAATAATTCATTCCACCAAATATAACTTGAAGTATTTTTATCTTATATAATATTTGTAAATTAGTTGTGATATTATTTGGTAGTTAGATATATTATCCTTATCTTTACAGAGTCAAATTAAAACAATAAAACTATGAGTAATCCAAATTATATTGTCGGTAAATTAAGTATAGCACAAATTACATCTGATAGTTTGTTATATGAAATTGAATTAGCCCTTAAAGGTCGTGAGGCATTTATTGATAACACACCAATTGAAGAAAAGATTTTTTTAGGTGATGTTTTTCAAGCAATAATTGATGAAGACAAAGTAAGTGCAAAAGCAATGGGACAACTTGAAACATTAAATAACCAAGTTGTTGAATTTAATTATATTCAGATTATTTAATTTTGTAAGCATAATATTTGGTTTATTCAGATATTATGCTTACCTTTATCAAACGTCAAATTAAATACTATATAATATGAAAGATTTTCCAACATTTGAAAAAATAGAAACAGGGATTGAATTAAATGAAGATTTCATTCCTAATTCTAATTTATTATATGATGTTTACCACAATGGTAAAACAACAATAATGGTAAAGCTTCCCGATACACCACAAAATAAAGGTTGTGTTGGGTATGACATAGCACCAAAAACATTAATTTATGATATGGACAAACCACTTAGTGAATTTACTGGTGATGAGGTTGAAAGTATTTTAGATTACCGTGGTATGAATGTGGTTGATGATGGATTTGAAGCGGCTGATGTTTTTATGGAAATGTCACACGTAACCCTTAGAGGTATTCAAATTGAGGTAACAATGACTGGTACTGCAACTGTTAAATTAGAAGACGGTGAAACGTTAGAAGATTTAACCGAAAGATATGGTGACATATACTTACACGGTGCTGGTGAAAATGGTTATGAAGATAAAACTGATTTAGGTGGTGACATTACTATTAAAATAGTTTAAAAATAATTCACTTTTTATTTGGTTGTTAACTTATATTGTATTATATTTGTTATGTCAAATTAAAACAATAGAAATTATGATTAGAGTAGTTATTATGTCGGGAACAGCTTACGGAAAACAAGTAGCTGATATGTCAACAGATTATGATGGTGAAACATTAGCAGATGAAGGTAATGTTGTCATTTATGGTGAGACAGTTGAACAGATTGAAAAGGAAACGGGACTATCTATACAAATGGTATAGTCCCAACCATCAAACGTCAAATTAAATATTATATAACATGAATGCATTTCAAATCAATTTACAAACGATTTTATTCTTAACTGATAATTCAGTTTTAGGGGCATATAACGAAAACAAAAAGATGCTTGTATATAACAAACCACTTTGTCAAGTTGAAACAATGAACCATATTCTAAGTGTTCTAAAGGAGAAAGGAAAAGAAGTTGTATTTACATACCAAACTGATTCCTTTGGGGTTAATTTCTACGACCCTAAGAGTGGTGGTACTAGTGTATTCCATGAGGTAAAAGGTACAGTAGTTGAAGGAGCAGACCCAATTGAATACAATGATATTATACCTAAAGAAGAATTTAAAGACTTCTTGAAGGATTTAAAAGAGTTGGATGGTGATGCCTATGAAAGTGAGAGTAAAGATGCGTTTTTAGATTGTTATGAGTATTGGACGGCTAGAGGTCATAATAGATTTTTAGATAAGGTTGAACTAAATAAAATGAGATTAGAAAGAGAAAAAGCTTAGTAAAAGTTTGGTAGATTAAAAAAGATTACTTATCTTTACAGAGTCAAATTAAAACTAAAACATTATGTCACAAGCAGTACAATACGCACAAGGATTTTTTTTACAATTAGATACTCATAGAAGTGGGGAACTATTAAACGCAATGCCAGTACCTACAATGATTACATTATTGAAGTTTGGTAAGCGAATGAGCCAAGAAGCCCAAGAAGAAGCAATTGAATGCAAACTATTGGGTCGTGAATTAGAAGCAAATGCAACGGCAAAGGATGTTGGAACAATACAAAAGAACTTAAATTCATTACAAAAAGCGTATGATTACGCAATGAATTAAAACCATTGAAATAAGATAGTTAAAATAAAATTAATGCGCTACTGACCGAATTAAGTAGGAGGTGGATGTATAACTAAAGCAGATACAACTGCGACTTATCTTATTTCTTTATCAATTATATGGGTGGCGAGCATAGTGATATGTTTTAATTTGACACCAAAAGCAAGGACTACGAGAATTTACTTTCGTTATAAAGTCCACACCATTCGAGTACTTGCTTTTATTTTTAGTGTGTCACAAATATAGTATAACATTAATAAAACAATATAAAATAAATGGCTAAATCAACTGAGGAAATTTGTATCCAGAAAATAGAATCTGGAATAAGAGGAATTAAAAATGGTAGTAAGACACCAAAAGAAGCAAATTGCGGATTCTTTTTAAATAAACTCAAGCCATTAAATGAGGGTATGTATGACGAATTATTCGATAAGTACGTGAAACTCATGAAAGAAAATAATTAAGATATTAGTTCATAGTTTAATTTGACGGTTTAACTATAGCCCCCACGCCTTTGGTAGTGGGGGTTTCTTTGTTTATACTAAAAATAAATGAATTAAATGTTATATAATATTTGGTAGAATGGATTATTATGTTTATATTTGTAATGTCAAATTAAATTAAACATTAGATAAAGATATTGAATGTTTTGGGTGTATGGAAAAAATGGCACAATGTGATTGTCCCGACTATTGGTATGAGAATTGTGAAAATAATGCTGAATTTAATGAAGAATAAATTTGGATGGTATTAAATATTATCTTATATTTGTATTGTCAAATTAAATTAAACATTATGAACAGAGAAAACTTAGCATACATTAGAGAATCTTTAAATGAATTAATAGTAAGCCCAACTATTCATATGAAACCACACAAAGCATATAGATGCATTGCTAATGGTGATGATGTGACTATTAACGGGTTTATTATTAATATGGAAGGCTTTAATTTGTTATTTGAGAATGCACATGAACGAATAATGCGACACTTCAATTTAATTGGTCTTATTAAAGATGGTAAACCAGTTAATAAAACTACATTCAAACAAATGGCTAATACTGTTAAATACGGTAAAGGTGAAAGTAGTTTTTATGTTGCATATTTCTACACTCACCCAAAAGAATGTATGTATAGATTTGCACCTATTTGGGGTGGTGGTTCTAAAGCAGTACAAATGACTAATTTATATAACGATTTCATTGAATTGGTTAACGGTGATATGACTAATATTGATAACGATAATATTCAATTTGGTAACTGCGGTTTACCTTTTGGGGGTTACCGAGACCTAGCGACTAGATGGTTAGACCCCAACCCAAAAAGTATTTTATAATAAATGTTATATAATATTTGGTAGATTGAAATAAATTACTTATCTTTACAGAGTCAAATTAAAACAATAACATTATGAAAAATTATTTATTCGCAGAAGCAGTTAAAGCCGTAATAGTTCAACAAACAATTGATTGTGAATTACCTTCGGATATGAATGACTTAGATATTCAAGGAATATTTGAGCAAGCAACCAAAAACCTTAAAACTGATGAGGTTTACAAAAAAGAATGTGCAATTCAAAAGTTAGGTGAATATGTTTCAGAAGAAAATGTTAGTGAAGCCTATGAAAAATTGGTAGCCCAAGCTGAAATTAATGACCAAATTCCAGTTGATAATATTATTACAATGTGGCAACCATTAGAAGATAGATATACTGTTTCACAATTAATTGAAGAAATTAGTTAACTTAAACGCTATGGGAAAGACAATTAAATTTCAGACAATACAAGTCACACAGGGTGAAATACAAGATGCAATGAAGCATAGAGTACACAAGTCTAAAAAGACTTACACCCGTAAGACAAAACATAAAGGTAAGGGCTATTAAGTTCTTACCTTTTTATTTGTAATAAATGTTATATAATATTTGGTAAATTCAAAAGTAATGCTTATATTTGTATTGTCAAATTAAAACAAACAATTATGAAGTACCAACACTTAACAAAGAATTACCGAAATTTAGAAACAGAAATATTAGCATCTTTGAGAGATGAAATAACTAAAAGTTCTGTTATGTCTAAACACACTGACACACCAGTTATATTAGTTAATGTATTTGATTATACTGAATTAGCCATTATTAATGATAGACCAACGTTTATGGATGCAAACGGTCAACATTATAGTATTTGGGCTGATTGTACTATTGAAGATTTAATTGATATTCTAAATAAAATATAAGATATTATGTATATTATAGATTTAAAGGGTAAAGAAATTAAAGTAACTGATTTGCAAGGTGCTATTGAGCAAGCGAAATTATATACAACATTTGGTGATGAAAATTCTAAAAACAATAAGTACTGGACACATGCACTAAATGAGTTAATGAAACTTGAAGAACCAAAACCTGTTGAGGTGGAAACGGTTATTAATGGTAAAGAATTACCCCAACCAGTAATTGAGTGTAGAAAAATATTTACAGATAGTGGAACAAAGGGTTTTATTAAAAATGATAGGACACAACCTTTATATAGTATTCATAGTTGTGCTAGGTCTGAAAGAAAATTAAGAGATATTGACATGTTAGAAATTGGTGAAAGTACAAATAATTCGACCCCTACAAAAATAACAAGGGTTTATTAGGAATTGTCAATTATTATTCTTATATTTGTATTGTCAAATTAAAACAACCAATTATGAAATTTACAGCAACTAAAACATTCAATTTAGAAGTAATAGGAGATATACATTTCAAGTTTAACAATAAAGGTAGAAAACCTAAAGGTAAAGTTATTCTTGTTCAAGATGTGAATATTACTACTATGAGATTAAGTATTACTAAAGAAACTGAAAAAATGTTAATGAAAGAGATGAAAACGAAAGGCTCTGATTTATTAACAGATGGTAGATTATTTTACACAACATTTGGTGATGCAATAGGTGAAATTAAACACCCACAATTTCAAAAAGAATTAGAATTACACCAAGAATTATATTCATAACATGATAAACCATTCGTCTAGGGGTTAGGACATTGCGAAGGGTTGAAACACGGGTTCGAATCCCGTAATCTAATTTATTAGGTTTCGTCTAGGGGTTAGGGCACAGCGAGCGGCAAAAACACAGGTTCGAATCCTGTATGGTTTACAAAAATAATTGATTAAATAAAAAATTATGAAAAGATTTATTGTTAGTTTTATTATTAATATAGTTGATGAAGATGGTATTGAAGTCGGTGAAGAAAATATTGATGTAGATATTTTTGGTACTGATATTAATGATGCAATTGCTAATGCTGATAAAAATATTAGAGAACATAATACAGAATGGGAAGATTTTTCATTTGATGTTTTAGATGTTGAAGAAATAATTGATTAAAAATTAGGATAATTGAAATAATTTCATTATCTTTATAGTCCGAGACAAAAATATCTAGATAGACCACTAGGAGCCCGTCATAATAGAGGTAGTAACGGCACCCCAAATAGGGTGATAGAATAAAGTACGCAAGCCAGCAGACGTGCTGGACTAGGTAAGCGGTTGGGTTACTACCAATGTATGTGGGTTCGAGCCCCATCTATTCTACGATAAGTTTAGGGTACCATACTATAAACCCTACGGTACCAGTAACGCATGCGTGGAGTGTGTGAAGCTGGTACCACTTTAAAAGCATTGAGAGTGGAGCGAGGGAGTACTGAACTACAGTCTAAATACTGGCTGGGGAAGCGAAACACCCGCCACTCTCAAAAGTATATCTTAGGGCACCTTATGTGCACCACAGATAAAAATACAATGCAGCTGGTTACTTCATTGTTTATTGGTTATAGTGCCCCTAGTGTAGTTTTGGTTAGCTGCGATACTAGGGGCATTTCTTTTTACAAATAAATTTGGATTATATTAAATATTATAGTATATTTGTTCTATGACAAAGAAAGCACAAGCAAGACTAGCCGAATTAAAGAAGCAAGAGCGAAGGTTATTCGATACGTACAAAACACGTAGGTCTAAAAAAGATAAAGCCGAGCACCTAGAAGAAATGGCTAAGTGCATACGTGAGCAAATGATTTATGAAAAATAAGTCTTAAATTATTTGGTTATTAACTTATATTGTATTATATTTGTTATGTCAAATTAAAACACTATGGATTACAGAGCAAAGAAATATTATCGTAAGCAATTCCAAATATGGAAAGCAAAAGTAAGAGCACATTTACCTACCTTAGCAATTAAGTTTTATGAAGCAAAACTAAATGGGGTAAAGATTGATGAACGAACAGAACGTCAATTAGGTAGAGTAATTAACGATATTAATAGCTACGAATACTCATTAGGTATTGATAGTACTAGTGAAATTGGCTTACGTGTTTTGTTAGAAATTGATGTAACAGAATTATTTGAATTTGTAAATAAAAAACTCCCAACCTTAAATACCATATAGTATGAGCCATATTAATGAAGATTGTGAGAATATAGGGATATACGGAAAGAACAAGGACGGAACCCAAAGAGAATGTGGTGATATGTTTGACTGCTGTGATTGTGGCAACACAGAAGACGGTTGTGGTTGTTCATATTGTTTTAGTTGCAATGCTTGTGAGACGTGTACTGATGTTGATTAAGTACACATTTGCATAGGTGCGTAAAAGAAATATAGTATAATATTTGGTAAATTCAATTATTATGTTTATATTTGTATTGTCAAATTAAAACAATAGAAACTATGGCTAAGAAAACATACAAAGAAATTAAACACGTACAATTCTATAAAGATAAGTCGTGCAAAATAATTAACGGTGGTGCAGTACACGACCTTAGAGTATTCCCAAAATTTAAAGCACAAGTGATTAATGCTTACGGTGGTGTGTTCGGAATGGCTCACAAGAGCAATAAGAATGTCGTTAGTAAGGTTGTAACGTGTCACGTTAACGGTAGAAGTGAATACTATTACCAATTAGTTGTTGAGGGTGTTGTTGCTTATTTTAAATTACTTAACACAAACCTTTATGATTTCGATTCATTAAAAGAATGTATTGAGTATGATGAGGTAAAATTTGAAGAGTATGAAGGATAAAACACCACCAATAAAAGACTGGACTAACGAAAGAGTTAATAAAATATTCGACTACCATTTAGATGATATGCACCCACTTGACCGATTAACAGCAAGTGACAAATATACTACGGTAGAACAAAAAAGAAATTTTTTAATTGAAGAAGAAAAAAAGTTTGTAGAAAGTTTCAAATAAATTTGGTAAAACCATAAATGTTTATTATATTTGTAATGTCAAATTAATAATAACAAAAACAAAAAACTATGTTACAGATTCTAAAAAACTTAATTGCATTATTCGGAAACCTTTCTACAATTACTGGTTGTTCATTCGTGAGCATTGTTTACACTAATAAAGACGGTGAAGTACAAAAAACATTAATTAACGTTGGTGTCTCTTATGAAAATGCAAAACTAAAAGATATTGAGTACTTAAAAGACTTAGATGTTAAGACGATTAAGTCTAGTCAAAATAAGTCTACGTTAGAGGCTGCTAGGGTCGCTCTGTTGGGTGCTTTAGTTTCTCCTAGTAAAAGTAGAAGCGAAGGACAAAAGAACGCCTATGAATACCTTAATAACGGTCTAAAGGTACACAAAGAAACTGGTGCTTTGTATGTGGTTGGAATGAAGGTTAAAAAACAAGTACTTGTTAAGGGTGATTACAAAGCCGATACAAGACGACCTTTAACTGTTGCAAAGGATGACATTAGAAAACTAATGAAGTCAACACAGTATAAAAATTATAATTTGTCAGAAATGGCAAAGGTAACGATTAAAGGAGATACATTATTCTTCTCCTAGTTACTAACAAATTAATGTTGATAACTCAGTGCAAAATATGTGCTGAGTTATTTGCATAATCAATAAATATTTCGTATATTTGTATTAACAAATTAAAACAATAGAGATGAAAGTATTTGGACCGAAAGGAATTGTAATTGGGTGTGGGTTGATTGTCGTTGCTGTCCTAATACTAGCATAGGGAGGGGTGGGTACACCCCCCTACGTACCCCTCCCCCCGTAAACCCTCTTATACCCCCCTCTGTGGTGGCCCTTTATATGGGCACATGATGTTACAAACAAATTTTTTCCAGAAATTTTCGGAATAAAAAGTAACCCACCCCTATTTCCAAAAAAAATTTTAGAAAAATTTCCCACCAATTTTTTGGTTAATTAAAAATTAATCTTTATATTTGCAATATGGAATTTATTAAGAACATTAGAAAACCTTTTATATTAAGTCCAGACTTCAATATCAAAAAGGAATTAAGAATCAAGACCCAACTGGATTTTGGTAAGGTAGTATTAATACTAGATGATTTACATATGGGTGGTGGAACATTTAAAATAAAATCAATTGAAAATGGTGACCAATTAGTAGATGAAATCATTAATGGAATGATTAATGATTTAACTAAATCATCTGAGAAAGCCAAAAAGATTGCTAGGAAAGTAATTAAAGCGTGGGAGAAAAACCCAGAGGCATTTATTAAACAGAAAAAATCTCATTCATCTGACATATATATTAATAAGGGTTTATTAAATGATAATGACTACCATCATCATGTGTGGGCTAATTTTGAAAATTTGTCATATATGTACCACGATTTAGGTTTTTCAACTGGATGGGGTGGTGACACACATTATGCTAAATCGTATTATGAAGAAGGTATTCTTAATCTAGATAAATGGACAGCTAAACGTATTAAGGAAGTAAAAACTTCTAAAATTAAGAAGAGGATTACAAATTATCTTTATAAGATTCAAATCGAATTTAGTTTTAACCAAATACTAAAACATTTAAGTGTTGATAATAAAACTAAAATTGTTAAAAAGAGAATACCACCATTTCCAGTTCAATTAACTGGTCAGATTATGAATGCTTTATTATACGCATGGGATAGTGGTGAATTAGAATTTGATGATGAGGGTATTGAGATATTCAATGAAGAATATGGGATTGACCTAACTCCTTTAAAGGACTGGGAGATTAATACTAGTCATGAGGGTGAACACCACAATGATGGACAAATGTGTGACTACACTGTTGAGTTTCAATCTCCCGATGGGCATTCATATTATGCATATAACACACACTGTTTAATGACTGGATGGAATTTTAGTGACGGACCAATTAAATTATAATATATGGAAGGTAATAAAAGAGAAATCGGAGGTAGTACTTTATCTATATGGTATGGTAAGCTACTAGGTAAAATTGCAGCACGATACCAAAAGCGTTCTGATAAATTTATCACTAAGGGAACAAAGACACTTGTATCCAATGCGGCTTGTAAATTCGTTAACCCATTTACACTATTATTTACCTTTACTGTTGATAACACTGAAAAGTTTCAATATATACATCAAGGTGATTTCAAAGACAAGTATAAAGCATGGAGAGAAAAGGTTGACACCTATAATGAGAAGCGAGCAATATATGATGAGGCAATTATTGAGTATGAGGCATTAGAGGATAAAACCGAAACTGATGCACCAACTATGCCTACTGATGTAGGGGATTCTCCAATCGGAATATCTGAAATGTACATGATAATATTACCAAAGCAAAAATCTTGGTTCAAAAAAGTATAGTATGAAAAATACAATAAAAGAAGACTTATCTATGCCATTAGATAAAATAAATAGAAATTGGATTCGAAGACCAGCATTAATTTGTATAACACCATTCATTATATTATTTGGTATGTTTGAAGGTATCACTAATTTAGTGGGTAGTATGTATCGTGATTGTTGGACTGTAAATAAATAAAGATGAAAAAATTAATTTTAATAAGTTTAGCCTTAATAGGGTTATCAAGTTGTGATGTGGAACATGTTAGAGATACTGATGTCTATTACTATGATTTAGATTGTAAGTTAGTAGAAAAGAGTAAATGTGGTGAATCTAAAACAATGTTAATCCGTATCGAGGATAAGGATTTTATGTATCGTGAATTAACTAATAATGATTTAGTTAATGATGAGATGTATTACTCTTATGATGTTGGGGATATTATGCGATTTAAGTATCTTAGGAAGGATGCTTTCTTTGGTGTTGACCCAGAAGAAGATGAATTTAAAGAAAGGTTTTAAATCATGAAAGATGGGACGACATATAGTGGTAGAAGTGATTACCGAAGATATATGAGTTATGATTATGTTGACATCATGCATTCATGTGACCATTGTGGTGCTGTAACAAAGTATCGTGAGGAACCTAAAGAAATGAAATGTGGTGACCCAGATTGTGTGAGTAATAATCATAGGGGAGCTATGGGTACATTAGTAGTCAGCAATAATAATCGTAAATACCTTTTAATCGGATAATATATGTACAAAAGACACGAAATTAGAGATGGCTATAAATTAGCTAGGTATGACTTAAAAAGGTTTGTTTCTAATAAAGATATTAATCAATTACAATTATTAATTGATAGGGGTTTTGTAACACCAAATCAAATTGAAAAATTGTGGTATAAAATACATGGTAAATACGCTGTTTTTCATAAAAAACGAAGATTAATAATTCCAATTCCAATTAATCCTTGTGGTGAGATTCCATTAGAGGAACCAGAAAAATGTATATTTCCGCACCCAATCGCAAGGATTAACAAATATTACTTATTAATAGGGTAGTATGGATAGGAATAAATGTAAGGAATGTCCGTGGGTTGTTAAGTCTCGGAACAATACAAGTATAATAACCCACGCAAAGAAACATAATAAGATACATGGTTGTCATATGATTGATGACCAAACCCGTGGTCCGCTATGGGAACCAAATAAAGGATGCGAGTGCATCGGAGCAAAAGAAAACATTAAAAAAGATGGAGACACATTTTAACACGGAGAATATTGATTACATTAAATTCTATCCTAGACATAAGAGTGATTATCGTTGGTATCCACCTATACCTAAAAAGACCTTCTTTTTTGGCTTATTAACTGATTATCCAGCGTTAGAGGGTGGATGGGCAAGTGATGAACGTGATAGACGGGTGAAACCCGAATATTTGGTTCAAAATAATCAAATATACATCCACCCAGAGGGTGATAATTCATTTGAACCTTATCATCCATCTGGTCGCTGGGAAAAGAAAGCTTATGTTTACATTAGGACCAAACAAACAGACCACGGCAGATATTTTGAAACGGATGATGAAGCGGAAGCTTGGATAAAGGAGTTAGAGAAGATGTCTGGGGCGGAGTTTGCAGTGATAGTTAAAAAAAATTAGAATGGAAAACAAATTAGTTACATTATTTAAACAATGTTGTGATAACTCAGATTTCAAAAAAACACATAATGAAAATTATATGAGTTATAATAAGGATTCACATTGTAAGCTGGAGGACCAACCATTAGTATTATCTGATAAAGTCAAAGATATGTTATCATCTTGTGGATATGAGGTTAAAGAAGTTGGTGAAACTTACAATAATAAACGATATGGTCGTTTATTTGAATTTGATGGTGAACCACCTATGAAATTAATTAAAGCATCAGTTAGATTAACATTATTAATGCATGGGAATCACATTTCATTAGGTCCAGTAGAACAAGATACTTGGATTGAGAAAGATGAATATCGAAAGAAGCGATTTTGGTCTCAAAAATATGAGTATATGACTCGTGATATACCACATATTTTCCACAAACGTATGGTGACTGTTAATAGTGACATATTATTAGCTAATCAATTACAGTGGAAAGCTAATCAGAATGAGAAATCATTCGATTTTTGCCCTAGGTTTGCTCATAGGTACGAGGAAGACTCTTGTTATATCGTTACTAGTAATTTCAATGCTAAAAAAGCTAGTAATTATTGGTTTAACAAACAAAAAACTATGATGCTTGATTCATCACATAATAAATCTAATTTACATAATAATGATAATGTTATGTCTGGGTTACAACATGACCATATGGAAATTAATGGTGCTATTTTACGTTTTGGTGATGTTTGGTTATGGTTAGATTGGGAAGAGTATCAAGAATTGGATAACTACTATAAAGAATCTATTAAAAAGACTCACGAAATTATTCTTGAACAACGGCTTAAAGAAACTAAGACAAATGGATAAGATAATCACTGAACAAATAAAAGACCATATATTGGTTCTTTATGATTATACTAGAGAAGAGGTTGAAAATATGACTTTATGGCATCAAATGTCTTTAATTAATATGCGTGATATTGACAAGTGGGAGGAATTTAAAATCGGGTTACGAAATACTGGTTTCATAATATGAATAATGTGAATACATGATTGGATTTTTGTGATTAAAAAAGAGAGTTTATTGTACTCTCTTTTTTAATCACAATTAATATTAGCTTGGCTTCACATTATTTTAGTTATTAATATATTATTTTAAATAATTTCCCTTATAAAAATTTGGTGCGTTAGATAAAAATTAGTATATTTGTAAAAAAACACATTATGGGTATTTTCGGAAACTTATTCAACAGAGGCAATAAATCAAAAGGTCCGTTGGGACCAAAGTTTGATATTGGTGATAAAGTTAAGTGTATTGATGACCGAGAACATGATATAGTATTTGGTAAAGTATATCGAGTATTAAATCGGGTTCAGACAAGTTGTTGTGGCGATTGGTGTTATGATGTGGGATTGACCATCGGTTCAAATGAACACACAATTTGTAATTGTAGTGGACCTACTGACATACAAGGTAGGGGGATTCGTTGGGCTGGTGAATTTAGGTTTGCACCTAATGATGGTGTTGCCGAAGAGGAAGAAACAAATGAAGAAGTTAATGATGGTGGGGATTCTTTAGTGAAAGAAGCTAAAGAAATATTGGAGAAGGAGTATTCCTTAAATTAATAAACGTGGATAGGATTAAGGAATCGGGGTTTTAAAAAAGGGCTCTAATGAGCTAGAATCGGGGTTTTTTATGCAATACCGCCCTAAACTGACCCTTCATCCCCCAGCCCCCTTCTTCCCTAATAAAATTTTAGATGAATAAAAAAAAGATATTAGATAATTTAAGTTCTATTGGTAAGATTAATGAAATCATTAGTCCCCAATCAGCTGATGTTATTATCACGATGTTTTATATGAACATGTTAGTTGGTGCTGGTTTTATTGAAATGGATAAAAATAAATTGACAGTCAAAGGTTTTGATACATCAATGGACTTAATTGAGGCTGGATGGAAAGTTACTAAAGAAGAAGTATTACTATCGATTAAAAGTCTAATGAAAGATGGTGAAGATGATGACATCATTTCCGATTTAATAATTGAATGTCAAGAGATTGGATTAGATGGCATAAATGAAAAATTAAAAGCAAACAAATAAAAGTAAAAATGAAAGTAGAAAATCAAGGAGTATCAGAAGACGTACAAGCAAAAGTAGAAGCTTACGTATATGCTAATTACCCAAGTTTAAAGGGTAAAACATTAATCATCAAAGAAAATGAGTCTTCATTTTTAGTTTATAAGCATGCAGATGGTGGACCAATGTTTCTAGGTAAAGGAATCTTAGGGTAATGAATAGGGTTGAGAAAGAAATTGTAACAGCATCATTAGAGAATATGTTTGCTGGTTCTGAAAGAAAGGAAAAGGAGAGTGTTGAGGATTATGCTCTTCGAATGGAAACATCAGTTAAAAATGGGTGTCATACAATTATGAAATTACTAGAGACCCATCTAAATAATAAAGATGTTATTGGTAAAACAATTCTATGGTTAGAAAAACACCCCATGTTATATGAGGATTATGAAATTAGTGAAATAATCACTGAAATGACTAAACATAATTTTACTGGGAATTAATCATGGGATTCTATAGTAAACGCTCTAAATTATCTAATTGGAAAGTTAAAGAAATTATCCAAAAAGATGGGCATATGTATTATACTATTTGGTTTAAATCTATCTTTGGTTTCTGGCGTAGTTTAAGGAAATCATCTGAATATCCCGATGAATGGTCAAAGCGTTGCACATTCCAATCAAAGGAAGAAGCGAAGAAAAGAGTTAAGAAGGAAATCATGCAGAATGTTGCGATGGATAGAACAAAGATTCAAGAAATTAAAGAAATTAAATTTGACTAATATGGATAAGTTTAGATTACCTAGAAAAACTAAGAAGCAATATCGTAAAGATAATAAATTCTTTAGTATTAATTATGACCAATGTAATTACAATTGGTTTTATGATAAGCAGAAAGTTTGCATATTGGCAATGCGAGTGATACTAATGTACCCAAAGATTGCTACTAAGGAACAAATGCTTAATTGGTATCTTGAAAATTACCCAAATGACAAACGTGCTCACCAAATTTGTAGGGAGTTAAAATAAACATGAAATTAAGTGATTTTTTAGAAACCTTTTTAAGTTTAAATCAAGATGATTTAAATGGACCATTTAGGGTAAAATTTTATAGTGAACCATCTTTCTTTAGGTTTGAAATTTTTAATATGGATATTGGTGTATTTACTAAAGAAAGTTCAGTTTATAAGTCTAAAATTTATTTTTGGTGGATTGAATCTGAATTAGATGAAGAAAGACAAGAAATTATTGATGATGTATATTCAGCAATTAATTTATGTAAAGGGATGAAAGTCTTTAAAGAAGAAATATTAAAATAATATCCTTTTTATTTGGTCTATTGATATATTTCTATTATATTTGTAAAACAAAACCAATCGATATGAGGCTATTACTATTATTTTTATTAATTACAACAACTACATTTGCTCAAGATACTTTATTATTTGAGTATGTTAATAAATATAGGGTGGCTAATGGTGTTAAGAGTTTAAAATTTGATTCACACTTACATAATATTTCTAAGTTGAACACTTATAATATGGGGCTTAATGATAGTTTGATGCATTCTGGGACTGATACTTACGAATGTGCCACAAGACAGTTTTCATTAGCACCAACTCAAGCAGATTTAAATTCATTTAATAAATTTTTAAAGGATTATTATAACGATTCTTATTCAGAGCCAATTGGTGGGACTGATAATCCAATTATTATTGATTACATTTTATTATATGTTATTTATTCATGGCATTCGTCACCAGCGCACAGAGATGTGATGTTGTCAAATGATGTTTCTATTGGGTCTTGTAATATTAGTTTAGGTCCAATAACTTACAAAGCGAATTACAAAACAATTGGGGGGCAAAAAGTGTTCTTCAAAAAATTTATTGCACACTTCAAGATTGATGCTGTTGCAACATTAAATTTAAACATAGATTAATATGGTTGGTATAATATTTTTATTTTTAGGGTTATTAGCCTTACAAATTGTATTGGGGTTTGATAATTTATTAGCAATTGCTATTGAATCTAATAGGGCACCAGAAGCTTCTCAGAAGTCTGTAAGGAAAAAAGGTATACTGATTGCCATTGTTATGAGAATTGGTCTACTAGTAGGGTTATTATGGCTTATGGAGACAGTTAATGTAACTTTCGGTAGTGTGCATTCTCATTTAATTACTGCTAAATTTAATTTTGAGAATTGTTTCATGATGTTTGGTGGCTTGTTTGTCATATGGATGGCAATTAAGGGTATTGTCCATATGTTAAAAATTAATGATGAAAAACCAAAACCAAAGGCATCCCCAACTAAAGTTATTTTAAGTATTGTTTGGATGAATTTAATTTTTTCATTTGATTCAATACTTTCAGCTATGGCAATGACTAAAAACGTATGGTTATTAGCTTCTGCAATAGTCGTTGGTGGTTTAATAATGTTGTATTTTGCTGATAAGGTTGCAACATTTATTAAGAAGAACCGTGAATATGAGGTTATGGGACTAATGATATTACTTATAGTAGGTGGTATGATGTTCTCCGAGGGTGCCCATTTAGCAGAAATGTATCTATTTGGTTATGAGATGACTGCTATGAGTGGTGGTATGTTCTATACATTATTGATAATATTGGTAATTACTGAGATAATACAGACTATTTTTAAGAAAAAGAACATTAAAAAAGGTTGAAAAATGTTTGTTAGTTTACTAATAACACAAATATGACAAAATATAAATTTATATTTAAACTAGAGATAATTACTGCATTAGCTTTGATTCAAAAAGAAGTATATTGTGATTATTATGGTATTGACGATGGAACTTATATTTTTAAATGTAAGGATGACGAATATTGTGATGGTATAATTGGTAGATATCCAATGAATAACACAATTATTCATTCTATTGATATAAACCCAGATTATATTGGACCACCAGTAGAAGTTAACCAATATTATGGTTATGATGAAAACCCATTTTAATAATGAATTATAAAAGAATATATAAAATACTATTATTAGGTGGAATGGCACCTATACCAATGGAAATATGTGCTGATAGTCATAAGATACTTGATGGTGGTGTTTATTGTTTTAGACTTGAAGGAGATAATATTGCTTATTATCCAATTATTAGTATTATCATTCAAGAAATTATTCCTAACCCAGATTATGTGGCACCATTAGAACCAGTTGCACCAGAACCAAATGACGATTTCCATGCTTTAAGAAGATTAATTCGGGGTGATATATAAATCCATAAAAATTAGGAATAACTAAAAAAAATATTTATATTTGTAAAAAATAAAAAAAGAAATGTTTAGAAGCTTAAAATTATTCAGTTTATTCAATGTTGACATTAAAGTCCATTGGTCTTGGTTACTGTTATTCATATTATTTATTGATTTTGCTGACCCAATTAATGAGATATTAATTAGTACCTTAACTGTAGTAATGATTTTTACCATTGTGTTAATTCATGAATTTGGACATATATTTGCTGGTAGGAAATATGGGTTAAACACATCTAAAGTTATTTTAAGTTTCTTAGGTGGTGCCGCAATTATGGATGAGGGTTTAGATAAATTAGAACCTAAAAAAGCACTATGGGTGGCATTTGCTGGTCCCTTAACTAATTTAATTATGTTTTTTGCATTATTACCATTTGTTAATATAGTTTTTAGTGGTGAAACAATTGATGTTGAGGCAGTAAATTCATGGCAATTGTTTTATTTATTGGGTCTTGTGATGAATGCGATAATGTTTATATTTAATTTATTACCGATATTCCCAATGGATGGTGGTAGGTTACTTAGAAGTACATTAGAACTTTTTAATGTTAAACGTTCATTTGAAATCTCAATTAGAGTTACACAAGTATTTTGTATTATAATATTTGGATTAGGAATTTATTTAGGTAGTTTCACTATGCCATTAATAGGTGTTTTATTTTTTGTCACTTCAATTTTTGAAATGAATAAGAAAAAGGAAGATGATGAATTTGAAAAAACCAAAGTTGAAACAACTAATGATATTAAAAGGAAGATTGATTGGGAGTTTAACTCTAAGAATATGAGTAGGGTTGAAAAATTAGTTTTCTTAAGTACTTTAGAAATAAAGTCATATGAAACAAACAGTGTTCGTGTTATTAACCATATAAAAGAAATTTGTGATGAATACAGAGAAAATATTGAAAGAACTGGGGATTAATGGTGAAGTATTAGCCATATTTCCTTATGGTAGTCAAGTTTATGGGACTGCTGACTCAAAATCTGATAATGATTTTATAATCGTTATGAAAAGCGGTATGCTTGGTGATGGGTCATTTAGACTTAGTTCACCATTAACTAGTGAGGATGGTATGATTCAAGGGGTTGTGTACTCAAGAGGTGGTTTTATTAATGCTATTAATGATTATGATATTGCCGCTTTAGAGTGTTTATCTTTAGATAAAGAAGATGTACTTAAATTAGATTGGAATTTTAAGGTTGTTAACTGGAATAATAAGGTTATGGTTAAGAAGTTAATTTCAAAAGCATCTGCTAGTCGTCATGTTGCTGACCAACAAGCTAAATCTGGTTTTGGTAATAGAGCTAAAAAAGGTATGTTTCACGCATTGAGAATTCTAAATTTTGGGTTGCAATTAAAGGAACATGGGAAAATTGTTGATTTTTCACAATGTAATGAAATGTACTTTAAATTCAAAAGTATAGAGCCAGATGAATTTGATACTAGGGATTATTATAAAGAGTTTGATGAATTATTAGTAAAACTTAGAGCGTAATGAACATTGAAAAAAGTAGTAGAATTATTGGTGAATTCATGGGTGGTGAATTTGTTAGTGGAGAAGGTTCATGTGAAGACAGAATTTACTTTAAACACAATTGGTATTACATGCCCTTGAATTACCATAAGGATTGGAATTCACTAATGGAAGTTGGTGTTAAAATGGAGGAACTTGTAATTGAGGGTAACTGGGGTAAATTTGAGCAATTCTTTTCAGATGAATTACACACATTAGGTAATTTTAAATTAGCGTGCTCTGAATTTAATATTGATGAGGCACATAAGTATGCATTAGCATTTATTAATAGTATTCCACAACAAAACCCAGAAATTGTAAAAAAAGCGAAAGAATATGAAGGCGATTGATGCTAAAAATAATGCGGATGAATATTTTAGATTAAAATATGAACAACAATTAGGTGCGACATTAACAAATATTGAAAGGGCATCTAAAAGTGGTAAATATTTAGTATATTCAAATGATTTGATAGATACGGTTATCACAAAACTAAAAACGTTAGGTTACGATGTTGAATTACTTTCCGATAGGGATGGTTCAGCTAACTACAAAATTAAGTGGGAAAGTATCGAATAAAAATAAAATTATGGCAACTAAATTAGAGAAGAACTTAGTGAGGGAATCATCAGTAAAAGTTGATGATAGAGAAATAATGATTACTATCACTGCTGACCAGAAAGTTTCGATGAAACTAAAAGGGATGAAGACTGGTGAAGTTTCAATTAGTATTGAAGAATTATGGCACCAATTAAATGGTACTGATATAGATGGTGTGTCAGAAATTGATAAAAATACTGGTGCTGTAAGTATTAAAAGAAGTAACATTAAAGCACCCAAGAATAATCCAATGATTTCATTACATGATATTAGAACATATAATGCAATTTCTGGATTGGATTACCCGACACTAGTTAAATTTGAGGGTATTCTTAAGAACTTAATAGATAACTACCCAGAGAAATATGGGAAATATAAAAAACCAGAATAATATGTATAGACCATTACCAAGAGAGTTAACCATTAATAAAAGTGAAATCGATGGGTTAGGTTTATTTGCTGTAGAAGAAATTAATTCTGGGATTGAATTAGGTATTACACATATTAAAGATTCTAAATGGAAAGATGGATTAATTAGATTACCATTGGGTGGTTTCTATAATCATTCCGAAACACCTAATATTGAAACCTTTGAAGTTTATAATGAAACCTACAAGACTGATGTTTTAATGATTAGAACCATTAGAAAAATTAAAGCTGGTGAAGAATTAGTGGCGGAATATAAGACCTACAACCCAACCAAATAAAATGTATAATTTATTTTTAGATGACATACGAACACCAAGTAATGCTTTTAATTACACTAATAACTATATATTTAAAGAATGGGATTGGGTAATTGTTAGGAGTCATTCTGAATTTGTTTCATATATTGAAAAAAATGGTTTACCTTTATTTGTTACATTCGACCATGATTTAGCGGACATTAAATATAACCCAATGACTCAACGTGAACATTTTGAATACCATGAAACAACTGGTAAAGATTGTGCTGAGTGGTTAATTAATTATTGTATTGATAATAGATTTGATTTTCCAGATTACTTTGTGCATTCAGCCAATCCAATTGGTGCGGCAAATATTGATGGATTAATTAAAAGTTATCATAAAGCAAAAGAAAGGGGATTAATATAATGGAAGAGGATATTAAAATCTTATTATTTGCAAGGTGGTTAATGATATGTTATTCCTATCAAGAAATTAGTGGTGAAAATAGTTACTGGTATAAACAACAAGTTGAACATTTTAACTTAGTTGTTTATCCAGAATATGTTAAAAATGGTACTGTTGAAGAGCACCGAAAACTATTTGAAGGTTGCGGAAAATTAAGAGATGCATTTAACGACCTTCCTTAATTAATTTCTTATCAACACCATATACCTCAGTTAACATTCCAACATCAAGTATCCATTCCCAATTAGACCTCCACCTATGGATTATAAAAGCCTCAGCAACATAATCGACAACTTCTTTGTGGTCCCAACCATTAACCTTTTCTAATTGTTTGAAGGCTTCTGCTTGTTTACCAATAATTGTTGTTCTACCAATATGTTTAACTTGATGACATTGTGGACATAAAGATATCAGACCATCTAATTTTTGTACTTTAGTTTCATCATTGTATGACCATATTTCGTGACACTCTAGTGCGTGTCTGTAGCCTTGTTCTAATCCAGAACCACCACATATTTCACATTTATATTTTGCCTTTTTATATGATTCCTTACGCAGTCTATCCCACTCTTTCTTCGGTACTTGGCTTCTCACATTTGAGAACCAACATGTTGATGGTACTAATTCGATTGTTAATTTTGGGGTGTTTTTTGTAGTTCCCATTTTCCGTCTATTTCTTTATACACAGCGAATGAATAAAAATAGTCCCATCTTGGGATTAGATATCCTTCTGTGTTACTCCCTTCATCACCAGAATCTTTAGTGGTAGGGAAATCATTATCCTCGATTAGTTGTTTTAAATCATCAACTGAAATTAACCATAGTTGTCTAGGTTTGAGGGCACCAAACATGTAAGCAAATATATCTGCTTCTGTGGCTTCAATACCACCAGCTTTACCCCAAGATTGGTATTCAATGAATATGTTTCCAGTATCTTTTGTTGGTAGAAATGGTAGTGAAGGTGTTATACATTTATAATCGGCTTTAACTTCAACTGTTTTGATTTTACCATTTTTACTCATGGTAAAATCAAACTTACTATCATTATTTGCATCTTGAATTATATAACCTCTTGATTCGAAAAATTTAGCAATATCTTTTTCACCAGTTTTACCATATTTTAATAGGTCTTTTAAAAACCCAGTATTTCTTTTATCTAAATTCTCCATAAATACAAAGATACGCACTTTTAGTATATAATCAAGTATTTATTAGTATGAAAATTAAATTAACTGAATCGCAATTAAAAAAAGCTAAACTCATTACTGAGGGTCAAGAAGTAGTACATACATTTATGACTAAATCTGATGATATAAAAGAGATTATAAATAGATTATATAGTAAAATAACATTCTCGACATTAGCTGAGATAATAGAAGGGGATGTTGATTTAAATGTTATCACAAACAAACTGGAGCAATTGAGAACTGTGTTATACACATATTATAAAAAGGGTGAAATGTTCTTTAATAATATGTCAGAGGAAGATTTTTATAGTGATAATAAATGGGAAGAATTACAAATGAAAATGGAGGATACTTATCAAGACGTTCATTATCACAAATTAGATATTTTAGAGAAATTAGTAGAAGATTTAAAGTCCATCGTTGATAATGATATTGAAAAAAATTTCAAAGATATTAAGAAAATGGATATTTAATTGCTATCTTTGTATTATGAAAAAACTACACTTATTACTTATGGTGCTATTACCCACCATAGCTATATCACAACAATTACCACAAAAAATTGACACTAATAACCAAATCATTGAACATGATGGTTATGTTTTATCTTATAATGAAACTTGTGAACAAGCTAATTGGGTCTTTTATAAGCTAACCCCAGATGATTTAATTTGTAATAATAAAGTTAGTGGTGGTTCATTCAAAGAAGATACATTAGTTCAGACAAATTCAGCCAACCCAAACGATTATAGATACAGTGGATACGATAGAGGTCATTTAAAGCCAGCTGGTGATGAACCATGTAGTAAGGCTGATAGGTATGAAACCTATATTATGTCTAATGTTACCCCTCAAAATCCTAGTTTTAATAGGGGTATGTGGAAAAAACTAGAAAATTACACTAGAAAAGTGGTATTAAGTAGTGATTCTACCTATATTATTTGTGGGGGTATACTGTCTGACACTCTAAAAACCCTACCTAATACCGATATATGTATACCAAAGTACTATTTTAAAGTAATATATTGCTATAAAAACGGAATAAGGTGTGTAGAATGTTTCATAATGCCAAATAAAAGACTATATGGTGATATTTCTAAGTACGAAACCACCATTGAAAAGCTTGAAAAACTATCAAATATAAAATTTTCCATAGATTTTGATTGATATATTTGGTGGATTAGAATAATTTACTTATATTTGCTACGTATTCACATTTAAAACCAACAAAATGAGAAATTTATTAGTAGTATTAGTATTATTTTTAGCGATTGGGTTCACTTCTTGTCAAAAAGAAGAGTTACTACCCCCAAATGAACCCGTAGAAGAGGCTGGAACCATTGATGAAACACTTTCTGTCTTTGGAGAATGGGTATTAGTAGATGGGAAGATGTATATTGATAACCTAGATACTGGTGAAAAGACGGTATATAACCATTTTGATGATAGTAAGAGTGTCTCTAGTCTAAGATATGAGGGTGTTATATTCGAATTTGAAAGGATTGTTAAAGATTCAACTACTTGGACATTCATTGCACCCCCTAGTATACCTAATACTGGTGAATTCTGGTTAGATAATGATAGTTTACAACCATATGGGTTCTATTTAACTACTTCAAATATGTCAATTGTAGAAAATAACACAGGTACCCAGCAATTGGGTGGTAGTTCTAGACCTATTTCAGCATACCTTAATGGTACACCTAACCAAGCTAACTTCTATGTACAAGAAACATATGCTAGCATTAATGGTGAGAACGTTAAGTATTTTAGTGAATTAATTTTTGAAAAACAATAATGAAAAGCATATTATTAGGAATGGCGATTGGTGATGCTGTTGGGGTTCCCGTAGAATTTCAGTCTAGAGAACAAAGAATTAAAGACCCAGTAATTGATTTAGCGACAAGATATGAGCAAAGATACACAGGAACTAAGTAGAGAAGCTAAGGAAAGGGGCTTTAAAATATATAAGGGTATAGTAAATATATTCACCATAATACTATTAATACTATTATATAGGTCACTATATATTACTTTTGATGAAAATCATTGGTTATATGGATTGGGTGTGTTTTACTTTATCTTGAGGTTAGCTGCATTTGCTAGACGTGAGCGTAAAGCGTATGAACTTGATATACCTGTTACTGAATATATGGAAAAACGTAACGAAGAGATTAGACAAAAAAACAATGATTAAATCAAATTTAAATATATAGCAAGTGCCATATTTATTTCAAATCTTGAGAAACCAAATACATCATCTAAAACTTTAGACAATAATATAAATGTTTGTTCACGCTCTATTTTTGGTGACATAAATGTGTTTCTAGTTGAACCACCTACAAAGCCACCATCCATAATTATACCACGTCTAAAACGTCTACCATCTTTTAACCTTTTTACTGGAAAATTAGCTTGTAGAAAATCTAACATAACTTTTTGTGAAAATTCGTCTATTTCATTCATATTGCTAAATATAATGTGAAGACTAGGAAAATCAACCTAATTAGGGGTTATTAGTATAATAAGTTCCAGATTCAGCATCATATATTAATGTTGATATATTATCTGACCCAGAAGCTGGGTCAACACCCATGATATAACTAGTATAACATGTCCCAGTATAAATAAAACTTAATTGTGGTGATGTTATGTTACTTGGGTATATGACACTCCAATTATCAATAATATTCTTATATCCACAACCCAATAACCAATCGAAAATAATGTAATCAGAAACATCTTTAGGTAAATCAAAAATCAATGATATCTCATTAGATAATGTATGTGGTGATAATCTTATATTATCTTCATAAGATATAATATCATTATGTTCATTAACATGATAATGAATATTAATTGTTTTTGTTATTAGCTTTTGAACATTTTGGTCGATTTTCCCCATACACAATTATACTTAAAAATTATTAATTTGTCAATATTTCGTTGGTAATATCAATTTTTATTACTATATTTGTGTAAATGATTATATATTATGAGTAAGAAAACGTTTGAACACTATATTAATTTAGTGATTGTTGATGCATCAATCAGTGTTTCTAATAAAACTGATTTTTCCACATATAAAACATTTGCTCATTTTATTTCTCAAAGTATTGATTCGAAAAATTATGGGGCTATCGAAAGTTATATATTCCCAATATTAAATGAAGTGTGTGATATATTAAGTATTCCTGTTAAGGAATCAGCTGAACATGTTGCTAGATTTTTTAAGAATAAAAAATGGGTTACATATCACCCACCAATTAAAGCTATTAAGGATGAGTTCAATATATTTCTCGTACCTTAATATTCCCACATTTATATTCCTCTTCCATAATTTTTAGATATTCCCTAGCAACACCTCTAATAAAAACAAGGTCAAAACTATCGTCTCCCATCCAATATGGGTTACAATAATCATATATTTCTTCTGTGACACGTTTAATCGCTGTCTCCTTACTTCTATGTCCACCTTTAATGTATTGATATACCGCTGGGTGGTTAGAGGTGATTAATCTAGAGAAGAAATATTTCCAAATAAATGTTGTAATAGACATTGCTTTTTTAATAATAAATACGTATATTTATAGTAAATAATAAATTAATTAAAAAGACAATTATGGCTTTAGAAGTTACAGACTCAAATATAGGTGAGGTATTAGAATCAGAAATCACGGTTTTGGATTTTTGGGCACAGTGGTGTGGACCATGTAGAATGGTTGGACCAATCATAGAAGAATTAGCTACGGATAATGAAAGTGATGATAGTGTTTCAGTAGGAAAAGTTGATGTGGATAAGAATCCAAGAGCAGCTGCAACATATGGCATTAGAAGTATCCCAGCGGTTATTTACTTTAAGGATGGGAAAGAAGTAGATAGGATAATGGGAGCGAGACCAAAATCTGATTACCAAGATAGAATTAATTCTTTAAAATAATAAAATGGTGTGCTTGTCACACCATTTTTGCTATTAGCCAAATATTTATTAATATGGGGAGAAAAGTAATAATATCAGAAAACCAGCTAGCGATGCTAAAAAACCATATTTGTGAAGCAGATGCTCATGAAACTATGGTAAGGCGTATTGTTGCTGATTTAGACTTAAACTACGAACCATCACAAGGTACGTATAAAAAAGGTGGTGAATATCACGAAGAGCCAATGATACTGAACATTGTTAGTCAAGAATTAATGACAGCTAAGTCATTATCGGACTATATCCAATACAAATATAAGTTGGGTGAGGGTTTCATACAACAAATCATTAATGATTGGTATAAAGGTAATTTAAGTGGGTCAGATAATCTATCTAAAAACATATCAATATCATGAGCATAGAAACCACTATATTAGAACATACAAAAGCACATTACCCAAAGGAGAGTAAGGCAATTGAAAGAAGTATGATTAACTTCTATCATTCAAGATTAAATGAAGAAAAAACAGAACAAGAAATATTTCATCAACAAATGATTTATAATGGTGTCATTGATTTATTTGAGTTATTATCTGTAGCTTTAGAAAATGAACTGGATTTGAATATTACCAGAGATGAGATTGTTCAGCATTTAAAAAATATTCACATAAAGACTTAATAAGGTGGATTTGCGTGAGAAAATAAAAGGTGAGCTTAGGGAATCATATGGAAACTTTGAGACATACTTAGAATCTAAGTATGAGGAAACAATAGTTGAAAAACTTTATGAAGAAAATTTAACTAGAAGGCTCAGCTCAGAATCATTAAGTATTAAAAAAGCTTGGGCTACATACAATCAAGTTATTATTGAATTTAAACATAACATAAAAGATATGATAAGGGTTAAAGAATTACAGTATCGATTAACCGATAAAGAGAACCCAAACGATGTTTGTATTGAAGTAATAAGAGAAGTTAAACAACGCTCACCAGAATTAGAACGTCTATACGATAAGATTAGAAATTTCACTTAATGACAAAGAAAAGAATATTTGATAAGAATGTCAAATATACTGATGAAGAATTAGAAACAATGTTTAATAAGCAGCGTGTTAAAGTCTTATCAAAGTATATTGATAAACACTTTACATCTAATCCCGACTTTAAGGATAAGGTAGAATTTTTTATGAGTGGGAATATTAAAAATGAAATTGTGACTGCATTGGACCAAGAATTTAGTATTTTGAGGGACGACCCAAACGATATAGATATTGAAAAAATGCTTAACGATAAGCTCGAAAAATTCATACAAGAATTGTACCCATAAATTTATTTTAAAATAAATCCTAGCTAGTTAAATTCTATCCAAGATTAATACTAAATTAATCTCGAAAGGGTTAATATTGGTGGATGTGTAGATATTTATAATCAAATAACAAACTTAAATTTATGGTAACATGGAGCATTCTAATATTACTATCAAAGCTGGTTCTGGTACGTACAATCTACTAGACAAAAAATATAACAGATTTATAAAAAATTCATTAACTGACACAGACGAAGAAACCATAGAAAGGTGGTTTACCTATGAAACAATAATGACCGAACTAATTGGGTTAAATAGAATTAATTTGTTCGAAGAAGTCAAGTATAGACTTACGGGTGGTGAAGACCCAAATGATATCATACTAGAAATTATATCTAGGGATAATGAACTAAAAACAGTACTTTGGTCCTATTCACGAAGATTAAACGCATATAAAAATGATGACCTCTTAAAGAGGTTTTACCAATAATAAAATTAAAAGTGTGGCATATGCCACACTTTTTTTTTATTCATATATTGATTATCCAATATTTTTTTTGTATATTTGTATAAATAAGTAATAAATTATGGCTAAAATTGAAAATAGATTAAAGTTCTTAGCAGAAAAATACAATGTCTTTCTTGAGGAAGAAATTGATGAAATTGTTGAAAAACTAATTGAGGATGGACATGAAGTTACCAAAGTAAATACATCTAGTGCCACTATGGTTGGTGTTGATGAGGATATTACTTATGCCATCTTAGATTCAGTAGTCAATAAGACATCAGAATATGAGGGTGAAGAAGTTGTATCTTTCAAAAAAAATGTTAGTGTCCATGAGGATATTTTTGCATCAATGATTGCGGCTGACCCAACTGAGAATAAAATGTATTTGCAATGGATGTTAACAATATTTACTAGATTAATTAAAGCTGGTAAAATTGATGATGCCATTAGATTTGGTGCTGAGGATTTACCTCAAGCCAATGAGTACTTAGAATTATTTGAAGGTAATAAACGTAAAAGGTTGTTTAGTGAATTATGTGAGTCTAACTATGCATTAAAGAAAATAATTGACCCAACTAACATTAACCAATATAGGAGCTTGTCTCAATTATTTGATGCTGTTGACCCGTTTATTGAAAGAGATTTAAGTGGTTTCGAAAGAAATTTAAAAAGATTTGTTGATGCTGGACAAGCGTTGATGCCTGTTAAGGATAGGAATTTTACATTATTTATTCCACTTACTAGAGATGCCAATGTATTATTCAATGAAGCAGCTAGTTGGTGTACTGTTAGACCAGGTAATGGAATGTTTGATAGTTATACTAATAAACCAACACCTCTTTCTAATAAATCTAAAATATATATTATTATTGACAATAGATTTCTTAATGGTGAATTTGATGTGGATAACATACCAAAAGATATGATGCACCAACTTCATTTTGAGAGTAAACAATTAAGGGATAGAACAAATGGACCAAATAAAAATATTTACGACAGTATTATTTCAAAGTCTGAGGCGTTAGCTAATTTTTTCTATGAGGAATTAACCCCACTAGCTAAAGCTTACAAGGGTTCCCTTAACGATAATTTTTATGTTGACTATTTAATTGCTTTTGGTTTTACAAATATATTATTTGATATGCTTGACAAAGACCAACCAACGATTAGATTTAAGAAAAGAGAAATACCTAGATTACCAGATTTATCTAGATTTAGAAATGTGAATATGATATTTTTAGCTGAAATAAAACTACGTGAATTATCACCAAGTATGTTTACACTCCCAAATTTGGAAGTGTTGGCAGTTCCTAAGAATAAAATCACATCAATTCCTAGAGAAATTGGTAAATCTAAGAAGTTGGTTTTCATTAATTTAGTTGGAAACAAAATTACTGAGATTCCAGATGAAATTGGACAGCTTGATAAAGAAATGGGTGGTAGCCTTTACAGAATTTCTGTGAGAAAAGACGAGATTGGAGAGAACAATTATGATAAATTGAGAAGACTTTTACCAAACGTGTTATTGACTGATAACGTGGATTAGATAAACTCAAAATATAGTAATAGAAAACCTCTCCCTTAATAGGAGGGGTTTTCGTGTTTAAAAAATAACAACCATTAAAATGTAATATTATGAAATGGAAAAGAATGGATGGTGATAAGATAGATGAACCATTAATCGAATACTTAGAAGGATTATTCGAAGAAGAAATAGAAAAGGGACATGAATTTAAAGTTTGTATTGGTACGGATTCACAAAAGGCTGGAAAGGGTTACAAATTTGCGACAGCAATTGTAATTGAAACCAAAGAACACATGGGTGTCGAGTACAAGAAAAAGTGGGATGGTACTAAAGAAAAAGTAGATACTTATGTTGGTAGGGGTGCTATGGTTATTGGTGCAACTTTCTGGGAAGAAATGAAAGCTTCTACAAACAAGAAAAAGCATAGAGAGAAGGAAGTGATTAACCAAAGAATGCTTAAAGAAGTTAGTTCTTCCATTGCAATTGGTTATGAAATATGGCCTCTATTAGATTTGTATGGTGTAACTATGGAAATACATGCAGATATTAATGCTGACCCAAGATATGAATCTAATGTTGCAATGAGTGAGGCTCTTGGTTATATTAGGGGTATGGGTTGGGATGCTAAAATTAAGCCAGATGCTTATGCTGCTTCTAAGGGTGCAGATAAAATGTGTAAATAATTTATCGATATTCCTTGGAATATAACACATATTTTACTATATTTGGGGTATGGGAGAATATGTACTAAAATTAAATATTGGTGGTGAGACCATCAAAAGAGTTAATGCACAAAGTATTGATGATGCTATCAATTACTTTGCTAAGATGAAAGATTTGAAAAGGAAACAATTACTTAAATTATTTTTGGTTGAGAAAGCTTCTTAACCAAAAGTCTTTTTGTTATTGGTAGTAAAGTCTCTTCAACTGGATATTTTATTGGGGAATCAATAATGAAGGTTGATGGGTTGATTATATTCGACCCATCAACCAAATCCAATCTTATTGATTCATAACTCATGTGGAAACCTTTAGGATAACTTCTAATCAATTTAGTTGTTAAACCTTTTTCACCATTTAATTGAATTAATGCACCTAATTCATATTGATATACATCAATAGTTTCATCATGAATAATAAAGAATCCTTTATTGTTACTAAATAATGTTGTACCTATTTCTAGAATATCAATACATTTTTCTACCTCATCATAAATAAGTTTACCTAAACTTATTTTTTTCCTTAAATTAGTTAATGAAAAATCCACTAATTTATCAATTCCTAAAATATATTTATCATCAATAACTAAATCTTCATATGTTAATGTTGTGTTCTTTAAATTGATTTCAACTAGTTCTTTTGGAAAGTTATCTCTGAATATTTGTTTATTCTCTTTATACTTAATTAAACCATCATAATGGTGGATTAGGTCAGAAAAATAAGGATAAAGTTCTAAATTATCAAATTTTTTCTCAACCTTTTGTAAATATGCAAGTAGTTCATATTGCTTGTACTCTACATCAAGAATACCGTTTGTCATCCAATTATCATCTAATTTAATCATAGGTGTTTTACCATAAATATAAAATAATATCACACTTTGCCATTTTTACTCATATTTATTATTAGACTAATAAAATATATATTTAAACGTTAAAAACATGTCTAAGAAAATTGTAAGAATTGCAGAAACAGAGTTGGTTGAATTAATTGACAACATAGTTACAGAAGCTGTAGCAGAAAAGAAAAAGGAATGGATTGCTGAAAATGCTGCTAAAAGTGGTGAAACAATCCTTGAGAATAGAATCAAAGATTTAGAAGAAAAGATTATCGCACTTACTGAGTCAACTAAGTAATTAAAACCATAAAAATATTTTATGATAGCTGGACATAATTATGTCCAGCTATTGTTGTGTTTAAAACTTTCCTTTTTATTTCCTTTAATTTTAAATAAAAAACCATAACTTTGTCTTATGGAAAAAATCATTGAAAAATTATCCAGAAAGGATATACCATTAACCTCATCTGTTGAAAGGGATGAACATATAATTGCTTCTGAGAAAGCATTTGATTGTTTATTTGATGGTACTTCAAAATATTTCCCGTGGAATAAACCAAAGAATTTGCCTAAAGATTTTAATATAGGTGTTATTGTTGGTTCAAGTGGTTCTGGTAAATCAACACTATTAGAAGAGTTTGGAAATGAATCCTACCCAATATGGGACCCTAATAAAGCAATCATATCACATTTTGATTCTCCAGATGAAGGTATTAATAAATTAAGTGCGGTAGGGTTAAATACAGTACCCAATTGGTATAAGCCGTATCATGTATTATCTAATGGTGAGCAATTTAGGGCTGATTTAGCTAGGAAAATAAGAGATGGTGCCGTAATAGATGAATTCACATCCGTAGTTGATAGAAATGTAGCTAAAGCAGCTTCTGTATCATTATCTAAATATATTAAAAAGAACAATATCAAAAACGTGGTTATATCCACCTGTCATGAGGATATATTAGACTGGTTAGAACCAGATTGGGTTATAAATACTAATAGTGGAGAAGTCTATGACGGTTTTTTTTTGTCCGACCAGAAATCAATATCGAAATACATAAAGCAAATCGCAATATCTGGTCTATGTTTAAAGACCATCACTATTTAAGAGATGATTTACATAAAGCAACTAGGTGTTATGTTGCTACATGGGAAGGAAATGTTGTTGGTTTTTTTGCTAGTATGGCTATGCCAAATGGTTATGTTAAAAATGCTTGGCGTGGGCACAGGGTTGTAATATTACCAGATTTTCAAGGTTTAGGTATCGGTGTTCGATTTATTGATGCTTGTGCTCAAATTCATTTGGATGATGATAAAAGATTCTTTGGTAGAGCCGCTCACCCTAGGATGGGTTATTATTGGCAACACTCACCATTGTGGAAAGCGACCAGTAAAAATAGGAAACTACGAACTGATATTACTCACGATAATTTATTTAAAAACCATTATGTTGATAACAAACGAATTTGTTTCAGTTATGAATTTATTGGTAAAAATTTGGATAAGTAATTTATTAGACGTATATTTGTAACTTAAAACAAAAAATTTATTATGAATAAGAGAACTATTAAAACAATAATTTTAGGTGCTATATGTGTAAACATGGTCGCACTTATTTCATTAACCACAGAGGTTAATACAATTAAGGGTTCAAATACTTTTTTAGTTGATTTAACCGAACCTAAAGAATTTATTGATTCATTAGATATAGTGGATTCTTTAGTAAACAATACAAATGAAACAACCGCATATTACCAAGCTGTTGTTGATTCTATTGAAACTAAAGTCGAAAATAATTTCAAATACGTATTCCCAAAATTCAAAAAATTCAATAAGAATATTGACACTGCAACAGTTGAAACCTTTGTCGGTGTTATGAATGCGTTTGGGTTGGATGAAAATGAGGAATATAGAGAAATGTATACTGGTCAAATTTTACTTGAGTCTGGAGCTAAACAATATAGACCTTCTGGTGAATTAGTAGTTAGTTCGGCTGGTTGTATCGGATTGTGTCAAATTATGCCCTCAACTGCTTTAGGTTATATACAAAAACATGCTGATACAACAGATATTAAAGTATTAAAAATTTTAGGTGCTAGTGATTTTTCATTTGCATTTGAAGATACATTGTCGAATTCACAAAAAAAAATTAAAACTAGAGAATGGTTAAGTGATGTAACTAATAATATAATTATGTGGGGATTTATTAGTAGACATAATTTAGATAAAAGGGGTGATATTATAACACAACTTGTTTCTTATAACATGGGTAGTGGTGGTGCAAATAAATTTATCGCAAATGGTGGTAATGTGAATAACCATAAGTACATTAGAGGTATCCAAAGTAAGCTTTTAATAGTTAAATAATTAATATGAAATATATTCTAACACCCATATTTAAAATACTATATACCATATTAATGATATGGTTATTAGCCATTGGTTGTACTGTAATGTTTATTGTTGACTCTTTATGGCACTTTAAGCTAATGACTAGAAATTATTCATTTAATTATGATGGTAGGCATATTCTATATTCAGCATATTACACGAGAAACCCCAATAACTTAAATACTGTTAAATTTAAAACGGTTTTTCATTATTTATTAGGTATAATTTAATGACCCCTCATTAACATATGGAATGTGTCATTAAGCCTTTGGAAACCTAATTTTTCCCAAAACAAATGACTAGCAGATGGAATGTTTATAACGAGCCTATTGGTTTTTTTATGTGCATTCCATAATGCTTTTACGGCTTGATTAGCTACATTAATATTAGTATAATCATCATCTAAATTTAAGCTAACTATTTCTTTAGTATCTTCACCTAATGACATTGGTGCTGGTCCACAAGTAATTGTTCCAGCTGACCTATCTTTATAATAAATATCATAAGTAGTTGTATCTGGGGTTTCATCAGTCACCATTAACTTAATATTTTCCCTAATTAATTTTCTGATAAATTGTTTTTGAGTAGATTCTTCAATAGTTTCAAGTTTATCATAGTATTTTGGGTCCCCATATAAGTGGTCCATTGCTATCTCTCTAGCCATATCAAGACTTTTGGTGTGTTCTTTTTCGATTTTAACCCCCTTATCTAATTGTTTCTGTAATTGTTTCTCTAATGATTCGAATTGAATCGAAGCCCATGAGTCTTTACCATGATGAATTGCTAAATCAACGATTGACATACCATCTCCTAAACCACCTTTAATTGTTTCCTTTTTCATACTTTCACTTAAATTTTTAGGGTATCTAATCATCGAATCCCTAAATTCATAACTCTTATGAATTCCTTTATTGTGTTTAAACCCAAACCTCTTATAGAATTGGATTAACCGATTTTTATTACCACCGAAATCAGATGATGGTGTTAATGCGATAATTTGATTATTTTTTTCAGCATAATCAACTAAATCTTTCATAACCTTAGTCCCAATTCCTTCACCTTTGAATTCATCATTAATAATAATCCTAGATAATATTAAACTAGTTTTATTCTCATAAATATCAAGTCCTTTCAAAAATTTACCGTATTTCGATTTTAAAATATCTTCAATCATAAATATAAATATACAAAAAAAGCGGCTATAGCCGCTTTTTAAGTTATTTTATTGTGCCATTAAATACCTAACAGCTTTCTCACCCTATGTAACTAAGGGTTTGGTGTATTGGTGGTTACGCACCGCAAGGTTACTGGTTTGTATCTTTATAGTTTACTATTAACCTTTTTTCAACTGCACAATTAATTATTTGAACTTTCCTCTTTATTGGTTTTGTTCGTTTTAATCACCATCTCATCCTTACTCTTACTATAAGTGATTTTGATTATATCCCCTTCTTCAACATTCCCATTAATTACTTCATCAGCAATTGGGTCTTCGACATACCTTTGGATTGCTCTACTAAGTGGTCTAGCTCCAAACTCTGGGTCATAACCTTGTTTAGCAATATACTCCATACCTTTCTTATCTAATTTGACTTTATAACCAAGTTCAGCCATTCTAGCTTCAACATCAGTCATTTCAAGTTCGATAATTTGTTGGATATCTTTTTCAGTTAATGAATTAAAGATAATAGTGTCATCTAAACGATTAAGAAATTCTGGTGGAAACTTCTTCTTTAGTGCTTTCTCCAAAATTGTGTGCGCTCTTTTCTCTTCCTTAGCTAATGTATCACCTGTACTAAATCCAACAGCTGAACCGAAACTATTCATTTCTTTAACCCCAACATTGGATGTCATGATAACCATCGTATTCTTGAAGTCAATCTTACGACCCAAAGAGTCAGTTAATTGCCCTTCATCTAATAATTGCAATAACAAATTAAATACATCTGGATGTGCTTTCTCGATTTCATCAAAAAGAACCACTGAATATGGTTTTCTACGAATTGCTTCTGTAAGTTTACCACCTTCTTCATAACCCACATAACCTGGAGGGGCACCTATTAATCTAGATACAGAGAATTTCTCCATATATTCAGACATATCAATGCGAACCATTGATTCCTTATCACCGAACACATATTCTGAAAGTAACTTAGCAAGGTATGTCTTACCCACACCTGTTGGACCTAAGAAAATGAAAGACCCAATAGGTTTACCACCTTTTCTGATACCAAGTCTACTTCTCTTTACTGCCTTAGCTACTTTTTCAACTGCTTCATCTTGACCGATAACAGTACCTGTTAAATCTTCAACCATATTTGCTAAGTGTTTAGTGTCCTCAACTGAAACTTTATTTAATGGAATACCAGTCATATTGGAGACTACTTCCGAAACTAATTCAGTAGTAATCAATGTACGTTCTTTGTCCATTCCATCAATCCATTCTTTCTTAGCCTTTTCAATCGAGTCCTCAATCTTCTTCTCATCATCTCTAAGTTTAGCTGCTTGTTCATATTGTTGTTTCGCAACAACATCGTACTTCTTCAACTCAATTCTTTCTTTTTCGGATTCAAGTTCTTGAATATTCTCTGGAATATCAACATCAACATTAGTTATCGCACCAGCTTCATCAAGAATATCAATTGCTTTATCTGGCATCGCCCTATCTGAAATATATCTATCTGCCATTTTAACACATTCTTCGATTGCCTCATCAGTATATGTTACTTTATGATGGTCTTCATACTTCTTCTTAATATTCATAAGAATAGTTTTGGTTTCCTCATTTGTTGGTTCTTCGACCAATACTTCTTGAAACCTTCTTTTCAGAGCACCATCTTTTTCAATGTTTTCTCGATATTCATCCAAAGTGGTTGCACCAATTACTTGAATTTCACCTCTAGCTAATGCTGGTTTAAGAATATTTGATGCATCTAATGAACCAGATGCATTACCAGCCCCAACCATAGTGTGTAACTCATCAATAAATAAGATAACATCTGGATTAGCCCTAAGTTCCTCAAGAATTGCTTTCATTCTTTCCTCAAATTGACCACGGTACTTAGTACCAGCTACAATTGATGGTAAATCTAAAGAGAATACTCTCTTTTCCAATAATACTCTTGGGGCTTTCTTATCCTTAATTAAGGATGCTAGACCTTCAACAATTGATGTTTTACCAACACCTGGCTCACCAATTAATACTGGGTTATTCTTCTTTCTTCTTGATAAGATTGTGGAAACTCTTTGAATTTCTGATTGTCTACCAACAACTGGGTCTATTAAACCATCCTCAGCTGCTTTAGAAATATCTCTACAGAAGTTATCTAGTACTGGTGTCTTAGAATTCTCTTTCTTCTTCTTATTAGATGGTTTCTTAGGTGTTTCATTGATTTCATCTTCGAAATCATCGAACGAGTTTTTTATTTCTTCGTTTTCATTCATAATTGCTTTCTTATAATTTTTGTAATTTACTCCAACACTATGTAAAATATTTGTGGTTGGGGTGTCATGCTCCAGTATTGCTAACATTACGTGCCTAGAATCAATAACATTATCACCTAATTTGTCACATTCACTATCAACTGCGTTGAATATATCAGCTGTAACTTCACTTGGTGGTAATTTTCTTTTGGTTGTTGTAACCCTAGGAATCATATCATTATCCTTTAAGTGTTCACTTATTCTATCATATAAATTTAATAAGTCAACATCCATAACCCTTAAAATACTAACACACCTGTTATTATCATCATTTAAGATTGACATCATTATGTGTTCTGGTCTAAGTTTGATATCATCATATGCTTTAGCCTCATCAAAAGCATTTTTCATAATTGATTTAACTTTAGGTACTATGTCCTTCTTCATATAATTTGATTGTTTACTACAAATATATGGGTTTTTTTTCAAAAAACAAGGTTGATTTTCAAAAAAAGTTTTGTATATTTGTAGTAAATAACAAAAGCATTAATTTATATGAAATGCAAGGAGCACCGAAATATGCAAAAATTAAATTGACTTGGAAACCCAATGAAATTAATAAAAAAGAAACTACAACTGAATTTGAAAATGTTGGTATGGTTGTAACGGCTGATAAAATAATAATAGTTAGTGAAACCCATGATAGTATCACTAATATGATGAAAACAGAAGGTTCTGTTTTTGAATTATCACAATTGAAGTCTTATGAGACTTATAAAGAAAAAATAAATTAAACCAAATAAATAAGAACAATGATTTTAAAAAGAGTAGAAAAAGAAGGAATTGTGAAAGCAATTTACAAATCATCAAACGTACTTGCTTCAAAATATGATAAAGCAAATCAAACGTTAACAATCACATTTAGCAAGGGAACTAATTACACATATACTGGTGTTCCAGCAACGGACTATACTAGATTCGAAATTGCTGAATCTCAAGGTAAGGTTTTAAATTCTTATATTAAGAAACACCCAGTTACTAAAGGTGAAGATATTGACCCAGCAAAAATTATTGCAGAAGTTGAAAAACACCAATTAGCTGAAATTAAAGTTATCGAGGGTGATTTAATTAAAGCAATGGATGCATCAATTAAATCTTATGCTAAAAATGAAACAATGGATGATTCATTGTTAACCAGAGTTCAATTTTTAATCTCTAAATTAAACAATGAGAAGAATGGCTAAAGTTGATGAGGTTTATCAAAATTTACTTAAAGACATTTTAGAAAACGGTACTCGTAAAAGTGATAGAACTGGAACAGGTACCGTTTCTGTCTTTGGTAGGCAAATTAGATTTAATATGGGTGATGGATTCCCAATGTTAACTACAAAGAAAATGTTTATGAAGGGGGTCACTACCGAACTATTATGGTTTTTGAGTGGTGAAACTAATATTAAACCTTTGGTTGAACAAGGTAACATGATTTGGGTTGGTGATGCTTATAAGAAATATTGTAATCAGCCTAATTTTTTAGGTCATGAAGATATACCAGATAAAGAATGGTTTATTAATGAAATTAAAACTAATCAATCATTTGCAGATAAGTTTGGTGAATTAGGACCTGTTTATGGTAAACAATGGGTCGATTGGGGTGGTTACGAAATAAATTCTGGGGAAGCAATTGAAGGTTTGAATAAAGGTATTAATCAAATCCAAAACATTATTGATACATTAAAAGCAAATCCAACATCTAGAAGGATTATGGTTAATGCATGGAACCCATCAGATATTGATAAAATGACCTTACCACCATGTCATTATGGTTTTCAATTTAATACTGTTGAATTAACTAATGAAGAACGTGAAAAATTATACGTAAAGCATTGTATGGAAAATAATTGGGTGTTACACATTGGTAGGGGGATGACTAGAACCGAACCATTTGTAATGAAAGATTCATATGAATCGGATTACATAAGGGCTGAAATACCAAAACATAAGTTATCTTTAATGTGGAACCAACGTTCAGTTGACACATTTTTAGGGTTACCATTTAATATCACTAGTTATGCATTATTACTACATATGGTTGCACAACAAGTTAATATGGTACCACATGAATTAATTGGTTCACTTGGTGATACACACTTATATTCGAACCATATGGAGCAAGTTGATGAATTATTATCTAGGGAACCAATGGAATTACCTACTTTATACCTTAAAAAAGCAGATAGTATTTTTAATTATTCATATGATGATATTAATATTATGAACTATTCTTCACATCCAACAATTAAAGCACCACTTTCAAATTAATTTAGGTATTTATTATACTAAACGAAAGGTAATGAAATTAGACAAGGGTATTAGTAAATCAGTTCAGAAGGAAATTGATGCTTTAATTGAAAAAGATAATCAACATAGACTGGAGGTTTATGCTAGATTTAGAAGATTACGTAAATACAAACGTGAGAAAAAATATTCTGAGATGCGAATGTTTCATTCTATCATCGGATGTGTGAAGTGTTATTAATAAAAAAAGCGACCATTGGTCGCTTTTTTTATTAATTAAAGTTTAGTACTTCCTTGATATACATTGATTGGTGAACCTAATAATACTGCACTGTTTGCTGGTCCACTAATTGTTTTAACAACTACTTGTAATCTAGTATTTGGTGAAACTGAAACGCTTTCATCATTTATCACTAATGTTGCACTTGTTAATGCAACAATTTCATGATACACATATTCATTCAAATCTATTGTTGAAATATCGTGTATGATTGTATTAATTTTATTTACGTACGACATAATTGGTTGATATTATTTCATTGTTATTCATTAATAAATATTCGTTTTTTCGGTAATCCCTTATTTATTATAAATTAATTTATATTTATTGTTATAAACAATTGATTATGTCGTACGTAAATAAAATTAATACGGTTATACATAGGTTTGATAATAGCGATTCAAGTAAGTTTTTATATCGTCAAATTTATGCTGATACTACTACTACTATTACTATTGATGGTAATAGTGTTGAAATATTAGGTGGTGAAAACCCAATTAATTTTAGGGGTAAGGTTATTGTCCCTAATGATACGATAGTTTATTTGTTAGGTTCACCAATTATATCGAGTCCAACAAATATAGGTAGTATTTCAACTAATGTAATAATTGATGATGTAATTGATGATATAATTGATGAAGGTTTAAGTTCAGAAGATAATATTGTGATTACAACCGAAAATGGTCTTGTAATTATACCTTAAATTAAAAATGATATGAAAGTTAAAATTAGTGAATTACCTATTGCAACAGAAAAAAACAATAGTATAATCCCAATAGTACAAAGCGGTGTTACGAAACAATTAGATATTAATATATTACAATCTGGTGTTGCATCAGATTTATTAATTGGTCAATTATTCTGGGATACGAATAATAACCCTATCAATGGTAAATTATTTGCTGGTGAAACTTACAATTGGGGTGATAATCCGAAATTACAAACTAAATTCAATGCACAAGGTCATGATTTTATAGTTGATAATGGTAATGGTACATTTACTATTGTTTCACATAGTGATTTTATTAGAGCTGGGATAAATAATATTGGTACCCATGTTGATGATACTACAGCCCCTAATGGGTTACAAGTTAGATATACTAGACCTAATAACCCACAACCAGATATGGTTGGTGGTGGAGGTAATGGTGTTAGATTTGTTCAAAATAATATTTTAGCATCAGTAACATCTACCGATTCTGAAACTGCTCCAGACCATAGAAATGCTTATTTTGGTATTTATGGTGATTTAACTGAATTAGTTGTTGATACTAATAATGTCCCAATAAATAATACTGGAGTTAGTGATGGTGATGTTTTAACTTGGAATGCATCAAATAGTAGATATGAACCAAATAGTGTCACTACAAGTACTTCAAATGATATTCAAGTAGGGGTGGTACCACCACCAAATAATGCTGGTAATGGAACAGACCTTAAAACGGTTACATTTAGTAGTCCTTTTAATAGTGTTCCAGTAGTAACTGCAACTGGATTTCTAAGTAATGGTCAAGGTGTTTTAATAACAATAAACAGTGTGAGTGCTACAAATTTCACCTATTATGCACACAGAAATGACGGTATACCTTTTAGTAATTACGCTGGTCTACAATGGACTGCAATTAATGTATAAATAAGGGGATATCACTTATAATTTACTTAAAAGCCTTCAATTTTGACTTTTAACAAATAAAGAATATATTTATTAATAAAATCGATTTAATATGAAAACAAATAATAAAATTAACCCAACAGGTCTTAAAGGTAACCAAGTATTAGACCGTATGAGAGAATTGATGGGAACAACCATTAACGAATCAACTAGTAATTCAGTTGTTGAGCTTACTAAAATAGCACCAAATGGTGTAGTGTATGGTATTGTTAGAGAAAATCATGAATATTATATTAAAACTTCTGAAAAGAAAAGTGGTTTAATAAATGAAGACTTTCAATATATTGGTGGTCTTAAAAACAAAAAAAGTGAAGCATATCCAACATATGCAAAAGCAATTAAGCAACTTAATCTTAAATTTTTAAGTATCAACGAGTCATTCGGTGGTGATAAGGTTAATGTTTTCAAAAACGATAATCTAATGGAAGCAAGTGCTGGTGGTGTTGGTTTTGTAGGTGAAATGGAAGAATCTAATTATGATATTGACAATGTAACATCTGGAGATAATTTAGATGGTGACTTTGATAAAGACCCGATTGCTAGTTCTACTAATCAAGGTAAAAAGAAAGCTGGTGAACAAGGTCATGATACGGAAATCATGAAAGAAGATGTTGAGTTATCAGAGGATGAATCAGCAATAGATAGAATGATTACTGGTGAATCACTTGACCCAGTTGGAGATGAGGATTGTGATGTGGATAATGATGGTGATTCTGATGAATCAGACGATTATCTTATTAATAAAAGACTTAAAATAGGTAAAGCTTTATCTATTGAAGAGAGTGAAGACAAGTTATCACAAATGGTTAATGCAATGTCTGACACAGAAATTAAAGCTTTACAAGAAGCTTTAAAAAAAAAAGTCTAACTGAAACTAGACATGACGGTATGTCTACTGGCTTGTTTGCAGACGAGGAAGGTGGATATAATCTAGATGAAGTAGAAAGTATAGAAGAAACAAAATTCAAATTGAAGGTTCCAAACTCGGAGCCTTCTACTGATGATTCCCTAGATGGTTTAGAAGATTTCGGAGATGAAAGTGACGAGAATTTCGGTGCTGGTGATTTCAATGGTGATGAACCATCAAACGATAAACCATTTGATGATGAGCCGTTCGAAGCTGGCGTAGATGCTGATGAGGAATCCGACCCAAAAACATTTATTCAACAATTAGCTGGTAAGCTTGGTCAATCGCTTAGAGCATATAGTGATGAGCAAGGTCAACCCGATTTCGATTTAGAGAAATTTGCAGTTAATTCAGTATTATCAGCTACCCATACTGGGCAAATGGATGATAATGACCAATCAGATATTATTAAGAAAGTTAAATCATCTGGCAATGATGGTGGGGATATTGATGTAAATGTTGATGTTGATACTGATGGTGAAGGTGGTGATGTAAATGTTGATACCGATAATGAAGAATCACAAGATAGTGATATGGACTTCGGTGATGTTGAAGAAGGGAATTTTAACTTAGGTGAGGGAAAAACACCACATGAATCTTTGGATAATTCAGAAAAAAAGCCTATCTTTGTCACTAAAGACAAGATTATGGACAAGTTAAATGAAGTGGGTGAAGTAGAACCATCGGTTAAACCAAAGACTAAACCAAAGACTAAACCTACCGTTAAACCAACTAGAAGACAAAAGCCTTTTAGACCGACAATACAACCAAAAGTAGAACCAAAAGCTAATTCTACTAATGATGGTGTGTTACATGAGAGTGAGGGCTCACACGGTAAAATCATTGATACCAAATTTTTAGATGATAAAACAGCAATCATTACTGTTGCTTTAAATGATGCAGAAATTGATTTGAAGTTTGAAAATACTGGTGATAAGGTTAATGGTGAAGAACTTGACGGACCTCTCAAATTTACTTATGAATCTGTTAATTCACCAGACAACAATACTTACACAGTTAATGTTGAATTTTTTGGTGATGAAGAAGCTGGATTTAAATTAGATGGTATAAATGACGATTATATTGAAAAGACCAATAATGGATAAGGAAGGGTTATTTTTAATATATGTAAATGTTTTAGGTAGTGATTGGAAAGATGAGAACAATTATGAATTTATTTTTTCCGACACTATAGAAAATGTTGATGGTGAAGATTGGGATATATACCCCGCTTCTGGACAACCGAGTCCACCTAGAAAAAATTTAGTTAAAGCGGTAGGTGTTTTATCAACTAAATTAACATTTCAAGTGGTTCAAGATAGTGATACATTTGCTGTTTGGGATGCATTGGATGATGTCACACCATTAGCTTTTGAAGATATTTCAGAATATGATGAATACCCAGAACGTAGATTAGTATTTAAGTTTGGGGAACCAATAAAGTCTGTTGAGGACTCTCTATACGAAAAAGATTTCGTATTAGAATATAAAGTTAAAAACAATGAACCAAAAAAAGAAGATATCAAAAGTACTGAGTGAGATGGATAACCAGAAACACGTAGTTATGACTTCCGATAAATATAAAGAGATGGAGGATGAATTAGATGATAACGCAATTGTTAAAATTGTTGATGAAGATAATTCAGTAGAAAATGATGAACAAGTTAATGTGCCTAAATTACAAGCCGATGTTCAAAGATTTATGGATAAATTAAATTTAGGACAATTTGAAGCAATTATTAAGAAGATTGATAAACCAGTTGAAAAAGCTGAATTAATAGCTGCATTTGCAGAAAGAATTGGTGTGCCAAGAAATAAATTAGCGGTAGTTTTATCTTCATTAAAAGCTATAAGTAAAGAAACACAAGGTCAACAAGAAACTACAAGAGCAAGAATGAAGAAATCAGACTTAGTAGAACATGTATTAAAAACTAAAAAATAATGGGTAGATTAGAAGATATAGCAAAAAGGGCTTTAGAGAAAGCAATGGCTAAAGGGCAACCTATAACACCAATTAATGAGGGTAGGATTGTATATGAAGAAGGGCATGCTGAAAGGATGCACCCTAATTTAGTTAAACAATTAAGGGAAAGAAACCACACACTTGGTACACACCCTATATTCCCAGATAGTGATGAGTCACATTTTGAAGAAAAGATTATGTCTAAAAGATTTGGTGATGTACTTAAAAACTATAAAAGACAATTTGATTCAGAAACTGCTGACCCAATGGATGCCGTTAGAAATATGATGCCGTTAATTAGTGATTGTATGAAGTTAGAGGATTCTTCTAAAGAAGATTTACAGGAACTAGCAATTAAAATGGTTAGAAAAGAATATGATATGGGTGAAGATGATGTTGAAATTATTGCTGAACTTAAAAGACATATTGATATCGAGGGTGTTCGAAAAAACCCATCACCAGTTAGAATTGAAAGTATGGAATTTGATAACCACGATAGTGTTGCATCTGCAAATGGTGAAGTATATAAAAGAAGGTTTATTAATGCCATGACTCAAGGTGCGGCTAAGAAAGGTCACCATATGTTTCATTTAGCTGAAAAAGAACTATTAGGGATTAACCCAACTTTACCAAATAAATATGCTAAAATGATGGCTGCTGCTGATTATGGTTATTTAACTATGGATGATAGTATGCCTAGAGAAGCTGGTGGTGTTGTTAAGATTGAATTTGTTGATGGTAAACCAGTTATACATGCACAAGCTGTTGTATTTCCAGTATTGATTCATGAATTAGTTAAGGGTGTTATGGAAATTTTATCTATGCATGGGTTACCAGAAGACCAAAAACTAACTGAATATGTCTTAGGTAAAGCTGATTATATTAATGCTGAGCCTTGGGATATGAGGATGGGTGCACCAATATGGGAAAGGTTTACTGAATGTATAGACCCAAAAGATTTTGATAAAAAGCACCACATTTATACTGACCTTGTTGCATTACCAACAGAAGAATTTAACCACACAATGAGAGAAATTATGTTGGGGTCAAAAGAAGGTAAGAATAAAATTAAAGAAATAGTAAAAGAAATTGATGCTGATATGCAAAGAGACGATTACGAAGCTTCTATGAATGAGATGAATAATGATGATGATTCATATGGGTATGATGACCTAGATGATATTGATTTATCTGGTTTACTTTAATTAGATACATAATATTACTAAAAAGCTCCATTCGTGGGGCTTTTTCTGTTTTTGGGCTGTTCTAGCATATTTATTATAAAAAAACATATGTTAACAGCACAAGAAATAATGAAGGAATATGTGTCGTGTTTACAAGACCCAATATATGCGATTGAATCGTATTTGGAAACTTTTGATAAAACACAAGAAGGTTTTGTACCATTTAAATTATTCCCGAAACAAAAAGAAATAATATCTGCATATAAAGAACATAGGTTTAATATTGCAGTCAAGCCTAGACAAGCTGGTGTATCGACTACTACCGCAGCTTATCTAGCAATTCAAGTTGGTTTTGCTGATAAAGATAATCCAGAGGCAATGTTGATTCTTGCGAATAAACAAGATATGGCGCAAGAATTCTTATCTAAAGTAAAAGATTTTTTACAACAATTACCAAGATGGGTATGGGGTTCTGATTATTATGGTTCTCCAGAAAAAGAAGCTAAAAGTATTTTCCTTACTGAATCAAAAAAAGAACTTAAATTACCAAATAATTCTAGAGTAAAAGCTGTTGCGACATCTAAAGATGCATTAAGAGGTTATACACCTACTCACTTAGTAATGGATGAAGCCGCATTTATTGATAATGGGGCTATCGTATTTGGTGCTGCATTAACAGCACTTGGAACTGGTGGTAGGGCAACACTTATTTCTACTCCAAATGGTATGGATGCGTTGTACTATGAAACATATGAACAAGCAAAAACAAAAGAGAATAATTTCAACATTATTGAAATGTACTGGTATGAAGACCCTCGTTATAATAAAGACCTTAGATGGTATAAAGAAATCGAGAATGAAGCTGGTGAAAAAGAGGAAGTAATGGAACGTGAGATTATCTTTAAAAAAGAATCTTACCAAAAGAGGGTTGATGATGGTTGGAAACCTAGGTCTTTCTGGTATGAGGAAATGTGTAAAGGTATGAATAATGATGCTCGTATGATTGCACAAGAGCTTGATGTTTCATTTCTAGGTTCTGGTGGTAACGTTATTGCTGATGAACATATAATTCACCAAGAAAAGTACAATGTTAGGGAACCTAAGTGGGTTGCTGGTAATGATGAAGAGATTTGGATATGGGAACAACCGATTGAAGGTCACAAATATATTATGGGTGTTGATGTAGCTAGAGGTGATGGTGCTGATTCATCAACTATTGTTGTTTTGGATTTTACAACTATGGAACAAGTAATGGAATATAAAGGTAAAACACCCCCAGATTTATTAGCACAAGTTGTTGAAGAATATGGTGAAATATATAATGCTATGGCTGTGGTTGATATAGCTGGTGGTATGGGTGTCACAACGGTACTTAAATTACTTGAAATTGGATATAATAATCTACATTATGATGATAGAAGTAAAGTATTAGCTAGGAGAAAAGATTTAGAGAAATATTCAAATGGTAGTAATGATATGCCAGGTTTTAATGCAAATGGTGTTCGTTTACCAATGATTGCTAATATGGAGTATATGATTAGGACTGACCAAATTAAAATTAGGTCAAGAAGAATGACATCTGAAATGAAAACATTTATTTATAAAAATGGTAGACCAGACCACCAAGAAGGTAAACATGATGATTTACTTATGTCATTAGGTATGGCATTATGGGTATTAGAACATTCATTTAAGAAATTAGAAAAAGCAAATAAACAAACTAAAGCTATGTTAGCTGGTTGGGTTATGGTTGGTGATACTGATGATACTGAAAAATATCAAGGAAATAATTTTGTACCTAAAAACCAAAGAAATAAGAAATCAATACCAAAACCTAAGTTTTCAGATAACGTGAAAAAAAATATGCAAGACCCAAATGGTGATTACATGTGGTTATTTAGTGGGATGAGATAATTATAGTTATGGGATTGAATAAAAATAAAACATTCGTAAGGAAACCGTATGACAAAAGTTTATACAAATGGTCTCCAGCTGCTTCTGATAAGAAAGCAAAAAAAATAACCCTAAATGGTAATATTGGGTGTACTGCTGTTCCTAGGTCTCAAGGTGAGGATTGGATAGTTAGATATATGGGTGAAATCAGTGTTGATGGGAAGGGTCAACAACATAGGTATGCATATGTTGAGTGTGATTATGTGAAATAACCTTTAATTTAACTAATAAAGGCTTATAATAGAAGAAAAATAGGATTATGGCAAAAAAGAAAAATTTGACAGTATTTCAAAGATTGAATAATATGTTCGGACCAGATGGTGTTAACGTACCAAAAAGTCAAACGAATCGTTATTCACTAGGAAATCAAGAGTTACTTAAAACTCAGTCAAAAGATGAATACAATACAGCTAAGTTACAAGCTCAGCAAAACAAATATCTTAGTGGTATGTGGTCTAAAGTGGATGGTGAGTTATATCAACAAGCAATTCATTATGAAACAACACGTATTGGTTCTTACGCTGATTTTGAATCAATGGAGTTTTATCCAGAGATTTCAGCGGCATTAGATATCATGATGGAAGAGGCAACAACCCCAAATGATAAGGGACAAGTAATTAATATTTATTCGGATTCTAAAAGGGTTAAAGCCATCTTGGAGGATTTGTTTAAAAATAGACTAGATATACACACATCTTTACCAATGTGGACAAGAAACACTTGTAAATATGGTGATAATTTTGTGCATTTAAATATTGATGATAAAGCTGGAATATTGGGTGTTAAACAAATGCCTAATTTTGAGATGGAAAGAAGAGAGGGTGACCTTTATGATTCTATCGGGGCACATTCACGTAGAGGTGATATGCAACCAACTGGTGCTAACTCTACTGAATACGATAATAGAGTAAAATTTTATTGGAAAACTAAAGACATTGAGTTTAATTCTTGGCAAATTGCTCACTTTAGATTACTTGGTGACGATAGAAGAATCCCTTATGGTACATCAGTATTAGAAAAGGCTAGAAGGATATGGAAACAATTAGTGTTATCTGAGGATGCAATGTTAGTATATAGGGTGACTAGGGCTCCAGAAAGAAGAGTATATAAAGTATTCGTGGGTAATATCGATAATGAAGATGTACCATCATATGTTAATGATATCGCTAATCGATTTAAACGTAGTCCATTAGTCGATTCACAAACTGGTCAAATGGATTTAAGATATAACCAATTGGGGATGGACCAAGATATTTTTATACCAGTTAGGGATGAAAATGCTCAGAACCCAATTGATACATTACCAGGTGCTCAAAACTTAGACCAAATTGCGGATATTGAATATTTACAAAGAAAACTATTTACAGCATTAAGGGTTCCTAAATCTTTTTTAGGTTTTGAAGAAGCTGTCGGGGAGGGTAAAAATTTAGCCTTACAAGATATTAGATTCTCTAGAACAGTAAATAGGATTCAACAAGCAATGATAATGGAACTAAACAAAGTTGCAATTATTCATTTATACTTATTAGGGTTTGAGGAAGATTTAGACAATTTCACTTTGACACTTAATAACCCATCGACTCAAGCTGAGATGCTTAAGATTGAACATTTACAACAAAAGATAACTGCGTACAAGGATGCTGTTAGTGATTCTGGTAATGGATTTGGTCTAATGAGTATGACAAAAGCCAAAAGAGAGATTCTAGGGTGGTCTGATGATGAAATTAAACAAGACTTGCTAGAGCAAAGAATGGAAAAAGCAGCCGCTGCTGAATTAGAGAATACATCTCAAGTAATTAAATACACTGGTCTATTCGATAAGGTAGATAAAATATATGGTGATATGGATATTGCTAGAGAAGGTGGTTCTACTGGTGATGATGAAGGTGGTGAAGAAGGTGGTTCTACTGGTGGAGCTGGAGGTTTCGGTGGAGGCGGTGGTCTCGGTGCTGATGACTTAGATTTTGGTGAAGAAGGTGATGAGGATTTCGGTGATGATGCTGGTGGTGATTTCGGTGATGCTGGTGATGATGCTGGTGGTGATGAGGATTTTGGTGAAGACCTTGGTGATGATGCTGGTGTCGAAGATTTTGGTGAAAACTATAAAAGAGTTAATAATCTACTAACAGAAGAGAAAAAAAGATTAGTGGCACAACGTAATCATAAAATCAAAAAATATAAAGGTAATTATTTAGACAAATTAGCCGAATCTATCGCTCCAATAGAGAAAAAGATAGAGAAAAGAACTAAAATGATTGATAAAAATCATAAAATAAACGATGATATTAATAATATGATTAATGAAATCGATGATAAATTAGATGAGTAAAAGCTGCTTTTGGGTAGTGCTCTAATATTTATTAATAAATTCAACAGTTATGCAAAATTTCGGTAAAATTAAAAATAGCTTCAATTCATTATTAGTTGAAGCTATTGCTACAAATGATACTAAAAAGAAAAAGTTATTTAAAGAATATGTTAAAGCGATTAAGGGTAATAAAATCCTTAGAGCACAATTTCTAGTATATAATAATATTGAAGGAAAAGTTGAGACCAATGAGCACAAAGCGACTGAATTCGTTAAAGCCAATATTGATGTTTTATCTAAGTACACAAAAGAAGAAATAGTTGAAGCAAATAAGTCTTTATCTAAACCTCTTCTTATGGAAGGTGAATTACCTTTAGAAGATAATACCTTAAGTAAATTACATGAAAATATTACGTCATTAATATTTACGGAAAAGAAACCAAAAACTGTTGATACAATAGTTGAATCTTTAAGTGGTGTTGTTGAATATATTAAAGAGAATGAAATTAAAGAAACAAGTGAAGTTAGTCATCTACCAAATAGTATGCTTTCTAACATCGCTGTTGACAAATTTAATGATAGATACTCAGAATTAAATGAAGATGAAAAAAGTGTTTTAAAAACCATCTTAGAATCTGATGATGAGGGAAAAAAAGAAATCTACGAAAACCTTTCAAGAGAATGTATTGATTTAGTTGATAAAAATTTAACTGAATCAGACATTGATTCGAAAGAAAAATTACTAGCTGTAAAAGACAGACTTCTTAGATTAGAATTTATTTCAGAAAGTTTTATAAGTGACATTAGTAAACTAATTGAATTAAAAAGTGATTTAAGCGAATAAAATTAAATATGGAAAACAATATGGACAGTGTAAACGTAGAATTGATATTACATAGGTTAGACGAGATTTCTAGAAAACAAGATGACTTCAACAAAAAAGTTGAAGATTTAAGTATCCAACTAGCTAAAGTAAAAACAATAGAAAATACAGTAGATGACATTAAAGGGTGGAAAGAGAAAGTTCAAGAGACTATATCTACAGCAGAACTTAATGAAATTAAAGTATGGAAAAATAAGATGGAAGAATTGATGTCTCCAACTCAATTATCCACATTTATTAAAGAGCACGATAGTTTTAAAACCTTCAAAACACAAGCTATGATGATATGGGTTGTTGTTCAAGGTTTAATGGCTATTGCAATCTTTTGGGATAAGATTTTTGGGGGGTAAACATAGTTTGACTTTTCCAAAAAAAAGAAGTATACTTGTGTAAATATAATATACCATATAATACCAAGTAATGACTAAAAGAGGGAAAGAATTAAAAATGGATTTATCACCAAGCTACAATATAGTTTGTGGTACTGTTGATAATAAAAACGCTAAAGCAATCTATGTTAATATATCTGCATGGGGGGAGCCAACATCAGAAGAAGAAATGGATTATGGGAGAGTAATTAGTAGACTTAATAAGTGTGTTAGGCAATCAACTTACAATCACTTAAATGATAACTATCCAGATATATTCTATGCTGATAGAACTATTGTTGATTTAGACATGCGTGAATCTGGTGTTAGATTTGGGAAAAGAAGTTTCATGAATTGTGAGATGACTATTTTTCAAAAGCATTCAGATAATAGTGCTATTAATGATGGTCCAACACCAGAATTATTATCTAAAATAGTTAATGAGGCAGTAACGTGTTTAGATAGCTTTAATCATTTTAATTTTAATAAGAAGAAAAATTAATATAAAATAAGATTTAATTAAAACCCCTAACTAATTTAGTTAGGGGTTTTTTGTTTGTATTGACATATTTATAGTTAAAGCAAACAATATGTCTGATATAAAATTATTAAAAGCGGGTAAAACTGGTTTCGGTCTTATGATTGAGAGTGATGCTGGTTTCATAGCCCCAAACGATATACGTAACCAACCTTTCATTACTGAGGTTAAAAAATTAGAGAAAGGTGGAGTAGTTATGGCTGAACCATTAAAACTATTTGTAGTCCTACAAAAATACGGTGTTGAAAATAGGAACGGAAGAATATACCCAGAACATTTATTAAGAAAGCAAGCGGAAGAATACCAAGTATTGATTGACAATAGGTCAGCGATTGGGGAATCCGACCACCCAGAGTCATCTATTATTTCAAATGACAGAGTGTCACATGAGATTACTAAGATATGGTGGGAAGGTAAAACACTTGTAGGTGAGATTGAAATATTAATGTCCCCAGGATTTATTACTCAAGGAATTATTTCATGTGAAGGTGACAGAGTTGCTAACATGTTGAGAAAAGGAATTAGAGTTGGTGTATCTTCAAGAGGGGTTGGTTCACTTCAAGAAATAAAGGGAAAAAATATCGTACAAGATGATTTTGAATTAATTTGTTGGGATATTGTAACAAGTCCTTCTACACCAGGTGCCTATATGTTCAAAGGTTCCGAAGAGGCGAGACCATTTGTGGAATCCGCTAAGAAGAAAAAACCATTATTGGTTGATAAATTGAACAAATTTTTACTTGATGATTAAATATCTATTAAGATAAGATTCAGTTTTTTTATCGAAAACAGGATTTTTTGATTTTTAATACATATTTATTAACAAGAAAGAGCATAAAGCTCACTTAACAAATTTCTAAAAAGAAAAATAAAATGGCCGAAAAGAAAAAGTCGATAATTGAAGAAGCTCTTTTGGATGCGAATAGAATCCAAGAAGCTTTAAATTCCAACACTAAAGAAATACTTCGTAGCGTTGCTAGAGAAGAAATTGATGGTTTGGTAAAAGAATCTTTGCAAGAAGATGACTATGAGGAAGAGGACGTTGAAGATACTGAGGAATTAGATTTAGCTGATGCAAGTGATGATGAAGTTGCTGGTGATGAAGCTGGAGAAGAAGAATTAGAATTAGATGCGGCATCTGACGACTACGAAGAGGCTGGTATGGACGACACGGAAGATAGTGAAATGAACTATGGTGGAGAAGAAGAATCTGGAGAGGATTATGAAATGGACATGACTGGAGCATCAGATGAAGATGTAATTTCTGTATATAAGAAATTATCTGGAGATGATGAAATTGAAGTAGTATCCGATAATGAAGTACACATTAAAGACCCAGTAAGTGGTTCTGAATACCATGTTAAATTAGGTGGTGATGAAGAAGCAACTGAGGAACTAGCACCAGAAATGGAATTAGGTCTTGAAACAGGTGTTGAAGATGAGTACGCTGATGAAACTGAAACCGAGGTCCCTTACGAGGAAGGTTTAGGTGAGAGTGTTGTTTATGAAGTAACACTTGAAGAAGAAGTTTCTGAAAATGAAGAAATAACAGAAGAAACAAGTATTGGTGCAACTGCTAAAGGTAAACCAAGAACTGCGAATAGCGATGTGACTATGGGTAATGAAGCTACGGCTCCTAACACTGGTAATATCGATGGTCAAAAAGCACCTGTCGGAAATGAAAATGAGGACAATTGGGCTGGTGACAACCTTCAAGGTGGATTTGATGATGATGGTGAAAACGGTAGTGGTGATAATCACGCTGACCATATTATGGAAGATGAAACAATTGAAGAAAACGAAGAGACTGTAACTGAGGAAGACGAAGTAACAGAAGCTGAGGAAGTTGTTGATGAGACTAAAAAAGTTGGTGGTAAGGTTAAGTATGTGGGTACTGCACACACAAATGAAAAACTTGAAGAAACTGTTGCAAAATATAACAATCTTTTAGCTGAATCTAAACAATTAAAACAAGAGAACTCTGAATTCAGAGGGGCACTTAAGAAGTTTAGAACTATGTTAGGAGAGACAGTGGTTTTTAACACTAATTTAACCAATGTGACTAGATTGTTTACTGAACACTCAACTACTAAAGTAGAGAAAGAAGCAATCATTGCAAGATTTGATAACGAGGTATCAACTATCAAGGAATCAAAAAGGTTATACAAAACCATCGCATCTGAATTGAGTAAAAAGACTCCAATGAATGAAGCGATAGAAAATAAAATTTCTAAAGAAGCTGGAAGCAGTGTTTCTAAACAATTAAACGAAAACACAGCTTACGTTGATGCTTCAACACAAAGAATAATGGATTTAATTTCTAGAGTTGAAAAGCCTAGAGACTAAACTAAAAGTAAGATTTAAAAAATAAAACTATGAATCATTTATTAACATCTGGACAAGTCGGAAATATTGGACTAAACCACATGAAACAAGTACGTCAACAAACCCAAGCAAAATGGGAAGGTTTAGGTTTCTTAGAAGGACTTAAAGGGCACGTAAAAGAGAACATCGCTCAGTTATATGAGAATGAAGCTTCTCACTTATTAAACGAATCAACTACAGCAGATTCATCTGGGTCTTTCGAGACAGTAGTATTCCCAATCGTTAGAAGAGTATTCTCTAAATTATTGGCGAATGATATCGTATCTGTACAAGCAATGAACATGCCAATTGGTAAATTGTTCTTCTTCGTACCTCAAACATCTGATAGAACAGATAACGCTGGTAACTACGGTAACCCGCACTTAACAGGAAACGCATCTTTATCAGCACATACTTCTATGGCTGACCAATTGCCAGACTGTGTTACTGCTTCTGCTGGTTGTGCATTAACTACTTTCGCTGCAAAGAATCTTTACGATATCTACTACAACGATGGTTTATTCGATGCATCTAAAGGAGAAATTACAATTATCGCTGGTAACGTAACAATCGTTACAATGGGTGCTGATGGTAACTTTACTGACGAAGCTGATGCTTCAAATTCTGCTTTATCTACAGACGGTTCATTAAGAAACGTTATGTTAAGAGTATCTGGGTTCACTGGTGGAGCTGGAAACGACAAAGGTAGATTAACTGGACCAGATGGTCACAACATGGATACTGAATCTTTCTTAGCTTCACTTAAGATTGTAAACGGTGCAACTCCATTTGTTGATGCTGATGGTGCTGAAATTATCGCTGCAAACGCTGAAATTCCTTTCAGATTGGTAACAAACAAATACGGTAAAGGTATTGTTGAATATGATGACATTTGTGATTCATTAGGAAACATTTACTTAGAGGCTGATTTATCTCACCCTTCTACTGTAACTGAAACGTATGATGGATATATTGGTACTACTGGTACTACTGCTACATCTGCTGATTTCTTAGCTTCATGGGCTGAATACGCATCTTTAGAGTTAGAAACTGAACTTGGTGAAGTTTCATTTAAACTTGATGAAGTTGTTGTTGCTGTTGAAGAAAGAAAGTTGAGAGCTACATGGTCTCCAGAATTAGCTCAAGATGTTAGTGCATTCCACAACATTGATGCTGAGGCTGAATTGACTGCAATGCTTTCTGAGCAAGTTGCTGCTGAAATCGATAGAGAAATCTTAAGAGATTTGAGAAAAGCTGCTGCATGGCAATTAAGATGGGATTACAACGGATGGAGAAAAGCTTCTTCTGCTGCATCACCATATACGCAAAAAGAATGGAACCAAACGTTAATTACTAAGGTAAACCAAATTTCTGCACAAATCCATAAATCTACTTTGAGAGGTGGAGCCAACTTCATCGTTGTATCTTCTGAAATCTCAGCAGTAATGGATGACTTGGAGTACTTCCACGTAAGTGATGCTTCTCCAGAGCAAGACCAATATAATATGGGAATCGAGAGAGTAGGTTCATTATCTGGTAGATACCAAGTCTACAGAGACCCTTACGCTCCAGCGAAGTCTATGATTATTGGACATAAAGGAAAATCATTGTTAGACACTGGTTACATCTACGCACCATACGTGCCAATGCAACTTACACCTACAATGTACAATCCGTTTAACTTCGCACCAGTGAAGGGAATCATGACTAGGTACGCCAAAAAAGTCGTGAATAACAGATTCTACGGTCAAATCACGGTTGACGGAATTCCAACATTCAACATTGCAGAATTGAGATAATATCAATAAAAAGCATATAAAACAAAAAAGCCTTAACTATAGTTAAGGCTTTTTTGTTTTATA